CCCCTGGCCCTTGTGTTTTTGTCGGGGGGTATTTTTTAGGGGGGGTGTGTTTTAAAAAACGTGTTGTTGTGGGGGGGGGGGGGTGTGCCTACGAGAGGGTATTTGATTGGTGGTGGGGGGGGTGTGAGGCTACGAGAGGGTATTTGATTGGTGGGGAGGGGGAGAGTGTTTTTGATTGGGTCCCCTCTGTCTTGGTAAGGAAGAAGAGCACACCTCCACCCTACTCCCTTGGTAAGGAAGAAGAGCACACCTCCACCCTACTCCCTTATAAGGAAGGGTAACCTCCTAACAAGGAAGTGTGCCCAATGAGAAGAGCACACCCCCTCTCCCTTGGGTAACCATAGCAACAAGGAAGACCCCCTCCCTTGGTGCGTAAAGGGACCAATGAGGGGAGAGGAGAAGAGCACACCCCCTCTCCTTTTGAGCGTAAAGGGTTTTGGGACCAATGAGGGTTGAGAGGAGAAGAGCACACCCCCTCTCCTTTTGAGCGTAAAGGGTTTTGGGACCAATGAGGGTTGAGAGGCGAAGAGCACACCCCCTAAGAAGAAAGAAGAGCTCCTTATAAGGAAGGGTAACCGTAGCAACCCCCTAACAAGGGAAAAGAAGAGCTCCACCCCTCTCCCTTATAAGGAAGGGTAACCATAGCAACCCCTTAGAAGGAAAGTCACGTGGGAGGACCACACCTCTCCCCATAGCAAAACTACAATACCCAGAAATCCCCCACAACGGCTCCTCCTTCACCCAAACAACCCCCCTCCCTCTCATACCCATATTAGGAACCCCACGTGGTCACTACACACCAACAAAACACTACACACCATCACATAATGAACTTCCTGCAAAAATCATCTACTTCCTAAGATCCGCCCACTCAACACAACAACCAATAGGAACGCAGGGGGAAGGGAAGCCTCCCCCAATGGTATGTGCATATTGTGCCGCCCCCCCTCCCCTACTGGCGCCCCCCCTCCCTGCGTTGCCCCACCCCTCTATTGGTGTGCATGGGGAAGGTGGCCCGCCCCCCTACTAGTCTCGGGACCAATGAGTGTAAGAGAATAGTAGACCCCACCCCCTACTAGCCTCGGGACCAATGGGTGTAAGAGAGTGGTGGACCCCCCTCCCCCCTTGCGCGTCACACTAATCTCGGGACCAATGGGTGTAAGAGAGTGGTGGACCCCCTCCCCCCTTGCGCGTCACACTAATCTCGGGACCAATGGGTGGAAGAGAGTGGTGGACCCCCGCTCCCCTTTTGGCTGGTTCTTCCGGGTGTATTCGGCTTCGCTTACTGGGTGTAGAAGGACCCCCGCTTCCCTTTGGGTGTAAGCGGCTTCGCTTAATGGGTGTAGTAGGAGTGTCCCCCCGGGAACCAATGAGCGCGAGACCCCCCCCCCCCTTTACGCGTCACGGTTACCATAGCAACCCCTAACCGGGAAGAGAATGCTACCCCCCCGGATCTCGCGAGAACAAGGGAGGCGTTGCCGTAGCAACCCCTAATAAGGAAGAGAATGCTACACCCCCCCCCCCCATTCTCGCGAGAACGAAAGAGTTGCCATAGCGACCCCCTCCGCATTCTACCGGGACCAATCGAATCGAAGCCGTACCCCCTCCTCCCCTCGGGTTAAAGGGACCGTTAATGGAGCCACTCCCACACCCTCCTGCCCCCCTTCTCCCCAATGACGTCGCACCCCTCTCCACCAATGGGAGAGATAAGCACACCTCCGCCTTCCACCAATGGGAGAAGGAGCGCACCCCCACCAATGGGAAACATAAGCACACCTCCCCCCTCCACCAATGGGAGAAGGAGCGCACCCCCACCAATGGGAGAGATAAGCACACCTCCCCCCTCCTCCAATAGAAACCAAGTAGCACCCCCACCCCCCCATTCCGCCAATGGGAGAAATGAGCACACCTCCGACCTCCTGCCTCTCCTCCAATGCAATAAGCCGGAAAAGATAAGCACACCCCCACCACTCGGCCAATCTATATCCTTCAAAAATAAGCACACCTCCACCCTCCCCCCTCTCCACCAATCGCAGAGACTCAGAGATGAGCACACCTCCGCCGCCGTGCGGAACCGGGCGCCTCCGCCGCCGTGAGGGGAGATGAGCACACCTCCGCCACCGGCCAATGGCGTCAAGGGCGAAATGAGCACACCCCCGACCCCTTTAGCCTGCTCCAATGGCTGAAGAGATAAGAAGAGCACACCTCCGACCCCCAATCCTCCGGACCAATGGAGAAGAAGCCGTACCCCCGATTCTGCCGTTTGGCGGGGGTATGGCCTCGGGAGCCGTACCCCCGAAAAGTGCCCCACCCGATTTCTGTGTATAAAAGATCCTCGTGGACTCCTCAGAATCATTCACTTGCACCTTGAGCATCTGAACACTTCTCCTACCTACCGGTATAAAGAAGCAGCAGCAGCAGCAGCAGCAGCAGCATCCTTCATCCTTCGAGACTTCACTCAAAACTTCTGAAAAAAAGTGAGTATTACCTCTTCTGCCTTTAAAGGGTTAAGTGGGACTTAGAAAAATATTTATTGGGACTTAGAAATATTTTTGGGACTTGTAAATATTTTTAAAGTATATTTATTGGGACTTAGAAAATATTTTAAAGAATGTATAGTGGGACTTAGAAATATTTTTAAGTATATTTATTGGGACTTAGAAATATTTTAAAGAATGTATAGTGGGACTTAGAAATATTTTTAAGTATTTTTATTGGGACTTAGAAATATTTTAAAGAATGTATAGTGGGACTTAGAAATATTTTTAAGTATATTTATTGGGACTTAGAAATATTTTAAAGAATGTATAGTGGGACTTAGAAAATATTTTAAAGAATGTATAGTGGGACTTAGAAATATTTTATTTATTGGGACTTAGTGCAATGTACGTGAAGGGGTTAAGGTGGTATGGCCTTATACTATTTTCCGGCACTTGGAATATTTGGGGCTGGTACTCCACTTGCCTTGAGAATACTTTAACGCTAGGGGGAGACTTAAACTATTTTCCGGTACTTGGAATATTTGATGCCGCTATTCTACTTACCTTGAGAATACTTTAACTCGGGGGGGGGGTATGTGATGTAATTTTATGTGGGGGGGGGTGTGATGTCATGTTGTGTTGTGATGTAATGTGCAGACTTAAACTATTTTCCGGTACTTGGAATATTTGATGCCGCTATTCTACTTACCTTGAGAATACTTTAACTCGGGGGGGGTGTGATGTCATGTTATGTAGGGGGGGGGGGAGGATGTGATGTTATGTAGGAGCCTTGTGATGTCATGTTATGTAGGGGGTGGGGGAGGGGTGTGATGTTATGTAGTAGTCTTGTGATGTTATGTAGGGGGGTGGGGGGAGGATGTGATGTCATGTAGGAGTCTTGTGATGTGTTTATGCTGCTAGGTGGCGCCATTTTGTTTGACTTAGGCCTCTGGGGGTTGAATATTTTTTTTACTTAGGCCTCTGGGGGGGCACTTTTTTACTTAGACCTCTGGGGGGGCACTATTTTTGGACTTAGAATAAAGGGGTGCCATTTTGTTTTTATACCTCTGGGGGCGCTATATACTTGAATACTTAGGACATATACTTGACTTAAGCCTCTGGGGGCGCTATATACTTGAATACTTAGGACATATACTTGACTTAGGCGCCATTTTGTTTTTAGGCCTCTGGGGGGCGCTATATACTTGACTTAAGCCATTTTGTTTACATTTAGACCTCTAGGGGGCCCCATTTTGTCTGACTTAGGTCCTGGGGGGCTTAGTCCTTGGGGGTCCCACAGAGACTTGTTGCATGTGCTGACTTCCGTGTTACTAAAGGAGTTATTTTGGCTTTGCATGTGCTTATATTTATGCTCTAAGAATTAATGTTTTTATACTTAAAAAGTAATTTTAGGCCCTGCTACTAAAGGGGTTAATGTGGCTTTCCTAATGTAGTTATATGCTTAGGCCCTGCTACTAAAGGGGTTAATGTAGCTTTCCCTATACTTATACTTAGGCCCTGCTACTAAAGGAGTTAATTTAGCTTTCCCTATACTTAGGCTCTAATACTAAAGTAGTTATATGCTTAGGCCCTGTTACTAAAGGGGTTAATTTGGCTTTTCCTATACTTATAATATTAAAGTAGTTATATGCTTAGGCCCTGTTACTAAAGGGGTTAATGTGGCTCTCCCTATACTTATAATATTAAAATAATACTTATATGCTTAGGCCCTGCTACTAAAGGGGTTAATTTAGCTTTCCCTATACTTATAATACTAAAGTAGTTATATGCTTAGGCCCTAATATTAAAGGGTTAATGTGGCTCTCCCTATACTTATAATACTAAAGTAGTTATATGCTTAGGCCCTGTTACTAAAGGGGTTAATGTGGCTCTCCCTATACTTATAATATTAAAATAATACTTATATGCTTAGGCCCTGCTACTAAAGGGGTTAATTTAGCTTTCCCTATACTTATAATACTAAAGTAGTTATATGCTTAGGCCCTAATATTAAAGGGTTAATGTGGCTCTCCCTATACTTATAATACTAAAGTAGTTATGTGCTTAGGCCCTAATATTAAAGGGTTAATGTGGCTCTCCCTATACTTATAATACTAAAGTAGTTATATGCTTAGGCCCTGTTACTAAAGGGGTTAATGTCGCTCTCCCTATACTTATAATACTAATGTAGTTATATGCTTAGGCCCTAATACTAAAGGGGTTAATGTGGCTTTCCCTATACTTATAATATTAAAATAAATACTTATATGCTTAGGCCCTGCTACTAAAGGACTTAATTTAGCTTTCCCTATACTTATAATATTAAAATAATACTTATATGCTTAGGCCCTGCTACTAAAGGAGTCAATTTAGCTTTCCCTATTAAAGTTGTACTTATACCCTGCTTTCCCTATACTTAAGCCCTGCTACTAAAGGAGTTAATTTGGCTTTCCCTAGACTTATAAGCCCTGCTACTAAAGGAGTTAATTTGGCTTTGCTAAAGTAGTGAATTGTGCGTAGAGGTGATGCTCACTCAGGCTTTTTGATTACAAAAGCCTGACCTCTCTCTCTCTTTTTTTTTTCAGAATGCCTCCTAAAAAGAGCGGAAAGGCAGTCTGCAAAAGAAACCACTTGGACGTGGAAGCAGACCCCCCTCAAAGGAAGAGCACAAGAATTCAGAAGAGACCCTTCAGATATGAAGAGGAAAGTTACCCAATCAGGGCCAAGAAGCCCAAAATACAAGTAAGCAACGAGGCCGTGACCTCCACCACTGTTGCTCAAGTACACGCACCCCCCCCCACCACCCCTTTGAATTCGCCCGTGAATTCACGCTGCCCCTCACCCTCTTATTGTCCCATCACAGACAATGAGGAAGAGGAAGTGGTACTCAAAGCCCCCCGGGGCAGAATGTCACCCACTTATTCTCCCACCTCGCCCCTACCATCCTCTGACGCAGAGGAAGAAGAGCCCACCTATTACTCTGACACCAACCCCTCTGACACAGAGGAAGAAGAATTCCCCCCCAAGAGACACCCCAAGTTTTTGAGAAGCACCTCACCCTCCTATACTCCGACCTCTGACACTGAGGAGGAGGACGAAGATACCCTTGAGGTCACTTGTGACGCTGATATAGAGGAGACCCCCACACCCTCGGGGGAGCGTCGCGTCACTTTTAAAACAGGAAAGAATAAAGTTTCGCTTTTACTCTCTGAAAAACTGTTGCAGGATATGGCCGACGGACACGTGATCACTTGTGTCAACCCCACCAATAACAAAACCATGCACCTGCAGCTGACCGAGGAACTCTTGTCGGAAATCAAAGGTAGCCCACCCGCACCCACCACACAGGAAGTGTTAGAGGAGGGAGAGTGTGAGAGTAGTGTGGAGGGGGGAGAGGAGGAGGAGGAGGAAATGGAGGAAGAGGAGGGCAGTGTGGTACAGGAAGAGGAGGAGGGGGAGGAAACGCAGGAGCCCACTTTACGATACACCCTTGTAGAGACAGACACTGGGTTTGAGGTGGAGGAAATTAAGATCACTCCAAAAAATGTTAAACCCCCACCCAAGAGTCTTGAGCAATTGGACTTTGTCAGAAAACTTAATAAGGAGTTGAGCAATGTTTTTAATAGCTCCGGCAAAGACGCTCAGCCCAAGGGTAAGAAGTTGGATTTTGCTAGCCCCCCTGCCCCCCCTAAAGCCCCCTTTGCTTTTGGAAACGAGGCACCCCCCAGAGCACCCTTTGTCTTTGGAGGTGACGTGGGACCCCAGAAAGCCCCCTTCGCCTTTGGTGGCGATCACACACCCAAGAGACCCCAGGAAGATAGAGCCCCCTTTGCCTTTGGCTCTGAGGCCCCCCGCAAGCCCCAGGCTAAGATCATTGTGCCCCAGCCCACCTTTAACATTGTAGTGCCCTCCAACCCCCCCGCCAGACCCGTGCCCCCCCCAGGCCCCCACCAAGAATACACAAGTGTGGCCATGGCTCGCCCCACCAGCCCACCCGGATACACGTACTCCGAGGTGCCCCCCGCTGATCAAATTGAGAAACTTTTGCTGAACGCCGCCATTGATCACCAGAGGCAGACCCCCCAACACAGATGTAACTTAGACGTCATTATTCCCACACCACAACACAAGCCCACCCTGCCCCTACCCCCCCTGGAAACTTTGCAAAAAAGCGAAGACCAATCTGAGACCCCCGCACCCATTAAAGACCGTGTTTTTGACGTGGTCTATCACCCCTTCCGCTCCAGCTTTTACTATTACCCCCTCTCCGACTCCTTTTACCCCCCCAATAGGAAGCCCCTCATAATGGGAGTCAGGGATTGGGACTGGGTCCGAGGCATGACCGCAGGCCTGGTTGTCAATAACAACATCACACAACACCAGACCCTCAGAAACGTTTTAGAGAAGGTCTCCATGCCCCACCTGCAGTATTACTCTGACGGCAATGCCTACATGGAGTTGCTGATGCAGATGAACTGCTCCCCCGCAGGCCTGAATGGGGATTACAGGCACACCTCCTCGCCCTTTAAGAATTATGTCAATGACATGATGGACATGGCCGCCATCTTTTTTCTCATGGAAATGACCCTTTCCGTGACGTACTTCCAGCAGAAGGATTTGACTTCCTCTGCCAAGGGTCAGAACCCCCCCTTCCACATACACACTTTTGCCCAACTCAGAAAGATGGTGGAAGAAAGCCTGAAGGGAAAAAGAGCTCCCTTTGACTATAGTGTCATGAACATTTTTGAGTTAGACTTTAAGCAGTCAGAGGTTTACTATTGGGGACTGAAAGTTCTCCAGATGGCAAAAATCTGCCTTTTAATACAACTCACCACAGAGTACCGCCGCCATTTTCCAGACGATGAGCGCCTGCGCCTTATGCAGGTACTTATTACTGGGCTGGCCGCCAGCTTTTTTAACATCACATCCTGTCTGGATGACGTCACAAACTACAGGCAACTCTGGGCAGTGCTCTTTGAGGGGTCCCGAGAGGAAACCATGCTCCTGAGAGGAAAAGTCATTGATATGACTATTTTTCCCTGGGGCTGCCTGGAGACCCCCGAATACAGGTTTATTCTTCAGAAATTCCTGTCGGTGGGCAGCTACTGTGTAGTACCTGTAGACGTCATACTCCCCCTGCACCATCACAAACCACTGCCCGTCACCACACACTTTTGCCTAGAACACCTGGTTGAGCGCTATGCTCTCAGGGAAGGCGCCCCCGTTAGAGGAGTCAGGGTTTCCCCGGACTTGCCCATGCACAGAGCCCCCATTGTGTCCCTCACCGAGCCCTCCAATGAAGCCCCCCTCTACACCTTTACCTGTCTGCTGGAGAAGCTGAGCACAGAGCAGCAGGTGTGTAACGACACTGTGGAGTTCACCCACCACTACCTGATGGAGCACAATGGGGTCAGCGCCAGCATGGCCGCCCAGGCCCAGTGCTCCCCCAACATCATACACCTGGAGCTGCAGAACGCTTTGGTAGCCCACCCTGAGACCCCCAAGCCCACCGTCCACACTCCCAGCGTAGGAATGGCTAAGGTATTTGTAGAGAATAAACTTAAGATTCCCACCTGGGTGCCCCCCACCACTCTGCCGGGCATTCACAGCCAAATAGACGCCAAGGAATTTGCCGACGTGTGTTCCCAGGCCGCACCTTACCTGTCAAATGCACCCCGGTCCAGGTACTATTTTAAACTTGCCTGCAAAGAACTTTACAAGCACAGGAGACCACTCTCTTTCATGGAGGTGGTGTATGTATTGCAACACACCATGAGCAGAATTGAAAGGGAAATGCTGAAGGTCCCTTACACTAAGGAAGAGTTTTGCAAGGAACACTCCGCAGAGTTAATTGACATGTGGACCACCACCCTGAACGCCATTGGACTTTCCATGGAATCCTTCCATTTCTTTGAGTTTGTACAGCACGTGTATAACCACAAATACGTAGCCGTGAGGAGAGAACTCCAGGCCTGGATTGTGACCAAAGCCTCCCAGCACGGTACCCCCATGAAAGCTGACTTACCTTTTGGAGGACCCCCCACCGCCATGAGAGTGGTCTCCAGGAGGAGAGAGGTAGAAACCCCCCCAGCCTCCACCTCTGAATCCCCTGTTCAAGGACTGAGAAATGTTGAGACCCCCTCGGGTTGCGACCCCTCTTACTTTACCTCACCTCTCCATGCCCTCCGGCAGCAACTCATTGACCTGAACGAGGCCTGCCAGGAAGTTCCGTCATGCTCTCACACCTGCCCCCCACCTTGTGATGACAACGTGAGGTTGACCCCCAGCCGTGACCTGTGAAAGAAAGAAAATGGAAGCTGAAAAAATGTAATTTATTATTATGCCTGAGTATAAATGTCTGATGTGTATGCTATTGTACTGGAATATAAAATAAAACTTTTTATGCACTCTAAGTTTTGTGTGGAACTCGATGACTTTAAAGGGTTAAGTGTGCTGGGCGGAAGTACGTGGGAGCTGGGGCGGAAGTAGCCGGCGAGTAAAGGGTTAACTCTGCCTCTCATAATACTTGGAATAATAATAGTGTGTTTCTTATACTTAGTGTTTCTTATACTTAGAATAATATAATACTTAGAATAATTCTAAGGGGTTAACTCTGCTTCTCATAATATTATATACCACTAGGGGGTTAACTCTGCCTCTTATAATACTTAGAATAATAATAATGTGTTTCTTATACTTAGAATAATTCCAAGGGGTTAACTATGCTTCTCATAATATTATATACCACTAGGGGTTAACTCTGCCTCTCATAATAGTGTGTTTCTTATACTCAGAATAATTCCAAGGGGTTAACTCTGCTTCTCATAATATTATCTCCGTGCACTAATATAATAATCCGCTAGGTGTCTCCCTACTCCACAACACTCGTAGATTTACAACATTACGTAGTACCATATAAGGTCACAAGATGTCGCACCAGACTACAAGGCGCGCTCACGCAGTACCTTACCAGGCCGCCAGAAGTCTCCAGCGCACCCCCCCCTACGCTTAAGCCTGAAGTACCATTACCAGGCCACAAGATGTCCCCTGTGAGACTTAGAGAAAATAAACCTGAATTCTTTCCAAACCACAAACCACACAATGAATAATTATGATAATATAACGGTACCCATATACGGCCGCTATGCCAGGCGCCTGAAAATAATTACAAGTCCCAAAAATCATTCTGCGCATGCCCGAATACTTTGAAAATAATTACAAGTCCCAAAAATAACTCTGCGCATGCCCAAAATAATTTTAAAAATAATTCAAAGTCCCAAAAATCACTCTGCGCATGCTCCACGCCCCCCAAGGCGACCCCACGTCCGTTTGCCCGGCCCGCGCATGCGCAGTTCGACCCTTTACTTGGAGAAAAATAATTCCAAGTCCGTTTTTTCGGACTGCGCATGTGCAAAACACACCCCCCGGAGCCCAAAACCCAAAGCACACCTCCTCAGAAGCCAAAATTTCGGACTGCGCATGTGCAAAACACGCCTCCCGGGGCCCCAAACCCAAAGCACACCTCTCCGCGGCCCCAAAGCACACCCCGGCGAAAATAATCCAAAGTCCCTAATTTCGGACTGCGCATGTGCGAAACACGCCTCCCGGGGCCACAAAATCGTCTGCGCCGGCGCGAATCACGCCTCCCGGGGCGAATCTCGTTCCGCGCATGTCTCTGGCACGCCTCTACGCTCCGCGCAGGTGCTAAACACACCTCCCCGGCTTTACTTTTAGGCTCCACCCACCTGGCGAAACTACGAAGCCATACCCCCAACCCCCTACTTTTAGCCTTAGCCACGCCGGGTGGGCATGGGCTAAGCGCTTAAGCTCCATCTTTAGGGGAGGTGGCCTCCTTCTCAGCTCGAGTATATAAAGAGCAGAGCTCTGGAGCTCTCTACACACCACTATCCGATATCACTTGGAGAGAGCTGTACCCTGCCGAAATCCGCTGCCATGGAATTCAAAGTCGCACTTCGTACCATCACCCTCAACGAGATGGCCTGCCAGGAGGCTGCCCTGACCAACTACTACTCCAAAGCCTTCGGAGACGAGGAGCCCTTCCACCCCCCGGAGGATCTGCCCGGCAAGCTCAGTGAGTACTCTTGTTACATTATGCCCACTGCACGCTACCAAGGACCCGGGGTCCCCCTTTATGCCGGAGAGCTGCACCCCTTAGCCACCCCAACATCTCCCCCCCCTGCCGCCCCCCCCAAGCCCCTGTACGATTTTAGTGAGGTCACAGGTGAAGATATACTTACTAAGACCTTGACTCTGAAATCACAAGCACAGGAGGTAGTTTTGGGGGGGAGCAAGGATGAATCCGCACTCAGGGAAGGGGTCGAGTATGGGTGTGCTTTGGTGGAATATATGCAAAAGGAAATCACAGACTCTTACCGGGAGCAGCTTCTTGTTAACCCCGATGATGCCCTGGGGGTAATCTACAATCACCTGCTGAGTAGATCCCGGGAACTGGATGAGCCCGCCCGCAACTTGTATAACATGCCAGCCTGGGGGGGTCCCACCAACACCGACTCCCTCTACCTGGCGGAAGTTGAGTTGGCTAAATATCATCAGAACCACGCCCACCACGAGACTTGCACCCTTTGCCCCCTGATGCCCAAAACCATCCCCCTGTACTCTAACCAGAAGACACCTTTGACCCACCAGACCCAGGCCACGCCACTTCCGGCCTTGCCCAACGGACTTCTCTTCCCCCAACATTTTCCTGTCATTGTTGCACCCCCCCATCAACGTATAAACGAGCTCCTGTATCTGCCCACCCGGAACTCTGTTCTCATGGGGGTCCAAGATGAAGAATGGGTGGAGGGCCTGACTTATTCTCTTTTGAAAACTTCCTCTTTGGCCGAGAATGAAAAAATAGCCCTGATAGCCAAAGACCACCTGCACCCAGCTTACATTAATAACGAAAAACGTTTGGATGAATTGTTGGATACCCTCCACACTCTGCTGACCTCGGACTCTATTTCGCAATCCAGACAACAACCCATCCCCACCAATTCTGAACTGTTGGTCCTCTCCCACCTTTGTTTGGCACTTGAAATGAGACTGAATTATGCCTTTTCCAAGCAAGTGCCCATGCACCAACCCAGCGTTCCAAAACTCGTGCACTCCTTGGAGCAGGTGATGTCATATTTACCTCTTACCTTTAACTGTGAGGAATATGTGGATCAGAATGCTGAAATACTTTTAGTGTTAAGCCTTAAAGAGTTTTTTAAATTGAATTTTACCAGCTTAGAAATGTACCAGTGGGGACTTAAAATGTTTTCTCTGTATAGGAGCATTTTACTCTTGTGCATGACACGCAAGCACGCCTGCCTGCACAAGAGCAAAACCCTGAGATTGTTGCATAGGCATTGTGTTGAAACTGTGGCCAGTTATTATGAAGTACCTATTAAGCCAGAGTGGGATGCTGCAGTCCAAGGGGACTACTCGCCCCTTGACCTGTACAGGAAGTTGCATCACAGATTCGACAAGGCTACCTCACAGAGGAGCGTTGTGGATGAAATAGAGAAAAGTCTTAGAATCAGGGAAATGACGTCAGACCAGGTGACGCTTATGTTTACCAAATTATTCCAGCTGGGGGCGCACTCTATTTTACCTCTCAGAGTCTTGTATAATTTTAAGCACGATGTGGTGGTGAAGAAAGACCACATTAACTTAGGCACCCATGTTAAGACAAAGTATGCCGCCATTATTAAAGCAATGGAGGCCGTGGCAAATGCCGTGACCCCACTTTTGATTGAGCTGGAACACACTCCAATTTTGAATGTAACCCCTGACATGTATAAGGAGATAAATACCGCCATTGATGCTATGATGTACAATTACAAGCTGGGGTTGACGACCCAGGAAGAGGATACTCAGTCAAATTCCTCTTCCGGTACGTCGATGCCCGTGGTTAAGAGGAAGGACCTGTGCCCCCCTAAGAGCGCAAAGCCCACCCTCGTAATTTACATGGTGGGAGATAAGCTGGTGGCAAAGGAAAATGTATATGATGTGTGTAACCAGGGGAAACTTAAGAAAATTTTGCTGCACCCAGATAGCCAAAATGTATACACTGCAGAAGAGGTTGAGGTGCCTGTCCCCCCTCCCTGCCACACTTGCTCGGTTGCACCCCCCAGTGCACCCCTTGCGGTCAGTGCCCCCCAGCCAATGATTGTAGATGCTCCGGTCTCGGTTGCCAGGACAACCTATAGCCCCCCGGTGGTAGCCCCCGATACTCTGCAACTGGCAACCGTCACTTCTCAAATGTATAAATTGTGTTTTACCAGTAGTGACGTCATTATGCCCAAACCTAAGCCAAACAGGGAGGCCGCCAAGCTTATCATGCCCCTCCAATATATAGAGGTTGTGAATGACGTGGTGTTGCCCACCCAAACAGATAAAACCGACCTGATGAGATATAGAATAAGAACAGAGTTGCTGAAGCTGATTGCGCAACCCCTGTACCCCATGAGCATGGAGGAATTTGTGTGTTTTTGTAACTTGAAAATTCAGGAAATTGTGCACGGAAAGCCGGACGTCCGTGAATTTTGGCTTAAAAACCAGGCCAGATATCTTAAAATGTACGAGGACACCTGTAAGGCCATGTGTGTCACTCTGTCCGCCACCCATTTCATTGATATGATGTCTTACATTTATGCTTTCCCCATGCCCCTGCTGGACAGGTGTGTAGTTGCATACCTGACCGATGTGTGTAAGAAAGAGGGTCAGGGGATAGTTCAAGTCCCCACCTACACCCCCTCTCCCACCGCCTCATTTTTCACCTCACCCATGGCACCCCCCAAGCCCAGGTTCTCGGAGTCCATCTCCATTACCTCATCCGCCTCAGAGTGCTCCCACACCAGCCAAAAACTGCCCAGCATTGCGTCACTCAGCAGACAGGCAGGTAACGCACCTGTCAACGCAACATCCCCCCGAAAAACTAAGGTGACCCCCACCGTCAGAAGGAAGGTGAAGCCCTCCGCTGACCCCAAAAAAAAAGCTGTTAAAAGAAAGAGAAGTAACAATAGCACTTCCACCGAGAGCTCTAAGAAAAAAAGCAAGAGCTCAAGACATAGTTCTGTCTCAGAAATTGCTAAGAAATATAGAGCTAAGAAACAGCAATGTAAATGATTTTTTTTAAAGATGGCCGCCTGTGTGATACTGCTGCAAATGTAATTTAATGGAATGTGTATTGAAAGACTGTACTCTGTATATACTTGTGCTATTATTCTTTTCAAAATAAAAAAAATCAAAACTTATTTTACTGTCTGGACTCCATTACTTTGCACACTTAACCCTTTGAGTGTTCTCATTCTGGTACTCTGAGCATGCTCAGAAGAAAAAAGTAAAAAAAACACTAACACACTTAACCCTTGGTATTATACTGCGCATGCCCGGGCCCTGCACACTTAACCCTTTAAAATAAAAAAGAAAAACTTAGAATATTTTTACACCTCGGCCCTACCACTATTCTGCGCATGCCCAGACCCTACACACTTAACCCTTAAAAATAAAAAAGAAAAACTTAGAATATTTTTACACCTCGGCCCTACCACTACTCTGCGCATGCCTAGGCCTTACACACTTAACCCTTTAAAATAAAAAAGAAAAACTTAGAATAATTTAATACTCTGTGTGCCATGGTGCCAGCACTTAAAACTTAAATAGAATAATTTAATACTCTGTGTAGCACACTTAACCCCTTAGCAGTAGTCTGATGTGTAATACATAAACACATCAGAGCAGGTGAAAAATGTGTGTAGATAAACACATTAAAAAAACTTAGAATATTTTTACACCTCGGCCCTACCACTACTCTGCGCATGCCTAGGCCTTACACACTTAACCCTTTAAAATAAAAAAGAAAAACTTAGAATAATTTAATACTCTGTGCCATGGTCCCAGCACTTAAAACTTAAATAGAATAATTTAATACTCTGTGTAGCACACTTAACCCCTTAGCAGCAGTCTGATGTGTAATACATAAACACATCAGAGCAGGTGAAAAATGTGTGTAGATAAACACATTAAAAAAACTTAGAGTATTACTCTGTGAGGCGCCCCCCCCGAGTCTCGCTCTGTGAGGCGCCCCCAGAGTCTCGCTCTGTGAGGCAGAAACGCACACAGAGCATGCTCGGCGAGGCGCCCCCACAGTATTGCTCTGTGAGGCGCAGGCGCACACTTAACCCCCTGATGGATGGAGCAGAAGTAAAATAAATAGAGGTTTTTTTAATGCACAAAAATGAGACTTATGCCCCTCTCTACCCTTGCTATTTCAGGCGGAAGGGGGCGCGCGCGCCTTACGGCCGGAACTTCAGCACTTTTTCAGGTAGGTAACCCTCTATTCTGCTTATTTTCGCTCCTTTTGGCACCGTACCAGCGTTAAATCACTACCCATAATGCTGGCACGGTGCCAAAAAGGACCCCAAGCGGGTATTTTCAAAATTGGCACGGTGCCAAAACCCCTCCACGCATGCCCCGTGACGTATAAACACTAACCACGCCTCCCACCACTACCCCTAATGCTGGCAAAGTGCCAAAAATGCGCTAAAAACCACTACCCATAATGCTGGCACCGTGCCAAAAACACTCTGCGCATGCCCGGTGAAGTATAACTCCGGGCCCGCCTCCTCGAGTTCTCCACCAATACCCATAATGCTGGCACCGAGCCAAGCTCCACCCCTCATTAAAAATTCAGGAAACGAAACCAAAGCACACCTCTGACACCTTTTTCCATTTTTTGGCACGGTGCCAAAACTAGACCACACCTCCAACACTTAGGATTTTCAAAATGGAGGACTAAAAAACAAAAACAAGTGTTGTTTTGCGTTGACACTTCCACCCCAAGCCTCTTTCCTTGCCCCAAAATACTTCCAGGCCTTCGGCTACGCGCTCCCCGGGCTCGCTAAGGAGCCTCCCGAACCTCCTGCACGCACCCTCACCCTTTTCGTCCAGGCCTCGTGCACCCCTCTCTGGCAGGCCGACGTAATTTAGCCCCCTTCTCCGCGCGTCGCTTAAGTCGACGGAATCGCAGGGCCCGACTCGATAAAATAAATAAATAAATCTCCTCTCCCCCTTTCCTCCCCCCCTCCCTCGCCGAAAATAATTCTCGGAACCACGTCGGCCCCGCTCTGCCTAACCGCATCGGCCCCTCGGTCCGTACTCCAAGCCTGCGTTGCCTCCCCGTCCTCCCACTCAAACCCGTCCTACCCTCCGCGGGGGGCCGCGGCTCCCAGAAGTGCCGGGGCGTCCCACGCTTTCAAGGCCTCGGCTTCCCCCTACCCTCCGGGCCCGCTCGTGCGGCCGCCCCGGCTCTCCCTCTACCTCCCCTCTGGCGCGGAAGAGCGCCACGCCGTTCCCCAGAGTGAAAAGACAGAAAAACCAGTAAAGTGCAAATAGATATGTTTTATTATTTCGTCTATGTACAGAAATCACAATGCGGCCGCCAGGTTTTATCCCCGGCCGGGCACGCCGGCCTTGCTCCTAAAAACGGCCCTCGTGGTGGTATTATTTTATCGGTGTTTGGCGGCCTCCTAGAGGAATAAAAAACCGCTCATGTGCTCCCAGAGATGTCCGGCAGGGGCGACCTCTGCGCGGCGTTCGTCTTCGGAGGTAGGTTTGTGTATTCTCTTATCACCCTCTTTAGGAGCAGAGCGAGCATCACTTCGTGCTGGGTGCAGACCTGGGTCGTGACCGTCGTGACCGCCATCATCCTGCAGATAAAGTCCAACGAGACCATGGCCGCATCTAAAGGTACCGTTTGGTAGAAGGAGGCAAAGTTCTGAGCCTCCGCAGTGTCAAAGTTATACGTCACGCTCTCCAGGATGCTTGTGCTGGGCAGCATGCAGTAGGGACCCAGGCTCATCAGCCTCTCCACCGCCACCTTGATGGTGTGCTCGTTAAACTTTTTCAGAAAGGGTTGAGCCAGCAGATTCTCGCAGTGCTGTATCCTAAAGATGTTGGGGAGCCGTTGCATCTGTACTGCGATCAGCTTGGGGTGTATTCTTTGTAGTGCCCCCGGGTGACCGTAGTACTTTTTCACCAGGCCGGTCACGTAGATGAACAGGGCCACCGCCGTCACATTGTGGGGATATCTCAGGCAGTGCATCTTGATGATGTGCACGCAATAGAGCGTGCGAAAGAAAGATAAAGTCTTTAGCAGGTAGAGCAGGTAGCCCTGCGTGTGACACTTAACGTACAGCATCCAGCAGGGCTTGCGCAACAGGGTGGGCACCGCCGTGTAGTGTACGTTGCACACTTTATTGATCAGCTCTTGGGCCAGCTCGTGGGTGTAGGTAAAGGCAAACATTGTTTCGTTCTGCACTCTGTCGTGGAAGGTGGTTTTGTTGTTGTACCGCATGCAAATGTCTAACTCTAGTATGTAGAACCACAGGGCCAGGTCTTTTAGCTTCACCTTAAGAATGTCCGCTTTGCTTTCAGGTGGCGTGCACAGCAAGTCAGTCAGCATCGACTCCATCTTGTGGGCGCAGAGCGGAGAGGAGAGGCAGGCCGCGTCCATCTCGTGGATCAGCAGCTCTACGTCCTTGTTGATCGTCTTGTCGGCAAAGCAGAGGATGGCCTCCGAAAGGGCGTAGGCCCATTCAAAGTCCGGACACCCCATCACCGTGAACTCGTGCCTCCACAGCGGGCTGTAGGGCGGAACCTTCAACGAGGGCACGTGAGTAAACGAATGTTCTCCATTTACTATCATGTGGGTCCAGTAAGTTCCGTGTGTAATGGGGTAGGGGTGCTTTGCCAGAGTGTTGGTCAGGACGTGTTCTTTTAGGGCTTGTGCGTAGACCGGGGAGCCTATGATCACGGGTAAGGTGTAGTCGTTCTGCGGCTCCGTGCGGCTGTAGTTTTGAAGCTGCTGCTGCTGCGGCTGCTGCTGCTCCTCCTGTGCCTCTGCGCAGTTCCGCAAGAGTTCGTGCAGCACCGCCATCTCATCGTCGCTCAGAGTAGCCACCTGCGGCTCTTCCATAAACTCCTCCAGTGCATCCATGGCAAAAATACTAGGTTCTGAAGTGAAACACTAAGCTTTTAAGAGCACAGAAAAGTCCCTTTTGTCTAGAGACCACAGTGACACGAGCCCACCTCCCTCGGTACGCTGCGTCTCCACGGCCGCGTTGTTGAGTTTACCGTACATTGCGTCCGACAGGTCGCCTGGCATGGTTATACATCCCACTCGGCCTATGGTGGTGCTGAAGCGCCTGTTGGGCCTCGGATGCCACGAGCCCGACGCCCTGCCCCCCGCCGGAATCCTCCACTCTTTGAAAACTTCGGCAGGGCGAGTGGTCGGCGGCGAAAGCGGCGCCGGCAACATAAGCACGCCTGCCACCTTTCCCTTCAACGTACTGGGTAACAGAAAGGGCACGGGAGGCGGGGGCATCAGGGTAGCATCCCTTTGTCCGTCCAACGTTTTGATGTGTTTCCTTTTCTTATGGGAGCGGGGGGGAGGCACGTAGTCGTAGTCGTAGTCATCGTCAAACAGTCTCCTCACCGCTCTTTTTCTCTTTGGCCGCTGCGGCGTCTCCGGAGGGGGTTGCCTGTCGGCCGGCGTCACAGGCCTCTCAGCAACCTCCACGGGCGGTGTCACCGCAGGCTGCGGCTCTGCAACTTCCACAGGCGTAGGTTGCTCTGGAGTCAGCAGCAACTCGACAGGCGGCAGCGCCACGTTCGTAATGTCAGAGAGCGTAGGCGTCAACTCTACGCTCGGCGTGTACTGCGTGCCGAAATTGTCAAACATTTCCTGAGCCATGCTTTCTATAAGCGAGTCTAATTCTGTGCGGTCCTCGCTGTCCAAAAGCTGCTGCACGGCCGCATTCAGCTCAGGCAGGGGATCGTCTTCGCTCTGGTAGGTGATGTGCTGCGAAGAATACCTTTTCTGCTTCTTGAAAACTCTAATGCTGCGCATCACCTTCGGCGTACTCTTGTTGACGTAGGTGTCCGGCTCCTGCACGCTCACCAGTTTGATGACGGAGTTGGTCACCTCGAAAACGATCAGTTCGCCCACCAGCAGCGAGGGGTCCAAGATGAGGTGGCACCCCAGGGAGTACATCTTTTGCAACATGTGCTTCATGCGCACCACCGAAAGCTCTCGCAGATTGAAAATGCTTTCAATGTACTGCGGAACTAAGAAGCACAGGGGGGGGAACCTGCAGAGTTCGCTCTCGTCCAAGAAGTAAACTTCCTCTTTCACAATGCGGAAGGGGTTGTAGTAGTAGCGGTAGACTGTCTTGAGGTAATTAAACACCCTGCTGCTTTCGTTCTTCCACATGTATACCGCGTAGCTGCTGCGCACAAACGCAAGCATGCGTAGAGTTTCTTCAAATGCGTCCTTCCGCGTCACCTCGCAGCTGAAAAATCCCCTCAGCTTCTCTGCGCAGATGCTACGCGATATCCTGGGGTTGGGCCCCACCGTGCAGTCCAACACGCTTTTTAGGCAGGAGCGCGTCGGCACTTCGCTCAGCGGTATGCAGCTAGAGTCTGCCCAGCCGGCCACGCGGTGCCGCATGGCCACATTGTACTCTATTAGGTGGAAAGTCAGCGCCACGCACATGAGCCGAGACTTAAAGGGCAGGGGGCATCTATTTTGACAGAAATGGTCGTCGGCCGCCAGCTGTAAGTTTTCTAATAGAGTGTCTATTTGACTACAGGTGAGGGGGTTGTAGTCGTGGGCAATGGTGAGCGCACAGTATAAATCCTCGTGCAGGTCCGAGGACATGGTCAGAGCATGAGTATAATCAGGAATCCATTCTCCATCAGGCTGTGGAATGCCTGCCAAGCTGCTGTGCCCCCAGGCAAAGCATGTACTCCAGTCGCTTAACCGGTCTGCCGAGGATACCTTGTACTTGTTTGCCATTGCTCTCAGCTGGAAAGAGAGCAAACAATGTGATAGAGTCTGCTTAGCAACTACCAGGATGTCTTTTGTATGTTTTGTAAAACCCCTCCCTTATTTTTCCTTTGTCTCCTCATTCTGCACAAAATTATCATGGCAGGAGGCTACGCAAAACCCAGCTGCTCTGATACTAACTACCTGATGGCCGACTACGTTGAGGAGACCATGAACATTTTCCTGCAAAGCCTGGAGGAGGAAGAGAAGAAGCAAAGCGCCCAGCAGGATAACCCCACGCACTTCCTCTCCCCCGGCACGCAGCAGCAATCCAACCCTGCAGACTGCCTGCCCGGGCACATGGACGCATCTGAGATGGTGCACGCAGGTGGAACGCACGCTATGCTTCCCTACGCCGCACTCAACTGCGGCTACACCAGATTTCCGGGTGAAACCTCCTACATGTACTTTCTGCGGCCTACCCCCTACCACTTTTTGCCAGATCCGGAAACTTTCGTCTTCTGCAACGGCGCACTGGAACTGTGCCCCGGGTTGGCCAGAGCGCTCTACGGGAGGGATCTGCCTGCCGTCAGGTTGCAAATACTGACCGACGGGGAATGCATGTTTGATGTGGCGACAGGCGGCCCCATGAAGCTCAACGACCTGTTCAACTGTCACGGGGCTTACGTGCCAGATGCGGTCAATCTCAAAATCAACGCTTTGGCTTTTGTCATGTACGCCCTGCGTATACTACACAGCGCTCGATACCACGGCGGCCTGACGGGACCCAGGTACGCCATTGACAGACACAGCACCTATAACATTAAATCCTGGGTGGCCGCCCTGCATCCCTTTCAGCCCTGGTGCGTACAAGAACTGGAGAATTTTATACTGAGCATGGCGGTGTGTTCTTATACCACGCCGGAACAGTATGTGTATTTCACTCAAATGTGCTGGCTCTCGGGAATTTACCTGCTGCTCAAGATACTGTTTTTTCATTTTAGCTTTCCCCTCTGCCGCCTTTATCGTATGGAACTTTGTCACAGACTTAAAATACTTTTCGGAGTGTCCGACAATTCGCACATGAGCCCGGATTTGCTTATGGCTAACATTAACACTTACGAAGAATGCATTCTTGCAATGACTAAATGTTCCCCAGTCTTAGACAGTCACACTCTGTGGCGTCTAGGTGTGCCCCTTACCCACCAGATCCCCGAATACGCCAACCCTGACGTATTTACTGAAATGCTAACACAGCTGGTGTGTGTTGAAAATGTATGTTTAGCGCCTTTGCACACGATGCGTACCAAACATTGTTTTTATTACAGGTATGGAGATTGCATGCCCCCCATGCGCGACGGAGAATTAGATGCCTCTGTCATTCCTAATGTTCTGTCCTCAGCTTTAGGACAGCAAGACTGTACTTCTTTGCATACCAAAGAAGAACACTCTGAGCAGCAGGGTTAAGGTGCTCTCCCTTGTTGACTTATGCTGTTTGCTCAAACACTACGTGATTAAACACTTCCTTTTGTTTCAATGTCAAATGTGATTTTCGTAGCATGTGGTTCTGTAAACTGTAGTTACCTGATCAGCAAAAATAAAACTAGAGTTGTGGAAGTTTGCTGTCCAGAGTTTGGCTTTCAATCAAATAAGTAAACATTGGTGCGTAGCATGTGTAGTACCGGCTTAACCACTAAGAGATGTATATGCCCTTAAGGTGTGCAATGGAAATAATCACAAGTCTGAACGGTATAAGGTTAAATATTTTATTTCAACACATTGGTAGAACCAAAAGCGCCATCGCCGCGCTGGGTGCACGTCAGCTCCGCGCTCTCTTGCAGTGTAAACCGGCCGCAGGCCTCGAAGATGATTTGGGCGATGCGTGCTCCGTCACATATAGGCAGGTCCATATTATTGTTATTCTTGAACAAAATGATAATTTCCCCTCTGTAGTCTGCGTCAATCACCCCTCCGCAGGCACACATGTCCTTGACGGCCATGCACGATCGCTCCACGATCCGGCCATAATATCCCTCGGGTATTTCCAGCGCTATGCCGGTATGTACTTTGGTGATGGCGTTGGCCCTCAGCACGGTAGGTATGCACGGCGAGAGGTCATAGCCCGCGCTGTGTTCGGTGGCCCGGGAAGGCGTGCGCGCCTTGGGGTGGATACGCTGGAACCTGAGCATGATTTTTGGGGTGGTGTGCTCAGCTGTTTCTTATATAGCTCAGGCATTTAATTTATGTAGGGTGAGGGGGTTTCTGGTATCATGGCAACGCCAGGCCGAGGTGGCTTTATTTTCTAAGTATGAGGTAGAGGCTACGCACGACCAGCACGCCCAGACATACGGTAAAAAAATAATTTTCAGTTTTCAAAAAAGGGAACTAGTGTGTGCCAAGTTTTCTTAGGCACTAATGATAGACCGTGACACCAACGATAAAATTTGACATCAACGATAAAGTAAGTTTGGTAGAGGCAACGCATGACTAGCACGCCCAGACATACGGTAAAAAATAATTTTCAGTTTTCAAAAAAAGTGCCCGAGCCTGTGCCAAGTTTTCTTAGGCACTAATGGTAAGTATAACACCAACGATAAAATGTACACCAACGATAAAATTTTGACATCAACGATGAAGTAAGTTTGGTAGAGGCAACGCATGACTAGCACGCCCAGACATACGGTAAAAAATAATTTTCAGTTTTCAAAAAAAGTGCCCGAGCCTGTGCCAAGTTTTCTTAGGCACTAATGGTAAGTATGACACCAACGATAAAATTTGACATCAACGATAAAATTTGACATCAACGATAAAGTAAGTTTGGTAGAGGCTACGCAAGACTAGCACGCCCAGACATACGGTAAAAAATAATTTTCAGTTTTCAAAAAAGGGAACTAGTGTGTGCCAAGTTTTCTTAGGCACTAATGGTAAGTATAACACCAACGATAAAATGTACACCAACGATAAAATTTTGACATCAACGATAAAATATTTTGGTAGAGGCAACGCATGACTAGCACGCCCAGACATACGGTAAAAAATAATTTTCAGTTTTCAAAAAAAGTGCCCGAGCCTGTGCCAACTTTTCTTAGGCACTAATGCTAAGTATGACACCAACGATAAAATTTGACATCGACGATAAAATTTGACATCAACGAAACAATAAATTGGTAGAGGCAACGCAAGACAAGCACGCCCAGACATACGGTAAAAAATAATTTTCAGTTTTCAAAAAAAGTGCCCGAGCCTGTGCCAAGTTTTCCTAACCACTAATGATATACTTTGACATCAACGACAAAATTGACATCAACGATAAAATTTTACATCAACGATAGAGTAACTTGGTAGAGGCAACGCATGACTAGCACGCCCAGACATACGGTAAAAAATAATTTTCAGTTTCCCAAAAAAGTGCCCGAGCCTGTGCCAAGTTTTCTTAGGCACTAATGGTAAGTATAACACCAACGATAAAATGTGACACCAACGATAAAATTTGACATCAACGATAAAGTAAGTTTGATAGAGGCAACGCATGACTAGCACGCCCAGACATACGGTAAAAAATAATTTTCAGTTTTCAAAAAAGTGCCCGAGCCTGTGCCAAGTTTTCCTAACCACTAATGATATACTTTGACATCAACGACAAAATTGACATCAACGATAAAATTTTACATCAACGATAGAGTAACTTGGTAGAGGCAACGCATGACTAGCACGCCCAGACATACGGTAAAAAATAATTTTCAGTTTTCAAAAAAAGTGCCCGAGCCTGTGCCAAGTTTTCTTAGGCACTAATGGTAAGTATGACACCAACGATAAAATGTGACACCAACGATAAAATTTGACATCAACGATAAAGTAAGTTTGATAGAGGCAACGCACGACTAGCACGCCCAGACATACGGTAAAAAATAATTTTCAGTTTTCAAAAAAAGTGCCCGAGCCTGTGCCAAGTTTTCCTAACCACTAATGATATACCGTGACATCAACGACAAAATTGACATCAACGATAAAATTTGACATCAACGATAAAGTAATTTGGTAGAGGCTACGCACGACTAGCACGCCCAGACATACGGTAAAAAATAATTTTCAGTTTTCAAAAAAAGTGCCCGAGCCTGTGCCAAGTTTTCTTAGGCACTAATGGTAAGTATAACACCAACGATAAAAGTCACCTCAACGCAAAATAATAAAGTATAAAACGGCATAGCCTGCACGCAGAAGGGGGCTAGGCTGTGGATGCGGCCGTGGGTAAGTTTAGTGTGTGGTGTTGGTGGTGTGATGAAGAGGAGGAAAAAAAGAAAAGAAAAAAATTTAAAACTCAAACTTCACTCTGCCTACAATCTTAAGCTCCCAACTTAAACCCAAAGTTAAAATAACACCAAGAGAAATATTTTTTAGAATTCAAAACAGCTTTATTTTTTTACACGTCTTTTGTTTTTGCTGGAGCGAACGGGCGCACACTGTGCCCTGTGCGCGTAAAAATACACAACAATACCACACAAAGAGATAAACATTAAAAAGTACAAGAAGGCGGTCGGCTGGGCGGATAACACCTTCTTTCCGGTTTCGTCCCCACACCCTTTGATTTCTTGCGTTCTTCCCTTGCACATGTCTGGAGTCTGCGGCGCGTGGACCACGTCCACCCCCAGTTCCTCCTCCAGCTCGCTCGAGTGGAAGGTGACCACGTACTCGTGCCCGCTGAAGACGAAAGTGCAGTTGATGTACTCGCCGTTCTGGTTGTGCTGCGCCACCTGCCCTCTGTACTTTGAGCTGTCGTAAGCAAACAGCTGCCGAGAAGTGTAGGTTCCGTCCGTGTTGCCGTACCCAGACAAGTGTTTGTAGTCTTTCTTGGTCATGTCTCCCACCGGCCAGTAGATGGCCTTGTAGGGAAACACATTTCTCAGGTAGCAGTAGTAGGTCTGCATTCCGTCAACTTGCGTGATCCCAAGGCGCATGGTGAGGGGTTCGTAGGGGTAAAAGAAACCGGCTTTTTTAACCATAGCCGCCACGTGCTTGCAATGTTCAAGCTGCAACGCGTCGCGGTTAGAGGCTCGGGGTAGCAGCTCTCCGTTTTCGAGCCTGGCGTTGGAGAACACGATCTCGGCACTGCCGTCTGTAACTTTGCACTCGTAGATCATGGTGATAAAGTAGTCTTCGTTGGGAGTGTTGACGCAGTACTCTGTGCCGTTCTCCATCACGTCCAGCGAACTCCTCAGCAGCTCCTTGAGGTTAGGTGCCTCCTTGATGATGGGAGACCTGACCATCATCACCTTTCGCTCGGGAGACCAGTGGGCGATGTAACTGGCGATGGGCGTCAGGTTGGCGTAGACGTCGGCGGTGTAAGAGATGTTCTTGGGGAAGAATATTTCTCGGATGCTGAAGTGAGACACCAGGCCGCTGCAGAGCCTGACCAGCAGCAGAGGTAGCAAGAGCAAGGAACGCATTTTGGGGTTTGGAGGTGAAATGCTTATGGTTAGAAATGACTGTGGAGCCTCTCTCTTTATATACTTTTTTTTATTATTGACTTTTTGCACATTTCACAACAGCTGCGCACGCCGCAGGCAAGGGTACAGCATTAGGGTTACGATGGCGGTGCCGGCCACCCAGAAAAAAGTGTAACAGTCTTGGAGGGTGTAGCCCCACATGATGTAATCGTAGTGGTAGGTGACTTTGGCCTCTACGTACTCTGGCTCCGTCAGGTCGAACGCCACCTCTACGTTCCCCGTTTTCGTCTCCAGCCGTATCATGTACTCTTGCTCTCCCTCCATGAACGAGCAGTTCACCATGCCGCCCAGCTCCTGGTAGTAGGCCGGTGCGTGGGGGTAGTTGGTGCCGGGTTTCGTGAACGTCTGGCGAGTCATGTAGGTGCCGTCTTTTTGCCACAGCGCGTAGCTGGAGGTGTACCGTCTTTCGGATATCCGCCCCGTCGACCACATGAACCTCCTGTAGGGAAAGATGTTTCTGATGTAGCAGACGTAGCCGTCGTCCCCATCCAGAAAGTATACTCCCAGTCGGGCGCGTTTGGGGCTGCGAGGGTGCCAGGCCTGCTTGTCGCGGAGCTGCTCGAAAATGTCGGTGCAGTGTTTGAGCATCAGGTTGATGCGGTGCCCCGACCGGGGTAGTATGGTACCGGTGTCGAGTATGGCGGCCGCCACGGTGACTTGGGCCGTCGCCTCCGACACCTCGCACTCGTAGGTGAGAGAGATGTAGGTGTCCTTCTCGGCCAGGTGCCTGTAGGTCTCCTCGTCTTCTATGACTTCGGGCACGGAGTGGTACATCTCTTTGAGGTTGTAGTTGGTGGCGATGACCTTGGATACGATGCCCATATTGCTCTTGCCGTCCTTCTGCAACCCTACGTACTGGGCCACCTTGGTGGTGTTGGCGTAGACGTGAGCGTAGTAGGTCCGGTTGTGGTGAAAGTAGGTCTCCCTGACGGTGATGTAAGAGTGGTAGCAGTGGGTGGCCGAGGCCGCCAGGAGAAGCGCAAACGCAAAAAAGCTCAGCCTCATGACTTCTGTAGCTTGGGGTAGTAAGAACACTAGGTAATCTTAAAACTTTAATCCATTATATATACTTTTTTCCAAATGGGTTCTTTTTAAGCTTTCAGTTTAACCTCCCGCACGTTTTCGTACTCTGTGTTCAGGAAGCGGAATCTACTCTTGCGGCCGAACAGAAGCGGACACTTCTCTCTTCTGTTGGGGCACACGCACTCCCTGTACTTGAAGCACACCATGCAGAGTACGATGGACGCCACCACGGTGAAGAGCACGGCCGTACCTCCAAACAGCATTCCGATTTTAGCGGGGTCGGCCGGCGTGTCGCTCAATCTAGTCAGGTGCCAACCGTACAACCTGTCTCGCATCTGTTCGGCCTCCTTCATGTGCACCCCCGGGTTCTTGACGGTGCCGTTCTTCGGCCTGGCGTTTCGGTCGGTTTTGTTGCTCTTCACCACCTCCACCGGGTTAGGGTTGGCACGGTTAATCAGCGCCCTGTAAACGACGTCTTCCAGCTTGAACACGCAGAGCATGTCTGGTTCGGCTTGAAGGAAGAGGCCGGCGGATCCGGGGTCCCGCAGCCCGTCGTGCATTTTCATGTAGGTCTGAAAGGTGACGTAGGTGCCGTCTCTGCTGCCGTAGATGCTTTTGTCTGTCATGGCCCTGTCTTTGAGCAGGCCGCGGCTCCAAGTGATGGGGTACCAGGGGTAAACGTTGTAGAGCATGCACCGGTAGCTGCCGTCGGGCTGCGTCTGCGTGGCGGTCACGTAGGGCGTTCTCTTTTTCAGACTCCCCACCGAAAATCTGTCTGTCTCGTCGTATATGATCTTGCAGTGTTTGAGCGTCCAGTACTTGTTGTCGGCGCTGAGCGTGTGAGCTTTGCGCTTGGCCATGTACATGGAATTGAAGGTGACGCGGGGCACGCCGTCGGCGTCCACCACGCACTCCGACATGAGTTCGATTTCCGCTTTGACTTTGGAGGGGTCTAAGAAATAGGTCGTGCTGTTTATCAGCTGTCTGAGATCCTCAATGTTCAGGTTGTAGGGCGCCGACATGAAGAGGCCGTCGCTGGCGTACAGGAGGTTTGGACAGTTGTAGTATCCTATCAGGGAACCGTTGACAAAGACGGAAGCCTGGTAGGCCCCCAGCCGAGGACCTATAGTTGCGTAGGTTGAGATGTAGGTGCGCTGGGGCTCTACGCCCCACCACATGACCGTAAGCACGCATACCCAAAACAGGTACATGATACCTCAGATACATTCTCTAATTGTAGGTGTAAAATCAATACAGTACCACACTCTGAGGTTGCGAAAACACCAGCTACCCCTCTCTAAGAAAACTTGGCACAGGCTGGGGCACTTTTTTTGAAAATGAAAAATATTTTTATTCCGTATGTCTGGGCGTGCTAGTCTTGCGTATCCTCTACCAAACTTACTTATCGTTGATGTAAAATTTTATCGTTGGTGTCAATTTTGTCGTTGGTGTCAAAGTATATCATTAGTGCTTAGGAAAACTTGGCACAGGCTCGGGCACTTTTTTTGAAAATGAAAAATATTTTTATTCCGTATGTCTGGGCGTGCTAGTCGTGCGTAGCCTCTACCAAACTTACTTATCGTTGATGTAAAATTTTATCGTTGATGTCAATTTTGTCGTTGGTGTCAAAGTATATCATTAGTGCTTAGGAAAACTTGGCACAGGCTCGCGCACTTTTTTTGAAAACTGAAAATTATTTTTTACCGTATGTCTGGGCGTGCTGGTCATGCGTTGCCTCTACCAACTTACTTATCGTTGATGTAAAATTTGTCGTTGATGTCATATTTTACCATTAGTGGTTAGGAAAACTTGGCACAGGCTCGGGCACTTTTTTGAAAAGTGAGAAATTATTTTTTACCGTATGTCTGGGCGTGCTAGTCTTGCGTAGCCTCTACCAAACTTACTTATCGTTGATGTAAAATTTTGTCGTTGGTGTTAATTTTATCGTTGGTGTCAAAGTATATCATTAGTGCTTAGGAAAACTTGGCACAGGCTCGAGCACTTTTTTTGAAAATGAAAAATATTTTTATTCCGTATGTCTGGGCGTGCTAGTCTTGCGTAGCCTCTACCAAACTTACTTATCGTTGATGTAAAATTTATCGTTGATGTCAATTTTGTCGTTGGTGTCACGGTATGTCATTAGTGTTTAGGAAAACTTGGCACAGGCTCGGGCACTTTTTTGAAAAGTGAGAAATTATTTTTTGCCGTATGTCTGGGCGTGCTGGTCTTGCGTAGCCTCTACCAAACTTACTTGTCGTTGATGTAAAATTTATCGTTTATGTCAATTTTGTCGTTGGTGTCACGGTATATCATTAGTGTTTAGGAAAACTTGGCACAGGCTCGGGCACTTTTTTGAAAAGTGAGAAATTATTTTTTACCGTATGTCTGGGCGTGCTGGTCTTGCGTAGCCTCTACCAAACTTACTTGTCGTTGATGTAAAATTTATCGTTTATGTCAATTTTGTCGTTGGTGTCACGGTATATCATTAGTGGTTAGTAAAACTTGGCACAGGCTCGGGCACTTTTTTGAAAAGTGAGAAATTATTTTTTACCGTATGTCTGGGCGTGCTGGTCATGCGTTGCCGCTACCAAATTAATTTATCGTTGATGTAAAATTTTGTCGTTGGTGTCAATTTTATCGTTGATGTCATATTTTATCATTAGTGTTTAGGAAAACTTGGCACAGGCTCGGGCACTTTTTTGAAAACTGAAAATTATTTTTTACCGTATGTCTGGGCGTGCTGGTCTTGCGTAGCCTCTACCAAACTTACTTATCGTTGATGTCACACTTTTTTGCCTGCTAGGAAATAAAAGACACGGTTCTACCATACGTGAGGTTAAGAGACTTTTATTAGAGTTAGCGCACGGGACGTGACAAAACTTTTACATTTTTAAGTTCTAAAAGGTCCGCGAGGCCGGGCATAACTTCACATCCCACGCTGGTGCAAAGTTCGATGGCCGATCGCGTGTCGCCCTTCTGGAAGAAGCGGTTGTTCTTTTTCATGTTTTCCAGTTCGTACCCGTTCCCAAACAGCGTGAAGAGCTGCTCGTAGTCTCCTGCGTACAGCTCTATGCCGTCGATCGTCAGCTCCGGCGCCCTGGCCGTCAGTCCCGCTTTGTATCTCATGAGGAGGTAGAGGTATTTGAGGTATGTGTGAATCCCGAATGTGGCGTAGTCCGAAATTTTCTCGCACTTTTCAACGTAGTAGGCCGTCAGGTTCAGGCATTTGCTGTAAACGGCCAGGTTGATGCACCCGGCGAAATACTCGTACGGCTCCGTGTTTATGCAGAGGTAGGGGAGGGAGGAAAAGATGGCTTCGGCCGCCAGGCTGTGCATCTGGGAGGCCTTGCATCCCGGCTTCGGCTCGGGAAGGATTTGTCCGGCGCTGGCTCGCAAGTGAATTTTCAGGTCAGAGGGTCCCACTTCTTTCAGAAAGATCTTAAGCAGGGCCACTCGCAGACAGGTGCAGAGGTAGCCGATTCTGCACCTCAGGGTGAGCGCTATGGTGTCGCTCTTTGTAAGATCGTACGCCTCCTCGAACACTTTAATGTCTGCGCAGTGGCGGGCGAATTCCTCTCTGTCGAAGGTGTGCACGCGCCGCAGGGCGGTGTGGTCGCGAAAGCACGCCTGCCTGTTTCCTACCCCGCCGCCTTTGGTAAAGTACAGAAAGGGGCATGCGAAGCTTTTCTGCCGTGCCTGCTTCTGGGGAGGGGGTGTACCGCGGTTCATTGTTGGTGGCTTTGTGAGGCAGTGCAAGGTGTGGGGTTCTTTTAATACCTACACGTGGGGCGTGAGGTCGTAATAGGGAGATACGCAACAGCAGGGCATCAATACTCTGGTGACAAGTGTCACCAACAGGGCAGCGGTGGCCACCGAAGAGGCCGCGGCGCAGAACACGTAGATCCAAGCCAGGTACCTGTCGATGGGACGCCCCAGGAGGTGCACGTCCCAGGGGTTGGCCGGCACGCACGTCACCTCCTCCATGGCGTGCTCCGAGGGCACCACGTACTGCTCGCCCGTCGTCAGGTACTCCAGCCCCTCGAACCACTTGATGCTCTTGTCGGCCCCCGTCACGTTGCACCGCAGGGTGGAACCCGGCGGGGGATGCAAAAAATTGCACTGCGGCACGTAGGCGTCGTCGTAGTAGGGCCTGGGGTCGGGCGTGCGCACCACCTCCCCGCCGCCCTCGCAGTGCATGGCGTACAGGGGCCTGGACATGGTGGAGAAGCCGTAGGAGCTCAGCACCAAGTCGCTGCTGGTGACCACCAGTTGGTTGCCGCTGAGGTGGTGGCTTCCGGGCGAAAAGCGAAGGGTTAGCGTGTCATTGTGGAGGCTGAACAGAGTTCCAAAAAGCAAAGTCTGACTGTCGGAAATGTTCATTTGGGTGTCCGCGACGCGAAGCACGGTCACGGTTTTGTCGTCTACTCTTTTCGTCCACCTCAGAGAGAGGTGATTGGCAGGCAGCCGACATATCACGCTCCCCACTCTGCTTTCGCAGCCCGTCTTAGAGGAGGCCACGCACCGCAGCGTGGAGAAGCACAGCCACATGAGCGACACTGTGGTCACCGACGGCACCATGCTGGAAAGGTACAGGGATCTCTGCATCATCATGCAGATGCAGTGCAACACTTTTCGGCCCGGCAACTCTTCGGGCGCCCAGGGACTCGTCTACTTTATCTTCAGCTGCCTCTCCAAGCTCTACAACCCCTACCTGCACGCCTTTTCCTCCTCCTTGCGCCTCCCGCAAATGGTGAGGAGCGTGCTGGAGGGAAATATGGAATGCTACACCGCTATAGGTGCGTGTGGCTCGATAACAAACAAAGAGGAAATTCAGGTGGCGTGTGCACTGGTATTGTACGTTTTGCAGTCGCAATTGCCGGAGGCTGAACAAGATTGCTACACGCACACACTGAGGCTTTTCCTGAGTGCTTATATACGCCACGGCGTGATCACGCCCTGTCCCCCGCCCTTCCTTTACAACCCTCACCGCGTCACGGCCGAAAACTTTCTTCCGGGCTTTGTGGAAGAATGCCTGGGCCCCCAGCGCTCCGACGAACCAGTGTGGCCGGCCAGAGAAGCATGCAAAAGAAAGAGGTTACGAGACGACGAATAAGGACTGTTTTCAATAAACACAATGCCACTCAATTACTTGTTACTCTTTTTTTTTATTTAGATAAAATGTCGTACACTTTGCCTAGCACGCCTCTCAGAAGGGCTCCTGGGAGACAGAGGTGCCCTTGTAGGAAACTATGTCCTTCGGGGTCTGACGCAGATTCTCCACGTCGTAGTGCCGCAGCCTGCTGCACAGCTTAGAGTGCCAGAGCTGCGTGATAAAGTCCCAACCTCCCACGTGGTCCTGCCCCGTCTTCCACGCGCAGGAGATGCAAAAGAGCTGGCGGGCCATGTTACGTTTCCCCTTTGCGTTTTCTCTGTCGCTGAACAGCAAGGAGGAGGCGTAGGAGGGTGGAGGCACCGGCCTGTTGTTTTTCTCGGCCATGCAGTAGTATACAACTTCGTCCATGAGAGGCGGCAGCGTGCTCATGCAGCAGGGCAGCACGTTGTTGCGTTTTCTGTTGCGGTCCAACAGTGCGTCCAGATGGTACAGGTCCGCCATCAGCGAGCTCTGCATCATGCGCTCCACCGTGGGGGTTTTGTCGGTGTGCATCATGGCGTCGTGCAGGGTGACAGCGGCCACGCTCTCGGGCACGGGGTAATTCTCCTCCGCTCTCATGCGTGCGTAGGTCTGGTAGTCTGTAACGCAGCAGGCCTGCAACACTCCGCATTCGTAGGCGGCGCGATTCACCGCCCAAAGCTCTCTAAAGTGGTTCATCTCCGAGTTGTCCGCGTACTGCTGCCTGTCTTTCAGCATCTCGTACACCGCCCTGTGCGAGACGGGTAAGACGGAGTGGCGTTCCGGGGCGCTGTAAAGTGGCACGTCTCTAATGGTAGTGCAGATGTTGCCCGACTCGGCTTCTCTCCAGGGGTAGGTCTGGTAAAGTATTATCTTCTTGAATATTCGTCTGAGCAGTTGATTTGCTCTCAGCGGCACCACCACGTGGTCGTTCACCCACAACACGTAGGCATGATTCAGCAGCGCGTCGGCCAGGCTGGTCTGCATGGCCTGATACTGTACCTTCTGCCAAAAGTAACCGCAGAGCCGCAGGGAGTGAAGCACAAACTCGGCCGTTTCCCTGAACTCTGTCAGGAGGTAATTTTCAAAGCATATGTGCACGGCTTGGCACAGCGCCGTGTAGATCAGCTCCAGGTACACGTGCACGTGCTCTTTGCTGGCAAAACAGTGGATGTCGTCTGTCACGTCTCCGCTCAGCAGCGGCAGGCGTTCCACTTTGAAGGCCTGTCTCCACGTGGGCACGGGCGGTTTGTTGAGCCAAAGCTTGTTCAAAGCCTCCAATCTTTCCGGCTCCACTTTCTCCACGTAGATGACGTTGGGCAATTTCTCACCCCTCTGGCCGTCCTTGCCGTACACCTCCACCCTTGGCATGTCTTTGACGCGCAGGGCGGGCGGCGGCATCCTGTGTTTGAGTATATTACACTGGTAGTCAAAGTTGGGCATTTCTCCGTCGTAGATGTGATCTTTGATGGGTTTTATAGAGCGGCCGTAGTACAGGGCCATTTCCCACAAGAAGTCGTCTTGTTCGTGGTAGCGGCGCGTGCTCCCCGGAAAGAACTCTACGTATAACATGGGCAGCATGTGCCGCCTCGAGAACCTTTTCTGATCTGGAGGAGGGGTGGTCAGCGTGCCCGCCGCGTAAGCTCTCTGAGCTGCGTCCATGTACTGTTCGTCTGGCCTCCACCGTTTGGCGGTCTCCTCTTTCTTTTGCATGGTGAATCTGCACACACACGCACCTACGCCTTGTAGAGAGAGAGAGCACTCTGACGAGAGGGTTTTTTTTGAGAGAGGTTTTATTTTTGTAATACTGCTATAACACTGAAAAGCAACAATACTGATACGTCTTTAATACTGAAACGGTTATATAATACTGCGGGCGGCGTCGCCTAATACCTGGGGTGTCGGTGTGTTCGTTTGGGCGTCATGGGCTGAGTCTTTACTTTCTGTGAGGGCACCGGTTTCATGACCAGGTAGTCTGCGGGCTTGTTTAAGGTAGAGGGATGATTGGGCGGTGGGAGAGGCGGCGGGCTGGTGTTTTTATAACAGCTTTCCTGGGGTTGTATGCTGGCGTAGACGCTGACTTCGTCCAGGCGCATGCCTTCGTAAACGGAGGGTGCGGGGCTGAGTTCGGTGTCCTGGTAGGTGGATTCTGCGCTCGAGAAGCTGCGGCGTGCTTTCCAGGCGGCGCAGTCCTCTTTGCAGCGCAGCACGGTAAGATAGAAGCTCAGCAGCATCAGGCCGCAGCTGCAAATCAGTCCGGCCAGGCACACCCAGGAAAACTTCAACTTGTACTCGTCTCTGCTCTGATCGTTTTCCGCGTACCACTGGTCGCTCTTGACGTCTCCGGGCCCGTGCTCGAAATCGACGTGGTGCTTGTACGCTCTCCTGCGGCCCATAACCCCCTGCACGTATTTTTGTTGTGCCTCTGGGTCCGTGGGGTGCATTAAGGGGATGACGTTGTAGGTTCCTTTGTAATTCCACTTGACGTAGACCGTCAACACGTACTCGGTGTCAAACGGCAGCCCGTCGTCGTTGTAGAGGCGGCAGGGGTTGTGCAGACAATACTCGCAATAGTAGGGTACGGAGAGTAGGCGTTGTACGGCCGCCACGCCTACGTTCTTAACTATTTCGTTGGGGCACCAGATGGGAAGCCCGTAGGTGAAATCTAGGGATATGGCGTGGACCAACTGATAATTCCTCACCAGCGCCAGGTCGCGTAGTATGGTGTAGTTTGCCCACATCAGCTTATAGGCCGAGATGTGATTGGTCGCTAGGTTGCAGAGCGTCTGTATGTCCATGTAGCTGTAGGCGGAGGGCGTCAGCCTGTAGCTGAGGTCGCATTCTACCTCAAACTGCACCTCCGCCAGCAGCCTATGCGCCGACAACACCAGGAAGAGCAAAAATAACATCATGAGTGATATGTCTGACATACGTCAAGTCCTGTACTTTTATACTAAGTATATGTGCATTTTAACCACGAAAGCCTCAGACGACCCCCTGATTGGCGGCGCGCTCTATCTGGGTTTGCAGGGCATCATCTGCAGCTTCTTGCCCATGTTGATCTTTATTCTGTCCTGGTTGAGCGCGTTCACGTAGATGTAGCCCCACGACGTGACGGGACGCACCTCTAGGCATGGAGGCTCCGAGGTTATGTTTTGCACCCTGGTGCTACGCAGCAGGAAAAGCTGCTTCTTCAGGCCAAAGATGCAGCTGGAGGCCTCCACGCTACGCGTTTTACCCTTGACGTAATCTCTTAGGCAGAAGGAGCGCACCGACCTGCTGGTGTATATTTTTTTAAAGGCCGCCGTGTAGGCCGGCGGGGGCCTCACCGAGTAAAAAGTGGCGTCCACATCTCTCGGCGGCCCGTCGGTCCTTTTATAGCGCACGGAATTTCTATTCAGCAGCTCTTTTACTCTGGCAAACTCTTGATCGTTCAAGGGGAAATCTGCGCTTCGGGCGACACGCGGGTTAAAACCCGTCGCCGCCCACAGGAAGGCCGCCAATACCAAGACCCTCATAGCCCCTCACCACAGACCCTCGCGGCTTTTAATTGGTTTTGTTTACGGGCGTGTCTAGCAGGGCAGGGTAATCAGGGCCCGCGCGATGGTGACCGTGCGACCTACGGGCAGTAGCTTTAGACGGGTCTCTACCATTTTAAGTTGGATGCAGGCGCCCTTATCCACCTGACGAGTGATCTGCACCTTGCCTCTGTAACGCATGTAGCTATGGGTGTAAAGCTCGTAGTCTGCCGACTTACGCATCCAGGCTCCTAATGTGCGGTTGTTGACGTAGTTCTCTGTAGACAGCAGGGTAACCCCTCGCTTCATTCTTCCCAGCAGAGGTGCGGCCGAGTTCTTGTGCAGGCTCCTGCAACTTTCCTCTATGCAAAAGAGAGGCACGGAGCCCGGCAGGGTGGAACAGGCGAAGGGGAACACCAGGCCCTTCTGGGGCAGCACCAGGTCTTGGGTGCACAACGCAGCCATGGCTACGTTGGCGGGGTTGTAAAAGTTGGTGGGGGTCACGTAGATGTGCTGCGGCATGTGTATCAGGCTGTGCATGTCGGTGACTCCGTAGGCTAGAAACACAAAGCCGCTAATGTCGTCTACGCGTAGGCTGCGATATCCCCTGCGCATGCGGTAGCCGTACGCCCCCTCCTCTTCGCTGGTCAGGTCGTTTAAGATGAGATGTTCGGTCAGGAGGTTGTAGGATATCTTTTTGGAGGTCGTCGGCCACATCTCCACCACCCTAAGCACCTCCAAGTAGTTGTAGGAGAGCAAGAGGCTGCCGTTGGGAAAGTAGATTTGCAAAGACTGAAAGGGTTGATTGAGCTGGCGCTGCTCGTGGTTCAAAACCACCTCGAATCTCTCCCCGGCGCTGTACACGCGCACAAACCACAGGTGGCAGGCGCACGGGGCGAGGAAGGAAAAAAACACGGCGCAGGTGAGCAACCACATGGCTGCACAGTGCACCCGCTCTATCTTTTACATGACTGAGATTGAAGGAGCCGACATTATGAAATTACAAAAAACACGTTTATTATACAAAACACACATGTACGAAACAAAACCTTCACCCTCATATCCCATTATACTTAAACATAAAGGCAATGACCGCCGACATCGGCGTGTAGTGGCCGCACGTGGGTCCGTACACTGCCTCCCCGTGTATGCTGGTAGGATTGTTAAAAAAACTAGATAGCACCACCCCGCACGTGTCCTGTACGATCAACTTGTAATAGTCTACCATGGCTGCCATGCCGTCGCACATTAGCATCTTCATTTTGTCGTTTGCAATCAAGCCCTTCATTTCCGACAGGGTGGGGGGGTTGGGGTTTTTCCCCTCTACGTAATCTGCGTATTTTTTGATGATGGCTGCCGCGGTGGTGGGTTGCGCGTTGCCGTCTACAAATATGTTGTGCATCTGAAAGGCACTGTATAGTGTTTGCATTCCAAACTGGAGCGCGGGGCAAGGTACGGTGTGCGCCGCGGTGGTGTCCAGGGCGCTGAGGTAATCTATGTCTCTGCTGACTTTGTGGCTCAGGTCGTCCACGGCGTTGGGGGGTATTACCTGGGTGGCCAACAAGCCGCCGGCCAGCTTCACCATAGAGTTGTGCATGGCGGAACCTCCTGCCGAAGCTAAGCTGTCGTTCAGCCACACGTGTTTCTGTTGGGCTGCCATGTCGTCGCAGTCTGGCGCGGAAACCACGAATATATCTCCGCACCTCATCGGCGTCTTGCTGGTGTTCACCACCGTCTGCTGTTGGTGAGCTAAAGTCAGCGAGGCCGACAGGTCCGTGGCCAGGCTCCTGGTCACAAACGCCACATACTCTTTGGGACCGAGGTGAGGCGCCGGAAAGTGAGCGTTGACTACGTTTCTCTTCTCTCCGTGAAAGGAGGGGTGAAAGAGCTTGTGTCCCTCGTCGTTTCGTCCCACCACCCGCACAAATATGCCCATGGGGACGTCCTCGATCATTTTCTCTCCCAGAGGTGGAGCGTAAAATTCGCCCGGCCTGGTCGACTGCATGGCGATCCAGTTGTCGCTGGTGCGTCCGAAAAGATTCATGGCGCCACGTAACACAGAGACAGGTCCAAGTGTCCCACGCGCACTGCGCTGCAAGGGTGCAGCAGAGACCTGAGGAGGTTGAAGGAGGCTAGGTGTGAAAAGTGCCCGGCCGGTACTTGTCCCTCGCACAAAATTGTTAATAATGAAAATTTCAACGCGCTGTGATTCTCCAAAGAGTGGAGGGAGTGGTGTCTCAGGGCTCCAAGTTTGTCCTTGGTCCACACGGCGCGCCTCAAGACGTACACGCTGAGGTTTTCGTGGGGGTGAGGGGCGGGCGGCATATCCAACTTGAGCTCTCGTAGGGTTTTTAGGCCGTTGGAGTAGGCGATGCAGGGCGTGGGGTCGTAGGGGTTGAGGAGCAGGGAGTCTATAGGCGCGTACTGCCATTCCATGGCAGAGTTGACGGCTACTGGTAGTCGTAGTTCATTTCGTACTGTTCCTTGAAGGCTAAAAGTTGCGGTGTAAAAAACGGTGCATAGCCCTCCGTGTTGGCAAAGGAATTGTGTGATATTATGAGGTTCTTCCGCTTCGTAACGCGCGTGCACGCGACGTACGCAGAAGCTTTGATTTTGGAGGTAAAGTATTTTTTGGTTGGCGGGCAGTAGATCACACTGTGTTTCATGGTAGAGCCCTGGGCTGCAAAGGTGTTGATGGCGTGCGACACGCTGATCGGGTAGTGGTAGATCTCCGGCAGCTTGGGGTTGGTGAAGGTCGAGACGTCGATCTGTGTCTTGTCGTTGCTGCCCAGCCGCCGTATCGTCAGCCTGTAGTGCTTCCCCAGGGGACTTATTGCTATCACCGTGCCCTGGCCGTAGGGTATGCCCGGCTGGCGGTAAATGGTCACCATGGTGTTGACGCACAGCTTTAGCGGCTTGTGCCTGTCGACGTGATTGAACCTTGCGTAGAATGCGTTCCACGCCCGGTTTGCCACGCTGTGGTTTTGCTCCTCCGCCTTGTACATGGTGGGCGACAGGTCGTAGATCACCAGGTCCGGGTTCTGTTGCACGTGGTAGGCCAGACATTTATCGTTGTAGTCGTCCCTCAGTCTGTTTGCGTTGAAGATACGCACGGCCTCGGGTTTAAACTCTGGGCACAGGGTGTACCTGGAGTCCTCTATCACGCAGGCGTCCAGGAGCTCCTTGCAGGATTGAGTGACGACGTTGTGTTGCATGCAGGCCAGGCTGTCAGCCAATTCATAGTCTTGGTTGAGCCTAAAGTTGTAAGACAGGTAGCATCCGCCCAACCACAGCTCCTCCAGCAGGGACGACTGCCAGATTCCCTCCAGGGCGGGCATGGTGAGCTGGCTGATGGAACCGCAGAGGATGAACACCATGCCGCACGAGGGGTTGAAGAAGCGCGAGGCCATGATCACCTTCTCCAGGCTTTTTCTATCCAGCATCCCCATTTCGTCTATCACCACTATGCTCTTGCCGAACACCTTGGCCCGGCACTCGCCGTGGTAGCGGGCGTACATTTTCATGCACTGCACGCACCGGTTGCTGAAGGTTTTGCAAAAGTGGTTGTGGCGCCTGGATTGGGTCAGCCTGGCCTCCACGTTAGCGTCCCACGTGTCCCTGATGTCGGAGAAGGCGCTGTTGCTCTTACGCAGCTCCTCGTCCAGCTCCACGGGAGCGCAGTGCAGCAGCTTTTGGTTGTTGAGGCAGGTGGCGCTGTAGATGGTGGGGGTGTCTCGGCAAAGGATGGCGGAGGCGGCGTGCGTGGTGGTGGTGATGAGCAGCAGGTGGTACCATCCCAGTATCTTGAGCTGCTCCTCCAGCATGTTTAGCGTGTGGCTCTTGCCCGTCCCCGCGTCCCCGCACAGCGTGATGATCACGTCTTTGTCCAAGGGACCGTCGGTGAAAACTTGCAGCACCCCCTTGACAAAGTTTTGCTGTTGGATACGCGCGTACTCCTCGGCCGCCCCAATTACCTCCAGCTTGGCATCAGCCTCGCCTTCTTGTTTTTGCATCCTTTCGAGCCGTCGACTGGCGGCGCGGTGAAATCGGGTAGGTTGAAACTGGTGACTCCCTGCTGCGTGGGGTTTAGGATGAGGTCCAACGCCTTGACACCCGGCGGGTGCACCAGACTGGCGAGGGTGGGTACTGCAGTGGCGGGCACCTCCACCTTTATGTTGCTTAACTTTTCGTGAAAGTCTTTGCTGGCTATGTCGATGGCGGCAGTGAAGTTAACAATCGACTGTCTGCTCTCCTGATCCATGAGAGTGATTTGTCTTTTGCTAATATTTGATTTCTGCGCCACCTCCCCCATGCAAATGGCCGTGTTAATGAATGCGATGAGAGAGGGGGTTGCGCAGCACTCTACGGTTTTGAAAAAGAAAAAAAGCAGGTCGTTGCGCTTCAGAGACAGGGGGCACTTTTCGTAGAATTCCTGCAGGTACCACGCCGAGGGCAAGTGACGCACGTAGGTGTGCACGAAGGCGTCGAATTGATCGTTGGAGGATCCGTTGGTCACGTAGCTGTTGATGAGGTGCTGCTTCTTTTTCTCGTCGGCGGTGGTGACCAGTCGATTCAGCACGTAGTCCCTGTAGCTCCTGGTGCGAATCTCTGGGTGAAATTCGTTGTTCTTAATATTGTTGCAGAGAAATCTGGTAACCGTGAGGGCAGACTTGGAGAGCGCGGCTTCGTGCCTCACCTTGATATTCTCCAGTTCCAGTTTGATGGCCGCGTGCTCCCTCTCCATCATTCCCATCTTCATCTCTGCGTGCCCTCTCTTTTCCACCAGGTCTGCGATCCTTCTCTCTTTGGCCATCAGCTCCTCTTTCAGCTCCTCGGTGATCCTCATTTGTATTTTTTGTTCCGGCAGCGTCACGCCGTCACGCAGCGCCTGGTAGCAGCCCTGCACGAAATTGTAGTTGGTCTGCAGCAGCGAGTGCTCCGTCAGCACGTCCCGTAGCACTTCTCGGTGCTCCCTCATATCCGTCAGCACCCTCTCCATATTGCGGTTGAGCCAGTTGTTTTCCTCTGTGCGCTTTTTCAATGCCTCTCGGGTCGCATCCAAGAGTTTGGCCTGCGCCGCAGCATCCGACTTCACAGTCAGAGGCGCAACCTGCTGAAAGGGGGCGGCGGGCGCCCTCGCCGTCGTGTACTGGGCCCCCGACCACATCTTTACGCACTCTTTTTCTCAGGAACGAATCTTTGAGGGGTTGGAGGATGGTACTGCAGCCGATCACAGGCTCCGGCTTCTCAAACTACTGCAGGGAGGTGCGCGAGGTCGTCAGACCTGAGCGCAACGCTTTTAATACCGGGGTTTACAGGGCGCCCATTGTGCCAAACGACTTACCCTCCTACACCGACAGAGCGCTTCCCCTGCAGAACGTGGGGTTAGGCAGCTACACGCTCTCCCTGCCTCCCACCAGGTACCCAGACGACATGTGGACTTTGGTGGTGGTGCCCGAGAGCGGACCCAATTACGTGCTGACGGCCACCGTTCTGTACGACTGCCAGCAGCGGTGTAACCTGGTGGACGAGGACAGGGTGCTGATGTGCCAGGTCGAAAACTCGAGCCTCAGGTTGGACCGCAACGAGTGGCTGCGTAACACCTACGCCACCTACGCCGAGGAACTCAGATGCCTGCACTGCGCTTTGAGCGTGACCAAAACGCAGGTCAAGGCGGTGTGCGTGCAGTACAAGCTCTGCCTCGACTCTGTCTTTGTGCCCGGCACCGACATACCCATGTGCAGCCTGCACCTTTTCGACAGCGCCCTGCATCGCGAGCGTGTGCAGGCGAGGGCGGAGGGCGTCAGGCGAATGGGCGAAGACGTGTGGCAGCAGTCTTACGCTCCGTACGACGTGGCGGCGCAGGTGCTTTGCACTCCCCAACCCAACTGCATACTGACGGAACGCGTCGGTAGCTGCGTGGTAAAGTACGAACCTGCCGAAGAGTGCGAACCACCTCCGGCCGGAACCCTGATTACTTTTCTGAGGCAAAACGGCGACGGCAGTTTGTATTTTACGATATTATCTAAGGATCTGGTGACTGAGCAGCGGCTAGACAGCCCTTGGCTTTTCTCTCACTACTTGCAGTTACACATGCCCGAGGATTTTTGGTTTGAAAGGGCCGCAGTTCCTCTACGCGAGGCAGGATGGTAAACACCGCGGTGAGCAGCATTTTGCTGGCAGATGACATAGCTAAGATTATCAATTCCTTTTTCGACTATTGCGATCAAAATAGCACCTCGCTCCCTACCGCCATCAACGAATTCCAGAGCTTCTTTGTCAATTACAAGCAGTTCATGCTGAACATGAGAAATGAGTACAACTGTTTGGAAACGAATTTCGGCACCATGACTTCCATCTACGCCCGCACCGCTTACCTGCACAAGTACTTTGACATAGTGATCGCTAAAATCGATGCACTCAAGGCCTCCGTCAACCTGCGTGAAACCGACGACTTTTACGCCCATGCTGCCGAAGCACTTAAGGAACGGCAGACGCTAGGTATGGGCGTCGTGGCGGTCGCCAAAACGTTAAGGGTCGACAGTGTCAGACATCTTACCACCATAAGCACTGAACTGAATAAATTCTTGACGTTCGTGTCGCCCGCTAAATGGATGTCGGAGGGTTTTATGCTTCCCACCGCTTTGAATCTTCCCGATTGTTTTGAGCAAAACGGTGTGGTAAAATACGAAGGCAACGAAACAATGCCCGATTTTACCTCTGTGGAGATGTGGTCGAAAAACAGAACTGCGAAGCTTGAGTTGATTTTGGACAGTCCGCTCAAAGGCGAAATGAAATTTGCAATTGAAGTAGGAAATGCAATGGATATGTTCGAAAAAGATTTGACCACGACGTTAAATAGCGTCGGCATGCCAAAGGTCACCGCCCTAGCAAATCTTAGAAAGGAGATCTCCGCCATAGTCGACACAATAAAAAAGAAAAACCTAGACAGAATGAACGAAATGAACCCGCTTGAAGTTACACATAAGCCGATACCCATGCAGTTTAAGTCGGCGTCGAGCAAACTCAAGGAGTCCGATTATAAGAAACACCTCAAAAGCCCTAAGATCAAACCCCCAGCGTTTACGGAAACAGTTCAGCAAATTTCGGCCGATGTCCTCTCGTGCTTAAATAAACATAACGACGGCAACGTCGCCGGCATGTTAGGCATTCTCAACAGCACTTTGCATTCCTACTCTATCGCCTGTAACGCCGCTTTGGAGCGCAGCACCAGTCAAATCAAAGAATTCAGGCAGAAACTTAAGAACGGCTTTTTTCTGATTTCTACAGGCGACTGGAACGAAGTAAACGCCTCCTACGCCGCCATGCTTCAGGAGTTTGGGACCGTGGCCCGACGGTCCGTGCACGTAGATGACATGAAGAACCTTTACGTGGAAATACACAAGGAGTTTGACAAATACCTCAAACTGCTGAAAGATTTCGAGTCGCAGCTGCAGAGATTTGGCAGTCACGACAGTAAAGACACACTCATCGAAATTGGTCCAATAACGACTGGATTTGCAAGGTATAACGACCACGTCAAAGGTCTCGCCCAAACATTTACCGTGTGGAAAACACATCAAACACAACAAGTCTTGAATGTGAACATAGCAAAACGCGCGGTCGAGGATGAGCGACAGAAGCTTTCTGATCAACTGCAGCAGCTTCTGACAAACAACGACAGCTACGCCGCGGCGAGCGCTAAAGACAAAGAGATGTACGACACAGAGCGCACCCGGAGTCAAGCACTCATTCAACAGCACGCCGACCTTGTCCGCGATTTGGAAAGAAAACTAAAAGAGGAGCAGGACTCCGCCACAAAGAAAGACTCGGACTTCACTAATCTAAATAGAGAGCTCAACACTGAAAAATTTAACGCGAGAGCGCTGCAGAACGCCGTGCAGCAGAAAGATATCGACCTGAATAATGCTAGAACTACACTCTCCGCGGCCGAAGCACGGGTCGTTCAATTGGAGGCCGAAAATACTAGATTGGAGACTGAAATAGAGACGCAGCGGCGGCAGGCCGTCACCGCCGTTCCCTCGCAAACCATTACAGATCAGCTTCAGGACACGTTACGACAGCTGACTGAAGAACGCCAAGAAATCCTTCGCATCAACCGTGAGCACGACGACGCAAAGCGGGAGATCGGCGCATTGCGCCATAAAATTACCGACCTGACGGCTGCAATGACTACGCTGCAAGCCGCGGCGAACTCTAGCCAAAGAGATGCAACCGCCAAGTTCGCTGCGGATATACAGAACGAGCAGGCACGCACGTCGCAGAAGCACGTCAGGAAAGAGCACTATAAGAGAGCCGCGCAACAGGCGCGGACTGAGCTCGCCGATCTGCAGACTGAGATGGCAACTAAAGAGTCCGAAATTACGTCTTTGAATAGTCAAATAACCACACTGACGCAGGAGAAGGACACCGCTCAGCGTTCGGCGACTCAAAAGGACGGTCAAATCAACGATTTAACGACGCAGCTGGCCGACGCACAGGCAACGTACCGCACGGAAGAAGGAAAACTGCGCAGCAAGATTTTAGACCTTGATACTAAGGTCGCAGGTTGCGAGCTCCAAATTTCCCAGTTAGGCACTGATCTCGCAGCGGCACAGAGCGAAAAGACGGACCTGCAGAAGAAGTACGATGACCTCTCCGAAGAGTTCCAGAAGAGCAACAAAACGTGTACAGTGGTGAACACAGCTCTCCAAAAATCCGACGGGGAGCTCCAGAAGGCAAAACGCGAACTGCAGGAGCACAAAGATAAGCTTAAGGAAGGCCTGACGCTAAGCGAACGACAGACTGCAGAAATGGACGCCAAAGAAAAGCAGATTGCGGAACTGGAGCGGGAACGTGACGTGTTCCGTCAATTTTTTGTCATTACTTCGCATCGTGTCGACGTCTACGAGCATTTTTTTGCCAACGCCATCTGGTCTGACACCGAGAAGAAAGATGAAATGGCCCAAGCACTTTGCCGCCACATGGAGACCGCAGATATGTACGCAAAACAACAGGAGCTGTTTTACGTACAGTTGCACCTTAAACTGATTACCGCCGACACGACGGCGAACGACATTAAAAGTCTCCTGGTGAGCAAAGAAGATAGCTTAAAACAAGAGATTACACAAATAGTGGCCGACGCAGACTATTCCCTCAGCGAACTCGTCACCGTCACCTACCACCTTCTTAAAATGCCACTAAACGAGCTCGTTGAATCTATTTTATGGGACAGAGCTCTTTCTAACATTAAAAGTAAGCTGTGGGAGGCTTTCAAAAAAAATCAAAGTCAAGAGCCGCAGAATTTATATGCGGTTGCAATGGAGACCACGGTAGACGAAGCTCCTCAGTCTAGCACGGCGGCCGATCAGCCCGCCGACTTGATGACCATCGACATTGTAAGGTCTGTTAAAGTTGACGACCCCCTGCGTTGCTTCATAGCAAAAAATCAGTACAACGCACGAAAGGGTAAGCAGTCGGCCGACTATACCCGTTTGCAGAGAACGATCAACGTCGCCTATGCTAACATGTCCCGCCAGCACGCCTCTGCCGACACGCACCATAGCACGCACGACAAACTAGACATTTTGTTGAGCAGTTATAGTTCGGAGGACGTTGCCATCTCCTCGCTCACAAGTTCCAATCTCACTTCCACCTTTCAAATTCCTTCCACGTACACTGACCTAAAAGCCACCATTTCAGACTGTGTGGTCAGCAGACCGCAAAGCCGCACCGAAAACTTCATTGCCTACCTGAACGAACCGGCCGGCGGGACGGTATGCGATGCAATGAAGGCGTGGATAAACGCTCTCGGCACCAACCCGCCCATGTTAGACAGCATCATTATGATAGGTGTACTATTGGCGGCGTGCGGCAACACTAACCTCCCACGGCCGGTCGTGCCCTCGGCCACTGAGGACGGAGATGAGACAGGCAAACGACGGCCCGCCAAGAGTAGAAACCTCAAAAGGAAAAAGGTTGGAGACGAAGAGGACAACGAAGAAGGCTCCTCTGACTCCACAGGCAGGGGCCAGCTCAGCGAGTTTGATTCTTCGCTGCGGCTAATGTTACAACACCGTATTATGTTGCACCAGTTCAGAGAAACAGAGGTCGAGTGTTGGCTTCGGAACGTACGTCCGGAAGGCAAAATCTATAAGAACTATAACAAATACATGAACCGCAGTCTGTGGCACCAAGAGGTCGACCCCACCGAACACGCTGCCGAATTGTCTGACACCAGTCTATCCATCCCCACTGTGAAGTTGCAGCAATTTTCTGAGGCTTTGAACAAGTACACGAAAGAAGTTAAGAAATTCGGCATAGACGCGGGTTTAGAAGAATGGAAAGCACACATACTAGAATACAAGAAACTACTGCGCACTCTCGAAGAGTTTAATTTGCAGAAAAGTATTTGCTACCGCTCCCTTGAGGTAGACGGGCAAGGCCTGGCAATCCCTGCAAGGACAGATGACATGCCGCGCACTGCCTTTTATTATTTCACCTGTGCGCAAAGTTGCGTCCTGCAGGCCTCTAAAGTGAATGGAGAGGAGTCCGACATGTGCACTCAAATATTTGAGGAAATTCTATTCAAGCCAAAGTACAAGCACGCGGCCCAAGTGCTCTACGGCTCCTACATTTACACATCTATGTATTCTAAGAAGTTTTCTTTGGTGAAAGAATACCTGGTCGCGGCCAACCTGCTGAACAAATATAAAATCACAAACGTTACGCTAAACATGGTCTCCAATTACATTGCGGAAGCTGAATTTTTTACCTTTGCCGGGCCAAACATGTTGGAAGACACAGACTACGCAGGTCTGATGCGCAAGCAGAACCTAATGCGCGACATGTATTTAAAACACAACTCAGATACGGGCGTCAAAGTGGGCAACGACCTTACCAAAATCGGCTCAGACATTTTATCAGTACAGACAAAAATAAAGTGCTACACGCAAGAAAATTTTTTAACCTTTATTAGAACGCACACCGCCGTCGTCGCTTGCTCCCAGATGGAGAGCGTACACAACACATTCACTTTAAAACTCATTACTTTCTTAAGTTTTCGTGGCCATAGGAGAGCACTGATCTTTGGATCCAATTCGCTGGAAAGCTTTTTATTAGAGAGCATACATTTGAACGCGAATGGAGTGCTTTCAACCCCCGCGCGGTTTTGGTGGTATCGTGAAATTCCCGATTTTGTCATTTTTTGCTTGCAGTACACACAAGGAGAGGTGCTGGCTGTACTTAGAGATCAAACACTGCACTTGATTTCCGCGTATAACATCTCGGAGGCAGACGGATATGTGTGGTCTTTGAAAGACAGGCTGGCTATATATCTCAACATCAATATTAAAAAAGTCAAGTCGCATAAGTGTAAGAGCACGGGATTCAGCCTGCTGGTCTATTATATGACCAACGTTTTGGAAGACGGCAAGTCGCCCGTGAACTACGTAGAAATCTGTCGTAAAATCATTTCGGAAGACATTGCCCTACCTACGCCTTCTTCCTACGTCGACCACACGCCGGCATACGTCTTAGCCAGCTACCTGGCCGTGGAGACTGCGTCCACTCCAGCGGTAGATTCAGACGTAAGCGGGTCGGAAAAGGAAGAAAATATAGATGTTGCGGACATAGGCGCGGCCGTCGGGCTCAACCTCTTCTACAAGGCAGACGAGGCGGGCGGTGCAGATGCGTCCGCTGTCGAAATGGCAGACGAATACGGCATCAAGGAAGAATTGCTTGATGTTCTTGAGGAGCAGTCAGAACCAGACGACGACCCCATTCACGAAGACAAAGAGCCTGAAAGTGACGTGCGGCATGCAAAAGACTCCGAAAGTGACGTGCGGCCAGCAAAGAAAAATACACACAGAAAGGTTAAGAAGACGCCCAAAAGGGGGGAGCCGAAGGAGCGCAACAGAGACCGCAGCCCGCTCAGGTCTTAGTGCTAGGCCGGCTGTATGGTCAGGTGCCAGTCTCCGATGAACACGTCGTAAAATTTGCCGTCTTTGGTTATCACATCTCGAAGGATTATTTCGTAGCCGTCCGTCGTCACCCTCTTCTCTACCGAACGATAAATCCTCTTGTTGGCCGCGTAGCCATCAAAAGCATTCTCGTGGGCCATCATCTGTTCCGCCATGAGGTCGTAGTCCTCCTGATTCAAAATAAAGCTAGGATCACGAATGGTGAGTTTAAGCATGGCCACGATATGTACGAGTGTCAGGCAAAGGAACGCAGAGACAAGTGATTGTTATTTGTAAAAAGCTGCTTTTATTTAAAATAACATATGTACAAACATTTCAATAAACATATATCTCTCTAAGCCCCCAAGTCGAACTCGTCGTATTCCTCATCATCCTCCTCCTCCTCCTCCTCCTCCATTTCCTCCTCCTCTGTAACAGGGGTTGCGGCGGCGGCCGCCACCACCACGGGCGGCAGGTTGGGTTTGTTACGAATGGTGGGTGTGTTGTCGTACTTAAACTTTTTACTTCTGCGTGCCATTCCTCTAATCCACGAAGTGTTGAGCTGTTTGGCGGGCCTGGCCCGGCGTACAGCCTTTGTCCTTTTGGTGCGCACACCTTGCTCGGAGGAGAAGAGTGCCATCGGAGAAAGGTGTGCCACACGCAAAACCTCCTGCAGTTTGTTTTTGTGCTCGGGGAGTAGAGAGTGGCACATGTGCACCAACATCTGCGGCAGCCTTGTGGTGTACTTGAGGCCCAGCAGCACCAACGCCATGTCGGGCGTCACGTTCTCCGACCTCTCTGGGTTTTTGAGAAATTCAGATAACACCCTGTCGGCCGACAGCAGCTTGGGAACTTTGTTTTTCAGGCAGCAGGCTATGCTCAACGCCTCCATCTGTTTGTAGTCCATCGAGTCTACGTTAAACTCGTTGAACCCCATGTATTTCTTGATCATGGCCAGATGCGGCGTGCTGTGCCATCCGGCGCAGCTGGGCAGCTTGACGCCCGAAATGTCTAGTTTCATCTCCTGTATGACGTCGGCCAGCCCGTCCAACAGGGGGGTGACGGGACACGACTTGTAAGGCGTCAGGCTTCCCAAAGGTTTGGTGTACGAAAAGCGTTTGTCTGCGTTGGTGCAGCGTAGGTTGTTGCCCACCACGGTGAAGACGGTGTTGTGAGGGATGAAGGTGATGCCTTCCACTTGGTTGAGCGCTTGCACGCGCTTCCACTGCTCGCTGCACAGCCGAAAACAGGGCATGATGAGGCATTCGTTTTTGTTGTTCTTGGTGTAGTGCACCACCTGCACCGAGCGAAAGTCTGAGGGGTTGGCCTCGTCGTCCTCCAACACCAGCCAATGCAACGGCTTTCTGCAGTCGGGCACCTTCTTGATTTTTTGGGCCACGTAAACGCCAGGCGTCAGGGCGGACACCAGCGAGTTGTAGCTCAAAAGTTCATTGAAAGTGGCGCGGGCCTGACAGGGAAAAAAGACGTGCGCTATGATGCTGGAAATGACGTGCGCGTCTTTCTCGGTGTTGACCGGCAGGTCGTGCAGGTAGCAATGCATCCAGTTGGTGATCACCGTCAAGAGGTCCTCGTTGGCCAGGTTACCGGGTATGCAGCCCGTGCCCCTGAGCAGCCCGTTGATGTGCGGTATGGTGATCATGGTCTATTGTTTGCGACTGGCGTGGGCACAATGCTGTACGCTACTGAGCAACAGAGCCACTTGGAGACCTGATACCACTTGAGCAAATAAAAAATACGATCCTTTGCCTCATCCGGAGGCTGTCCGTCTGAGAACACCCACTGATCTGTCACCAGATAGGCGTACACTATCCAATCCTTCTCTTCCTTGTGGCGATTCAGCAGCGCGCCCAGCACTACGCTTTTGCTTTTCACATACGCGTGCTGTAGTTTGGTATTAATGTACAACGATATGACAGTGAACGCTTGATCCCCGGGTTCCGCAACCCCTACGCTGCCGGGGCTCGGCGCCTTTGGGTTTTTCGTGCCCTGCTTCAGGGCCGGCTCTATGAAATGGTGGTCCAGCAGCCTTGCGGACAGAAATATGTCCTTTACCGCCGCCGCGTCCGCGTCCGCCACGCACAGCGTCGTCACCGTCACGCTCCAAGGCAGGCAGTACACCGCGGCCTGATCGTGCAGTTTTCTCAACACGTGCGCCCATTCCAGAAGCTGCACGTCGTCGATGGCAAATATTCTAAGTTTGGAAAAGCCGTAATATTGTGCTACCGTTATCGCCCCGGCCATTATCTGCTGCCCCGTCCCGTACACCTTGCAGCTCACCAGCCGCCGTGCCGGGTTACAGTTGAAAATCTTGGCGGTGTTGGGAGGGCCCGCGGAGGCGGCGTATTGGAAAATGAGAAACTCGTCTGCGTAGTGTGTGGTGTCGCTGTAGCTCTGGTCCAAAACATACACCCCCAAGGTATTGTAGATGAAGCCCTCCACTCCCGCATCCGAACTGAGGTAGACGCCGGGCGCGTACACCCTGTCTCCCGGTTTGTGCTGCTCCAAGGTAATGTCGGTGTGAGTGATGTTGTAAACGGGCAACACAGAGTTGACGTGTACCTCCACGCTGGTGGGTAGCGTGCACTTGACGCGCAGCCTGTCTGCCAGGTATTCGAACGTGTGAAAGCCGGTGGGGCTCTGCCCGATAACGGGAGGGTTGACGCAGGCAATCTTTACCGTCTGATCCTCCGGCATCTGTAGCGTGAAGGCTTGAGAGGCCGCCAGGCAGTCTTTGTACTCCTGCTCCGGCGTCAGCAGCGCTCCCCTGCGCATAGGGTGGAACCAGCAGTCGTTTTTGTATTTCAGGGTGGGGTTCCTGGGGTCCAGCGCGGCCACGTACAGCAGCTGCTGCGAGATCTTGCCAAAATGCCTAATGGCGTTGATGTGAGCCTCCATGAACGGCATCTCTGTGGGTTTCACGTAGGCCACCACCGTGAGGTTTTTCGTGGAGGGCATGGCTTCGCCTTCTCCCAGCAGAACAATGTAGTTACATTTGACGTTGCGGTTCATGGCGGCCGTGGTGCTGAGGCAGAAGTCTCCGCTCTTTGGTACTCCAAAGATGTACCTAATCATGTCCGTCTCCGTCAGCGGTACCTTCAGGTGCTCCGTGTAATAGATGACCACTTTCTGATCCTCTTGCACCCCCCTCAGCACGGTGGGGAGGTTGGAGGTTTTGACCGGCGCGTCCGAATAAATCTTAATACGCCGCGGCATGGGACCGGCCACGAACGCAATGGTAGGCAGCAGCTCGTGTAGTTCCACGGCCAGACGGGGGGAGGGCAGCCGAATAAAGATTTCCCGGTTGCTCAGTAGCAGGTACAAGAGGGCCACCACCAGGCTGCCCATGTCGTGCGCGTACCCCAGGGAGCGCTGCGCGTCCAGGAGGAAAGCCTCGGTGCCCGTGCCGCCCAGGAAGGCAATCACGTATTTTCTAAGTCTAATTTCCTCCTCTGTCCTGCCGTCGCACACGTACAGGTGCGCGTAGGGCATGTCTGTGAGTACGGGCTGAAGGTACCTCTGGTACTTGGCCAGGGGTTTGATTTTCCACACGAAGGTGCCGCACGACCACACCTGGTCCTCGTTTAAGATCCTGCCGTACATGTTTTCTAGGTGCCTGGGATAGTGAAAAGAGCTCTGCACCGACGCCCCTCGCTCCACGAATGCCTTGAGGTGTTCGTCCGTCTGCAGTTGCAGCATATCCAGAAAGATTTCCGCCTTGCCCTTGAAGAGCAGCCGGCGTTCTTTCTCGATCTCTACCCTGAGGGGTGCGGGCACCGGCTCCAGCGCCGGAAGCTGCCGCATGAAGTAGTTGGGGCACTTGTTGTTTTGATCCCCACGCGTGGGAAACGCAAAGTCGTAGACCTTGTCGTTCAGTTCCATGGGCGGCTGCGCCTGCTTCCACTGGGCTGGTCGGTAAGAGCAGAAGTGCAGGTTGCACACCGGCGCCGTCGTCTGCCACTGGGGCAGCAGGACAGGCGCAAAGCAAGTGGTATACACCATCACGCACTTGGCGTCCAGGTCGTAGACGACGGGCACCCCAGAGTGCACAAACACAGCCTCGCCGTTCACAAACATGGGCGGCCGCCTTTCGGATGGCTGCGCCACGTACCTCTCCACCCTGTACACTCCCATGGGCGTCTGCCGCACGAATAGGGCGCCGAACAGCGGAGCTATCACGTCGAGCATGAAATTAACGTTTTCCTGCTGCGAAACCAGGCAGAGGAAATCCCTCATCTCCTCCAGTTCGTACTTGAAGTAGGTGTCGGTGGCGTAGGCGGCCGCCACGCTGCCCCTTTCCCTGTGCAACAGTATGCATTTGTGTTCTCGGAACATGGCCGTGGTCTGCAAAAGGTAGGCGGTTATGCTGAGCGTCACGTCTCCCTTGCTCTCGCACGTGGTCTTGTATCGGAAGGGCTTGAGCCTGCATTTGCTGATCAGAGAACCCTGCCTCAGGTCCTCAATGCAGGGCTCCTCCACGCTGTAGAAAAATTCCACCAGGTCGGAGATGCGGCCCAAGTCGGTAAAGAGCGGTTTGGAGTTACAGTGCCGCAAGGTCCAGGCGGCAAACAGCATATCCTCCAGCGGAGTGTATGCAAAGGTAGGCTTGGCCTCCAGGGGAGCCAAGAGATGCCGCTCCACAAATCGGTCGTAGGCGTCTAGGTTGCCGCAAGGGGCGGTGGCCGTTTTCCTCATAGATTGATAGTAGTGCGGGTCTTGACGCAGCGGCAGTTTGGCGTCTGCGTCCAAAGATTCTAGAAACTCTGCAGACATTTTGGTATTGGGTTTCATTTCCGCTCCGTAAAACTCAACCGCCCGTCTGATCAGCTCAGGCATCAGGCCGCACACGTTCTCCTCTCTGAGTATCTGCTTGTAGAACACGTCCTCCGTCACTATTTTCAGAGAGCCCAGAGGCCTGTTCTCTTTTGGCGGCCTGCTGTTCTGCCCTGCGTACCCTTTGGCGTAGTTGACCTGCGGGTCCATTTGAGGAAACTGGCCGCCGCGCTGAGCGGGTGTCCTGGGTTTTGAAAAGGATAGGCCTTCTTCCGACATACCTATGCGGTGGGTAGATATGCACCGCACCATCCTAAAGAATTCAGCTTGAACTCTGTTCCTGCTCCATATCAGGGGCGTCAGGCTGTGATTTTCTGTGCACTCAGCCACGTGCACGTTTCCAAACTCCTCTTTTGTTACGCTTAGTGTTTTCCAGTGATGGAGAATTGAGGCGGTGGTGCCGCCCGATGCCGCGTCTAGCTCCGACCTGTCGGTCATCTCGAGGCAGGAGGGAAACTCGTCCAACGCCCTGAGGTAGTAGGTGTAGAGCATGTCGTTTGGTAGTTTGTGGCCCACCAGCACCACCGTAACGCTCTGCAGCATCCAAATTTCCGCCAGGCAGTACAGCGTCAGCAGGTCGTCGTGGCTGTGCGCGTACACCAGTGCCGCCTTGCACTCTTTGTGCGTGCGCATGTGGTCGACGTGCGCCGTCAACGCGCAGGCGGTATGATGCGTCATCCGCCCTGTGCTTTTGTAGTAAGTCATGTATTTGAGAGGGTCGGTGTAGACGACGTAATTTTCGTTGGAGGGGTAGCACACCAAGCAGTGTTTCAGCCCTACCTTGGGAGGCCCGTCTTGCGTGCACACCACCATCCTGACCCCCGAAGTCTTGCTGTACAAAACCCTCCTTGACTCCGTCAGGGTGTAGCGGTGGTGGGGCCAGCCGTCGTAGGGCATTAGGTAACAGGTGTTACAGGCTTTGCGTGTCACCAGCGTGGAGCCCTCAAACTCCAAAACCATGCCGTAGCCCAGGAGCTCTTTGTACACCAGCGGCTTAGGGTTGTGTAGCAGGAAAGGTAAAATGCTGGATTGATGCTCTTGATTCGGCAGTACAAGTTGAGCTTTACTATCCACCGGAGAGTAGTTGTAATAGGCCGAGGGTAACACGCCGGCGTCCGATATGTAGGCAGAGACCTTTAGCTTTTCTTTGATGCACAACGTCAGGATGCATTCTAGGGCAGCGTTCCTCCATTCGGGTTTGGAGACCAAAGACAGATCTAAGCTTATGGTGTGGGTGCACTTTCGCGCGTTCAGCAGGTAAAACATTGCGTGCCTTATCTGGTGCGGGCAGCCGCAGCGCTGTGAGATGAATATAATGGGCACTGCGGATCCCATATTTGTCTGCTCCTCTATGGTAGGTTCCAGCCAGGAAACGGCACACTGATGCGCCCATTCTCGCTCGTTCATAAGCAGATCTCTAACTCCGGCAAAGTGTTCGTCGTCTGTCACGCACACCCGCAAGTCAGAGAAGGCTAGCGCCTCATATCCAAACTGTTGGGGTATTTGAGCGACAATTTTTTTGCCTACCAACAAGTGGTCTGATTTTAGATATACCCTTTTAGAAGTCGTGCCCCTGCAACTATGCGGCCTGAAGTCGTCTAAGTACTCTATGCCTACGGGCACCTTCACGTCGTTTAGGAATACGGCAAAGGTAGTCTCGTCTATGAGCTCCAAAACTTCGCCGGCAATTTTTGGAGTGAAACTCGAAGGCACCGTATAGGAAGCCATGGAAGCTGAAATTAGACGGCTGGGCAAGGAGGCCAGAGACGCCACTAACTTTATATACAACTGTATGGTTAATCAAAGAAATCAAGTCACTCGCTTTACTGAACGTAATGCCGCCCACATGCCCGATGCAGCGGCTCGGCTTCTCGCACAGGGCCCTGATGTGTTGTTCACAGTGCCGACGTTTGACGGTGCAATTATTCCACCCGTGCCTACGCAAGCTCCAGTCTTTGCTTCCACCTCAGCTCTGCCTCAAGTTTCAGCGCAGCACTCTAATGTTTTGCCCGCCGTGCCGGTGTTTGGTGTTCCGGTGCCCTTATTCACGCCCGACTCCTCCTTACCTCCTCCGCCAGCTCCAGTGGTTGCATCCACCTCGGCCTTGCCTCCCGCGCAGCCCTCCACCTCGACCCTGCCTCCAGTTGTCGCCTCCACCTCGGCCTTGCCTCCCGCGCAGCCCTCCACCTCGGCCTTGCCTCCCGCGCAGCCCTCCACCTCGGCCTTGCCTTCCGCGCAGCCCTCCACCTCGGCTGCCACACTACCGCAGGCTCCTTCTTCCGTACAGCCCCCCGTTCCTACGCCAAACGTCGGTCTCACTCTGGAACTACAATGCAGAAACATGAACAGAGAATTCGGCGAGCTACTGGAGCAGCAAAGACTTTGGCTGACCGAAGCAGAACGTATAGGCGGCAGGAAGCTTCTCCTTCAAGACAACTATGACGTGCCTACGCGCCCTTCCGCCGCTCCTTTTGCAGTGCTTCCAATCCCACCCGCGGCGGACCAGTCTGTCGACATGCATTCTCTCCCCGACTTGCCTCCGCCACCGCAATCCCCCACCTCCCTCTACGCCATGCCCTCTGCCGTCGACCTGAAGCGTCCTATTCCCATAGAGCAAAATTTGGAACAACAGATGAGAATCGCACTCGTAGAGCTGAAAGATATCCGAAAGGCACAAGAAGAATTCTTGAGTACACGTAAACGCTTCAAGCACGCGGACAAATGTAAGCAAGGTTCCGTTCAATCCTACATAGAAAAGTTGGCCGCCGGAGAATACAACCCGCTCAGGTCAGGGTCTGCTTCAAATTATCTGGTGGTGGCAGATTACTGCGGCGCCCCGTTGCCACAGCTGCCGCAGGAACCTATATTTCACGACCCCGGCCGAGGTACCATTCTTCCGATATACGTACCAAACCCTAACCTGCAACCCATAATCTTACCCTCTCCCTCCTCCGTCAGCGGCGCCCAGCCTCTCCTCCAGCTCACAACCTCGCAACTTGTGGAAGAGGCCCGCAAAAACGCAGATTTCATAAAGCACACAGCCGCCTCTGGGGGGGTGCCGTGCGGACGTTTCACTGTACCTATCCAGCCCACTCCAAAGCCGCCTCCATCTCAACCGGTAGTACCATTACACTTTCCTCCAACGCAACCGGCTCAGCATATACTCCCCGCCGCGCCCCCAGCTACACAGCCAGCGCAGAATGCAGCTCTTCCGCCGCCCGACACTGAGACCCGGCCGCCCGACGGTACGCCTGCACCGCCCGCAGATACATTGGAAACGCCAAATGCGGCAACTGCCTCCACGCCGCCCTCCGAGCCGCACGCGCCCGCAGACACGCCGAACGCGGCACCTGCCTCCCTGCCGCCGCCTGAGGACGTGATTATACCACCACCGCCGCCACCACCGCCGCCACCCACAAACCCTACGCCTAAAGTTCCGGCAAACGGCGTAAATATCGGTGGGGAAATATATTACATTTTTCAGCGCACAGCGGCCACAGACCGCCCGGCAGAAGCCGCTCCACAGCCCAACGCAGAGGCACGAGAGGTGGACGTGCACCCTCCTCCTAAAGAAGAGATTACGAAAACGCCAGAACAGAGAGTGACTGCGGTGGTAGAGATAGAGGCAACGCCACGTCTTGCGTCCCCAGAGCCCGTCGTAGAGCTGCCGCCAGAGCACGAGGTAGAAGCTGAGCCAGAAGCCGAGGCCTCCCCCGAGCCCGAAGCTCCCCCGCTCGAAAATGTGGAACTCCAAATCTCTTTGGAGAGCCCCGCACGTGCGGAACCCTCTCCTTCCGCCGACGTCATACCAAAACCCGACGAGCACACGCCGGGGGAGCTGCCGCAGGAGTGGCAAGGCCTGGAAAAAGACATGCGGGAACTCTGCAGACTACAGGGGGAACTTTTGGGCATGATAACTGACCTCACGCCTAAAGTCAAAGGGCAAATTGATGGTGCGCGGAAAGTTCCAAAGATATACGACCCCAATCTGCCGTACACACGCAACGTCGCATCTACGATAAGCAGAGAAGACTTTGACAAAATTCAAACGGGTCTTCTCAAATTTTGGTCCCCGGACGTTTCATACCCCAGTACGAAATTAGAACTGCAGCCGCCTCCTCAGATCCCTGTACCCGCCTCAGACCTTGAGCTTCCACCCGGCGGCTCTTCGCCGCACACGCAGCCCGAAAGCGAAGTCCAGCTTCAGCTCGGCAGGCCACCACATACTGCCCCTCCCAGTGAGTTCCGGCATCCGCCCGGCAGCCCTCCGCCACACTCCCCCCCTGCGCGTGAGGGTTATGAAGTGTCAAGCCCCGGTGAAGAGTATGCGGAGCCGCACGGCTACACCTCCCCCGACTCCTCGTCCTTGCACGGCCATCGCTATAACACACCACCCTCCAAATCTAAAAAACTCTACACGTACGAGGCGCGAAACCGAACCCTGGGCGCCATCACACAAATCTCTTCGGACGATGAAGACGAGGAGCTGCCGCAGACCGTACGTCGGAAAAAGTCTTCGGCGGAACAGAAAAGGCTGAAACTCCAGCTTGCCACCCGCACGAAGATAGAGTGCAGGGCGTCATTGCGGCAAGAAAGGAGAGAGAAGAAAAAGAAATTGGACGAGGAGAAACACCTCGAGAACTACCAGACCTACTTGAAACAAAACACCCAACTCCCCGTCTCTAAATCCAGGACCGAGTGGCCTCCCGACAAGCCTACCAAGAAGATATTGACGACCACAAGAAACAAGCAGATTCCCGACCGGCCCGACATCAGCCACTACCTGCGACCAGTCTTAAACAGGAAGATTTTGGCGTGCGGGAACGAATACGACTCGCAAACTCTCGTAGACCGTCCAGCTCCCATCTGCTGTTTTCCCTCTCACTACACTTTACAGCTGATTTTTGGCCGCTTATACGAACCCATCACTTTTGGAACCAGCACTATTTTGGTACGACAACTTGTACTCGCACAGTACCTCATAAATTTTAGGTGTGGCGCGTACGCAAATCAACTGCTTGCAATTTTTAACGTGATTCACGTAGACGAGCTCTCTGCCGCACTTATAACAAAATTTCAGAAAGATTCCCTCGCCGCGGTCCAAATATGTCTGTCCGACGACGCAGTTTGCTTCTACATGCCAGACGAAGAATGGCTACACGCCTACATGTGCGAGGCTACGGTGTACGAACACTACGACTTTGTCCGGCTCTTGTGCGCTGCCTTTTGTCCTCGCGCTTACGAAACGCTATACCGCGACTACAGCGCGCAACGTGGCTTCTCTCCCTTTCATATCCGTTACGCGGACATGCTCAGCTCTTTTTACGTTTCCGAACCGCCCACCACCGCAAGAGCATACCACTACAAGCGCCTGCCCGATTACAAGTTTAACTTGTGCCGCGCTTTGGCCCAGGAAACACACACCTTCTCCACGTTGATAGATTATCAGGCTGAATATGCCGCGCTTTTGGACCGCGCACTACTCTCAGAGGACGAGGCGTTTAAAACTGCCGCCCTGGGTCTATGGCAGAAATACCTGACGGCAAACATTAAAACGGGGCACGGACTGTTTGTTGGACGCACCTGGGTGGGTATGGTAGGCGGCTATGTGACATTTGACCAAGACAGCATGGATCTGCTGCTGGAGGATTGGAAATTGTACGTTGGCACACCCAATATTTCCCCGGATTCCATGCTGAACGGAACTCCGCGCTCTCTGATTTTATGTAGCACGATTATAGTGTGTGTTTTTTCAAAGTACGCCGACCGTCTACGCGGCACGGTTGCACTCTTGTGGAACGAACTTTGCTGTGTGTGGAGCTACTACATGTGTGCGGTGAACCCTGCGTCTCTGCGGCTTTGTATGCGGCTTTTCCTGAGAGGCGTCAAACACCCAAAGATGATTGAGATTTTTGATGAGTACATCAACGCACACTGCGACGCTCTGAGCTCTGAGGTAGTGGAAATCACACGCAGGGCCGTCGAGGGCGTTTTACAAGACGAGGGGCCCCCGGTCCTTTACAACGCCATGTGGGAAAAACCAGAGTCCTCCATCATACTAGAACTTTTGGAATTGGAGTACCTCTACACGAACGATCCCAATACCTGGTACAATCTTACACCGGAAGCCGACCCCTACACCGTGCACTTAAGAAGTTTGGTCAGACAAAAAAATCCACACGACAACCACACACTCCCAACGCCCTTTGAGTCCAACAAAGTCTCTGTATCCGGAGACGGTAACTGTTTTTATTATTGCGTGGCCGCAGCATACGGAATGCGGCCCGAAGCAGCTCAGTCCATCAGGGACATAGCGGTGCAGACCTACACAGAAATTATGCACACGGACCCCTTTTTTTCATCTACGGTCGACCCTAAAGACGCCGAAGAACAATTACGCGACTACGTCTATGCAACCGAAGGATATTTTCAATCTCTCGCTTACTTTCTCCGCATCAACGTCGTCATATATATCAAAGGTCAATCGCAGCCCTCCATATATGGCGTCAACGACGACCGCTATCCTTACCTCAGCTTATTGTTCAGCGGGCATGTTTCAAGCGGCCATTTCGATTTGTACTACATACCCAGCGGCTGCCTATGCAACTCTTACAGTAAATGCATGTATGGGAGCTACGGAGCTGAGGCCACTGTCAACGCCATAGTTACGCCTACTATTCTGTGTAACATTCCACCATGCGGGAATAGAAAATGCATAGCCCGTCTCTTCTATGCCCATACGACGGTGGAGGACGCTTCGGCCATGTACAACGAAGATGCATTTGACGCCCAGTACAGAGTGTGCGACACACTAGACTTTACTTTTCTAAACCCTCGTCCCACGCTCGGACACTTTTTCGCACATGGCACTAAGTACGGCACTGAATCTTCTGAGCCCGGGGAAAAGAGGGCGTTAAAACGGCCGGCGGATCCTATACCGTTGGAAACCTACGAACAGTTTTGCAAAAGAAACCCAGTCACATATACCTCCGATCATTCCTCGTATGTTTCGTCCGTTCTCGAAGCCAGCTCCGCCGCCAGTGAAGAGTCCGACAATGGTGAGGAGTTGATACGTGAGTTTGCCAAAAGTGTGGGAGAGCACGGCAGAGAATTTCTGAGGATTGAAGATGAAAAGCTTAAGAGACAAAACTCAGTGCAGTCCACACGCACGCCTTCTCCCGAGGAGCGCTCCGACCTTCCCCCAGACGTCAGATCTCCTTCCCCGCCGGCCTCGCCCGTGAAAGCAAGAGACGGGCGTACTTCACCTACCCCAGCGCCTGCCAGGGTAGAACCTCCGCCGCCGCCACCTCCTCCGAGCACTCCATCTACGCAACCTCACCCTACGCAGCCGCCGCCGAGCGCTCCACCTACTCCTGTGATTAATGTTAAACCTCCACCTCCGTGCACGCCGCCGGCCGAAACCACACCGCCGATTAGAACTCAGGACTCGCAGCCTGCCGTTCCAGCAAAAACCGAGCATGCACTACCCTCGGTGCCAGGCACCCCCCCTCCGTTCGCCCCAGCAAGGGTCGAGGACTCGAGGCCTCCACCGCCGAGGCAAGAGCCAAGCCTACCGCCTCCCTCGCATCCCCGGCCACGTCAAGAAGAAGCTGAGAGTGACCGCCACCCTCACCAAGAATATCTCAGGCCTGTAAGGGGTTCCGCCGCAGATTGGGCCACCAACGTACAACCCTACCTTCCCGCGCCAATTCAAACCCGGCCGCGTGAGGAAGAGAGCGCTGCGCCGATTCGCAGTCGCAGTCCCCGTCGCCCGTCGAGCGAAGAGCAAACACTGCCTCCCGTTCAAACCCCGCATCCCCGGCCACGTCATGAAGAAGCTGAGAGTGACCGCCACCCTCACCAAGAATATCTCAGCCCTGTAAGGGGTTCCGCCGCAGATTGGGCCACCGACATACAACCCTACCTTCCCGCGCCCAGGGGCGCCCAGCGCTCCTCTTCAGAACGCGGCAGACTGTTGAATTACGAAGCGCCTTCCCCCCTGACAGACGAGTGGGTCGAGCTAGATCCCCATCAGCAGTCTTCCCGCGGCAGGGCGTCCCAAGGAGCGGAAGCGCGTGGCAGATTTCGTGAAGGGGCTCAAAATGCAGCTTTCGAGTACGACGAGGAGCTTGAGTCTTTGGACCATCCTCTGGAGCAGCTCAAATCATTATTGCAAACTCATCGAAGAACGCTTAGACCTTTGGAGAGCTATGTTTCGCTACTCGGCTGCCACCTGGAACACACCGCCGACGAAAATCGGGTACGAGAGAGGTTTAGCGAGATGGAGTCCGAGAGGGGATTCAGCCTTAGATTGAATGAAGGACCGGCCGCCTCGCTGCCAAATTTTGCCGTCAACTTCACTTCCAATCGTTTGGAAACTACGCGCAACACTAGGGATGGGCCCGACGTACTGGAACGCGACGTCGTGATTAGGCTTCCGTACAACGACCTTCAATACTCCACGCTACATCACGGCGTAATGTACCTCACCTCAAAGATTGAGGGTGCAATGGCCGAACGCCTGCTAGACTGCGACGGCGCCCCCTACGACAGAACGCTAATAAAGTGCCACGCTCTGGCGCAGCGTGCTCTGCTGGGCATGTTTGCAGATCACTTGGAAATGCCCGACACCCTGAGCAAATATATTTTTTACAACGATCTTAAGACGGCTTGCTTTGCACTTCCCATAGCCTACAGAGACATAATGCAGGTGACGGCGCACCCCAAGCTGGCCTACCTTCGCAGTTTGCTTTTTAAAAGCCTTCAGCTTGAGCACACCCTCGCCTTGGACGTGCTTGGGCTGAAGAAGCACTGCGCTGGGCCGGGAAAGGCGTTCCTGCATCAGGAGGTCATGCTTTTTAGTCCCACCACCAAACGTCTGCACACCGCGCTCTACATCCAAGAGCGGCTTAATTATTTGGACTCTAGCGCCACGCTCAGGCAACCCCACACCAACGTCACCGACCAGCAGCATCTGCTCTTGCCCACTGAAGTGGCAGAACTTCACGGCTTTCAGGTGTGCGACGACGCGTTGTACATGGCGGGAGAGGTGGTTCTGCAGGCCGCCCTCAACGACGACGCGGAGCTTGTGCTGCACACTTTGGCACGTTACTCTTATAAAGTAATCCCCTTTGTCTTCTTACCTCTCTACGCCCGTATGAACCGCTGCGACAAAATGATGCAGACTTATTTCGTGATGGCCATCGAGTTCATCGGAGCGCAGATACACACCAGTTTCGACCAGCTGGTTGAGGCGGTGAACAGCGAGAAGATTGAGAAACTGCACGACGCCATGACCACCCTTTGCATAGAGTATGACGTTCAAGTGCACTACGAAACGCCGACATACTCCATTAAGGATGTGGTGGCCCGCTGCCTGAATTCATTCAATCCAATCAATTCCACCCACATACCCAAATATTGCCTCTCCAAACGCAGCGGCAGACACGAACCCATGAGCTCCTCCACCGCCTGCTACACTGCGGGCCTGCAAGCCGTGCCCTACATTTACTACAAGGCCGAAGAGGAGAGGCAGGAGAGATTGAAAAGCTGGGGGTGCAAGGTTAAAGAACAATGCGACAAGGATTTTAGAATGTGGTATATCGCCCTTCCCAGACACCTGCCCCTGCCTTCCAACCCCTCCGTGCTAAAACGCAACCTGGAGGCTGCCAAGGGTGCCGGGCAAAGCCGTAGGGTGTGCGCTTTAAATAGCATTAAAGAGCGCTTTCGGGACCTTTACAGTACCTTTTTTAGGGCCGACGTGGTGCACGGCATTAAACTTTTAATAGACGTCGTGCATGTAGCTCCCACTTATTTTGACCTCATGGCCATTTTTCACAGCAACCAGGAGGTCTCCCGCTTCAGGATGGTGATGGCCACATACTGGCAGAATGTCGCGCCCCACAATTCTGGGGAGAGAGAAAGCTTTATGGAAACGGAAGCGGAGGGGCTGCCCGAAATGGAGACGGAGGGCGAAGCTTTGAACCACAACGACGAGGTGGTGGAGCGACTGACCGAAATCATCAGAAAGCTGCAGACGGAGCTGAGGGGCCTGAGAGAGGAGCATAACGTTACCACCGAACAGCTTCGGCGCAGGGAGTGCGCGGTGGTGCAAAAGGGGAAGACGGACGCCGAGGCCTGCATAAGGTGCGCAGAACTCTCTTACGCAAACCAGGCCCTCAGCACCACCAACGCCTCGCTCTCCAGCCTTTTTGCCAGCATCAAGAGCCAGCAGGAGCGAGGCGAGGCGCTCAGCGTCACCTCCGACGTGTTAAAGTCGGTGGAGATACCCGGGGTGACGGTGTCGCCCAACACCACGCTGCTGAACAAAATGTCAGACGCCTACACCACCCTGGTTTCGGTGGTGGAAAAAATAAAGCCCAAGGTGCGCACTTTGCAGAGTCAGAGCGACCGCTATGCGTCGGACAGAGATCTGGAGGCCTTCCTCAACTACCACCCCTCCGACGAGGACCTGAACCGCGTGATACTGGACAGGGTGTCGGATTTTATGAACGTGATGGCGGAAAACAACACTCTAAAGAAAAAGAACAGTCTGCTGGAGAGCGAGCTGCTAAAGATGGAGCTGGACCAAGGCAGCTGCGTCAGGGTGGAGGTGACAGAGTTTTGCTCCTTGTCCCGAGAAGAGTACAGGGCCCTGCAGGCCAACGTCAACACCGTCACCGCTCCCATCGTATCCCTCAACGCCCAGGAGGCCGTGCCGCTCTTGCTGGGAAAACTGGAGGAGCTGTACATTTACGAGTCGGTCCACTGGACCTCCTTTTTCCAAAACCAAATGGAGTACAACGCCTCGCTCAAGCACTACCTGCTGGCCAACCGTCTGGGAGACGAGCGACTTTTTGTCAGCAGCAACCTCATCCTGGACCTGCTCCTAACCTCTTTTTCCACCCAAACACAAGACAGCACGACACAGACTAGGTATCAAACCAAAACTTTATTAGTGCACCTGAAAGAGAGCATGAAACAGGAGGCGGACAATTACAGGAGGCTGATGTTACAGCACAACGCCATTCAGAAAGAAATGGCCATGACCACCCTGCTCAAGGAGGAGCACCAGAAGGCCACTCAGGAACTTGTAAAGTACAGAACTTTTGTCAACAAAGCGATATCGGCCTCCACCGCCTCTCCCGAACAATTTCAAACGTCTCTGAAAGCCCTGCTGGCCTCTACTCGTCTAGTGGGGCTGAGGAACTGAGGCTCTGCGCTTTGTACATGCGTAGCAGCATGACGGTCGTCTGGTTGTGCACCAGGGACACGTGGTACTCTTTCAATTGGTGCTCGTCCGCCTCGCACAGCGCTCGCACAAACTCGTCCTCAGGTCCCCAGTAGCCCGACCAGGGCGGCAAGGGCTGAAAGTAGCCGAACGTCTGTGTCTGCGTGGTAGTAGGTGCACCTGCCGTCGATGTGCATGTAGCGGATGAACCACTCGAGTCCTTGCACGTGGTAGAATCTGGCCGAGGAGCGCTCTTGCGCCGGCGATCTGAGGTTCCACGCGCAGCCTCCCTCCTCGTCTGTACGCTCTGCCTCTCCAAACAGCGGCGTTTCGTCGGCTCTGTACCAGGCTCGCCTTCCATGGTTGTACACCACGCAAAAGGCGTAAATGTTGGTCACGCTCCACAGCAGCCGGCACAGGGAGGCGCAGAATTCGTCGGCCTGAGCGGCCAGGCAGGTGTCTTTGAAGAGAGTGCCACACAGGGAGCTGTATGATATCTGTTTGATCATGTTGCGGAACACTGTGATTTTAACCATAGAGAGCCTGGAGGCGTACAGCAGGTCTGCCACCGGGAAGCGTGGGTTCAGCATGGTTTCTAAACTGTATTTGGGGGGCAATAAAAAAAGATAAAAAGCACTAATTACTTCAGAGGATTTTATGCTTGTGGTCTTAAGTTTATCAAAACATATCTCGGCCTCCTCCTGCCGGGCTTTGGGCTGGCTCTGCTCCTCCACCACCCGAGTGAGGTTGGTGTTGCGCACCTGACTGTGATACATAAAGTAATAGAGCTGCACGAACGGCTCCGCGTGCACAAACTTGGTGCACTCGCGCCGTCCGCAGGTCACGCGTAGTTTCACCGCCCTGCGTTCCAAAGTCTCCATGCGGTTGGAAAGCTTGAGCTTCATGCCCTTGGCCTTCACCAGCCGCATCAGAGAATCAAAGTTTTTCGTCTCCTTCTCGCACACCGCACGCTTGCTTCTGTAATGTTCGTCCTCTTTTTTCCTGGCCGCAATCATGCTTTTGGTGTCGCTCTCTCCCTGCAGCCACTGCTTCAGCTTCTTGTCGGGGTGTAAGTTGAGCCGCACCGGCGCCTCTCTCTTGGCCTGTGCGTTCAGCTCCTCGGACGTGTGCATGTCCGCCTCCTGGCGTTCAATCTCCTCCTCCACCGGCATAGCGTAGTGGCAACACTGGGTGTGCAGCAGGTACTCCTTGTAGCGGGCCATTTCTTTGGGGGCGGCCGCAAGACAGAAAAAACACAGCGCCACGTCGTCCACGAAGGTGGGCAGCACGGGAAACTGCAGGACAAAGCGCCAAAAAAGCAGTAGGTCCTTGATGCGCCTCTCCACCCTCTCGTAGCTCCAGCTGCTGTAGTTGAGGCTGAGTTCGCTGAACGCGCGGTCGTAATCTGAGAGGGAGATCATGTCCTGCTCCATGAGACGCGAGCAGGGTTTCACCTCCTTGAAGAGTGAACGATAGATGAGAAAAAGATAGAGTTCTATGGCGGGTTTCATGGAGGGAATTTGGTCTTTGGGGGCCTGCAAATTCAGCGAGCGCAGGTAACTCAGGTCCTTGCTCTCCTCCTTGCCGATGGGCTGCGCCGTGCCGCCTCCAAGTAATCTGCGGCAGCGGGCCATGCGGCACCTGCACAGCGCGTCGTAAGTCTTGAGCATGGTTCAGGGCGTGTAGTAGCTGTATGCACCAAAGTGGTCGCTCCAACGCAAATAAAGGAATTTTCTCACAGCAGGTTTCCAGCATAGCACCAGCAAAGTGTCCACATTTTTCACCGCAAACCTCAGGGCTTTGGTCTTGTGTTTGCGGCCGTGCAGGGGGCAGATCACGTAGTCGGCGCTGCGAGGGTAAATGGTGTTTTCGTTAGAGGCCGAAAAGTACACCTGGGGAACCTTGTAGAAGGCGGCCAGCCGCCCGATCACTTTGTTGATCACCGCCGTGTCAAGGGCCGGCATGCGGTGAGCGGCAGGCTTTTGTGCCCCCCTTATGCTCTGAAAGTACTGCTCCACCATGCCGCTGCTCAGGGAGGAAAGGAAGGAGCGCCTGGAATCTACGGGAACGCAGCTCAGGCAGGCCACCGGGCTCTGGGAAGGGTTGGACCAAAACTCGGTGCCGTCTACCATGTTCTGATTGTAGGTGCGTTTGTACTCGAACCTGCCCTCTTTGGGTTTGTCGCACAGCGGCATCCTTAAGGATTTGCGTGCCCCGTAGGGCTGCACGTCCAGGCAGCAATGCACCGCCATCTCGTCCAAGACGTGCGCCGCCCGCTTGAGGTTTAAACTTAGGTGGCATTTTGGGTCGTAGGGATATTTGTCCCCCCCTCTCTTTCCCTGCAGCCACAATGGACAGTCCTCCAGGTTCAGGTCCGGGTAGCACCACTCGTCGCTCAGCACGTCGGTGTAGTAGCGGCGGCCCTTGTGGTCCACCAAACAATACTGCGTCAAACCCTCCATCTTGTGTTCTGTGGCGTGCAGCGCCACCTCCGCCATCATCTTTTCCACCAACGAGATGGAGATGTCCATGGCGCACAGCTGCAGCGGCAGCTGCCACAGTATCCTCATGGACACCTTCTGCTTCTCGGGCGCGCACTGCCTTTGAAAAAAATAGAAAGCTCCCACCTCCCCTTCGTTGACCTTCACCTCAAAATTAAGTTCTAACATCTTCACCACGCAGCACAGCAGCGAGTCCAGCACCGCGCCGTAGAGCTTGTCGTCCTCCCAGTGCGGCTCAAAGCTGGCGATGTCTATGTCCATGGGTATGTTGGTGATGCTCCTGCCGGGTAAAAACACTTCGTGCCAGCAGGTCTGCCTTCCCTCTGCCGTCTCCGCCTCCCACCTTTCGTGCATGTGTTGGGGGTCGCAAATCATATACTGACGGGGTTCTGCGTCCGATGAGAGCAAAATTGGCGCCGTGTCGTACCATTCTGTGGGGTCGGGAAGCTTGAGGTGGGTGCGTTCCGGTACGCTGCCGTTGCCCGTGCAGTAGTCTACCAGCGCCGAGAATATGCTCTTGCCGAACTTGTTGGTCACCTCCTTGTCAAAGCAGGGGAAGACGTAGAAGCCGATGGAGGGCAGATTGTTGGGTCTGGCCAGGTTGGGAAAACTCCACACGGCGTCTATCATGTCGGAGACGTGCCTGGTGTGTATGAGGGGAGACTCCTCCATGGCGTTGATTTCGTCCAGCGGCAGCTCGTCGTCCATCTCCTTGATGGCGGCCGCCTCCTGCTCTCGCTTTCTGCTCAACAGCAACGAATGCAATCTCTCGGAGATGGTGCGCGAGTCGTAGCCGGCCAGCTTCTGTTTCTGCACGTTGCGTAGGATGCTGCACTTGGGGCCCGCAAAGCGCCGCACGAATTCCACGCACTCCTCGTAGCTTTTACCGCCCAGGTGTTCGCGCACCATGGTGCTGTGGAAGCAGACGTCGATTTCGTCGGCGATGGCCCTTTTGATGATGGCGTTGGCGGGAATCGAGTAGGTGCGTAGGCTCAGGGCCGTTTGGTAGTGTTCTACGTAGAGGGTGGTGACGTAATCTCGTAGCGAGGCCTGCGACTTACCCAACTGCAGGGCAAAGTCTTGGAGGCAGAGCGCCGCCTCCATGGCGGAGGGGTCTAGAAACTCCTCCGATGTAAAGTGTACATTTTGTGTGATTTTCTCGTACTCTTTCAGTTTCTTGGCCGCTTTCAACCAAGTCACAAAGCCCAGACGCTTCATCTTTGGGTGGGTGTGCAGCAGCACGTACACTTCCTCTCCCGCGCGCCCTATAGGAAAAGCCGCCGGCGCATACACCAGGCACAGGTCTTTGCTTACCGCCCAGATCATTACTGCTTTTTAATATATTTACCGAATTGTGGCACTCACATTTAAGAGGCTCAAAGATTTAAACAAGAGAGGTGGATGGAGATCATAAGAGCTGGCGGGGCGGCGGTCGATTGGGTCGACGCTAACGACAGCAGGGCCGCCGCTCACGTCTTTGGCAGCCCCTCTACGCCGCTCAGATGGAGGTACGGCACCGACACCCAGCCGATGCACTATGCCACGCCGTGGGGGGATTTGGCTCCCTCGCACGAACTCCACACTTCCCAAACTCAGGGGCTTCCAGAGATGGAGGTGTGCGAAACCCCCATCCTGGACTTCACGCCCGGTTCGTGCGACGACATAGAAATGGTAGAGGACGGGGTGTGGGCCTCCGACAGCGAGGCGTCCTGCGAGCTCTTCGACCTCGAAGACTATGTCTTTCCCACGCCTATCCAAGAAACTCCCTCGCCTCAACGCCCTACGGGACCGCACATGTTTGCCATACCCTCACCCCGCTCCTGCGCCTCCTCTATGGGACACGTCGTGTCGCCTCAGAGGCCCGACCCTGACAAAATCGAATACTCGGCCAGCCTGCCCAAAACCTTTATGGTGAACGAAGAATACTACGCCAGAAGCGGCTCGCGCTCCGATCACGGTGTGCTTCTCATCCCCACCCACCAAACGCTTTTGGATCGGCAGGCTCCCCCTCAAACCTACATGGCCGACGCCACCGCCTGCAGAACCTTCCAACCCTCTGAAATCACACAGATATGGCTGACGCACATCCACTCGGCCATGCCCGACTGCGACTACACGTGGCACGGGTACGCCAGCAAGTTTACCGAGGGGGTGTCGTGCAGGTGCGACACGCCGCCTAGGCCTACCGTAGATCTCCCGGCCTGCTTTCTGCTGGAAACCCGAGAATCTAAGACCGTCTACCCTCCTCCCTACACGCGGCCGGCCACCGTGACTTACGACGCCGAGGTGTACACGGAGAAGCACAGGAAAGACGCCGGCGAGGCGCCCAGGGGCTCGCACACCAACACCCGGGCCCCCGGCCAGGTGGTGTGGGCCACTCGTCTCACCGAGGCGGGAGACCTGGAAGGCGTCTACCTCATGAGGCCAGAGTACCAGGGCGTCGAGTCCGTGGAATGCTACGACGTCAACAAGGTCTACTGGGGCACGCAGAAGGCTTGCGTGCCCGTGGAACACGTGTCGTGCAGAGTAAGGCTCTTCCGCACCAAGTGCAAACCCTGCAGCGTCTACGGAGAGCCCATGCTATACTGCACGGCCGTGCCCCCTGAATTTCACCAGGACGTGCCAGAGAAACCAGACTCTAAACTCACAAGCCTGCCGGCCAACCATCGGCCCCTGCTCACCTTCGACGCCTTCTGCGGGGCCGGCGGCCTCTCTTTGGGGCTGGAGCAGTCGGGCCTGTGCGACGTCAAGTGGGGCATAGACACGGACGCGGCCGCCCTTGCCACCTTCTCCAAAAACCACAATTTCTCCGTGTGCGCGTACCACGAGCCCCTAGAGAACATGCTGGACAAGGTGGTGGCCGACCCAGAGCAGAGCTACTACCCTCGGCCGGGCCAGGTGGAGTGTTTGGTGGGCGGCCCCCCCTGTCAGGGCTTTTCGGGTTGCAACTTTTTCCCCAAGGGAGAGAAGGCCGGCGAAAAGAGACAGATGATGGTGGAGTATCTACGCATGTGCGAAATGTACCTGCCCAAGCTCTTTATCCTGGAGAACGTGCAGAACTTTACCGTTCAGGAGGACGGCGCCGTCTTCAAGGCCGTGCTACACAAGCTACTCTCCTTGCAGTACAGCGTGCTGTGCGGGGTGGTGCAGGCCGGTATGTACGGTCTGCCCCAGTCCCGCAGACGCCTGCTCATAGTGGCCGCCCGTGACGACTTTCCTCTGCCCGACATGCTTCCCCCTCAACTGCACGCCTTCGCCCCCTCTGCGCTCAGGCTGTGTAACTCGACGGAAAAGTTTGAACCCTTGCACGTGACCGTGCCCATCTTTCGCACCATCACCCTGCGGGAGGCCATCATGGACCTGCAGAACACCAAGTCCACCTTCAGCACGGGCTGCACCTGGTTCACCCGCAAGATGAGGGCGCCCAAACAGCTACACAACCACGTGACCAGGCCGCTCTCGTTGGCCAACCAGGCCAGGATAGAGCGCATACCCTACCTTCCGGGAGCCGACTGGAGAGATCTGCCCAACGTCTCCGTTAAGCTGCCCAACGGCCAAGTGCTGCACCCCCTGACCTACGGGGAAAAAGGTTCTGTGTGCCCCTGCGGCTCTGGAGAACGCTGCCTCAAAGACGTTCACAAGGCGAACGGCACGCGTCCTGCGGAAACCCTAATCCCCTGGTTCCTCCCACACACGGCCGAACGAAATTCTAACTGGGTGGGTTGCTACGGTCGCCTGGACTGGAACGGCTACGTCGGCACCCTACTCACCTCTCCGGATCCTGCCCACAAGCAGGGCAGGCTCTTGCACCCCTCCAGACAGAGAATACTTACCGTTAGGGAATACGCACGCATCCAGGGATTCCCCGACACCTTTATATTTCAGGGAGCAATAGAAGACACGTACAAACAAATCGGCAATGCCGTTCCGCCACCGTTATCGTGCGCGGTAGGCCAAAGAATACTGCATCGTCTGTACTTACGTTAGAACCGGAGGCCATAAAATGGCATGTGGACGGCTTGGCTTTGACTGCGGGGTCCGAGGTGTAAATAAGGTTTTCCGCCGTACCCTGCAGGCTGTGGATACGGAACTCGGAGGGGAACCACGGTCTGGTTTGAAGCTGCTCTACGTAGGTTCTGATTTTGTTAGAAAATGTCAAACATGTCTCTTTTCTGTGTGCTTGAATTACAATGTCTATTTCTAAAAACATAATGGCTGCGGATATGATTATTGCCATGATGGTACTCTTCCCACACCGCCTGGGCACCGTGGCGGCAGTGTAGGGCTTTGCATACACGTTAAAGATTTCGTCTATTTTAGCCGAGGTGTACACGGAGGGTGCTTCGGGGTTGTAGCATATAATGTCAGGGTCGGCCAGCTCCAGGCGGTGGAGCAACAGGTGTTTGTACTTGAATATCTGAGTGCCCAGCTGTTTGGTGGCCACCCCCAGCACGGTGGCCCGCAGCAGCTCTCGCTGAAAGTCTTCCATCCTCATGTCTCCCTCGTCCTTGAGCAGGTGGAAGACGCAGTCCAGCATAAGGTTGAGCCGCCTGTATACCCAGACCGAGTCGGAGATGTCTGTCTGCGCCTCCTTGTTGAGCTTCGCCATCAGGAGCTGCAGGCCGGACACCCCGTGATCGAATATAAGACCCGCTTTAACCACTGGAAATCGGTTTATGTGCTCCAATTTATATTTTGCCTTAAGACGTTTCGCTTCGATGGCCTCCGACCGCGCGAAAAGCGCCACGTGCCGTCTGAAAGGGTCCACCAACGCCATCACTTTACCCCTCAAAGTCAACTTTCAGCTGATAGAGTTTTACGGCGTGCCCTTTGCCAAAGGCGATGCCTGCGACCTGCTCTTTCAGAGCCACTCGCTGTCTCCCTTTTACGAGGCCACCGATAAATACACCCACCGGCTGGGGCACCAAAGCATAGACGCTTTCTGGCTGAATTACGAGAGGGGAGAGCCTGTCTTGTACCACGTGGATTCGCTCGCCGGAGACCTCATATTTAGACTCATGCACCAGGTTAATAAATCTATCCTAGACGAAGTGGAATTGGACCGCGCCGCCCTGAAAAAGGCCTTAGATTATTTGAGGTACCTCACCACCGAAGCCCCGCCGTGGTTTAAGCTTTATCACAACCTCATAGAGGGCACGCACCACAGGATGCCCCGGGTGTCTCGGGGCTCTGTGACAGACCTAGTCTTGGACGTGTACGAGAAACAGGCTCTGACCACCGCCCGCACCACCCTGCAAGGCTACTGCGACGCCTGCATAGAGCACGTGCAGGCGCTCAGCCGTCTCTACGGGCAACCCACCTACATCTACCAGCCCAGTAATCCCTACGCCCTGCAGAGCGGCGGCGTAGACACCTACGAGACCGTCTACCCTCTGTCGGCTGCCAAGATTCACGTGCCCAAGTTTGTACCTGTGGGGAAGGAGAACATAAAAGCAATACTGGGACCTTTGTACGAAAAAACAATTTTATTTTACTCAAAGCAGTGCGAGGAGCCCGCAGTCGTAGAGCAGGTAGTGCGGTCCGACGCCTCTCCCTCCGATTTTAAACAAGACTACAGCCAAGTGGTGCGTCTACACGAATTAAAGTCCAGGTACGGAAGCTGCTACTACGTCTGCCTTCTGGAGTTCTGGACCACGCTCATGTGCGGAACCTAAAACAGCAGCACCGCGTCTTCCTCGGGTATCTCATCCTGCCCGCCCTCCACCACGAAACAATGCAGGGGTTCGTAGGCTGGCATAAATTCGCACCGTTGAATGCCGGCCTCCCTTCTCTCCAGCGCGCTTTTGCTGTAAAAGTGCGTACCCTCACGTACATTGGAATTTTCTCTTTTGCCCACCGGACACATCACGCCTATCATTGGTTCGCACCACTGCCTGAGGAAAGGAAAGCAGGCGTAGAGAGCTTTGTAAAGCTTCATGGGGATGGTTCTGTAGCCTCGAATCACCCGTTCTCCGAAACTGTACACTAAAATGCAGCTTTCCGTGTAGGGCGCCAGGGTGGGATAGGTGTTTGCAAACATGATCCAGGAAAGCCACGACTGCTGCCTGTAAAGGTTGCTGGTCGACCTGGGGAGCCCCGCTTGCCCCGTACCTTTTAATTCCACCAACAGTACTTTCTTTGTTTTTTCGTGGAAGCACACCAGGTCGATTTCCGTACACAGTTGCGTTGCTATGTCGTACTTGCGCTTGCATTGCTTGCAGTGCTGGTAAGCGCCTGGACGTTTTGTGGAGGTGACGGGCACGTCGACGGCCACCACGGTGTAACCGGCGGTGGCCAAGCATTCTAAGACGTTCAGGGAGTGGGCGTATTTTACCGCGTTCAAATCCTTGGTGCCCCTCTTCACGTCCTCGTCCAGGAGTATTCCGGCCACCAGCTGCATTTTATGCTTCTGCCATATCTTTTTAACGGTGGTTGCGTTGATCACTGGAAGGGCGGCCACCTCAGCGCTCAACGCCTTAGCCACGTCGTCTGAGCACGGCTGTATTTTTTTAATGATGCGGAGTGACATGTCAATTTTTTTGCTGACGCTTATCCCTCCGCCTTTCCCCGCCGCGAATTTCATCTTTCTGTTGTATTCTGCGAACGCACAGCAGCCCATGCGACCTTCGGGTCCTTTTAGATTTTTAGTATATTTAGATGTCGCCGTGCGGCACCTAAGTGCCTGCGTGAGTCCTGGAGTGACGAACTTTTTGCCATCGTATTGGACCTCAAAGTTGCGGCGTTCGTTGCGCACTACCGTAATAGAAGGCGCCGCTAGTTTTGCACGCACGCGTTCCAGAGTCAGAGGAGGTTGCCCCACGAAGAAGCGATCCTCGTAGCCGTATTTGTGCAGCTCAAAGGGGGTGTACTGGGAGATGGGGGATAGAACGAAAGACATGGCGAAAAGGCCGCTGCTGGCCGACTGCGACGACGAGGACGAAGAGTGCGGAGAGCACAAGGGTAGCTCGTACGAAAGTATCGCCGAGGTCTTGTCGGCAGGCAATTACGGACTGGAGGGAATCGAGAGCTTTTGCGCAGTGTGGAAGCAGTTGATTCTCTTTGCCAGATACCTGACGCTGACCTTAATATTGTTAACCTTTTCCATATTCCTACTCTTCGTCTCCACTGATGCCTGGATCTGGATCCTCAAGCAGAATTATCACTATGAGGGCAACAACACCAGAAGCGCCGAGGCGGTTAAGCAACAAGACGTGATGAACGTGCTGAGCATCGGCTCCATCATTTTCGGTTCCCTCATGCTGCTGACGATCCTGACCACCATGGCGTGCTCGTGGCGTCACATGGCCAAGGCCCACTACACCATGAAGAATCAGTACTACGCATTCAGATTTTTTCCGCTCATGTTAACCCTCAAGCTACTCGCCATCGTCTTCTTTTGCATGGCCTGGACGCGCGCCATCCTTTTCATCGACTGCAGCAAGCCCATTCCCTTCGCCTCCCAGTGCGGGACCGTGGCACGGTACGGGGCCGTGGTCACCCTCATCTTCACCCTGCTGTACGGCATTCTGCTGTGCGTTCTAGGCGGCGTGGTGTATTTTTGCATCACCGTCAAGGTCAACCCAACCTCCATGAATAAGCCGCCCAACAAAAATTTCTTCACCGTCTCCAAGGGCCGCTACGGCAATTTCTTTGTGAAAATCGCCGAAAACGTCGTCGGGCTGAAAGGCAGCAGAGCCATGAACTTTAAACCCATGCCCATGAACGCTCCCTTCCCCCTGCAGTCCAACCTCAACACCCTACACGTACATTAAAGCAGGCTACGAACTTTTCATCATTCTGTGTAAGCTCTCAGGAGTATTATGTATAGTACTATGGCCGACGCGGCCACCCCCAGCACCAACAAACCAAATAAAGATTTTAGGCAACTCATAACTGCGTTTGCGTGTGTGTAATTTTCTTGTTTATTCCAATGCAAAATACAAAAACATAGGGGTTAATACAGACAATCACACTTCCTGGCCGAAAGTGTTTTGTGGCGGCGGCGTTTCTATCAAGGGCGTTTCGTCCGGCGGGTCCTCCTCGAACTCTTTGAGCTTTACGTACTCCACGTCCAACACCCTGCGGCGGATGGAGGCAAAGTACAGCACCGAGAGGGTGATCATCAGGCATATGACCGACAGCAGGCTCACGCCTCCGAAGCTGACGGCCGAGTACCAGCAGGTACTGGCCGCCCGCACCGTGTAAATTCCGTCGCCCATGTAAGCTTTGAGGCTGGCCTGTAGATACAGAGTCACGCAGGGTATGCCCAGCGCGCAGGCTATCCAGATGGTCTCAGTTCCCTGCACCTTTACGTGCCTCTGTACCGTGCGGGGATCGTTGAGGCGCTCTTTGAAGGTCTCGCGGAATGCCGCCTGCGTCAGCTTTCTCTTTTGCATAGTGTGTATAAAATTTAGTTTGACGCTGATGAAGCGCACGGCGGCCAAGGCTACCAAGAGAAAAGCCACCCCCCCGGTGATCCAGTAGCTCTCCTTTAGCGTTCTGTACTCGTAAGTCGTCATGTTGAAGCAGGCGTCGGGACTGGTCCAAAACCCCAAAAAAATGTAAGCAGTCGCCACCAGCCCGGAAAACACCCACAGTATGATGGTACAGCTCATTTAAACGCCTGCCAGGTCTGTTTTGCAATCTGAAAGAAGGTAAAGAGGAAGAAAACAGTTATCTGCGTGCAGCAAAACTCGAAGACTGGCGACACGCAGACTTTGGCGCCCTGCGGAAGCTCCAGGCGGTCGGGCGACGCGTTGGCTGTGAGGTTGGCGCGGTAGGTATGGTCTTTCACCACAAACATGCTACAGATAAAAATGACGGTGAAAACCAGGTGCAACCCCACGTTGGCCACGTAGACGGAGGCTAGGTTGGGTCCCTGGGTGGGCAGCAGCCCGGTGGTGCGTTGACTCCACACCAGTCTGCAGTGTTTGTAGCAGAGCATGCAGGCTCCGAGCAGGGTGGTGAGGCAGCCGACGAAGCCCGCGTAGCAGACGGTGTTATTGCAGTAAATGCCCAGCAAAAAACACTTTCCGTACACTATGGCGGCGCATACGTAAAAGGAGACCGCTATGAGGAACTGAATCCAATAGAAGATGCCTCTGGCGTTGCGGGCCTTTTTGATCACCTCTTCGTAGTACCTCAGCGTCACGGGCTCTGCGTAGTCGGTCTTCTCGTCCACCTCCGAGTAGCCCAGGACCGTCAAAATTCCCTTGGTGTTTAGCAGCTTCCAGAATAGCATTTGATTGTGGTAGGGTTCGCCGTTGGGTCGCTTAAATATACGCTTGGTGCCTGCTATCTCTGAGAGCGGATCCGCAAAGCGGGCGACGCAGAGCTCAAAGTCTTCGTCGCTGCCGGCCTGGTTCACCATAACGGTCGCAGCCTCCTGAGGTGAGTTCTAGCCGGGGGTTCGTAGTCTTTGTTGTAGCTGTAGTCGTCCTTTGCCTTTGCGCCCTCCACCTCCCACTGCCTCCTAAAGTACTCCCACCGAGGGTAGCGGTGTACCAGGTCGGTAGTTTCTGTATTCACTTGACCAAACACCAATACGGAAGCATTCCAGTTCACCGGCACCGTTTTCAGTCCGTTGAGCCAGCGGTAGACGTCTTTGAGGGAGGCGCACTGCAGCAGCTCCCACCTCGTCAGTTGGTACCCGCTGTCTTCGGCAAAGCGCGACTGGGAAGGGTAGGATACCAGAAACAGGCCGCCGACCGAGTCTGCGAATTTCTGAATAGGCAGCTTGGGGTTTTCTACGTACTTGTGTCTTTCGGTGGGGTGTATCAACACGGTAACGGTGTGCGTTATCCCCTCGTCCCTGGTGCCGAGACACAGCCCCTTACTGTTAATAAATTTAGACGCGTGCTTTCCGTCTTTTATGTTTGAGTGCAGCATACTCCAGGCTGCATTCTGCTGCAGGCCGTCCTCGCACTGTACGCTCGGCTTGAGCAGTACTTTAGTCAGCCATCCGTGTGCGTAGAACTGCGCCTGGTCGGCGCCCAATTGTACGGGGAGGTTCTGTTGAGCCAAGTAGTCCTCAAATCCATCCACCGTGCTGTTCCACTGATCTACAAAGTCTGCCAGGTTGAAGAGGCATACGTTCAACGAGGGAGAGGTGTGAGGCAAAAGAGTCTTGAGGTTCGAGGTCAGCTTTTTCAGCAGCAGCACAGTATTGGTGGCCGGAAGGTTTGCCAGGGCGCTAAAATCAAGCGCGACTTGTATCTCGCCCACATTGCTAACTTCGAAGCTGGTAAAGTAGGGTCTCTGGTGCGAGAAGAAGCTACGGTGCATGATGGGGATCGGAAAGTTTATTGTTCAAACCCTGCTGGCTCGTGAGCTCTTTGTTCCCGAACGTGACCGCGTCCTTCACCTCTCCAGCGAGTTTACTCTCCGACAATGCCACTACGTGGTGGTGGACGCAAGCACGGCTATACATAAGATGTATTACATCTGTGATATTCCAGGCATAACACTCCACAAATGTTTCAACTTTTTAGTCCAGCACTACGAAAACCTAAAGCTGCCCGAGTCCGCCTGTCTGGTTTTGGTGCAGGACGGCTGCAGCTTTCCCCTCAAATCGCACGCCCGGGCCACGCGTGCCCCCGACACCTTTTCCGCACGCGTCAAGGAACTGGTGGGCGACCGCAAAACCTTCCTCAAGGGCTTCTTTGAACACTACCAAACGACACGACCCAACCTGGTGGTGGTGTGCGGCGCCGTGTGTTTGGGCGTCGACATACCCCACGACGACCAGTTTGAGGTGCACTGTGCGCTACAAGACGAGGAGAAACGCAGACGCATCTGCTGCCTGCTGAACAACCCCTCCTGGCAGGGCAAAGAAGTAGAGTCCGACACCATTCAGTATGCGGTGGCCACGCAGCTGGCTCTCTTAGACAAAGAGGAGAAAGTGGGGGTTGTGAACATAGACACTGACACGGTGGCCGTGGCCATGGCGCTGCGTTCCGCCAACCTACTGCCTCACAACGTGGTCGGCTTCTTTGAGAACAAAATGTTTTCCGGCAAGAATCACATACTGCACTACATTGACAAAGCGCACCTTTCCATGCTGCTGACGGGCGTGGAGATGAGGCACGTGTTGCCGCAACAACGACACATGAACGACAGAGACTACGCCCTGCTCATTCTGAGCGACTGCCTCACCCTCGACCAGGCCAGGCGGCACTACGGAGCGCGGTGGAAAAGGTTCGTGGAGTCCATCGTATCCGCCGGGCGCACCATAGACTGGTCCAACGTTATAATGTGCGCCGTACAGCTGGGTTTCAGAGGCGCCGTGATCGAACCCTTTCTGACCTGCGCCAATATAGCCCCCTTCGTCCACCTCATCAACCACCTCTCCAACGGCCGGCGTGTGAACAACATCGCTGAAAGAGCCGTCGGCTTAGAGGATCTGACCGACAAGGCGCGTGCGAAAAGGTTGGTTCAATACCAAACCCTCCTGGCGCTGAACCGGCAGGTGATACCCTTAGGAACGTACGGAAGGTATCTGCACAGCTGCGACAACGGCATGATCGCCTTTTACCCACTACGCTCTCAGCAGACCATCTTTGCCCTCTTCATGTGCGTCCTGGCCGGCACTGACTTTTCTATTCCCTTACACAAGGCCGGGCTGTGTAGCCTCATGCACGCTTTCACCAACAGAAGCCTGGTGAGCGACGTGTATCATGCCGTGTGTCTGGAGATCGGACTGGCAGTGAAAGACAAAGGGGAATTGGCCGAACCCGTCCACCTGACTGGCAGGTTTCTCGCGCAGTCCCTTTTACCCAAGTTTAATCCCGACAAGCACCTTAGGAACCCACGCACCTCCAAGGTGTACGACACGATTGCCGCCCATCTGCGTCACGTGATTACCGGCTGGTGCACCCCAGGATACTTCCCACGTTTATACGAATCTATATTGTTAAACGGTGCAGCGCCTGGTTATTTACTGAGCTCTGTGAGTCCCACCACTGTCATCTCTTTTGACGTGGACGAAAAAGTTATCGCCGAGTGGAAAGAAGACGTCTACTGCACCGTACAGGAAAAATGAGCGAGATACCTCCCCTGCCGATTCTGGAGCTGAACTTTTACGGAAACCTCACCATGGTGGCGGAGCCCGAGCATATCAGCGGGCACACGCCGGTGCGGTGCGCTTCCTCCTCCACCCCCCAGCAAAGCACCTTCACAGCTACCCTCTCGCTGCCCCCCAACGTCACAGAAGTGGTGTGCCTGCAGTCGTTGGAGGTGAAGGCGTTCGACCAGTCGGGGGACCTGCCGGGCTTCGTCTACCTCCACAAGACCGGCGTGCCCATCTCCAGCCCCAACCTCTACTTTTGCGACGGCTACCACTACGAGCCGCACCTCATGAGCGGCCTCGCCGTGGGCGCCACCTTTTCTGCCAACCCCCAGGATAAGAAGCTCAACGCCGCCCAGGGCCACCTCAACAACGGCAACGTCTTTCGCTACCTCGAGAGGCCCTTTACCGTTTACGACGCCAACGCCATTCGCTTTGTGCACACCCTGCTGGGCCCCACTCTGCCGGACGTGCAGAAGTCTCTCAACTCTTTGGAGATGGAGCACAGCGTGATGTGCACGCTGCCCTGCTGCAGGAGCAACACCATGCCCTTCACCATCCGCAAGAGCCCGGACGGCCAGTTTATGGCCGTTCAAATATGCCCCATCACCCAGAACTCTTCGTTGGAGGAGGTGATGGTAGACGCAGCCTACCACACCGACAACCCCCTTTACACCTTTTTTATTGAACTCTGGCTGGCGGTCATGGCTCCGCTCAAAGCCATACTCTGCGAGGAGACCGCCGAGCTCATGTCCCGCAATCACATATCGGCTGAGCGCCTGTGCGGCCAGGGGGTGATGACCAGCCAAAACCCAGCAGTCATTACCAGCATGGTGAATTTGGGACACTATCAAGCTTACAAGCACGAGTGGTTGGTGAGCGTTGAGTCTGTCAAAAAGCTTATCACCTGCCTCCTGAAGCTCCACGAACGCTCTTCTCATTTCTTTGCCGGAAATTCTAACAAACTCACCCTGGTGGTGGTGACCGAAACCTCCACCCTCAGCCCCTCTTTTCTAGCCAAGCTACAGTTTTACGCACTCAACACTCAAGACAGGGATGCCCTGGCCGACTTTGTCATGGCATGCTCCCCCGGTCTGGAGGATAACAAAACGCAGGAGAACTTTAACACCATTTTCTTTAACCAAGAGTTTGACTTTAAACACGACATGCGGCTAAACAGCGCCGTAGCGCAGATGTCTTTGCGGAACTACCAGTAAGACACGAAACAAGAGATTTAAAAATGTATTTTTTTTTATTTTATAAAAATATAAATATGTGTCAGCTTTTATTTACTGTGCAATGAAAAATACTGCTTCACGGCCGACAGGACCGCACATGTCAGTCTTTCCTTCATAAAAATAAATGGTCAAAAGGGCAACAAAAGTCCAGTGTGTTTTTTTATTCTACAATACTGTCCAAGAGTTTTTTCACTCGCTTTACATTCTTGGTCGTTTTCGGGTGAGGGCGTTTGGTGGGTACTGAAATGGCAAAGGACCTGTGGGAATCACTCTGGTCTGGGGAAGGGGGGTCTTGGTGAAGAGGTAACAACATTTCGTTGGTTTTAAGTTGTAACATGCTGAGGTCCACCGGCCGCACCGTCTGCCCGTAGTAGCGCCCGAAGGCCTCTGAGCATGGCGTCTGAGTCCGGCATGACCAGAGGTTTTCGTCTGTGTTTTTATGGTTGGTGAACGTGTGAGCGTACTTGTGATTCTTCAGGTGCTGCGCAAAGGCCAAAAGGTCTTCCTCGTCGGTGGGTTCCTGCTTATTCACGTAAAGGTAATTTGTCCTGGCCGCTACAATGTACTCCCAGTCGTGCACCAGAGTGTAGAGCCCGTCTCTGGTTTTTTCCACGCAGGCGGTCTCGTGCAGTTTTGTGAGCGTCTGCGTGGAGGGTAAGGAGACGGGGTCCATAGCTTTATCTGAGACGTCGGTGGAGGTGATGAGTGCGCCGGCGTCAAAGAGGTTTAGGCTGCGTGTGAAGGAGGAGAACTGTTTTGCAAACACATACCTAGAGTACTCTACGTCTGTGAAACGCACCAGCTTGAAGGAGGCCGACAGCAGGCTGAGGTTGATTGCTCCGTGCTCGTACACTGTCAGAACGTCAAAGATGGCATCCTCCGCCTCGGAGGAGTCGTCGTTGCCGAATCTGACCTTCCACTCTGAATTGATAACTCTGTACAGGGGATCCACCTCAAAATTGCCGTCTGCTTTTTTAAGTTCGTCGCGCATGGCGTAAATCCTCAGGCCCGTGTCCCGACCCATGTAGATGACGTTGAGGGTGGGCATGTAATTTACCTGCAGCCGGGGACAGAGCATCAGTGTGTTGATGATGAACACTTCGGTGGGGCTGATGGCCTCCCCGGACATCTCGACCCTCATGGGCTGCTCTGCAAAGTTTCTGACTCGGGGCAGCATAGTTTCGTAGAGCTTTACAAACTGCTGCTCGTAAAAGACAAAAATCACGCTCAGCAACACCTCCCCAGATATCACCAGGCGGAAGCTGGCCCTGCGGCCGGGCACGTGAATGGTTTTGAACTCTTGAATCAGAGAGTGCTGTACCCGGTCTCCGAAGGCCACCGGGACCCGCACGTTCTGCAGGGAGGTGAGGCAGTTGCGTCCCAGTTCGCTGTTGAGGGGCATTGGGAGGTTGAGCTCTTCTGTAAACGTCAAAATCACACACTCGTGCTCCTTGTCAAACTCCACCGCAGAGGTAGAGTTTTGGGCGATGCAGGCGTTGATGATGTGCTTGAGCAGCTTGAGGGGGGCCACGCTGTCTTGGCCCAGCACCATGGGTATGGCCTCCAGTAGACAGGAGGGGTAGACGAGCTGGAAGGCCATAATGCACTCCAGGTTAAGCTGCGGCCACCCCAACATTTCCAAGGCTTCCAGGCGGTTGTTGCCCATCTCCTTTTCGTTCTTTGTGCACTTTGTCCAGGGGGGGATCCACAGGTCGTAGACGTACATGGTGGCCAGGAAGCAGGCCTTCTGAAAGGCCAAGTCTCTGATGGCGTCCAAGTTGCGGGCCTTGGAGGAGCTGACGCTGTCGGTGCAGGCCATGGTGGCGAACTGGGTGTGGTAGCGGTAGCAGGCGGCCATGATCAGCATGTCGTGCTGCGGCAGGGGGCGGAAGGCGTCCGGGAAGAGCATGGACGTGGAGACTTGAAAGATGTAGGTTCTGAAGAGGGTGATTTCGGTGGCTTTTGTCAACTTGTTGGTTTCGCAGGTGTGCGCCACGGTGTCCTCCTCCGTGCTGTAGTAGTCGATTTTGGGCTTCTCAAACGACTTCATGTGGTTGCCCACCGTCTCAAATAGAATGGAGCGGTCTATCACCGCGCTGGAGAAGATGTTCATGCTGTTTGTGTTCCAGATGAAGCCGGTGTTGTAGACGGCCAGGTAGCTGGTGCTGACGTGCCTGGACTTGACATTTTTGTTGGCCTCCTGCTTGTCGGCCGTAATGCTAACCACGCAGCCCGTGTCCAAGAGGCTCTTGAAACTGGAGGCTATCATGGAGCTCTCGTTTTTGGAAGTCTTGAGGCTGGCGTCGCTGAAGCCCACGTCGTCCAGAATTAAAGTTTTCATCATTTGCGGCACGGGGGTGTACTTGAGGCTGGCCGGGCTCATGTTGCCCAGCACCTCCAGCAGCCTGGCGTTCTTGAAGAGGGTGGAGAGCACGTTGTTAGCGAAAGTTTTACCCTCCCCGGGCCTGCTGCAGTTCAAGAGCATTAGTCGGCTCCTGCGCCAGCGAGGCGCCGCGTTGGACATGATATAGTGGTAGGCCGAAATGGCGTGGGAGAGGCGGGTGATGCCAAAGTGCCTGACGAACATGTTTTCCATGTAGCGTCTGTAGCTGACCTTGAGTGGGCACTCCACGGAGGTGATCGTCAGGGCCTTGTTGGTGCGCAGGCACATGCCGCGCACGTAATGCGCTTCTCTTATTTTGCTGAGGAAGATTTTCATGTAATTGTGAAAGTCTCGGGGGGTTCCCATGATGTGCTGGTGGTTGAGCAGGGTGTAGAGCAGCATGTAGTGCGTGGAGGGGTTGGAAAAGTCGGTGCAGAAGGCCTTTAAAATGTCTCGGATGGTGGCAAGGTGGGGAAAGTTGATTTTAAAATTGTCTTTCAGCACCGTGTCGTCCAGGAGAGATTTGCGTGGGGTGCTGACTGTAAGATGAACCCAGGTTTTAAAGTTGCACTCGGCCAGCGCTTTGCGCTGCTGCGCCGTGAAGCTGCACAGCTCCTCTTCGGTGAAGGCCCGAAAGCAGGGCAGGTGTATCTGCTTGTAGAGGCTGGGGAAGAGGTCCGTCATGAGCAGATTGAAAATAAGTATTTTTGGAGATGCCTTCAGCACGAAGGTGGTGTCGTAGGGAGGGCGGCAGGCAAAGGAGTTGAGCAGGTCTACGATGGGGCCGTCGGCTGTGTTGCTGATAAAAGCTTGGAGGATGGGGCAGGCGGTGAGGTTGGAGACGTGGAAGCTCCAGAGGGTACGGGCTATTGCGGCCTCGCAGACGCCGGCGGGCAGGTCATCGTCTGCGTTGCAGTCGTACACGGCCTTGTGTGCCTCCAGCAGCGACTCGTTCTGATATAAAAAGTATTTAGCGGCAATGTCTACCAGGTATCTAACGCCAAAGTGGGGGGGCAACGTCATGCCCGGTTCGAAGTTCTGTTTTCCCCTGGGCGCGTTGGGCATCATACTCCCCCCCGTGTGTTTGAAATAGTTGGTGGCAAAATTGATATGCGGGTACAAAACCTCTCCGTGGCCCTTGTACAACAGTGAGTTGAAGGTAGTAATGCCCATGGTGTGACAGATCAGCTTCTTGATTACGTTGACCAGGGTATGCTTTGCGGGCCCCAGCTCCCTCATTTGGTTCAAGACCTCTGCGGCTCTCTCGTTCAACCTGGCGACATCATTGCGCTCCTTATCCGCCTGTGCGGCTAGGTAGTGAGCCTCTGAGTCGTCTGAGTTTTCTGCGTGTGAAAGTTTTTTTTGTATTTTACAGTTCATGGCCTGCACGTCGCTGGGGGTACCATCTAAGGATTCACATCTGGGGAGTACAAAAAGAAAGAGTACACCATTTGACATCTCATATCTCAAGTAGGGATTGAGCTTGGTCTGTTGCTCTTCCTGCACCATAGGCTCCAGCATGATCTGGTAGACGCTTCCGCCCGTCATCCTCGTGAGATAGAGGAAGACCTCGAAGAGGTGCTGTTTGCTGACTTGCGCCTCGCTGAGGCATAGCTGATTAGTGGGGGTCAGCAACTCTTGCTTTGCAAAGGAAAGAAAGAAAACAGTGCGTGGGTTAGTGACCACAATTTCTTCGTAGACGAATGACGCCAACGAAAGGCATGGCATCGAAGTTGACATTCTGGGATCTCTACAGCGATCGATTGCCCAAAGTAGATCGCTGTGATCCAGAAACTCACGTTCCAGTTTTTATTTCAAGTGTTCAAAAGGCAGACATGAATCTCTGTATACATCTCAATGTCATTAGGGAGTCGCCCGAGGCACATGCTGCCACCTTGTGGGCTGCCAGAATAAAACAGGTTTTGTTTCCTTTGTCTTTCGCCGGCCTGTCAGAAGAAGACTGCCAAAGACTCCGCTTGCCTGGAGTTGTTTACCCAAATGATGCAATTACTACACTGCAGGAGAATCTTTTGGCGCACAGCCAAAATGTATTCAACGGCGACACTAAAGAGTACGTGGACAGCACGCAGACGGTAGCTTTCTATAACACCAACGACTTCAAGTCGGCTAAGAAACTTTTGGAAAGCAGACGCGCTACGGTACTCAGCTTTGTCAGAAACAACCAACTGCACGACACCAACGCCATTGCCCTTTTGAATCGCATAGCACTGAGATGCTACGGTCTGGCCAAGCATTTGGTGGGGGCAGAAGTTATAGAGCTCACCGACCTGGTGATGTGCGATCTCCTCGACACCGCCACTCTATCGTGCAACCACCCTGACGTTTATAAGACCCCCTACGTAGAGGCGGCTTTTGATATAGAATGCCTGATTAAGCACGAATCCAGTTCCAACTACTTGCCTCAGAAGCCTGAGGCATATAGGAGCAACGCCTACAACACCTTTGTAAGGCTCAGGAACAGGCACGCAGACCTCAAGCTCTTTTGCAAGGCCGCAGAGCTCAACCTCCCTCCTATGCCCCTGACTATGCTGGATCCTGGGGAGATCACTTCGATCTCCCTTGTGAAGAAAACAACAAAGCCCAAAAAGAGAATGGTGTTTTACAACGCCGCGCTCACCAAGACCACCCCGCTTTCGCTGGCAGAAGACAGGGTGGAATTTGTTTCGTGCGCAGACGAATACCACCTCTTGCTCCAGTTCCTCACCCAGCTCAAAGAAGTAAATATTCTCTATGTTTTCAATGCTGAATTTGACGTCGGCCTGGTCTGGGCCCGGCTGCAGTATTGGAAGGGCAAGGTGTCCCCCAGGGACGCCGAGGCGCTGCACAAAGCCTGGTCTGATTTTACGTGCAAGTACAAAAACCCCCTGCCCCTCACCCTGCAGTTTGCCTCCGAATATCTTTTTTCTCACTACGACACGCTGCTCTCTGCCCTAGAGTCTGCCAAGAAACTGTGCTGGAACGAAAAGGAGCAGAGCATGGCCCGGGTCCTTGAGGACAACCATTACATGAGCCTACGCAAGAGGATAGTTGCCTACAACGACAATTCCAAAAAGTACCCCCACCTCACCTTCAACTGCTTCGGAGCCCACATCATTGACCTCTACAGGGTGTGCTACAGCTACGACATCAACTTCCACTGCTCTGCCCGCTCCCTCGACGCCATATCCGCCTTCCTCATACCCAAGAGCTTTCCCAAAAAGCACAGCTCCAAGTGCCGCAAGATGGCCGACGTCAAGTACACAGAGATGGACGACATGTTTACCTGCGGGGACCCAGCCGCCCTACGCCGCTACCTCCTCTACAATCTGGTGGACTCTGAGCTGCTGATGAGGCTGGCCAAGACGCAGGACGTCGTCTCTAACTTTCTCAACAGGACCCGGGTCTCCATGAACGTGGACTGCGTCAACACCGGAAGGGCCGACATGTACTTTTGCGGCTTTGTGCAGGCCACCAAACTGGCGGCCATGCCCCTGCTAAACGCCAGGGTGCTCAACAACATCATGTGCGCCCAGGAGTGGCAGGCCGAATCCAAGTGCTTCCCCGATCAGTTTAAGCCCGATTGCCCCGTGCGGCCCAAGCTGGACGGCGGCTACGTGGTGGCGCCCATCACCGGTCTCTCCTTTGCCGGGGTGCTCACCTCTGTGGAGCTGACTTTGGACTTTAGCTCCCTCTACCCCAGCAACATGGTGGACTGCGCCATCAGCCCCGACGCCATAATAGACGAGACGCACGCCTCCAGATTCCAGGGCTGGGTGCTCTTCGACTGGAAAAAGATTGACGGCAGGCTGAAGTGCTACACCCTCATGTACGAACCCTCGGGCAGACGCCATCCCACCATCACCACCTCCTCGCTCCACAACTACCTCTCCATGCGCAAGCACTATAAGGGACTGATGGCCAAGACGACCGATCCCAAGGAGAAATCTTTCTACAACAAGATGCAGACCGAAATGAAGCTGGCCGCCAACAGCCACTACGGCGTGGCGCCCGAGGCCAGCAAACACCTCATAACCGCCCTGGGGCGTTACAAGATCAAGAGCGTCATCGGCTACCTGGAGGAAAGCGGCCACCTGGTCAACTACGGCGACACTGACTCTGTCATGTGCCACCTGCCCCAAGAAGATGCGCTGCTGTACACCGCCGACGACGACACCGAAGATTCCCCCCTGCCCTTGGAGGAGTGGACGGAGGGCAGGCTGAATTCCATCCGCCACTGCGTGCGGCAGCAGTTTGAGCACTTTGCCCCCACTTTGGAGGACATTGATCGGCGCCTCACCGACGCCATGATAGATTGTCTGTGCTTTGTGAACGAGGAGGGCTCGGTGGTACCCATCCGCAAAACGGAAGACATGCTCACCATCGTGGGAGAGGAGTTCAGGGAAAGCTGCATTTCCAAGTTGTGCTTTGAGGTCTACTCCAGCATCATCACCCGTCTCAACAAGAAAATGTACATCTGCACGGCACACGAGCCCGAGGGAGACGACCCCTTCGGCCACACCGCCATCAAAATGAAGGGGCTGGTGGCAAACAAAAGCTCCAGTTCGGGAGCCGCCAGACGCATCACCGACGTCTACGTCAACCTGATTTGCAAGGGGCACGCTCTGCGGGTGGTGAAAGATTTTGATCATTTGCAGTGTACGCCCTGGCACCGGCTGAAGGCGGGCGACGTGGTGAAGCTGGGGCAGAGCGACAGCCCGGTGGTGGAGGTGCGGGTGGTGAAGGAGGCCGCGTTTGGATATCTGGGTGTGGAGGTCAAGTTTGCGGAAAGCACGCTGCGTTTTATCACCACCTCCGAGGGCATCAACCTCACCCACATGATCTCCAGGGCCGAACAGCGGCGTCGGTGCCAAACTTACACCTCCTACGCCATCTACGAATCCTTTGCCAACAACGCGGGTTTCAACTCTGACTGGCAGAACACGGTCAAGTACATCAAACCCTCCAGTCCCTACAGCGCGAACCTCAAGATAAACCGTGCCCTGGTGGGTTTGGATGTGCCCAGCGAAGGCAAGATGCCCTACGTGGACCTGGTGCCCGCTCCCAACGACGTCTACAACAAAACCATTTGCGCGGCCAAGAGCAAGGACGCCAACAAGAGGTTCATTCATCAGGACTGCGCGGCCGCCTTCCTGGGACGTTTTTACGTAGACATGGACCTGAAGTTTATCCCCTACATGTTTGGAGCCACCACCAACACCAACAACGTTGACAACGTGGTGCGCAACGCAAAGAACATGAGGCCGCACACGGCCAACTCTAGGAGCTGGATCAAGATGAACACGCACAAGGAGGTGATGGGCAAGCCCGTCTCCAACTTTCTCGTGCACGTGATTCTGGAGGAATGCTGCCACATGTCGTGCACCCCCACCCCCAAAGAGCAAAAAGACTTTAGCGTGTCGGCCAAGGAGGCCTGCAAGAGCGTGAGGGATCAGATGGAGCTGATGGCCGCCAAGGGATCCCACTATTTCAGTTCTTTTTTCAAAGAGATGCCCAAAGACATGGGAGGCGTGCTGGGGCACATCAACCGCCTCAACTTTACCATCACCTTCACCCTGCCAAAGAACATTTACGGCGACTTCAATCCCTCCCGAGATCTCAACCTGTACGTGGACATGCTGCAGGCATTGGGCAGACTCTTGGAGCTGAAACTGGTAGAACCCCAGAGCAGCCCCAAGGGACCCAGGATCTCTGTCTACCTGGGAACGAACCCAAAACTCAAGCTGCAGATACTCACCGACCTGGGCCTGGGGCCGAGCTGCAAGGAGCTGTGCGTGGTCACCAAAAGCACCGACCACCCCGACATTATAACGGCGGCCCGACTCATTTACCTCTACCACATCTTCCACCCCGGCGGCTCTGCGCCACAGCAGGAGGTGGAGAAGCCCCAGTGTCTGTCGGAACCCCCCGCCAAGGCCACGGCCACGGAACTTAAGAGCTGGGTCTCGAGGCACGGGGATTTAATTGAAGAGTGGAGCTCCGAACAGACGGAGCACTCTCGCAAGGTACGCATACACTGCTCGGGCTGCATCACCTACTGGACCAAGGGAAAGGACGTGACGAAAATAGCCACAGACGACTACATGCGAGACGGAGCTCTGTACGTGAGGAAAAGAAAAAACATTTGCTTGAACACCATAGAGGACGAGGCGTGATTTTAAATGTCAAATGTGTGTATTTTTTATTTATAACTTATCTTCTTACCCTGAACCGCTCATATAACAATCTGCACAATAAAGCCTTATTTTTTATCAAATACAACGCTTGTTCCACGCTCAATATGCTTCCGTGGGGTATCTCAAACATGCTTTTGTGGCTGGGTCCGGTGGAGAGGCGCAGGCTGCTGTTTACTGATGTCACAGACATGTATCCTGCGGCCGCAATCACTCCGATCACATCCGCCGAACTCCACATCAGGCCCATAAACACTGCGTTGGTGCACAGCACGTTCAGCATGTCGTCGGTCACCTCCTTTTTTAATTTGGGGCTGCGTGGAGGACGCAGAGAGCAGGGTTGTACGTAAATGGGTCTCAGGGGTGGCATTCTAAACTCCATCAGTTTTTTGTAAGCGGTGTTGCACTCGTACACTTTATTTTTGGCCCACATATTCATTACTTGGTCGGCGTAGTATTCCTGGTGGTAGGTCCAGATGTCGGTCATGTGCACCGGTATTCTCATGTGGCGGCAGGGGGTGGGTTCGCCGTCTCCGCGCACCTTCAACGCACTCCAAAGTTTGCCCCAGCCTTGTGCGTCTTTAATTAGCCTGCAGGCCAATTCGGAGGCGTCTAGTTTCACCACCTGACATTCGCCGTCCGTTTCTATCACCGCATGTTGTACCCCCGTCGCACTGGTAGCCGGCAAGGCGTTAAAGGGCACGCTTCCCATAAAGCGGCTATATTTACAGTTTGACAGGAGTTTGATCGCAGTGCAGAACTCGTCCCAGGCCGCTTTTTTAAGGTCCTGTATCAGCTCTATACTGGTAGGTACTTCCACCGACAGCATGGCCTCCGACAGCAGGTCCGCCATTTCGACCCTCGAGGAAGACTTGAGCACGCAAGTAAAATGTGCAAAAGTTTCCGACGAGGACCTGTACGGCTCCTACCTCCGAGAAATCCGCAACTATTTCAAATCAAACTTGCAAAGCAGCGCCTTCCGAGAGCTGTACGACGTGGAAGACGCGTGCCCCGACCGACTGCTGGATTCGTTTGCGTGTGCGGCTCGTGACACCTACCGCCGGGTGTTAGAAAATATAGCCGCGTTGGAGGCCGAGTTCTCCAATGGAGCGGTAGAACACCACAGCTACGAGGATATGGTAACTTTCTTGAAGGGGGAGGAAGGGGAGCGTGACTTTTCTAAAAACACCACCGGAACTTTGGTGGTGCTTAAAAATGGAGAGAAGATTGTAGTGGGTCCGGTAAAAGGCCGCAACAACATGAGCGTCACGGCCAAGGAAGTTATATACTACGCCAAGCTTCTAAGCCTTAAAGCACGCAGTGGCGAATGACTTGAAGAGTTGCAGCGTGTGATTTTGCTCGTTACGGAACAAGAAGTGCAGGCCGGCCACCTTGTCTTGATTGGTGAAGCCGGGCATCAGCCTTGGATCGACGTTATAAATCTCCCTCGCGGTCTCCTTAAAGTGCGCGTGTACCCTTTTCACGCTTTCTTTTGTTCGCAGGGTTTCCCACACGTTCGAACCCAGAAAACTGGTGAGGGCGTCCTTGTCGCTCTCCGTGTCTTTGTAAACTTTGTTTTTCCCGCCGGTGGCCGCCAATAAAAGCACATCTAACATGAGTTTTGCGTTCTCTTTCTTGAAATCCTTTTTGTTGTTGGGTCCAAATAGATTCACCAAAATTTTGCCGTCCTTCACGTATACGTCGCTCATGTTTACTCCGTAGAGCACCTCTGAATATTTGGCGCTCATCTTCTCCTCCATGTGGCAAAAAGCCCAAGCTAACTGAGCGCACCACGCTGTCAACTTTGTTCTGTCCAGCCGTCCGTTCATCACTCTTCTGAGCGGAACTCCGGCAGAACAGCTAACTATCACCCCTTCGTAGAGGTTCTCTTCTTTGCGGCCGATGTGATAGGAATAGATTGGTCTTATGTGCGCGTGCATGCCCATCTTCATAATCGGGTAGCACCAGTCGTTTAGAATGGTGCTGCCCCACGACACAGCCCTTGACTGGTAGCAGATTGCTACCGGACGTAAAATTACCCTCTCGTCTCCTTCTTTAACCATAAACACCTTGGGCCCCTCATTGGTACCGTGCAGACAATGTATCGTGAGCAGTGCGACGCCGTTGGTGTTTGTCAAGACCGACACCTCGCCGCTGTACGCTTTTGGAATGGAGTAGCCGGTGATCTCCCTTGGGGAATAGTCAAACGGCTGCTGGTGAACGTAGTCTTTTCGGTCGTAGGGTTGAAAAGCGCCTCTGTAGTCGTTTTTAAACACGTCATTCTCCATGTCGCAGATGCGTTTTACGCCGTCCGAGGGTGCCTCCGGCACCAGCACGTTGACGGCCACTGTCCTGCTGGCTTTGAGAGCAATTGGGGTCACTAAGTCGAAGGCGACGTTGTGAGGCACCGCTATGGCGTGATGCTTGTAGTGAGTGTAGAAGTGATGCAGCGAGGTGTAGATTCTCAGCGCGTCGGGTATTTTCGATGGTGTGCTACGGTTACACTTTTTTAGAAGCTGCTTTATCGGCTCCGGCATGGTGCAGTGGGTGCGGTCGTACAAATTCTCCACCACCTCTGCGTATCTTTTGATGTCGTTTATGAAACCCGGGTTCTGCACTGTTGTATCTTCGTTTAATATATTGTCTTTGGCAAAGAATGTAATGCCTCCCACCTTTACGTGTATCAGACGCCTTTTGAGCGTCAGAAAGATGGTAAGGGAAGAGATTGCGTTGTGCACGATATCTCTAGAATGCAAGTGGTGTATGCCGGCGATGGCTTGTGCGGCCACCTCCGGCAGCGAAAACTGCATCAGCCTCAATGCCTCGTAGGGCACGTACTCTAGTGCGCACCCGTGCGACATTTGCATGTACATGAGCGTGTGGTTCGTCAGTGCGTAACATGCCAGCGGCTGTATGATGTTGGGATGTTGCAGCTCCAGCAGCCTCATTGCAGATTTTATGTTCTCGGCCGTGCTCTTTGCCACCGTACACGTCACCGGGCAATCTCCCAGCAGCCCGTAGCAAATGCCCAGGTTTGGATCGTGCTTGCTCATCACGCACATCGCGTTAGTGGTGGCCGGCACCAGTACCGCCTGGTATTTTGTCAGCGCCTCTGTCTCAGGCTCTGTCAGTTTTTCTAGGACGTCGGCCGCTACAGCAAAAGCCGCCGGCGGTTCCTCCCCATCCCCCAGCTCCGCCGGCACCGTGGAATAATTGTCAGTTTCTGCGAACGATATGTCCTCCACCTCCAAACTATCTTCCGGCACGTACCTCGGTATTCTGTGTCCATCCTCATCGTAACGGCTCATGTCAAGCGCCCCACACTCCGGCGAGTAGTTTTCTGGGACAGTATTGTCGTACCACGCAGTGTCGTTCTCTTCCGGATTGTTTTCCATTGTACGCATCTCTTCTTCCTCATCGTCCTCCACTGCTACGCTGCGTCTTAACATTTCGTCTTCGTCTATCCCTGCCGAGCCTTCAGTACAGTGCTCCTCCACTACAGGTTTTAGTACGCACTTTTTAAGAGGCCCCGCCTTGCCCCCTTTCTGTTTTCTTTTAACGGTCCTTCTGGGCCTCTGCATGACGCGCTCCAGCGACTCTTGGTCTGTCGGTACTGCCATTTCCAGGTCGAAAACCTCTATGCTTTCCGCGTGCTGCCTTTGCAACGAACGCTCCACCTCTGTGCTGAGGTCGGAGAGCTGCTGCAGCGCAACCACGCCGCTCTCTTCCGAAATGTCAGTGATCTGGTCGTCGGTCATGGAAACCGCAGGCGCCTCCTGTAGCATGACCGGCATTTCCTCGGCTTTTTTACGGGCCTCCACCTTGGCCACGGCCGCCGCAAGTTCGGCCTTTCTCCTCTTTGCGTTCTCTGCCAACAGTGCCATCCTTCTCTTCTTTTCCTCGTCCTCCAGCACCGGAACGTGCACCACCGCCGTATCCGTTTCCATCGGCGTTTCTTTCGCGGAATACAGGTTCAGAACACTGTCTAGAGCGTTCAGGTTTGTGTTGATGTCAAGTTTTGGCGCTACATGCGTCTCTATCTGATCCAAGAGTAGAGGAGTCTGCTCTTCCTGCACCGTGCGTAGCCGAGTGTCGTAGAGGGAGATCGGAGCCTCTGTGCTAGGTGCCTCGCTCAGTAGCGTGGTGGTAGCGGAAGTGCTGTTTAGAGTAAGGTCGTCTATACCTCCCGCCACCGTGCTTGCGTTGTCAGTTATGTCGATGCGGCTGGGCGTTTCTGTACCCGGCTGTGTGTTTTCTGAAAGTGTAGTCAGAATCTCAGACATTCTCTCATCCTCTTCGGGATCAAAGCCCGTCTCTCTTTCACGCTCTTTTGCCAAAATTGTCTCCTCCAAAAGCCCGTCTACGTCAATGCTGTCGGAGGCAGGGGGTGCGGGCGGAGCGGCCGGAGGCGGCGGCAGCATCATACCCTGCACGCTCGGAGTCCACCACGTAAAGTCAATGCCCGGCATAGCGCGGTCGTGAAGCATTATCAGGAGACTCTGCACTCCTATCAATTTGCTTTCGCGCTCCTTTGGCTTGAAACACGAAGCCGACTTGTACCAGTAGGGCCGCCGCATTAGCAGCAGCGCAATGAGTTTACTCAGCGACACTTCCGTGTCCATACGCACCCTGCGCACCACTTCGTGACGCGCCACATACTCAAAAACGTCCTGCTTTTTGTCTTTACCCGCAGGAAAATGTTCCCGCAGGGCCGCAAGCGCTCCCTCTACCTGTGGGTAGAGCAGAACACCCACCAGTGTGTTTTTTAAATGCGACATGTCGGCCCCCCCCCTGCTAAAGTGGCTCTGGAGCCACGTCACGTTTGCCGCCATGGCGGAAATAAAAAGACAGGCTACGGTATTATTATGAAACCTCAATTTTATTATTAATAAAACATATCTCCAGTTGCACGAATAAGCCAACTCACACAAATGACCGTGCGCACACAACATTGACCTCCACGTTTACGTCGCCCAGTTTCACGTGCCCGAATTTGGTGGCGACTGCCACCATTTTCTCCCTCACTTCTGGAACCTGCTCCGGGAGCCTGAGCTCTACCCGCTCCTCTCGAATGTGACCCGTCGGCTGCCGCTCTCCGAAACTCACTCTGCATCCCAGAAGCATAAGCAGCACCAACCCGTAGTTGAACACCTTCTGGTCTCTGAACGCTTGCATAAACCTCTGGTCAGAGATGTACATCCTTAGGCCGTGCGCGTGCAGGTGGTCTGCGGCGCTTTTCATCACCTCCTTCAGGGGCGCGTCGTCGGGCACCTCCGCCTCAAAGTTGGGCACGTCTCCGGCCGCCAACTTACCCTCGCATATCACCAGTACGCGTGTCTCGTTATGTTTTTTGCAAAGCATGAATCCGTAGACGGAAAGCATAGAGGGGTGCGTGGAAGGTCTCAAGGCGTTGCACATAAAGTCCAAGATTTGTCCCAGGCTGCGCATCCCATCCGGCAGCGTCATGGACATGATGTGGGTGTCCTCGGCGCTGTAAAAGTCTATGCCGCAACACACCCCCACATGTTTGTGGTCGGCAATCTCCCCTATGTCGTTGTACATGTAACACGGGAAGCCTCCCGAGGTGGAGAAGGCGGTGCACATGTGTGCTCTACCCTCTATCGCCTTGCGGGTGTCGGGCAGCTGCGTCACGTAACGCCCCGATAAGTTTTTCTCCCAGTACAGGCAGGCCGTCTCCTCGCATTCGGGTATGCAAAAGGGCGTCTGGGTGACCGCGGGGCTGTGAGAGTAGGCCTTGGAACAGTTGAAAAGCTTCATGACGGCGCAGTTGATGTCCGCCCCGTAGCGTGGCGTCTTAGCGTCTTTATCCCACACTTTGTTTCTGAAGACGTCGAGACCGGGCAGCGACTTCTTGGCTATCACATCCTCCAACGGCACGTTGAGCACCTTACCAGGGTCCTCCATGTCGCACTGCAAAAACTTTTCCGTCAGCTCTTCCTCTTCCTCCACGCTGCCCCTGCTCATTTTTCGGAACCTCCTGGGGGGTGACGCGGTGCCCTCTACCTCTTTGGGCCTGTAATTTTTGTAATGTCTCTTAACGGTGTCGGCCAGCAGGGAGTGAAAGACGTGCGCGGCCGTTCCCAAGGTACGAACCACTTTACCTTCCAAGGCCGCCTTGACGGCGTATACCGAGTTCATTTCATGCTCGGGCACACGCACCATTTTGTAGGTGGGTGTTATTACGTCGTTCTCGTCTACGTTCTTCAAGAAGTCCAAACACACTTGATTGGGCACGTACTTCTCAAGACTTAGTATTTTGTGCTGAAAGAAATTGTTGAAGCAGCCAAATAGGCGCAGCACCGTCTCGGGCACGGGCCTTTCGTTCTCCTCGGCTATGCAGAGCTTCGAAATGTAGTTAAATACGTCGATGGACTCTGCGGCTCGCTGAATCGCGATGTTTTTTTTGTGTCGTGTCAGGACGGTCCGAAAGAGCTGCTTTTGCTTGTGTCCTTTGCTAAGGGCAGAGGCGTAGAAGTCTCCCTCCATGATTTCCTGTACGATGAGCCCCAGGGCCCACACGTCGACCTTGGGAGTCACCAGCACGTCGGTGTACTCGAAATCTACCGAGGAGCCGCAGTAGGCCTCCAGTATCTCGGGCGCCACGTTGGGCAAGGTTCCCATCAGTCTGCCCTTCTGGTTGATGGGCAGTGCGGAGCCCAGGTCGCAGAGCTTAAAGATGCGTTCTCCCTTGCTGTCGTAGAGAATGTTGGAGAGCTTGACGTCACAGTGTGCAATGCCCAGCTTCTCGTTCAGGTAATAAAGTCCCCTCAGGATGTGGAAAAACATAGAGAGGGCCTGGGTGCGTCGTTTGGCGCGGCGGCTGTCGCTGAAGTAGTGGTGTGCGGTGAGTGCCACGGTGGGGCTGTACATGAATATGTCTTCCTTGGAGAAGAAGGAGTAGGTGCAGTGGTGTATGTAAACGCAATTGCAAAGCATGTTGGCAAGCATTTCGTGGCAGTTATTTTTTGCGGCTGTGCGCTTGCACATATTGTCGTCCGATGCCCATATGGTGGGCCTTTGCTTGGAGATGAAGCGGGATATGGTGTGCACGGTGTGAACGGATATTTCGTTGTTGAGTTCGATGTTGTTGTTGAAACACCCCACCCAGTGGCCCTTGAAGATAGGTTTTTCGTGCACGTCAAAGTACACGGGCATCCAGTCCACTCTCTGCGCTGGCTCTTTCACGTCCTCGTTGGCCAGCGCGGCCACGAGCGTAGGCTGAGCCCGGACGGGTTTTACGGCGTCGTAGTTAATCATGGTCATGCACTTGTTCTGATTGGAGTAGGGCATGATTTGTGAGAATGTGTCTGTGGATTTGGCGATTACATTGATGGCGAGGTCGCCCACCATGCAGTCATTGTTGGAAAAGTTGTGTAAAGTGTTGTAAAAGGCGATACATTCTGGGTGATTGATACTCATGGTTAATTTGTGCGCCGCACGCTTTCCGTTCCCTAAAACACCACTCCCATTATAAATACCACAGAAATAAGAAGCGCCGCCTGCCAGGTCGGCCCCCTCTCTGCGGTGGCCTTGGAAAAAATGTGCACGTAGACTCCAAAGTCCGAACCGGGCCCCGAACCGTTAGACTGGTTTGGTTTTTGGTCAGGTTTCGACGAGGTGCCGTTGACGGTGGTGTTGCTGGCGGTGGTGCTTCTAGGCGGGGTGGTGTAGCCTCCGATGGTGGGAAGTCTGTCGTGCAGCTCCGTGTCGCTGCTCTCGTACTCGTCGAAGTCTTCGTCCTTGTAGTCTTCTGGCGTTGTGTTCACAGCTTTGGTGGTGGTGGTGGGAGTTGCGGTGGTGTTTGTCGGCTCCTCTACCACCAAAGAGAGCGTGGTGCCTGTGGTGGTTAGAATGGAAAGTCCGAGCATGACTCCCAAAGTGGTGCGCTCCACTTCTTCCGGAGAAGGAGTGGTGGTAGTAATTGACTCCTCTTCCACTCCGGCAGGGGTAGTGGTTTCTGCGGTGTCCACAGGCACCTCTAGAACTGTAGGCTCTGCTTCGGCTGGCGTCTCTTCTGTCGGCGCCTCGTCCACCGTCTCGGTCGGCGTCTCGGCGGTCGCTGCCTCGGCCACCGTCTCCTCCTCTTGCGCGGCTGCAGAAGGAGGCACTCTCTCTACCACCACCACCTCCTCCTCCTCATCCTCCGTGGGAGAAGCAGTACCTCTGAAGGATGGCACTTGTGGTATCTGGAACTTGGTGAGCATCGTCGGCCCGTACCCATCTTCGTCGATGTACTTTTCTGGATCGTTGGAGGAGGGTACCAATGCCGCGTGTCTCTGTACCGCACAGGCCAAAGCGATGGCCACCACAGTCAATTTGACAAACATGACTGACACTTAATTATTATTATAATAAATTTTATTTGAGTGCTAAATAGCTTAAAAAGTTACATCACCAAACGCAAGAATGCTACATGGGTTATAATCAGCACGCATACTATATACAAAAAACTCATGGATAGAACGGAGACCTTGCCCAGGGCGGAGTGGCTTGGGTTGGCGGCCTTAGTCAAAGTTTTTATGAGTTTTCTGGCCTTCCTTCTCTGGAGCAGGGGAACAAACTTTAATACTTCGTGGTGGCGTTCGCTTGCCTCGATCTGTTGGTACATGACGAGCACCTCGGGCGGGGGAACGGAGGGGTAGCCGGCCGACAGACAGCTCATAACATAGTAGCGGTCGATGTTGGTCATCTGCGCCTCCAAGAGCAGGGCGGCTGCCTCCTTTTCCTTAGGGGAGGCCGAGGAACATAGGAATTTGCAAAGCAGGGTTACCACCAGGCAGCGGGTGGCAACGTCCACGTGGCGGGTGCTGGTGAGCAACTTGTCGGTGTCGGGTTTGACTTGTAAAATTAAAGCCTTGCGTGCGTATTCATCTCCCCCCGAGGCTAGTTTGCGGAAAAAGGGTTCTCGGTCGTAGCACCTGTAGTAGTCGTGCACCATGGAGCTCAGGTCCACGCTGAGGTCGGAGAAGCTGACGGGGCCGCAGTCAAAGTAGACGAACACGCTGAGGTTCATGGTTTCCCTCCAGTCGCAGAGGGAGCCAAGCAGAGAGTAGAGTTCGAAGAGGTTTTTGGGTTCGTAGCTTAACAGGCGCGTGCTGTAATTCTGCTGCTGTAAAAACGCGATGATGCTGTTCTCGCTTTGGGTGTGTTTTTGCAAGCTGGCCCGCAGGCCGTCCAGGAGGCGAAAGTACTCTTTGGTGAAGGTAAGCATAGCGGCGGCGGCGGCACTCAGCACAGTTCGTCGGACTGTCCCACCAGTCCCATGTGTAGGTTTGGAGACGCCTTTAAGAGGTTAAAACCCGCTTTGCATTGCGTCAGCGCCCTGAGCCGGTCGGCGCACGTTCCGTAGCCTACCTCGTCCACCTCCCTCATGCTCTTCATCACGTACAGCGCCACACCGTAGTTGCAGGGCGCATCTTTTGGGCACTTAATAATATAATCTGGTTTACCTGGAGTTTGCCGCTTAAAGCGAACGGTCTGGGTTATGTTCACCATCGTGCACTTGTAGCCTGCCACCGCGTTCCTCTGCCTTCTGGTGCCCTTGAATGTAGTGTTTCGAGTGCAGTCTGCGTTGTAATACCCGTTGCCGTTGTAGGCTACGGCGCAGTTGGAGTACCAGTCCAGAGTGGGTTCGGGCCCCGTGCAATTGGGAAGAAGGTAAATCACGCTGGCCATCGCCACCATACCCCCCGCGTCCACCATTATGTTCAACACCACCGAAGTAGCAAGGAGTCTGGGAGATGTTATGGTTTCGCTGAGCGAAGTTAACAAAACACAAGTCGTGGTAGCCGCGCTTTGCTTTCTGGCCGTCGCCGCTCTGCTGGTGGGCATATACTTCTGGCACAGGCGCAGGCACATAGGAAAGGCCAGTTACTTGAAGCTGAGTCCGCAGTGCGACGACGGCTCCACCACCGACGAGGATGCGGTGTGGTCGAAAGAGTACGAGGATAAAGTGCCTGAGGCCGTACAGGTGCCCGAACAAGACTCTGAGGAAAGCAAGTCCGACGAAGCCTGCGCCGCCGTCTCGCCGGTTTGAGTCGTTCGGAGAGGTGCAACACCTGTGTATTTAATACTTGTCTCTGCTGCGCAGAGATGAGGCAGCTCCCCTTCCGTCTTGTAAACGTCTGTGTAAAATAAATTTTTTTCATTTTAGAGTGGAGGTCTGTGGTGTGCTTTCTTCAATCACGATGTAGGTTCTGTAGCTCATGCCCGCAAATTCGGCCGTGCCTTTGTCTTTCATCTTCCAGTGGAAAAAGAGTAAGTTCATTCGAGGGTGGGAGACGAAGAATGTCACGCTGTTGTGCCTGTGAAATATGGCCAGCGTCTCTCTTCTGTCCATGGAATGCTCCCGCAGCAGCACGTAGTTTGTGAGCAGGTCCGACGGTACCTCGGGAGGCAGCGTCTCCACAAACGTGTTGAGTTTTACCCGGGCGGGCAAAGTCTTCCACAGTATGTAGAGGGAGAAAATAGTTCTTCTCTTTTCCATGTCTATGCACTCTAGGTAGACGGCGGGGCAAGGCACCGGCACGTGTATCAACGCCTCCACCACCCCGCCGGCTCCCACTCTGTAGCCGACGTTAATGTTTAGCAGCCGCAGGGTTTCGCAGGCCGTCTGAGCCTGCCAGGCTACGAGGGAGCACGTTTTGTCGACGTGCCGCACGCGTGCATCTTCTGAGGGGTCCACGTATCTCACCAGCAGGGGCAGGTGGGGATTTCTAGGGTCTGTAGGCATTTTGTGGTTTTGGTGTTCTCAATTCCTGTCGCTCCTTTTAAAAGCAAAATTAAATCCTCATGGGCATTGGCGCTCCCTAGGCGCCTTTTATTTTATAAACTGTGTCTTGTAATGCCACCGGATTAGGCATCACCGCACTCCCGTCCGACAACACCACTCGGCCGAGCCGTTTAAACTTCCTTTCGTGCACCGCGCAAAAATAATGTTTGTTTAGGTGTACTTTGGTGTTCAACGTAGAAGTTAACAGCCTGCGATCGTCGTCCAAATCCTCTATCGTTACACTACTTTTTTGACGGGGTATTATTTGTCCCGACTCGTCGTACCACCACACCGTTGGATTTAAGAAAAAGCCTCTGCACGTGCACATAAGACGTCGTTCCCCCTGTACGGTAGTCAAACCCCCGTAGATTTCTGCTGCGTTCATGTCTGTAACCTTCACGTCGTAGTAGTAATACTTGTAGCCCAAACAGGTCGACAGTCTACAAAAGTATTTGCCCTCGTCTTCCTCTGTGACGTTCTCCAACGTAATCGTCAGCTTCCCTTCCAGAAGGACGCGTCCGGTGAATGCGTCAGATAACTCCGTCTTTCCGTCAATGTAGTTGAGGAATTGTCGTCTTTTATGTTCCCAAATCACATTTAAGCAGCGGTCTCCTTCGTCTGTAAGGTGAAAACCGCACTGTAACCTCAGGTTTTCGTAAAGTCTAACTCGCAGGGGTCCTAGGTATACCGCTCCGTCTGTTTCTGTTTTTTTGATCTGCAGTTTTATTATTTTTGATTGATACTTCTTTGGAGTTGACGCCATGCACATATACGCACCCTCGTCGTCTTTAGTAACATTTCGAATTTCTATATTTAGTATCCCGTACAAGAATTGACCGATAAAATGTATTCGGTGGTCTTTTTTTTTGCCGGATCTCATCTCCTCATATGTGCTGTTGTGGATGAATAAACTGTCTTTAAACTCCCACCTCACAATCACTTGACGGGGGTACTCTTGCAGAAAATCATAGTCATAAGAGCAAGGCAGTACAACGGTGTCGTGGAGGTTCGCCATTACAGTGGGTTTGTACGACACCACGTCAACGAAACACGTGCACCAAAACACCAGCACGAGTCGCCCACGCATGGCGAACGCTAAAGCTATGTTGTAGGGAATGAGAACGTTTGCAGTTTAAATTAAACATTTATGTATTCTAAAAAGGAAATGGATTTTTTGGAAGCTACTTGGTGGCGTCTTCAAATTCTACGTCGTGTATTTTAACCGGGCTCCCGTCCGAAAGCACCCCACGTGTGACTTTTTTAAACTTGCCCTCCGAAGTTCTGCAAAAGTAGTGATGGTTGACGTTAATTTCTAGGTCTAAGACGGAGCTGACCATTGTCAGGCCGCGTTCAACTTTAGCGACACGCTGCGTGCTCTTCACCACGTTTATGAGGCGTCCGTTTGCGTCGTACCACCACATTTTTGTGTCTCTCAAATCTCCCGTCCACGTACACTGCAAACGCTTATACCCCCCTACGTAAATCAGTCCGATCATAGGATCTCCTGCGTTGACGCCTGTAATCTCTAGCCTAACCTGCTTATCTCCGTGTCCCTTTGTATTTAAACATCTACAAAAATAAACACCTTCGTCGGCCGACGTTACGTTGCTGATTTCTATGTTTAGATGCTGCCACGTTCCAACGAAACGTACTCTTCCCGTATAGGGCGGCCATACTTCTTCCTGTTGCCCTCTTACTTTTTTATAAGCCAATGTGCGTGCACCTTCTCGTTCAATCTCCCACACCACTTCCGCACTTGTATCTTTTAACAGGAAGGGAAAGGTGCACCGTAGTATCACGCTTCCGTACAGCTGCGTCCTGAACACAGGCGTAGTACACCCTACAGTGTGCGCAAATGCAACGCACCACAGCACTACGAGGCGTAGACCACCCATGCTCTCTACACAACCCCTAAAAAAAGAATGAGAGCCCTGCGGTTTTTTAATGGTTTATTTAAATAATACTAATTAACACATATCTTTTGCGGCCGGCCGTCCTCGGGTCTACCTGGCGGGCTTCTCAAACGTCACGTTGTGAATGCGCACTACGCTTCCGTCTGACAATACCACACGTGCCGTCTTTACCGTATCGCCTTCGGAAACTCTACAAAAGTAGTGGCGATTGACTTGTATGTTTAAGTTTAAAACAGAGCTGACTGCTGTGCGGTTATGTTCTACGTATATGTCCAGATTCGTCTTAGCCGGCCGTATCAGCTTACCCTCCGAGTCGTACCACCAGAGCTTTGGGTGTTTCATAAAGCCCCTCCACGTACATCTAAAACGTTTATGTCCCTCTACGTAAATCAGCCCTACGTTGGGGTCCTCCGTGTAAGCGTCGACTATCTCCAGCCGGTATATGTCAACCCAGTAGCGCAACGCGTCGTACACCTTGCACTTGTAGTACCCCCCGTCGGCTTTAGTTAAGTTTCTTAACTCCAGATCCGCCACTGTTATGTCCTTGGCGTTTACACTTACTCGGGTGGCATATCCGTCCGCCACCTCCACGACGCCGTCTGTACGCTTGTATATGTCATGTCCGTCGTCTTTATGCGGGTTGTGCTCAAAACTCCATTTTATATTCACCGCGTTGCCGGGCACAATGTTGTAGTAAAACTTGCAGGGCAGCGTAACGCTTCCCAGGTGCTCGACCTTTGTCGTTGCAATTTGAAATTCAAACGATCGTATCTCCACGAAGTGCGTACACCACAGTAGCGGCACGAACGCACACAGGCTACGCATGCTTGCAGACAGGTGTAGAAGCGGAGTGAATTTTTGTAGAGAAGTACTTAATTTTTTATCCCTGAGGCTGACTAAGTTCACATGGTATGTGGCAACAGTTCTTCCGCGGCCTGGTTTTAACACTGAGCTTCCCTATACTTGCGGTGAAGCTTATACCCTGCGTTCACCCACACTTGTATTTATTTTAGGCGTGCACCTTATGCCTAGCGTGCACCCACACTTGTATTTATTTTTGTTAAGCGTGCACCTTTACCTTGCGTGCACCCACACTTGTATTTATTTTAAAGTGCACCTTATACCTTGCGTGCACCCACACTTGTATATATTTTGTTAGGAGTGCACCTTATGCCTGGCGTGCATCCTGTAACCCACACTTGTATTTATTTTAAAGTGCACCTTATACCTTGCGTGCACCCACACTTGTATATATTTTGTTAGGAGTGCACCTTATGCCTGGCGTGCATCCTGTAACCCACACTTGTATTTATTTTTTTTAGAACCTTAAGAAAAGGCACGGCAGTCAAGGCATCACCAGGAGAGGGTAAGTCGTTTTTAAAGAAAGATTTATTACTATACACATTTTTGTACAAAATTATATAATACAACCCAGGCACGATTCTCAGTTTAGCAATAAAATAAAGTTCATATCAGCAATCTTCGTCTGAGTAACATTCCTCGTGAGAGAAGATATCTTCGTTGTGTGATTCTTCCACAAGGCCTAAGTTTTTTAGTCTCAGCTTTGCTTCCTTTCTCTCTCGCATGTCTTTCTTACTCTTCTCGTGCGAAGCCTCGGCCAAGACAAATTTTTCGGTGAAGTAGTTGTATCTTGGCAATTCAGAGTCCATTCTGCACTTGTAGGGAATTTTTGTTATGTAGTGCATGAAGTTTCTGTGATGGCTCTGAACTGTAAAGCCGGGCTCGTAACTCAGGTAATGGGTGCGCGCCGAGTCCTCCAATTTTGCTTCGCTGACGTAGTACATGCAGAATTCCAAGGCCGCCTGTATTGCGTAGGTGTCGTAATAGAAATTGCAGATTTTTGCGTTGAACACTCCTTTTTCTTTGTGCTCAACTTTGCACATGGGGCAGACGTGGGTGCAAGGACACTCCGGGGTAGCAAAACTGCAAAAACAACATCTGGTGGCGCTCTCTCTGTATGCCTTCTTTTTGCTGAGAACGTTGATTGCCAAAATAGAAATGCTGAACCTGACCATAAAGTAATGGTGGTGGAACAAGTCTCTGATGCTCAGGTTGGGAAAGGCCTTGAGGTAGCCTCTGAGGGCCAAGATGTGACCAAAGTTCAAAGTGAAGGTAGAAATTGACCTGTGCTCTGAGTACTTGTACTGCTCGGGCGTGTCGTCCGGGGCGCGTTCACACCAAGACACCACCGACATCTTTTTTCTAAGGTTGATAAAGGGCTGGTGGAGCGAAAACAAGTCTTCCCGTATCACGCGCATCAACTTCACCTTGTAGTCGGTGGGGGAGAGCCGTCTGTTTTTGCCGTGCTCCCAATAGAGGCGTATGATTTCTCCCACCATGTAATTTAGGGTGGTCTCCTTGTTGGTGCTGAACGCAAACTCTTCGATCGGGCTTCTCTCTTTTAGAAAGGTTCTATTTCCAAACACCACATAGCGGTCTGCCAGAAGCCGAGCATCCTCCTCGCACACGATTCCGTTTATAGGCGTCATGTGGCTAATATCAATGTCTTCCTGTTCGTCTGCATTCCGCACCACCGGCTCTTCTTCTTTTTTCCTTTTGGCGGTGATGGCACGAGAGTTGATGGTAAGGGGCAGCAGGTGGTGGTACCTTGGATGGTGGAATTCTGGGGCGGTCATTACATTTCTATTTTTGACGTAACCTTCGTATCTGTACAACTGCGGCAATGTCAAACCGCTGCGGTTGGATCTTTTCTTGGGCCGGGGAGCGTCCGACGCTTCGTCGGCGACGGGTGCCTTCCTCTTGGGCTTGCGTTTAATCGGAGAAATCTTGGTGATGCTTGACTTTAAGATTTGTGCGGGCGCGCTTGCCTCTTCGTCCTCAGAATCGGTGTCTACGACCGAGGGCGTCTTGTATTGCGTCTTGGGTTTGCTTTGCGGTGGGGGGGGTTCACACTCTGGCACCACCACGTGAACAGTCTTGGCTTCTACTCCCACTCTTGCGTAGCCGTTGCCTTTATAGTACATGGCTCCGAAAGCTTTTGCGGTGGTGGGACTTGGGACAATGTTCTTCGTGTACTCAACCAACTTGTTGGTCATCTCACAATGAGCAGGCTGCGTCTCAGACTCGGAGTTTTGCTGCTCCGAGGAGGGGCATAAGTGTGTGGTGTTGGCGGTGGGGGCGCCCTCTTCCTCCTCCTCCTCGGCGCTTCTATCACTGCAGCGGGAGGAACTTCTTGAGGAGCCCGAGGAGGAGCGGGCGGAGGAGGATGAAGAGGAGGACGAAGAAGAGGAGGACGAAGAGCTGGAACGACTGTTGCGTTTTGGAGAGTTTCTCGGGCTACGAGTTAGTTCTCGGCCTCTCTCTGGCACAGATTCGGAGACCTCTGTCGCGGAGTGCGTAGAAGTCTCTGCGCGCTGCTTCTTCCCTTCGTCAAGCTTGCATGCAACCTCAGATAGCAGTAATAAGGCAGACGATGATGATGGTGGTTGCGGTGAGGCTGGCAATGTAGAGTGTGGTGCTTTGGGTGCGGTTCTAATGTAAAAAGGTACTTGGTGGTTAATCTCTAATTCGTCATCTTTCTCTGGGTCTTCCCCCGTGGGGGTTAGGGGAGGCGGAAACTCCTCAAATTCGTCAGGTTCGGGCTGTTGCTGGCGTAAGGCGCAACTCTCCACCATAGACTCTAATACGTTCAAAACTGACTGAATGGATACGGCGGCCGATTCTGAGTAATCATCAGTGGGGGCGATGTACGGTACATTATTTTCGGCTCCGTGTAGGAGGGTGATATCTGTAAGAGTAAAGTCATTTTGTGAGTTTTGGGGTGCAGGGGTAACCGCAAGCGTTTCTAAGACATCTGCAGCACAGTCCTTTATCTCTGGATTTGGCCCGGTGTAATCTATTTCTATGTCATAAACTCTATCCTTGGTCTCCTCCACCGAGTCCAGCTGTGGACAGGAGGGGGAATACAAAAGTACATGTTCGGCTGTATCCTCCTTATTATCATCGTTTGGGACGTGTGGTGAGTTGGGTATAAAGTCAATTGCGGCTTGTAGCTCTAGACACGGAGTGTCGCTAAGCTCGCTGTGTTTATTAGAATCAAGAATTGAATTTAAGCGCTCTTGAGTTTTAAGCAGGTCGTACTGGGCGACATTTATTAGTTCGTTAATTGTTTCGATATTCTAGAAATAAACAAAAGACAGTGTAAGAATCTATACTCGTACTCCAACATTTTTAGTTGTCAAGGTCAAATTCGTCTGCTTCACCATCATCATCATCATCATTATTATTACTAACAAAATGTGGGTTGCGTGCACTACATACCAGGGGAGTTGAGGTGCTTGGCGGTGGCATCAGCTCAGAATCTAACTGCTGCTGCTGCTGCTGCCTGGCCACGTCCTCGTTCTTTTCTGGCTTAGACTTTTTTCTCTTGGATTCGGAGACCGGAGGGGCGGCAGTGACTTTGGGTGTAGGTTTGGAAGGCAGTATTAGGTCGGCCATGCCTCCCTTTCTTGACTGCTTCTTTTTCAGAGGGGTGCTGTTGGTGCTTGATTCGCTCAGGTCCAAAAAGTCATTGTCCTCTGCGTGCAATTCAACATTGTCCTGTAACAGTATGCTCTGTTGGCTGGTTCTGGCCTTGGTGGGGCTGTGTTGCAGGTGGGGCATGCTCTTGGGGGCCGCAAAGTGTCCAAACTTGGGGGAAGTAGAGGAGGCTGAGGTGGAGGGAACAGAGGAAGAGGGTGCGTGTTTCTTCTGCTGATGGCTGGCTGCGTTGAAGGTGTTCATGGACCTTTCGTAGTCTTTGGCTGAGCTGCTGGAGACTGCTTTGTTTGCAATGTTTTTAGCAGCCTCTAACAGCTGGTCGCACATCTCTTCATCCCCTTCGGGTTCAACTGCTTTGTTGCACAGAGTCTTGTGTAACTCGGTGCATGCCGTCCTGAAGAGCTCCAGACTTTGCAGCTTTTTCATAGTATCATTTTTTATGGAGCGGAGCGTGGTGTGATAGCCGACGGCGGGGTCTATTCCATTTGTCCCTGGGTGCGTTTTTACAAAAAAGTCTTCCATCTCGTCTTGTAATTGACTCAGGTCTTTGGTGGCATGCTGGTGCTCTTTCAAGATGGGGCTCAATACACTCATGGTGGTGTTGAGGGTATTGAGCGCAAAAGTCAACTTCTCCTCTGGGCTGACGTTCAACAGCTTGCATTTCTTCTTGGGGGCAGGTGCTTCTTGGGGGGAGCAAGAGCGTTCCGTACTGCTGTCTTTGTTTTTGCGACTGCCTTTTTTGGAAACTTTCTTCTCTGCTCTTCCCTCTCTCTCATACTTGCGGCCAGACTGCTTTCTGTCTCTGCCCTTGGAGGGTGCGCGTTGCCTCTCGCGCCTCTCATTTTTCTGCCCTCGTCTACCCCTGCTGTCGTTGCGTTCTGGGCTGGAGCTGCTGCTGCTGCCGCTGCTGCTACTGCTGCTACGAGAGCGGCTTCTCTCTCTGCGTTTGGGGCTTGGGGATCTGGTGTGCCTTTTACGCTTGCCGTTCTCGTTCAGGGGAGATTTCTTTTTCTCGTGGCGTTCGGGCTGCTGCTGCGCCTCCTCCATCACAGACTCAGACTCTGAGAGGTCGCACTCAGACTGCTCTTCCTGGCGTGCGGGCGGCTGGGCGGTTTTGCTCTGGCCCGGGCGGGTGATGAAGGTTTTTTTTGTGGAGGCCGCAGAGCGGTTGTAGTACTGCCGGTACTTGTCGACGGTTCTGTCTGCCACGGTCCTGGACAGCGAGCGTGGCTCCTCGGCCGGGTTTCTCTTTTTTTTGATGGTAGAAATGAGTTTGGAGGAGGTGGGGTTCATTCGTCCTGCGTGGGTTCTGGACGCGTAATTGTAGCCGCTGTGGGAGGCCGCTGTGTGTTTCTCCATTATTCTGTTGAGACAATGACCAAAAGGGCTGTATAAGTAACAGTTCGTAGGAAGAGGAGGGAGTAAAGTGCTATAAAAATAAGCATCTACTTATAGAAGGATGTCCTTGGCACTCTGCTAATGTGTTAAGCCTCTGAGATGCAACAGCTGTAGCTAAATAAACATTACCCTGGCACTAAGCCAATACACACATCTACTCCCCTGTTTTCAGAACTCAGGACACACGAATGGAAAAACACAGGCATTCGTTCAGGCTGCACAGCCGCAGACCCAATAACATTACATTCATTCGTCTATGCTGCGTAGCCTCAACCTCACAAAACATAGTCACATTTCCTAGCATTTCCCTGCGCAGCCGAGTAAATGACACAAGCACGCACTTTAAGGTTTTTGACAGTATATTGTTACACAAAAATCTTAGAGCTCGCACAGAATCTCACTACAAGTCTTTTGGCCAACACTTTGCTAAGCCTGAGCCTACGGACGGCTGCCGAGTGCAGTTTCTTACATTTCAGTTTGGGGTAGGGATTTTTACAGGCTCTCGGCGTGCATAGTCTAAAAATTCGTAGGGTGCGCCTTTTGCCCACTCTACGGCGCGATTTTTTCACAAGTGTAAAAATTCGCAGAGTGTGCATTTTGCCAAGTCTAAAAAATCGCACGGTGTAAAATTTTACAAGTCTAAAAAACTCGGCGGGCGTCCCTCGCACTAAGTCTAAAAAAGCAAAATTTTTTACAAGTCTAGAAATTCGCCGGGCATACTTTTGTACAAGTCTTAAAATTCTTTGGGCGCACATTTTTCTAAGACATATTTTCTAAAATTTCTCTAAGAGTATAAAAAATTTACTTACGTTTTTTTCAAAGAGTTTTCAAGTCTCGACGATTCTTGTGCTCTCCGAAAAGGTTTGTACTCTTGTCTCTTCGTGCGCCCTTTATATATGTTTCAGGGTTGTGAACGAAAGCCGGCCTACCTGTGTGCACAAACGAATAGATGGCTGCGATTTCTGCGGCGGTCTTTTTAGATCATGCCCACCTGGCGTAGCCTAAGACCACTATGGCACGACGCCAAGCTAATAACTCCTCCCCCTTTTCTGAGTTTAGCCCACTAGGTGGGAATTATAAGCCGCAGTATGCCGCGCCCCCGACGAAAAACTCTTCTCTTACGCTTCGGCCCTGCTACTGTATAGCATGCCGGTGGGTGCATGACAATCGTAGAGGTTAAAATAATTTCAACGCTTGCAAGCATTTTTGCCAATACAGCTCTGCCTTCCTGCGTCTGTGTAGCCAGCACAACGAAGTCTGAATGTGTAATGTTCTACGAAGGCACAGCAAGACTGTCAAAGAATAAAGTGGACGACTGCCAAAAAATTCTGTTATGATCAAACTATTTTATTGACACAGCACAGCAAACACACACACGCACACCACGTATTATGCCTTCAATTTACTCAAACACAAAGCCCCGGAGGCGTCTACAGAAAGCTTGCTCAACAGTTCCATGTAGTGGTAGTGTTGTTTGATTCTGACGACACCGGCAGATTTTTTATTGTACACCACCGTGGCGATGTTGGGCACAGCCTGCATGTTCACCGTCTCGTCAAATTCAACCTTGGCGTAGCGCAGGGCGTCCACGTGCTCGAAGGCGCACCCGTCTGCCGCCTGCACCGCCGCCAGGGTGCACTGCTTCAGCAGCACGCAAGACAGGCACTCTACAAACACCGTGTCCTGCACCATGTAGTGCTTCCAGGAGGGCGGCATGAGGGGCGGCAGGCGATAGTCGAACTGTTGCGCTCCCTCTATGAAGATGGACTGGCAGGAGGTGTTGGCGCACTGTCCCTTCGCCCTCAGGCAACGCTCCAGGGCCTCAAAACTGTACGTGTTCACCGTCAGCGGCTCCGTGATTGCCTCCCCAGCGAATATGTCTCCGTAGGGGCTGATCAGGGAGGCAGGGTTGCGTAGGGTGCCCACGCTGGAGAGCATGTCCTCGGCTTCCAGGAACCTTCCTCTGGAAGCGCAGTCGCGGGGCTTGTCCTCGGGGTAGGAGAGCAGCGGGCTCTTGATCCCCATGCGTCTGGAGCGCGGAGCCTTGTGGCACTGGGAGCACAGTTCATCGTACAGGGCGTTTTCGGCGCAGGGGGGGCAGTGGCCGGCCGCACAACAGGTCGTCACGCTGATCCTCTGCATGACTTCCATCCTCTTGTGGCACTTGACGCACGAGACGTACTGCAGGGCGCACGAGTACTTCTCCAGCAGCGCCTCCGGCTTCCTGGCGCAGGGTTCGCATATAGAGTGGTTGCAACAGGCCACCTTGAGGAACGGCGCGTCGTTTCCGCACAGCACGCACCTGGCCACGCCGGAGTTTGCCGTCTCCTGGTCGGAGGCGTTGGGCGGAACTGCCTCAGAAGTGGGTTCATCTATCCGATCACCGTAAGATATTACCACCAGTCTGCGAAAGTCCTTTGTGCACTTGCTGTTTGCTTGCATAAGCGGAAGGTGTATACCTTGGACCGTGTCATTTTTAAGATCAAAAAAGGCCAACATAGCATCCATTGAGTCAGTGACAATTGCATCCAAAGAGTTCTCATGGCCTCCTTCCGTCCCCATTGCTGTAGGTTCGAGGCCGCGCTGCACATCAGCCCGCTGCCGATATACTACACTTCGCCCGATCGGCTGGCCTTTTTTACTCCGGAGGGCAAAGCGGTCGTCGGCACGCGCAGCGTCATGGACTGCAGCTGTCAGATTCACAAAAACTACACACCTCTGGACCTTTTGTTTGGCATGGGGGTGGAACCCAAACAGCTGCCCCCCTTTGTAATCCCCCCGGCCTCCACGGTGTTGGACTGGAAGCACAACGCACGTCGGGCGCAGAACGTCTTCATGCGCACCGCCTTGCAGTGGAGGACCGTTCTGCACGCCAACCTCGTGCCCAGTTTAGAAACCGCCATATGTATTTTATTCAGCCGAACCGAACACTGGCCGGCCGGCGTCTATCTCTGCATCAACAACGGCGTCTGTTCCTCCCGCATGGTGTGGAACACCGAGTCCAATAAAACCCCGCCGTGCATTCTGCCCGTCTTCCCCGGCGTCGGAACCTTTCATTCCATCTACGGCGTACGTGCTCGCCCGGGCTCTGCGCTCTACATGTCCGACCACCTGTACTTTTCTCTGCTGGAATGCGGGGTGCCCGTCAGTGAAGAACACGAACACAACTACCCGGGCCGCCGAGAAAACGGCAGGGCCGGCAGCTTATGCTACTGCGACGGCCACACTAAATATTACTGGCTCCTTTACAAGGACGAACCCCTGGGAGAACTCGGCTTTCCCACCACCTTTAAAATTTCATGGGGCGCAGACAACAAACCACTCCAGCATCAAATATTACACTCTTTATTTGGATTAGCAGGCATAGAGAATTTACACAGACATACGTGGCAAGACCCAGTCACAAAAATTACATACGATACGGCATGCAGCGAACCCCAGCGAGCGATGCAAATGCACTGACGCGCCTCAATCCACCCCCCATGCCCAGAGCCCAATGCGACGAAGACGACGACGAAAAAGGCACCCTCATTCCAGAATTCTTGTTGGAAACCACCTTTGAATCGTACGCCCACGACACGGCCGACGGAAAGAAACGTACGCCCATCGTACACTTGTGCTACGACCAATTGGCCGAATGGGAGCAGACGGCAAAATTCCACACCGACAGATCTCAACGTTTCGCGATCCACGGCGTACTGAGGGCACTAACGGGCAAGTAAAAATGCATTTTTGCACGTGTTGAAATGTCTGGATTCGTACTCTGTCACCAAGCATTTTGTGTCTACCTCCTCGCTCTTCACCGGCCGGAAGCTAGAAGCGCAAGTTCCGCACCGTCCGCTTGTCATCCTACACTGACAGCTGTCGCACTGTAGGTGCCCGCACTCCAGTATATTCAAGGAGTACGGCATCGTATCTATTTCTGACAGACACAAAGGACAGCTCAGGACGTCCTCGGCTCCGCAGGGTTTGTTGCCGTACAAGGCGGCGTGTAAGCTGACTGCTTCACAAGGCCACAGCGGCGCTTTGCTTGTTTTTGCTAATTTCATTTTGCGTGCCAGAAATTCTTTTACCCCCCTTGTATATACCCCACCCCCCGCTCCGTGTTGAAATAAACTATTGTCGTAGCCAAATAAAGTTGTCTGCACCTCTTTTTTACTATGTACTGGTATGTGATTTACTGCGACCTGCAGCGCCCGTCCCATGTCCGGGCAGTGTAGAAACAAAGAGAGGGGAATGCGGTAGCTGTAGCGTGCGCCCCACTGGGAGGTTTCTTCGCACAAGTCCATGAGGCGTGCTACGATCAAAGGGAAGGTGAGCCAGGGGTAGAGGGGATTTGTGACGCTGTACTGCCACATCATGTCGGCTATGTCGCACAGCGCCTCTATGAGCGGCGCGTTCTCTCTCACGGTGTCGGGCTGGCCCAGCAGCATGGCCGAGCAAAGGTGCTTCATGGTGTGCTCCTGGCAGGGCACGCGCCAGGCGTGGCTCTCCAGCACAAAGCGGATGTTGCAGGGCCCTTCGTTGAAGTTGGGATATTCCAAAGCCGGGGGGTTGCTGTAGGTGGACTCCAAGACGCAGAGGGTGTTGCCTGGGCGTTGGAAACAGCTGTGCACGCACGTCCTGGAACAGGCCACCTTCTCTTTAAAGCGGTCCATCATGTGATGGATAAACTTGGGGTGGTGATAGCGGATGTGGGCCAGCGCGTCCAGGCGCTCTTCGTAGGGCAGCTGGGAGATGTGAAACAGGTCGTAGCGGCTGATGGCGGCGTCCGCGTCGTGGTAGGTGACTGGGTGGCCCATCTCTGTGTAGCTTTGCTCTATTTCCTGCAGCGTGGAGTAGACGGCTTCGGAGGAGATGTGACGGTACACGCTCTTGTCTGTCTTTTGGGTGTAGTAGGTGTCGAGGTAGACGTCGCCTTGCCATACTCTCACGCGTAGCGTTTTGTCGTCTTCCCCTGCCTGGTATATTTCGGCTCCTGATGTTTCAGCGAGGGGTGCGTGCTCCATGCTGTGCTAGCGCGAGGGAAACAGAGAGAGGGGCGGCAGGCTGTCTCTGTCCAAGGAACGGTAGACCACGCGTCCCAAGTCTCCCAGCAGCAGAGAGGGGAACCCGCAGAACTCGGCGGGGAAGGACCTGGTGCGGTTCTGAGCCTCCCACAGGCAGACCAAGGGGTAGGCGTTGGGGCAGGGTTTCTTGAGCTCGGGTGCGCCGAGGAACTCGAGGAGTGGCTGTGCGGCGTGTTTGAAAAACGGACAGTAGAGTGACTGAAGTCTGGAAATACACTGTGACCATGTCTCATGCGTAGAATTATAAATATACAGAAGTGCCTCTTCTAGCCCCTCGCATGGGTGTAGCGGCAGCATGCCCATACGCGCCATATCCCACTCCAGGTGTTCGTTCCTGCAGTAGCCGTCCAACATCCAGGTGTCGCATATGCCCCGTATGTTGGGAATCAGCAGCTGACGGTCCTGGGTCAGCACGCCGCCGTCTACCCCCTGCACCAGCCGGTGCGTGTGTTGCCCGAACACGTCGGTCGACACCAAGATCGAGCTGGTGCTCCTGTTGGGCGACAGGTACAGATGTTTGATGGTGGCACAGTACGTCGCCTGCACGTCCACCGACGAGTAAGGCCAGTAACGCACTATGGTGCAGGGCTGCGGCAGGTACCACAGAAAGTCGCGCCTGGCCGTCGGCTGGTAGTTGTTGTCGTCCGGGTAGAGGTTGTACACGTCTTGGGTGGTGGCCCCCTTTTCTCCCATCCAAGCCCGCATGTTAACGTACTGCTCCACGCTCAACAGGTAGCACCTTCCGCTCTCCAGCGAACAGGGCACGCGCATCAGAGTGCCCGAGAGAGGCTGTACGATCAGCGGCGTCCACCACAGCGCCAGGGGCACTGCCAGCATGGAGCCCGGACCCAGGAGGGGAAATGTCACGCTCACGGCGTTGGTGTGCGTGGTGCTCTCGGGGTATATCTCCGCCCTGGTTTTTGTGAATACGCTGCGCCATTTACCCACGGTGAAGGCCGGACGAGTGAAGCCCACGTGCAGCTCGGCCGCCGCCACGCGTTTTCCTCTGGGCAGTTCGACCGTCGCCGTTTCGTCCTCGTTCAAGTGTATTTTTGTCCAAGTTAACGCCTCATTGACCGAGTCGTTGTGCACGTAGTACAAGGTGTCCCCCACGCACATAATCACGAAAAACACATTGACGTTAGACTGGAATTCGGGCACCACCTCAGAATTCACAAAGCAGGAGAGCTTCGTGATGTCGAAGGGCAGGCTCAAAAGCGTGCTGTTACTACTGTCACTGGCCATGGTAGAGTCTCTGAATGGTAAAATCACATGTCCTGCCGGAACTTATGTCTCGATCCGTGACTGCTTTGTGTGCGCTCCGGGGCAGTTCAAAGCGCAAGAGCAGCACCAAGACATTTACTGCGACGCCTGCTCTCGCTGCATGCACGGTTTTCAGGTGCTGAAAGAGTGCACCCTCACTCAAGACACCGTCTGCCACTGTCCGCCCCCCTACAGCGTCTACAGCGATCCCCGCACTCCCGACTATTGTTCCCTCATCAAGATGCCCTTCCCCGACTACAACCACGTCAACCACAGGCACAGGCCCACTTTCGTATCCCTGCCCAAGCCCATCATGCCAAAGTACAAAGGGGAGAAGACAGACGACTACCCTACTCAAATCTACGCCTACGCAAAAAAAATAATGGAAGATTTGCAAAGAGGCAAAAACGTCTCCCTGCCCGAGACGCCCTAGGCGCTCAGAGCCAGCACAGGTTCACCTTTTCGGTCACGTCCTGCCACATGTCTGCGATCCCCAACGCCTCCAACGACTGATTGTAATAGGCAGAGCACACTCTGCTCTCCCTGGTCTTCCGCAAGCTGGCCGTCGTCACGCAGGTCAGCCGCCGCTCCCCCCCGTAATCTTCGCTCACCAGCATCAAGTCCATGCAGTCTTGAACCTGGCCGGCGTAACAGGAGGCCTCGCGGTTGTACATGCCCGCCCGCAGCAGCTCGTTCACCCTTTCGGAGGGCGGCAGGCTAGAGACGTACTTGAGGAAGTCCAACGCGTTCTTGACTTGGTACATTCCCTCCAGGGTGCGCGAGGTGCACACCTCCATCACCTTTTCGATGGTCAGGTCGTTGATGGGAAACGCCACGTCGCTCTTGAGCAGAGAGGTGCACACCTCGGGGCACAGGGAGGCCACCAGGATTGCGTTGGCGGCTTCGGGCTGGGAGGCCAGGCCCAAAACTTGGAGCTGCGTGGCGCACGAGTTGCACTTTTCCTTGGCCCCCAGTTCAATTGCCATGGCCACCGCCACCGCCGGCGTCACCTTGCTGGGGAAGAGCGGACAGTGCATGGTGTGGGTGAGAGGCACGACCCGCAGGTACTCCTCTCGCATATCCGGATCGCAGTAGCCCCACAACGCGGCCATGAGGTCGGCCTGCTCCGGCTTAACATTCTCTGACTTTAAGCGAATGGCCATGGGCTCAAACTCTTTGACGGCCATGGTTTTAAAAATTTCGTACGCCGCCGGTATCACGCAGGGGTTGTAGATGTTGCAGGCTAGCATATTTTTAAAATAGCAGTCGTGCGGTACCACCCAGTAGGGCTGTTTAATGGCCTCCTCGCCGTAAGAGACGGTCATGTGACTTGGTAGCAGGGAGCAAAATCTGGGGGATAAGATACATTCATCTTGTAACTTTACGGTACTTATTAGCCCGAGCCCAATCAGTAGTTTCAGAATCTCCGCCATGGCAGTGTATACACTAGGAGGCCCGGTCGATCTCTACGCGTACGTAAAGGGACTGAGCGACGAAAAGATACTGGTGAACGGGAATGAAGTCTCCTGGCAGGAGTTTATGGAGGGACCTTACGAACCCGATTATGCAAATGTGGAAGAGTTCAATAAACATGGCACAACTATTCTGGCCGTGCTTCGCGGAATCTGGACCACCGACTCTTTTACGCTAACCAAGCAGCATGTGGAGCGGGTCGAGCTCCTGCTTTGCGAGCTCGACCACACTCAAAGGGAGACACTGAGAAGCAAGATTGTACCCAACGCGCTCGGCTACAAAAACAACTTTCAGCGATATCAGAATATGGCCAAAGGCGGCAAGCACACCGAGCTCTTGCTGCGCATGCTCCCCCTGCCCGGGCACCTGGGAAAAACCCAATTGTTTTTCTACGTCCTGAAACTGATTGGCACCACCTTCGCAAAGCAAATGATCGAGCACGAAGTGAAAGTGCAGAACCAAATGAAAACTCTTCAGCTGACGCTACTTATCGGCAGGCACACGCAGATCGACCTGACCCACTTTGAGGGCCGCGACTTTGTGGCAGCCGTTGTGGAGGTGATCATGTCTGCGCACTACGAGAACAACAATCTGATGTACCAGACTCTGCTTTACTGCCTGTCCAGCGCATACCATTCCACAGACGACTACACCGGAAAGCAGCTGCTGATGCACCTGTGCGTGGTGCCCATGGAGTACGCCATGCCCCTCATTAGCGCACTCTTGAGCGCTCTGAGGGGTCCCAGACTCATCTACACCAACGAAAACATCTACAAAAACACAATCTCCTCTATATTTAAGGGCCCGAAAGGCGCCACGCTAAATCTCTACTCTGACACATTCTTCGAGAATTTGTTGGAGATACTAAACTGCCTTGACCGCTCCGTACCCCTTTTCTACCACTGCCTGATCAGAAGCGGAGCAAGCAAGCTGAAACTGACAGAGTACGTCGTGAGGCTTTTGGCCGCCCTCAAAAATAGAGAAGTCAGAAGTCAATGCTGTGCGCAGTACCTGTACGTCACTTACCTGGGTTCAGACGGACACCTGCGCGCCGCACTTCCCGACCAACGCTACACCAACAATTGGAAAAACTACAACCACGAAGACGAGTACAGAGAAGACTATCAACAACGCATGCAAGTCGACCACGACGTCGGAGGCAACAAGTGTCCCCTGCCCCCCCCTCCACCCCTTACCAGAGGAAAGTGAACCCAAAGAAAATAGGCAGGATACGCTCTTTCGTTTAAAAGTTTTATTCAAAATAAAAGTTAGTAATCATATACAATGTGTGAAGTGTCTTTTTTTACTGCCTGGGTACCATCTCTTGTAGTTTCAAAAGAGAGTCCACGAGAGTCTTTGTCTCTAATTCGTTAGCTGTGGGAGTGTAAGTTGAGGCCGAAGGCCGTTCGTCCGTCTCCTGTGCGACCGCTGCCTGAGTCTTTGCTTTCTTAGTGCTTTTGGCGGAGGCCTTCACTACCGACTTGGCGGGTGCCTCCTCTTCCTCCTCGTCGTCGTCTTCCTTTGCCTTGCTTTTTTGTTTGCTGACGTAGCCTTTGAATGCCTCAGCTATCTTCTTGCCTGCCGCCTCTATGTAGGGTTCTGAGACCGGGGCGTCGGCGTGCACGAACATTCCGCTCTCCATGTTTCTGATGATGCAGTCTGTCAATATTTTCATGACGCGTTCCAAGTCGAACTGCGTGGTGATGCCGCTCACGTGGTTTGCGGGTGCTCCGACGGATGCGCTTGCCACCTGTTTGATGAGCGCGGAGGCGCTGTCCACCTTTGCGGCGGCCTGCTCCTCTTCTTTGCTTTTTTGCATGCGTCCCATCTCCTCCTTGAGCTTGGCCACCTCGGTCCTGAAAACGGTGAGCGACTCGTTCATCTCCTCCTCCTTCTTGCGTTTGCGTGCTTCGCTCTCCTTCTTTTCAAGCTGTTCCAAGACCATTTTGGCGATAGACTCCTCGGTGTACCTGGGCTCGGAGGGCGTAGGGACGGGGGGGTAGGCGTACATGTGGCTGGGGGGTGGGGGAGCATACTGGTAGCAGGGATGCTGAGCGGGCGGCTGCTGCATTGACGCCACGGGGGCTGGTGCTGGTGCGGCCATCTCTATGACTTCTGCGGCGGGTGCGGAGGGTTCTGCCTGAGCCGTGAGCACCTTGTTTTTGACTATACTGTTACTGGCCTTCTCTCCGTTTATAGTTTGAAATTTCTCAGCGCCTAGCTTTATGTGAGTCTCCGCCACGCACTCTCCCTTCTTTTTGTACATCACCTCCAGCATGCGGCTCTTGTCAAACAAAACTTTGGCGTACTCCTCCAACAGCGCCACGTATTCCTTGGGGTCGTCAAATGACTCCTTGGTTTTTGTCAGCTCGGCCGGCATCTCTATGTTCTTGGCCTTGAGTATCTCCAGGATGCCGTTGAGCGGTGCTTCTCCCTGCAGCAGCACGTTTGCCCTGAAGTTGAGTTTCTCCATCAGCCCCAGAGTTTCCTCCGCCCCTTTGCAGTGGGTGGCAAAGCAGCCCGGCCTGGCCGGCAGGTGCACGGCCGAAAGCTCCACGATGATGTCCTTCTCGCCGGTCACGGTGGTGGTCCAGCTGAAGCCGGCCGTCATGATTTGCGCCAACGCCACCCTGGCGTTTTGTTTTTCTGCGTCCAGCTTCACCAGCGCGTTCACCCCGCAGCTGGTGGGCGTGTGCACGTGCCAGTAGCAGACCACGTTGCCGATCTCCTCTCCGGCGTGCCGCCACAGCACCTTGCCCGGCGCCACGTGGCACATATACTTTGCGTTGTCGTAGTCCAGGTGATATTTGGGAAAGGACTCTTTGTCCATGTCCCCCGCGCTGGTGGAGGGGTAAAGGCTGGGGTCGTAGTCGTGTGCGGTGGTGTCGCAGGTGCCGGCCATACCCAGCAGGTAGGAAGAGTCGGCGGAGATACCTTTTCTCACCTCCTCGTAGTCTTCCTCCACGCTGCCGTAACATTGTGCGCACAGGGCGGGCACGAAGTGCTCTGGATTTCTGGGGGTGAGGTTTTTTAATTCGGGGGGCAGTGCGGGGAGAAGTTTGTGCTGCATGTTTTGCATGTTGTAACAGTGCACGCCGTTGGGCTTTTTGATGTACACCATGGGGCTTTTGTAATAGGTTTCTGCGGCCATTTTCACAAAATCGCCTTGAGTTTCTCAAGCTCTGAGAGTCCTCTTTCGGTAGGCGTAGTGACGTCCTGAGATTTCATTAACATTATTAGATATTTAGAGTGCCATAGCATATGAAACATTTCCACGACGCTTTTGTCCGTCAGCATTTGTGCGGGCATGTGATAGGCGTACTTGATGATCACCTTGCGCGTGAGGTACTGTACAATCTGTTCGTGATTGTTGGGCACGCGTTTGGGCAGCAGTTTATTTTGATATTTAAGCATCACCAGTATGCTCTCTAACTTGAAGTTGGGATCCTGAGTCTTCAGACGAAAGTCGCTCAGCTTGACGGGCGCGGGGTCATTACAGTACTCGCATTTGTAACTCTTCACTATCTGTACCGCCAGCGGGTTTTCCGGCACCCGTACGAAACAGTATTCCCCCGGATCTTCGTGGGGTCTTAGGAAAGACGCGCAGAGCGCCACCGGGTCGCAAGACTGGTTCTTCAGCAGGATAATGTCGTCCTTGGATGCCATCGCGCGGCTACGCAAACGCAGGCTGGAAATCACGCCGCCCGACGAGGAGGAAGAAGAAGAAGAGTACTTTGACGAGCAGTGTATGGCCACGATAGTAGCCAACACCTCCACCACTACTACCACCAACACCACCACCCTCAATAACGTTAATAACCTCAAGTGCACCCTGAACAGCAACAACGGTAGCGAGTTCGTCTTGGCCTCCCTCTTTGGAGACACCGATTTCAAGGCCAGTTATATTTCCACCAGCAAGTATATGAAATGCGACATTTGCATTCAGAGCGTCTCCGATCCTGTCAAGTGGGGCAGCGCTTTGGAGGCCATCAAGCTCCTGTCTACGGAGCAGGCGCTCGAAATGCTAATATGCAGAGGTTTTACCGTGACCGCCGAGCAGCTGGAGCGACACAGAGATCATTACGATCTGGGCCTCACTCCCCCGGACGAGGCGGCCGGCCCTCACGTTCTGCTGATGTGGAAGCTCATCCACATGGAGTACGACAAGCACGTCATGTTGCAAAACTACCAGCTGGTGGAGGTGGTGAAAGACGCGGAGACCACCACCCTCCCCAACCTGCCCATGATGAACGCCAGCCGCAATCAAGCAAAATCCCTCATGACCGCCATCAGGCTCTACCACGAACTGGTCTCGAAGCCCTCGCTCTCCAAGAAAGCTAAGACGAAGTGAAGTGGCACGCGTCGCACTTTAGCTCCGTGTTTTTAATCGGGTCCTCTACGCACATGGTGCCGCAGCCGCACACCCCGTACCTTGTCTTCACCGCGGTGTACACCACCACGCGCACACCGTTAATGGCCAGGGGCACGCGTCTGGCGTAGGTGTAGCAGCAATTGGTCAGGTAGGAAAAGTCGTCCAGGCAGTACAGCAGCTCTATGTTTTTGAGTTTTTTCTTACGTTTGTTGGCCGGCTGTCCCCCCACCCCCGTGTGCTTTCTTTTGTTTTGCCTCTGTTGCGCGTCGGCCGTCAGGGTGCAGGCGCGCACCACCATGCTGCGTAGGCACAGGGAACAGCGCAGGTCCGGGTCCAGATCCTCGGGGATGGGCCTGGGGTCCGCCGGTCCCTCCACCACCACCTGCTGCAAACAGAAAAGCGTCCAGTTTAAATAACTGTTGAGCGTGTTGTAAATCAGGCACATGGTGTGCGAGACCGACTCGACCGGGAAGCCCAGCAGCACCACGTTGTTGACCAGCTCGTGTATCTTTTCTTTGCGGTTCTGCCCTCCCGCCCAGATGTTCCTCTGCAGCTGAGACATGATGCCGCGCAAGATCGGCAGCGTCCAGGGCATGACCATGGGTATGATCCAGAGCGGGTGCGCGGTGATGCGGCTGGTCACGATGCGGAGGATGATTTGAATCTCTGCGTTGTACAGTGTGCTGGCCGTGTTCTGGTACTGTTTGGAGATTTGAAAGAGCTGCTTGTGATAGCGGCAGGGCGCGCTCAAGTGGTAGGAGCACGGCAGAAAGCTCTTGATGGTTTTTTCTCCCCCGCCGCCGTCTCGAGCCGTGCGCATGCCTTTGACGAGGTCGTGGATGGAGGAGATCTGCGCGTGCCTGACGCAGTACTGGAAGAGCCCGTAGCGAAACAGAAAAAGATAGTACTGAAATATTATCACCATTCGTAGCACTTGCCCCTCCGCCAGGTCCATGCGTTGCCCCTCGAAATACCAGAGGGAGGGAATCTGTAAAAGTTTTTCCCTCAGCCCCCCCGTGTTATAAAAGCCAGTGGAGTGTGCCCGATCCATTGTCAGTGCCTGATAAATCACATTGGGTTTCATGGTGATGTTGCAGTGTGGATTTAGCCTTGTGTGAGTGTAGAGCAGGAACTGCGAGTTTAGCGTACTGTCGAAACAGCTCATCTCTATCAAGTCCCGCAGCCCGTACCTGGGAGCCATGGAGGAAACGCGTGTGCTTCGCGTGCTGCAGCACGTGGCCGACCTGGATGCCCTCTTTCAGGGACACAGTCAGATTACGGTCGAGCCGCTCTTTCCCCTGCAGACAGGCGCCTTTGAGCCGCTGCTGGTGATCGAGGACGGAAAGTACCAGGCTCCTGAGAACGACACTGGGCACACTAGGAGCTCCAAGGTCGGGTTTGCGAATATACCGCACGGTAAACTCATCAGCTCCTCCCTTTACACCGTCACCGCCGCAGACCTGCCCTACGTCTGCGGCCACGTCGTCACCAAACAGTCTAAGGATCTCGCCGGCCTGCTTACCGACTTCGCTGCCGCCGCCGTCACGCTCAAAGAGCTTTTGGAGGAGCTGGAAGACAATCCCACCTTTGCGCCCGCTCCCAAGCTCTACAAGCCCGACCATGACGACATTACCCTGGACTTTGCCCTCTCCATGTGGCTAGAGATGCGGCCCCTGGTGGCCACCTACATGATAAACTACTCGCTCACCCTGGAGCTGCCGCCCTTCGTAGACAGTAACGTCATCGACGTTGACCCCCTGGTCAAAGAATACTACGCCGGCACCCTGCTGACGCCTGACGTACTCATGGAGAACATGTTTGTGGCCTGGGGTCGGCTCCTACGCCACCACTACATGACCGAACTGAACTGGGTCGAGCTGGACGCCCTGTGGAGCACCATGTCGCTCAAACGCATCCACCCGCAGGCCTGCGAGTCCTTTTACAAGCCCATGTTCTGCGCTCACATCAAGATGGGCCGGGTAGGCAAACGCACGCTGTGCATCGAGCTTTTCAAGGGCATGGAGCTCATGCGCTTGGAGAACAGCTGGGAGTTTGGAAAAAACGGCCTGCCCGTAGACGCCCGAGAAATGGACACGGCCCTGGAGTACATGGAAATCGCCAACCCCATCTTTCTGCACGGCGTGCAGATGGCCAAGAAGATCAAAGTGCTTCAGGAGCAGCTATCCACGCTGATTTTCCACACCAGGTACTTTGCCATGCTCATACAAATGCTGCTGGCCACCTGCAAGAAATTAAGTTTTAATTTCGGAGCCACGCACCAAGGCGGCCAGGTGATGTCAAAGCCCGACGCCTGCCCCGAAATGCTGCTGGACGCCCTGCGCAAGATCTTCAAAACCTCCATGCTGCTGGACGAGGCCCACTGCACGGGCAAGACGGCCTCTCACGTGCCCGACCTGCTCAAGACGCTGCCCTTCCTCGACCTGCCCTTCGTTCAGTACTCTGACGACGTCAACGCCTACGGCAAGCTAAACCTGGAAGCCGGCATCAAGACGGTGGTGATGTACTTTTACAGGAGCGACAACGTGGCCTTCCGTCAGCTCTTTGACTACATGGCGCCCTCCAACATTGCTGCACCTCCCGACCTGCACAAGTCCACCATCCGCCTCATGGGCACCTTCTCCAATTTCAACAGCCACCAGTTTACAGAGTACGGAGACTACAAGGGCATCACCGTCAACGACGAAGAGTACGCCAAGTACATGTCCACAGAGATCATCAAGGACACCAAGTGCACCATGCGCTACCGCGTCAAGGTGAATTTCCAAGGGCACGGCGCCCTGGGACAGGCCTGCGCCTACAAGACGGTGGTGATCACCTCCATGTGCACCGCCATCACCCAGTCCTTCGTCACAGCCTCCCTCAGCACCATGGAATTTGAGGTGTCCTCTAAAATCTACCCCAACATCAACCGCATGTCGGGCATCCTGCACGAATGCTTCTCCAACATCAAAAACAACTCCATGTTCATCAAAGTGCAGCTCAGGAAGGACCTGGACGCCGCCAAGCCTCTCAACTCCTTCACCGACTTTTGCATGGGTCCCAGCAACGTCAAAGGCCACCCGGTCGTCAACTTTAAGCACCGCTCTGTGAATTTTCTCCAGAGGGCCGAAAAGTACACCTTCTGCAATCAGATTCCCAAGCTCAAGGGCAGCCCCTTCTTCAAACGCATCGTGGAGGAGAACTGCATGAGAAAACAGCTGACGGACCTCTACAACCACATGACCTGCGGCGGGAAGTCCGCTGACGTGCTGCTACCACACTACTCCACCCCGCACGGGGCGGAGATCGTGCCCGGTACCATCGTCGGAGACGCCTGGTTTGTGAACGCCAGGTGCAGCATGCTGGCGGAACTCAAAAACTTTAAAATCACCGCAATCTCCAACAGCATCTGCCACCAGTTCTCCAGCAACAACAAATACGGCCTACACTACGAAGTCAGGCTGGAGCCCAACAGCGTCATGTACCGCGAAAACTTCACCGACTGGAACGGCTACGAGGAGGACGTGGAGGTGGACGCGCACACCATCGATCGGTTCGTGGAGTCGGTGGTGGAGATTGGGCTGCCGGTGCAGATGTCTGCCGTCAACGCTCAGGGCTTTGACAGAGAGCAGCACGACAGGTGCCTGGAGCTCTTAAACCAAAATGACATTGCTGTGGTGGAGGACGTGGCCGCCTCTTACGTCAACAGCCTGAGCGTGGAGGAGGCCACCGAGAACGCTACTCAGAACGCCGCCCAGAAGAGGAGCATGGGAGACGCGTTCCCCAAGCCCGCTTCCTTCAACAAGAAGAAAAAGCTGTGCGAGGCCGAAGAGACTGACTTTTTTGCCTGACAATTGTAATGTGTTGTTTTTTTTAACTTTGTTAACTTTTTGTCCCGTCGAGTTTTAATAAACCTAAGATGGCTTTCTGGAAAAATTATAGAGTTTTGTACAATCATTCCGCCGAGCAGGTCGAGGACTGCGACAGGCTCATAGATGCCCTAGAGTCCATTTACAGGGGGATGGGGGACGACCGCCTTCAGCAGTTGAAGGCGAGCGTGCCGCACTTTACCAAGGAGGAACGCGAGGCGCTCTTTGTCTTGCTTCACAACCACACTATAGGAATAGACAGCGTGGACTCCTTTCACGAAAAGCTTAAGCGCAGCGAGGCTTACAGAAACTCTCTCAAGGTGTGCTGCGACATTGGCACAGCCCTGGACATAACCCGCGATCAGCTTAAAGCCAGCACTCGGGACGCCATGGCCTGCATAAGCGCGTGCATGACGGTGCTGGCCACCGCCCACAGTCACGAGCAGCACTCGGCCGCGCTGTGGAAAATGACAGAGGTGTGTAAAATGTTGACCAACTCCATAAGTTTTTCCAGCGAATTTGTGGACTCCGTAGAGTCTAACGTTTACTCTCCGATGGACGGCTCAGACTTGTGCGCAAAGACTGCGCAGCTGGCCGCACACTTCGAGGAGCTGCAGAAGATGTGTGGAAGCGAGTCCGCCGACGCCTCCCCCCCAACCCCCTTACAAACAGTCAGAGGATTTCTCACGCCCGCTCCCGACACCGCTCAACGAAACAGGCAGCTCAAGTGCCTCCTCGAGTACGTGGAGGAGAAGGTGGTGAAAAACGTGCTAAAGCAACTTGTGAACAGGGAGCCGCTGACGGCTGACATTATAGCCATAGCCGCCAACCTGTCTGCAAACTACGCCCTGCCACGCTCAGTGCTGGCCGACCTCCTCTTGGAGAGGGCTCCCACCAGGGAGGAGTACGTCACCTACCATAACCTGCTGCACGAGGCCGAAAAAGCTAGTGTAACCCCCCTACCCACGGAGATTGGAAACCTGGTCAAAAGAGAGTTGTACTTTATGAGAATGCTTTTCGAGTACCTCCAGGATCAGCCCGACGTCAGCTATCTGCCCTTCCAGCACCCCAAGCTACCCAAGTTTTTCGTCTACTGTGCCAACGACATAATCAAACACAAGCTCTGCCCCTACGCTCAAGTAATGGGCGCCGAGGTCTCTGCGTTGATGCTCAAGGAGATGGAAAAAAAGAACGTAATGCCCGAGCGTTTGGTGATTGCAGAAGCGCAGCCCCCGCCCGTAGCTCCCGTCTATGTACCCAAGAAAAGGGGGCCGACAAAAAGAGTGTGCAGATAGTAATAAGATTTTAAAATGTACTTTTATTTTTTTATCATAAGTATATACAAAACACAGAAATAAAGACTTTGCATTTAATTTTTTTGTGCCGTCTCCTATTAGACGCCCAACACGCCTTTTATGTGTTTCACTATGTTGGGCTCTGTGCTGAGTGCGTTGACTGCGTCCCAGACGGCGTGGTCTGCGCCGACGTAATCGTTGAGTTCCGACATGTTGAGGACTGGATATTTGGTAGGCGTCATGTGCACGTGGATGTTGGGGGTGAGAATGGTGGCCACGTTCAGTGCAATGCGTTTGAGTTGGAGGGAATGCAAATTTTGAAAAAATAAAGAAGCACACATGTAGGCGTCTGAAAAGCATGTGCAGCACCTCAGCGCTTGCTCGGTCACCACACAGGAAAAAAGTGTCAGCAGCCGCTCGCGCACACGGCTTAACCTGTGTATTCCGTCCAGGGCGAAGCAGCAGCTTATTGCGTATGCCATGTGGTCGTCGTTGCTACACAGGCTCTCCATTAGCGCGGCCGACACCACCTTTAGGGTTTTGTCAAAGCCCCATTCCTGATGGGGGTTGTGCCTCACGTAATACCTCAGGTGTTGTCCCGCGCTAATGCGGCCGGGCTGGTGTACCCTCCGCACGCCCTCCAGCATGATTTCCATGGTGGCGTCGTATAGCTCCGTACCCGCCTGAACCAGCAGCCTCATAACTCCCTCGAATGTGTTTTCGGCCAAGAGTTGCGTCTTCGTCTGCTGCGGGAGGGTGTGCTGCGGCACGGCGGGCAGCCAGGGGTGGGTAAAACGCAAAGGGGGCGCGAGCGTCGTTTCTGCATCGTAAATCTCCTCCTCCACATTCTTGCTGGGATTGACTATCACCAGGCCGTGTCCCATGCTCGAAACGGCCTCCTCTGCGCTCTCGGCCATTTGCACGCACCCGGCCGGGCAGAGCTCTTTGAGAAACTCGTGCATCAGACAGGTGGCTTTGGGCTTCATGTACGTGAGGTTGTTGCACACGTCGCCGTCCTCTCCTACCGCGTTCATGAGCAGAGAGAAGCCCTCCACCCCCGTGGGGCCGTACTGGTACACCACCGCGCCCGCTCTGTGCTTTTGAACCACTCGTGCTCCCTCGAACGGTCCGTAGGCGTTGACGCACTGAGGGGGTTTGGACCTGTACCTGCTGTTTAGCGATATGTAGAACGCGTGCGCCTTCCGCACTTTTCTCACCGCATGCAACCAAGTGATGCCGTCGACGCACATAATCTCGCAGTTTACCAGTCGTTCGTTGGGTGTGAAGCACAGCCTGCTCCAGCGGCTTTTAATGGCCCCGGCGTGCAATATCAGCCCGTCGGGCAGCTTGAAAGTCTGGGTGGTTTCCGGCAGTAGAGAGTACTGGCTGGCGTGCGCCAAGGTGCCCTCTGCAAACATTATGAAGTCATTTTTCTCGTAGGTTCTGCCGGCCATGCCGTCGTAGCGCACTGTCGCGGTAGGGTCGATGGCCCGCGTTCCTGCCATCACGAAGGAGCCGGCCGAAAACCTGGTCCAGCTGCCGGGGGCGTACACCATTACTTGCCTATCCTCAAAATCCATCACCGTGTCGTAGAACTCGTCGTGGGCCTGCTTCTTAATCTCTTTGTCCGTCATGGGCTGTATGCGAAACCAGTCTGAGGCAATGATCATGTGGTCGAAGGCCGACTCGGCCAAATCTCCCGGCAGGGGACCGCACGCCAGGGGGGAGTAGTAGTATCTGCGGGAGGGCAGCACTAAGACGGGCACGGCGCGCGAGAAGGGTTCCAGGAAAGCCAGAGATTCCACTTTAGGACACGGGCTCAGCTGAAGGTTGTGTATGATTTTGTATATCCTGACGGCCAGGGACCTCAGCTTTTGAACGTCCATGACTGCGGCCTTGCCTTTCCACTATGTCGCGTAGCCGCTCTTCCAGCTGCCTTTGGTTGCTTTCTGTGGTGCTGATGGGAGCAGTCAGCATACGTACGTCTCTTCCGTTGTTATAGTAGGCAACTTCCTTTGCCCCTGTCTTTATGTTTTTCAGCACGTCGGAAGTTGCGATAGCCACCCGGGTGTGATTCTCAAAAATTTCCTTCACGGTGTTTCCCTCTATGCGTATTGCGTCAGCGTCGAATATGGTGTTGCTCATGACGTCCCTGTTGACCTTGGCCACCTGTTCCAGGTTGGATTTGTTCGTCTCCAGCACGGTGCAAATGTCCATGTTTTCTTTGGCGGCGTCTATCTTGATCTTTTTGCGCTGCTGTTTGTTGAGCATGATGAGCGCGCTGCGCATGTGCAAGTCCTTGTCGGCCTGTTTCTCTGCGTTGTGTGACTTGAGCAGCTGGGCCTCTATCTCGTTCTCCAGCTCGCAGATTTCGGTGCTGAGTTTTTGGTAGGTCTCTTCCAGCTGCACAATCTGCTCTTTAGTCTCCATTTCGTTCATGTTCTTTAGAACGTTCAGGGTTCGGTTGTGGTTGATTAGCTTTTGGGTGTACAGGTCTTCTTGGTGGGCGATGAAGCTTATGGCGTCAAAGTCTGGATGCTCAAAGGCGGTCTTGAAAAACATGCCGCCGAACTCGGCCACGTCGCTCAGGAATCTGCTTATTCGTCTCATCTTTTAGGGTCCGGCTACGCTGGCCAGCGCCAGGGAGGCAGGCTGGAAGATGCTGGGAGACAGCTGAAGGTTGACCACTTTGTTGAACTTGGACGCAAAGTGCGCGCTCTGTTCTCTGTAAAAGTAGTGGCAGGGCGTCAGGCCCTCTCCCTCCACCCTGGGCGTCAGCTCCTTGAGCTTCTGTTCGGTGTTGGTGGACTTGAGAAACTGAGAGCCTCCTCTGCCGATGGTGTAGGTGTCCGCAAACATAAGCGCCAAACTGTCCGTAAAAGGCACACATATTTTTCTCAGCAGGGCGTTCTTCAGCATGTCGGCCTTTTCAAACTTTGGCAAAGAGTTTCCCGGCAGCGAGTCCTCCACCGAGTTGTAGAGGGCGTGCGCGCAAAAGAGCTCGGCCGGGTTCTTGTCGGTGTGCATGCACAGCTTCATGTCCTCCAAAATCATCCAAGAGTCTGAGATGTGAGGCAGCAGCGTGGGGCACACGCAGTAGGATTTGAGCAGGGGGTCGTATTCGGTCAAGTGCAGGTTGCTGAGCGCCATGCCTCGTTGGGGCTGTCCGTTCATTCCATTTCTGGCGGTGGTGGCGTTGATGTAGCGGCCGCTGACGGGGATGACGGCCGGGCAGGTCCTGCAGGCAGTGGTGGTTTCTGGCATCAGATAGTTGCTCCAGTCCAAGACCAAAATGCAGTTCTCCTTGTCTGTGTTGGCGCGGTTGGTGCCCAGGGTGTAGTGGGTGCTGGTTCTGTCTTCCCTGTCCAGGAACACCACGTTCATGCCCGACATCTCTTTGATGAACACCGAGGGAAAGCTGATGCCGTGAGAGCCCTGTCGGCCAGGCATAATGGCCATGTCCATTTCCGTTCCTATCGTTTCTCCCCTGTCGTTGGACTCCACTTTGTAAACGGTGCGGTTGCCCGTCACGAAAATGCTGTCTCCCACCGGCATCACCGTCATGTTGTGGCCGGTGTAGCGCATGGTACGGATGCACATGTAAGCCCAGGAGGAGTAATAGTTTCTGTCAAAGCGTTTTATCAGGTTCTGTCGGCTCAGCATCGTGAAATAGTGCATGCACATGTAGAAGGCGTGCGTAGGCAGGTTGCCCAGAATGTCCCGCAGCTGATTCAGCCTGAGCACCAATGGCGGCTGCAGGCAGTTGTAGAAGGGTTCGACGCCGTTCATGATGCCCGTACGGTTGTCCTGCCCCACCGTATCAAAATTCATGTTGATGCGCACGTGGCTGACGTCGGCAAAGGCCAACACCACAAAGCCGTGTCCCGCCTGCCTGTCTGTGACGGCCACCAGCTGTGCGCCCTGGTTGGCGACGTCCAAAATGTGTTTGTGAGTAACTACGGACGCAAAGTTGTACAGGTTAGAAACCCCCACGGCGTTCGTCAGCTCCTCTCCCAGGTTTGCTCGGTTGGACCTGCAGTAGAAGGTGTAGTTGTAAACTCTGTCTTCGGTGTCGAAGGTGTAACCGCCGCCCGTATTCTTTCGTGCGCCGTCCAGAATAGACCTGGTGCCGGTCTTCACTTCGTTGGGCAGGCAAAAAGCCAGCGTTCTTCCCTTGTAGATCTCTCTTTTCAAGATGTTCCCCACGGAGGAGGCGATGGGCGTAGCGCTGTGTTCGCCCGTTTTCTTTCTTTTGGAATCCGGCGGCCCGTCTGATTTTTTGGGATACAGGGTGCCGTCCTGCGCCCAGAAATAAGAGAGCTCTTTGTTTACCAGGCCGGGCAGTGCGAAATTGGAAAAGTGCAGCACGTACTCCTCGTCCTCTCCCGCCAAGTCGTAGGTGGAGAGCGAGAAAGGCAGAACCTCGCGGGGCACGCACTCCACGGGAAACTTGCTAACCATTCCCCTGAAGGCGCACATGCCGGCGCTCAGCACGTTGTGTATCTCGCGCAGCCTGGCCCTGCAGGGTTCGGAGGCCAGAGCCAAGGCCGCCGTCTGGCCCGCCGTGGCGCCTGCCCTGGTTGCAAATTGACAGGAGGAGTCCAAGTAGGGCACGAGTCGGGAGATGAAGATCTGACAGATGGGATCGCTCATCAGCAGCGTGTTTCCCTTGCAGCTCACCACGTGATTGATGAGCGTCACCAGGGCTGCGCTAAATGCGGCCGCGTCCTGGTTGATGGCCGGGTCTAGCATATCCTCCAGGTCGTTTCTGCCTTTGATCAGCACGCACAGGGCGCGTGCCATTACCAGGGCCGACACGCTCTCCACGGTGACGATGGCGGCGGCCCCGTTGACAAGGCAGAGAAAATTGTCCAGGTCGGACTGGGTGCCCATGTAGCTGAGAAGGCTCACCAGGGCGGCGTACTCGCCCTCGGGTGCGCTCATCTGGAAGGCGTTCCACATGCACAGCCTGTGTTGGTTTTTAAAAGACAGGCCGATCTGGCCAGCGTTGGGCTCGTATTTTAGGCTTCTCATGATCCTGGGGCTGAATTCGTACAGGCTGACTTTGTGGGTAGTGCGCAGCTCCGTCGGCGTGTCAAACATATTCTTCAGCTCTGCCAGGTAGGCGGTCGGCCTGACAATTTCGGGAAGCGTGTCCACGCGGCTGGTGAAGCCGACCAGGTCAAACACGCTCTGCACGTTGGCCTGCTTGTGCAGCGTGTAGAGTTCCACATCGGTGGGCGCCGCGCTCTCCTCCATGTTGATGACGCTGGAGACCCTGGGATCCTTTTGGGCGGCCGTGCCCGTGGTGATGTCCAACTGATCTTTGTAGAAGGCGGCGTTGTTGTACAGAGATCTGTAAACGGGGGGCACGGCTCCCACCAAAAAGAAGTAGCGCTTGAAGCCGGAGGAGGTGAAGGAGGACTCCATGGAGGGTCCGTTGTTGCTGAGCGGCTCGTTGTCCAGCAGAATCAGGGGCACCGTCATCTCCCCCACCTTGAGGGCCGGCAGCAGGAAGGAGCCCGGCTGGTTGGGTTCCTGCAGCGTCTTGTAGGCGATGTTTGGCACGTCGGCGCCCGGCGTGGAGACCGGCGTGATGCTGTACCTGTTGGGCATGTCTCCGTTGGCCATTTCGCTCACCAGGTTGTGCGACCAGTCTACGTCTATTTTCTTGTAGGTTTCGTCCGTCTCGTGGATGCTAAACTTTAAGATGGCCGGGTTCACCGTTACCCGCACGGTGAACATGTAGGGGTGTTCTGCGAAGACGTGCCTGGGCATGATGGCCACCACCTGCCTGATTTCCGGCATCATCTCCACCGCCGCGGCTATGAGGGAGTTGAAGGTGTCCAGCGACCTGTTCATGCAGCCGGTGATCAGGTTGTCGATGCTGACCAGGTCGTTGACCAGACCGGAGCGACACCGGTTGGCGTACTCTCTTCTTTTGGACTTGATCTGCAGCAGCACCGTAGAGTAGGAAGGCTGTGCGTTGGCGTATACGAAATGGTACATGGCGATGGTGGCCTGCCAGGCCATGACGTTCTCCTGAACCAGCTTCTCCATCTCTCGGAAGACCTGCTGTTGGTCTATGCGCAGCAGAGCCTCGTAGTCCACCTCCAGCCTGTGAAAGTACTGCACCAGACCCACGTCAAAGACCATGGACGAGGATTTGGTGTTGCCCTGCGGCATCCTGGCGTCTCCCCTCTGCGCCAGGGAGAGCTCTCTCTTTTCGATCACGTACTGAAATTTCAGCTGGTTGGCCGGCGCCTCCAGGGGAGCGATGGGCACGCTGATGAGCTGGCAGGCCGCGTAATTGTTTTTCACTCTGGGATTCAGCACCCCCCCGTAGTGCAGGGCCACGAAGGGTATGATGGCACTCTTTTGAAAATTGAACATGTTGATTCCCGACGGGATCTGGTTGGTGGCTTTTGGCTTCATGTTGGTTTCGTCCTGGTACATAATGAGAAACTTGACGTAGTCTTCGGCCGACATGTTCTGCAGACTGTACAGGTGGTGGAGGTGTTTGTTCCACGACACCATGTTGTAATCTGTGGCCGGCTGGGCGACCTTCAGCGAGAGCGCAGCCTTGTGGCCCGCAAAAGCTGCTGCGTGCTGCATTGCGGCGTTCAGTTAGGTATATGCTTGGGCCGCTCGTCAATAGTATCAAATTTAGCTACCGGGTGAGACGGCGGGGAGGGTACGATGAGGTCCAGGCACTCTATAGCCTTCTGGGTTTCTTCGTCCTCAAAGCGCACCCTGCGTTCAGAACGGCGTTCCTCCATGCTGTTTTGTATATCTCGGTGGCCCTCCAAGGTCATGTCTATGATGCTCTCCTTCCTCTCTAGCTCCATAAGCTTTTTTTGGCACCGCACGGCCGATGCGGTGCTGAGCTTGCTCACCTCGTACAGCCCGGTCAGGTTCTGCAGGTGGTACTTTTGCACCGCCGTCTCTTTGAGATCGGACTTTGCTTCTTTCTTGTCTACTAAATGCCTTATGGCTGTGGTTGTTGCGCGGTCCACGGTGACGAGCTCCTGCTGCAAAAGCCTGTACTGCAACGCCTCCTCTGCAGACAGGTTGCCCTTCCTTGCCTCGTAGTATGCCATTTTTTTCTTAATGCTTTCCTTCTCTTCCGAGAGCGTGGTGATGCGCTGCACCGGTTTCATGTTCACGTACCGTTGCACCTCCTCCTGATCCTCTCTCACCTCGCGCACCCTCTGAAGCGTGCGGCGGTAGCCCCCGCTGGTGCCCCCTCCCGTCCACCTACCCAGGGTCATCATGCCGCTCCACAGGACGCGGGACAGAGAGCAGGAGATACCCATTTGCGTGCTCGACTCCCTCTCGCTCAATAAATTAAAACTGCCCTTTATTCCTGTCCACCTGGAGCAGTTAACAGCCGAGTTTTTGGAAATGAGAAAAGCCTCGCAGAGGAAGCGCGACCGACAGTACAACGAACGCCTCCACCACAGCATATACTCCAAGTACAGGAGGACGCAGCGCAGGAGGACCCAGCCGCCCCTCACCTGCCTGACCCACGACGTCGAGCTGGCCAACGTCAGGGCAATGATGGCCGACGATTCGGTCATGCACATGATTATGGATCAGGTGGTGGGGGCGCTCAACGTCAGCAACAGCTTTGCCAACGAATGCCTCAAGTACCTGGGCCAGAGCGAGGCGGCAAAGAACATAACCGACGTGCTGCTGGGCATGTTCCCCCTCATGGACGCCTATTTTTCCCAGACCTGCACCAACTTTCTACACTGGTACGTAGCCCTGGGCTCAGTGCCCTACTGCTTCATCAGCAGCACCGTTCTCACCAAGGGCGACCGAAACTACAACACCCACACCCAGTACTTTACCACCCACCGACACTGGGGCTGCAAACAGTGGAAGCACAAGGAGAACACCACCCGCATGACCCTCTTTGAACTCATGTCCTCCACCGGCACCTACGAATCCATGCTGCAGGACAGCAAGTTTTTGTCCTCCATGGGCCTGCCCCAGGTGGAGGCCAACGTCATCGCCGAGATCGCCAAGGGGGTGAAGCTGGACAAGCTCAGCTGCTACCGTTTCATCCTGCTGCTGCGCACCCTCACCAAAGGCCTGGTGCCCTACGTACCCCTCTTTTACGGTGGCAACGACACGGCGGTGGTGTACGACCGCACGCTGCAGCTCTGCAAAGCCTGCGACTCGAACCTCATCTCCTACGACGTCTTCGTGGAGGAGCACCCGCTGCAGGGCTCCTTCCCCCAGAGCATCGCTCGCTGTAACATAGACAGATCCAAGCAGTACGTGCGCATCACCCGCTCCCTGATGGCCACCATTCAAGAGTCGGCCATGAGGGTGGCGGTGATCTCGGTTCAGCCGCCCGTCACCCCAGCCGACGCCGACCCCATCACCCCCCAGGCCTTGGCCGACCAGCAGCTGCTCCATCCCAACACCCTGCCCTCCGAGTTACGGATGGCGCACGAGCGGGCCAGCCGACGTGACATTATCATGCAGTTTTTGGGCAAGCACGGGGCCGCCAACCCCAACACCGCCAACGACGGCGGAGACGGCGACTATCAGGCGCTCAGCAAGATCATGCAACAGCACGAGACCGAGAACTTTATCAGAGGCGTGATGCACGGGCAGGACGCCATCTCCCACCGCATGCGCATCTGCGAAGCGCTGCGTGCTATACGGGCCAGGCGCTTTGACGCCGCCCGCATGTTGATAGACTCGCTGCCCCAGGAGGTGCAGGACCTCCTCTACTACACCTTTGAGAAGGAAATGGCCCAGGACGCGCAGGCCGAACCCTTCCCCAGCCAGATCGACCAGGTGAGGATCGTGAAGACGCACGACCACAGCAAGCTGCTGTGCCAGTTTCAGAACCACAACCCCGCCGACCTGCTCAACGACACCATGCACGCCTGGGCCACCTTCTGGCTCAGCCACCTGACGGGGGTGATTAATTTCAAGCACAAAACCTCCATCGAGTACACCAACAACAAGACCAAGGTGGTGGACAGCGTCTCGGCACCCAAGTCCAACATCGCCAAGGCCTGGAAGTCGTTGGTGGCCCAGTCTGGTTTTAGCATACCCGCAGACTTTAGGGTGCCCTACGAGTGCAGCGTGGAGGACTCGTTTAAGATTGCAAACATATTAAACACAGGAGACCAAATCATGTTTTTTAGCGAACAGTTTAATGTAAAAGCTACGGCAATTAAAAACAATTTTGATTTATCTGACTATGTGGGCGTGAGGTCTGTCGGTAAGCTGCCTCGGGAGTGCGCGCCTCCACCCGCCGATCATCGGCCGCCTGCAGATTCCCTCCAGAAGGAACACAGCCGATCGAAAACCACGTAGAACGTGAGTGCCACACTTATAATAAAATATGTCTTGTACCAGTAAGGCGTCACTTGTTTTTCAATGATTTGCGGAGGAAGGGGGGGTTCTTCTGGTTTTTGGGGGGTGGGTGCGGCAGGCTCCTCGGGCATTAGGGTTTCTTGGGTCAGCCTCGTGGTCCGTCTCCTGATGGCGTTGCGTGCCATGCGTCCTATCACTGTCACGATCACCACGTTCTTTGCGTAGGGCTGCACGTTCCCATCCAAGTGACTCAGGCCGGCCAAGTCCAAACTCACTCCCTGCTTCAGGAACCCCACCGTCAGAATATGGGTGTCCGTCTGAGGACGGTGTGCGCTGGAAATGGTAAAGTCTGTCGAGTCTGTGATTCGTTCTAGAAACTCCTGAGAGCTCTCCAGCAGCGTAGAGTCCTCTACCCTGACGTACCGCAGGCCGCCCTCTGTCAGGGAGATGCACACGCTTTCGTGCAGCTCTACCTTGTCCTTTAACGGCTCACCCTCTTTGCCAGTTCGGCGCAAAGCTGTGTTAAGCGATCTGATAAAACTGACACAGTCCATGCTCTCTGGTAGCTTAGTCCGTGCGTTTCGCGCAACCTCTTGAGGCAGCCTCTCAGGGTGGAAGAACTCTTTGCCAACAGGTCGACTCTATTTCTAGTATACCACTTATTTTCCTTGCCGTCAAACTCCACGCTTATGGGAGCGGAGGGCGCGCAGGGGTGGTCCTTTACGGGGAGCAGAGAGTGCGGCCAGGCCGCCGTGTTGTTGTCGGCGTCTACGGGTAAAAAGCAGACCGGGGCGACGCGCTCCCTGCTCCACACATAATTCCAGTCTAGGGTGAGCGCTTTGAGTATATCGTTGTCGTCGACCCTGCAGTCCAGCTCTTCGTAAAAGTCGGACGTGTTGCTGAGCAGGGAGTCGATGACTGCCTCGTGCTTTGCGATCTCCCTCCTGAGGCTGGCCACGTCCTGGTTGGTACGCACCAGGTCCTGCTCAGTTTCCTGCATGTGATGCAGCCTCCTTTTCATCCGAAGAGAGCACAGTGTAATAAACGAGGGTGCAATGTGACTTGATTCCGTCGAAAAGAAGCTGTTGATCTGGTCCCTCAATGTCCTCCATGTCTCGAATTCGCACTCCGACGTCTCGCAGGACGAGCTCTCCGTCGAACCACAGGGTGTTTCCGCCATCCCGCAAACTCATACGCTTGTAAGAAGCTGCTATTTTGACGCAGGCCTGAATAATAAGACGAAACTCGGTTAAGGTGTCTTTGTAGCTCTGCCCCGCTTTCTTGATGCGTTCGAAATAAGAGTACACCACGGGCCACACTTTATCAATGCACCAGCCCGCCACCGCAAAGCGTAACAGTATGAAAGGCACGCACTGATTAAAAGTGGGGTTCTTGATGGACCTGTATTGATTCATGAGCTGGGCGCAACTGCCCGGGAAGGTGTTAGCGTACCTTGTGTAATGGCGTAGCATGAATGTCTCGTACCACTCGTAGGTGTCGGCCTCTGGCCGGTCGGGCAGAATGGTGGGCAGCAGCATGTGATACACCTCGTTCAGCCACAGAATGGCGATGCTGTTGGCCGTGTTGAGGAAGGTGCGGTGCTGAAGAAAGAGCTTGGAGCAGAAGAAGGAGAGGAAGCGGTCGCACTCCACGTAGCACTCCACCCCGGTGATGTAGGAGCCCAGCCGGCTCGTGTTGTAGGGCTCTACCCTCTGAGAGTTAATGTACATGCTGGTGAAGAAGGCGTGCCGCGTCTCCGCCGTCACCGCGTTTATGCAGGAGGGAAACCTGAGGGGCCGCAGAAAGTCAGTGTCCGTCATGAAGAGGCGTATGAAGAACATGTAGTGGTTCGTCATGCCGTAGATGCAGCTGGTGTAGTTTGTGTTGTTCATGATGGGAGGCCGAATGTGCTCCACCAGCTCCCCATGCGCCAGACACAGGAGGTCGAAAAAAGAGTGGTAGAGAGAGTGGTGCACGGAGGGCGCGTTGGTGGTGTAGTTGCTGGAGCGCTCCTCCGCGTTGGTGAACTCGATGCGGGTGTTTTTGTAGCCGTCCACGGTGAAACTCTTTTTCTTGTCCGTCACGAAGCGGTTGCCGGTGGTACGCACCGTGCTGTTTTGAATACGTTTGTGTTTGAAGCGGCCCTTGTGTACAATTTTAATCCGCTGGTGGCGGTTGTAGACGGTGTTGACGTGCTGCGTCACCAGCAGTATGTCGCTGGTGCCGAGGAAGGAGGAGAAGGAGCCGATTACAAAATGATTGTCTGGAAGATCCATAGCTGGTGCGGGTTTAATTCCAAGAGGGCGCATCCTTCACGCAGCTGGCTCATGAGCAGCAGGCGTTCGCACACGGACTCGTAGCGCGGCGACTTGAACTCTGAGTTTTTGGCCACCACCTTGCAATAGCTGGTCTTGAGCACGCTGTGCACCTGGGCTTCGGGTTTGCAGGTGGCGGAAAGGAAGCGCAGCGGCACCGTGGGCACCACGTGTTCTTTGACGGTACGGGGCGCTGGTAGCTTGAGAGATGCCCTTATTGCTCTGTACTCTTGAATGGCGGTACCGCCCAGCAGCAGCGTCTCGCAGCACGTGTTCTCCAAGTGCCAGCACAGGTCCGCGTGGTGTCCAATATAAAGATATTTAAGGCGGTTCCACAGCCTCGCCAACACGTACTTGTGTTCCGACGTGGCCTGCGCCCACGCGCAGTCCATGGCGTACGGACGGTTTTGTAACACATTATACAGCAGCGTCTCCAGTATTCGTTCAGAGAGGTCTGAGCGAAGGTTCATGCAGGAGGCATAAAACGACTTCTTCAGAACGTCCTCTCTCACACCCTCTTTGAGCAGGCGTGTTGACACTGCGCTCAGCACCGTCTGCGTGCACATCCTTCTGTCGTTCCACACCTCTGCCAGCTTCTGCCAGCACAGCATATCCTCCAGCTTCATGGACGAGACGCGCGCTATGGTCACGGCCCGTATCTTGTCGGACGTGGTGTTTGGAGGTTCCCCGCCGTCGGAAATCGCGGAGGCCGTGGAGGCGGCGATTGCATTTTTTGAGCGGAAGGTTTTGCAACCTCTGGCCGACGCTTTTTTTCTGAAATTCTCCGGCCTCTCGGAGCAGTTGGACCAGGGCCTCCTGGACGGCTTGTTAAACACCTGCCTTTTGGAAAGGGTGGACGGCGTGACATCTCCTGAGGAAAGGTGCGCACTTACTGGAAAGCCGGCCGACATTTATCTGCGGGCTACAATAAATCCCCACTATAAACACCTGGCGGAAAAGGGGGCACAGGGCTCTTACACAGACGCAGAGCTTTTCTGCTACCTTGCGAATGAAAAGCCCCAACCTCCTCAAATAATATCGGTAGAGCGCGAGGCCGGTGAACTCTTGCTGAGCTACAGTGAAATCCTCTGCTTGCTGAGGGACCTCAAATGGCTGGTTGTGGCTGATAATAAATAAACGTGATGTTAAGAAGTTTGTTTTTTGCGCTCGGCGTTATAAAATGTATACACGCCCAAACGTGTGTCCGCATGTCCTCCTCCAACAGCCTGGCGCTCCTGGCCGACAGTCAGTTTGAGCCCTACACCAGGCCCACCGAGCAGACCGGTCCCGTCAATCACTGGGCCGTCACCCTGCGCAATATGAAGAACACTCACATATGTAAATTTATGCGCATGACTCCGCCGGAGCTGCGGCACACCGTGCTCAACGTCAACCGCCTGCCCCTTGCCGGCATTATGTTGAGCATCTCCAACGACGACGACGGTCAGTCCCTCCACGAAATCTTTTCCAATTTCGACCGGGGCTACACCTTTTCCACCGAGCCGCCCTGTCCCAACGACAAAGGCGTCACCCACCTGCAGATCAACCCCATCCGCATCGTCCAGAGCTGGGGCACCACCTACGAACGCACGGTAAAGGTTCCGGGACAGGCCGCCGCTTACATCGTGAAAGACGGATTCTTTTGCAGACCCGGCACGCCCGACAACTCTACCATCTGCGCAAAGCCGCCGGCCGACCTGGCCCCCACGCTATACCCTAACATTAAGTACAGCATGCTGAGCAATTGTTTCGTCGTCGCAGAGGCCAAGGAGACGCCGCTCAAAAAACCCCTGGTAAAGCCCCAAGGAGTACCCACCCTTATGATAGAGGTGCCCGTCACCGAGCCTCCCACCACCACCGCCCCCCCTCCGCCTCCAACCACTCAACCCACCACGCAGCCCACCACCACACTTAAAGCAGACCCAAACGACCCCGACGGGGTTTTGAACGGCGTCTTCAACAATTTTGACGAAAAGGAGCCCACCATATTTCTGCTTCCCAAGGATCCCACCACCCCGCAGACTATCACCACCAGCCAAATCACGACCACCCTCACCACCACCACCACCCTACACACCACCACTGCCCCACCGCATTCCACCACCCCCCCCAAAGAAGACACAGAGTTTGGAATAGATGAAGTTTTCACCTTTATTAAAAGCGGGGCTTCTACCGCGAAAATAAACGTCACTGCTATGATTGTCGTGCTACTTGTTACAATCTTTTGTATCTGTAGGCCGAATTAAACTTCTTTTTCCCCATCATGTCTCCCAGCATTTTAATTTTTGTCTCTCCTCCCATCACGTGTCCTACGCCCTTGTCCTCCTGCTGCATCTGATTGTAGGAAGGCGGCGGGGGTGCTGGGTACACGACGGGCTGAAAGGGTAGCTGCATGGGGGTAAAGCTGCCCGAGTGCATGCCGTAGGCTCCTTGCCCCGACAGGCGCGCCAGGTTGGTCTTGTAGCGGCAGTAGAAGAAAATGGCACCTCCGATTACAATCACCCCCAGCAGCACGCTCATCACCACCAGAGCCGTCACCACCGTAGCCGAGGTTCCGGAACCTGCGTAGTTGAAGGCCGGGTCGTTGAGCTGCTTTATCCACTCGTCTGGCTTTATCTTGTCCAATTCCGCCTTCACGTAGGCCGAGAGGATGGAAGAGTTGGCCGCGTTTCCCTCAATCGTTTTGTTCATTTCGTCCAGCAGATCCTTGATGATTTCGTCGTAAGTGCCGTTGATCTTAAAGGTGGGAGTTTTGTTGAGGGTGAGGTTTGGCATCCTGTAGTCTACGTAGTCGAAACTCAACACCTCGAAACCCTTCAACGGTGTGCCTGGCACCGACAGGGTACCGCGAATAGTTTTAATATTCATTCTGTCCGAGCAGTCTATTTTGTTACAGGGCAGCATGGTGCAGAATCGAGCGATCTGCGCCGTGTCTCCGCTCTGCACCATGCTCAGGCACTTGGAGAAGTTAGTGTTTTGGGTTAGGGGCATGCAGTAGCGGCCCTCGCAAAAGGGCTTTTCGTAAAACCCTCCGTCGGGTCCCATCACCACGTTGCTGCTGTCCACCACCTGCAATATTCCGTTGACCATGAAAGGTTTCACCAGCACCGTGTAGAGGGTCATGAGTTCCACGCTGTCGGGCACCTTGTACACCACGTGGAGGGCCTCGCCGTCGTAGATGGCGCCGTACACGCTGGAAACCATGCGGTAGTCGGCGTTCATGTTGATGAAAGGGTCGGAGAGCGGGCAGCCGTACAGTTTTCCGTCGTCTATGTTTTGCAGGCAGGTGCTGTACATTTGGGTCTGGGAGTTGAGCCGGGAGATGCTCTGCACCACGATGTTGGTGAACGACTGCATCTGCTGGTAGTAGAGCGCTGCCTTTTGGGCGGCCTCCATTTCGCTGCTGAGTTTGGTGGCTACGGTATTGATTGCGTCTCGCACCAGAACGAAATTGTTGTCCACGTGGTCCGTGAGGTCGCTGATCCTGGAGTGGGTCTCGGCAAGTTTTGCTTGCATGGTGTTGGTGAGTTTAAAGATGGTGTCTCCGATTTTCCTCACCGAGGACTCCACCAAATCCACCCTCTTGTTGGTGCCCTCCATGGCCAGCTTCATGTCTTTGGTCTGCTCGGCCACCTGCAGTAGCACGTCTCTGGTGCGCATGGCTACGTCCAGGGCCTGGGTGGCTTTCTGATCTGCCTGCTTCGCGTAGTAAAAAGCTCCTCCGGCTATGCCCAGGGCGATGGTGCTGAGCCCTATGGCAACGCCAGCCATGATCATGCCCGCAAACCTTCTATGCCTTGCCGGCTCTTTCGAGGACTGCCAGGCCTCCGCCACCGCAATGGTTTCCTTGTAGCGGCGTTTGGCGTACTCAAACTCGTCGAACAGCAGAGCCATGGAGGTGCGCACGTTTGTGTCCAGGCTGCACACCACTTCAGAATTGCAGTTTGCGTCGGCCTGCTGGCCCACGGGCGGCTTGCAGACGGCCGCGGCGCACGTAGGCAGGAGGCTGATGTTGAGGAAGGTGCAGGTCTGCTGCAGGGGAATGATCTCCACCACGTCGGTCATTTCGTTGATGATCTTGGCGGTCATGTAAACCCCCACGTGGTAGGTGCCAAAGTCGGTCACCGCCCCGCTCACCCTTCCGTTGGCCAAGTACAGCTGACTGTGGATTGTGCGCGGCTTCTCCGAAAAGGTGCAGGACGCCCCGTTGGTGACCTCGGCCAGCGTGCAGTTATTAGACTTGAAGAGGTAGGGCACGCCGGGCTTGTAGAGGTCCTCCACCAGCGTGAGCAGGGAGATTCCGGTGGCGGGAATGGAGGAGCCAAAGTTGCACCTCTGCGCCCAGGGAATGACCTCGCTGCCCACGGCGCACACAAAGTTCTCCCGAGCCCAGTACACGTCCATGGAGGGCACCCGCTCGGTGTTTTCGTAGGGGAAGCGAAGCAGCATAATGTCGTTGTAGTAGGAACTGATGTAAGGACAGTAGATTTTATCTCGCACGGTGGTGATGTAGTAGTAGTACTTGACGGCGCGCAGAAGGTTGGTGTCGATGGCGCCCGATTTCTGCACCGAGTCGCGCCCCATGACGGCGGAACGCAGGCTGGCCATGTATATGTGATTGGGCTCGGCGGCCGTCAGTATTCCGTAGGCCCCCAGGTGCACCGTCCTCACTTCCACGATACGCTCCAGGTCGCTCTCCAGCGAGGTAATGCTGGTGAACGGCACCACGTAGTAGACGGAGAGGGGCTTGCGGTACATGAGCAGGGCGGCCAGCGCCTGCCTTCCCTCCCTGTCAAAGGTTTGAGCTTTGCCCTGCACCAGAGTCACGTACTTGATTTTCCTGCGGGCTATGTCGTCCCGATTGGTGAGTTCGGTCACAAACGAGTCCACCTTCATGCGGTCCAGGTCGTAGCGCACGCTGACGGAGATGAAGCGGTAAACGGTAAATGCTTTGTCCAGGGCGTCAATCATCACGGCGCTCTTGTGCACCCAAGGCACCTCCAGCCCGTGCAGCTGTCCCGTGCCTGCGTTGAGGGCCACCCAGGTCAGCAGCGTGGTGGCGCTTTCCAAGGTCATTGGCGTGTTGCTGTGCAAAGCCAATACCACTTCGTTGCACATCTGGTGCAGCTTTGCGTTGCTGTAGAGTAGGGGCACTACAATCTTTCCGTCGGCGTTGATGGTTAGGTGCTCCAGGACGCAGACGTCGCACAGTTGCAGCTTGCCGTAATCTATCTCGGAGACGCCGTCGTTAATTCGACACTGCAGTTTCATGTTGGTGTCTCCCTGCGTCTGCGCGGGTCGGTTGGTGAAACCTCCGGCTATTTCTTGGGAGGATATGCAGAAGGTTTTGTAGCAGGCGTGCCCCAGGGTACGGACGCAATAGCCGGTGCTGTCGGGTATGCTGATGCCCACGTAACTCTGGAGGCAGGAGGCCACGTTGGGCTCCATATCTGCGGAGTACATGAAGAGTTCGGAGGGCCTGGTGAGTTGTCCGGTGTAAAAGTCTGCCCAGAAGGCGCGCAGGGAGGTGTGATAGGCGTCTGTGCGGTTTGGGGAATAGCAGGCGTCGGTGGAGGACAGCATGGCTTCGGGGGTTCCGTGGTGTTGTTTGTAATGCTGGCAGGTGAAACAGTTGGGAGACTTGCCCCCCGGTTTTTGGTAGATGGCGAATTCGCAGACCAGCTCCGACCCGCGGTAGGTGAAGGACATGAGCGTGCCGTCCATACAGAACCCCTTGTAGAGCTCTGGGTTTTCCTTGTACTCCACTCCGTTTTGCTGAGTGGCCATTCCGTCCATAGGTATGTAGTAGACGGTGTTGAGCTTGAAAGACTTGGAGGAGATGGCGCTGGTGGCATCTGGGCTGGGTAAAGCGCTGGCTATCACTCGGCACTGCGTGTGCGTCATGGTATCGTCGGTCAGAGGCTGCAGCTCCTCCGCCAGCAGCGCGGCGCCGCTATACAGAATTAATAAAATACTGAACGGGAAGCTCCACATACTTGGGCGTCTTCGTCCCTGCGTATCCTATTACGGTGGGCAAAAACTTGTTGAACGTTTCGTAGGAGGTTCCGTTTACCACACGCACTACCATAGGTATATCTTGCATTATTACATCCCCTAAACACTGCCCCGACCCGTCGAACCTCGTGACCTCAAATACGTTCATTCGTTTGATGTTGGGCACCTGATTGTTGATCAAAACCTGTTTGGACGTGGCCCTGAAGACGGCGTTTACCGCATTCTTGGTGCTCTCGAACGACAGGTCCATGTCTAACCTGCTGGCCGCCTTTATGAGAATGTCTACTTTGTCAGGCACCGACGCGCCGCCCTGCATATCCGTCTCATAGTACGCCCCGCCGAACGACATGACAAGACGGGCGGCGGGCAAGACCGCTCGCAGATCCGCCACATACTTTTCAGAGGTGGCAATGTAGTTGGCCACCACGCCGCTCTGATAGCGGTAATACTCTATGAAGATGTAGTCGCAGCCCTCGTACAGCCGCAGGTCCCTCACGGGGTTCCACATCTTTACCCTGCAGAGCACGTGCCTGGTAGGACTGATTTGTATTTTACCGTATTTGAACTCCCCCACGTAGCGTATGCAGTAGGGAGACAGCGGTTTCCCTACCGACAGCCCCGCCAGGGCGCGCAGGCAGCTGCCCCTGGTGTCCTCGGGCATGGTGCTCAGCCATGTCACGGTTTTGGTTTGAACGGGGCGCTCGCTCAGGAAGCTGTCCCACAGCCAAAAGAGCTCGTCGGTCCTACCCAGGCGGCAGGCGTCCAGGGAGTTTATGTCGTTGGAGGGGGAGGGTCGGTGGTCGCAGCGGTGCGGGCAGGACAGGCAGTAGCTTAGCATTTGATCCATGTTTGCCGACGCCCCAAACAGACATATCCTTTGGTTTCCCGAATACGTCACCTCGTACAACACCTCTCCCGGGCACCAGCGTTGGCAGATGTTGCCGGTTTTACTGTTGCTCACGCTCACCCCCTCGTTGCCAAACTCGAGGTAGACGAAATAATTCACTCCTATTGTTAGGCGGTTGGGAGGTATAAGGTTACGCTCCGTGGAATAAAACTTATTAATAACCTTGCAGCGTCGGGTGTAGTACTGTGCCAGGCACTCGTGCAGGCAGAGCCATAGAACCATGAAGCGCACCGCCAGCCATAGACACGACGACATGCTCACCACCGAGGCGGAAGACGCTGCGATCGCCCAGTATATAACGGCCAAGCGCGCGCAGCTGGAGGACAGGAACGGCAGAAAGAGGACGTGGCAGAACACTTGTTTTTCCCACAATTTCTGCTCAAGCCTGTGGTGGGTGGTAAACTGTTTGGAAAAAGAGTGCGTTTGGACTTGCACCGACGTCCTTACGCACACGTACGTCTGCAACCGCCACTACTCGATGCACATCTGCAGCAGTCGTACCTGTGACTTACTGAGCCGCGCCGTGCGTAAAGCCGGCACTATATGCCCCGTCAAGGCAGTTGCACTCAACGCCCAAGAGGAGGGTGAATTGGAGGAGCCGCATTACTCCAAGGAGACCCTGGCCTACATCAAGTCGGCGGGGGGGAACACTCGGTGGCTAGACGCCATCATCCACGCCTCCGACACTAAGACGGGGCAGGCCGGCACCCTGTGCACGCGGGAGAGCACAAAGCAGATTAAAAACGTCATGCTGCAACACATGCTCAACGCCTTCATCGTCAGGCTCATTCCCTTGGTGGGCTCGTTTTATAACACCATCTCCAGCGCCGACTTTAAAGAGCACTACAGGCTTCAGAGCAACAACCAAATCAATAAAAACATTAAGAAACAGTGCTACCGACGCAAGCACAACTGCTCCCACATGAGTTCCGTTCCATACCTTCCCATCGTCACAACCAAAGACGCTACCACCTGCGAATATTGGTACCTGAATGTGGAGGTGGTGGAAGACGAAAAAGTTAGAAAGTCCGTCCGTACCCTGATTGCGTACGCCATCACCTCCCTCTACAATAACATTTTCGAGTACTCCAGCAAAGATCTCCACGAGATCCTGGACGACGAGGCGTATTTCTTAAACATAGCCCTGTTGATTATACTGTGCCTCTACAACTTTGCCAATTACCCCAAGTACGAAGGGCGCATGCTCTTCTCCCTGCTCTTTAAGTTCAACTCATACGTGACCGAAAAAGAGTACACGGAAACGCAGAACCGGGTCAGCGCGTTCTTTTCAAACAATAAAAACGTAGTCATCTGCCTCAACCAGTACAAGTTTGGCGACGAGGCAAAAGCACAGCTGAATAGAATACTCTAGACATTGTTGTATGATTTGTACGTAATGGCTTTATTGTTCTGAGAAATAAATATATTTTTTGAATACAAGTAAACGGCTTTTGAGTGTACGACATATACAATAGTGTAAAAAATATAGTCTCTGGCGACGTCAGCGTGCTGATGTGCTTTTTCTCCCTTGTTCTTTCAGAGCGCCCGAGGGCAGAACCCAGACCTGGTGATTGTGGACGAAGCAGGTTTCGTCAACAAGGGCGCCTTTCTGTCGGTGCTGCCTCTGATGGCGGTGAAGGGCACCAAGCAGATCCACATCTCCTCTCACGTCGACAAGGACGCGTGGCTCTCCAGGCTAGGTGAGGTTATAGATCCCATCACCGGTAAAGCGGGGGTGCACCTGATAAAAAGTCAATTCAAATGTGACATGCATGCTGCCGACTCTGGCGTCACCTGCGCCTGCAACGATTACCTCTGTCCCGACCACATGACTGTCGACGACGTACTGAAACAAATACTGGAACTGGTGGTGCCAGGCTCTTTCGACACTGAACTCACGGGGTGCGTGGTGGGCGACGTCAACGGAGGAGGCACCAACTCCAAGCCTTTCGAGACGGTGGTCACCAAGCTCCTGGCCAACTGCGTCACCGACGTCGACCAGTCCCAGATCCAGGCCTTCTACATTGGGGTGGATCCCACCTACGGCGCCCACACCATGTCTTCGGTGGGAGTGTGCACCATCGTTCGGCTCAACGCGGAGACTTGCAGCGGACCCTACATGCTGGTAAGTGTCTACGCCCTGCGCTCAGCCTCCGAGAGCCGCGCGTAGAGGTTGGGGAAGGCCTGCTCCATGGGCGGCAGGGGCGGCCTGACGTTCTTCCTGAGGGAGCGTAGGTTTTTTAGGTTTAAGACGCCGAAGGAGCAGGCCAGCAGCTCCCAGACCAGGTCCTTGTCGTACGCTCCCATGACGTCGTCGTCCCCCGAGAGGTAGCGTTTCAGGCTGTACAGCGCCATGCCCTGAGGGCAGCAGCGGGCCAGGCTGGGGGTTGGTGCCAGGTGACAAACGGTGAGCTCCAACGCCAAAGTGAGGCCGCAGAGGTCGTCGGGGCAGGTGAAGCGGAGTAGAGTTTCCACGTTGCAGAGGGAGTTGTAGCTCATGGAGGCGGCGCTGAACGCCGCCAGCTGCAGGTCGTGGTTCCAGTGCGGGACGGGCAGGGAGCCCATCAATATGTTTTCAATGTCGTTTGGGGTGACGTAGAACATCATGGTGGCGGCGCAGGCGTGCGCCGTGAGCTGTAGCTGGATGGGGGAATTCCAGGCAGTGCATATCTTTTCTACCTCCTGCCTCATGCTCTCGTTGAACAGCCGAGTGTTGTGGGAGAGCATTTCGTGGCGGTAGAAGCGATAGTAGTATGCGAAAGCGGTGAGGTAGCACCTGTGTAAGTAGACGTGCAACGTGTCGGCCGGCATGGGGCCCTCAAAAATCTGGCGCACCCTGTCGGCCGCTTTCTTGTGTAGGTCGCACATGACGGAGCCGCGTGTTTTTTATCTTTTCAGATCGTCGGCCTGGATGAAGTGCCACTTGCCAGTGTGAAAGAGAGCGTTTATAAAGCTCACGCCGCCATCGTGCTGCGACACGTCATGCTGCTTCACAAGCTTTTCCCCGCCGCGTTGGCCAGGGGCAAGCCGATAATGGTGATCATGGAGCAGAACACCTACACCGCCTGCAACAGCCTGGTGACGTGCACCATCACCGAGTACGCGGCGAAAAGCGGCATCCACGTCGAAATCTACAAGGAGAACGACCAAGTGGGTTTTCAGACCACGCGGGCCAGCAAGCTGACTGCCACCATTTGTGCCGCCAGGGCTATCGCCCAGGACACACTCTCGTACACCGTCAACGTGTTTTCCGGCGGAGACAGCCTGCTGAAGGCGATCAAAGAGTCCGACGAGGCGCTGGAGGACTGCCTCAGCAAAGACGCTCCGGCGAGTGCGGAAGGCCTGCTGGACCCCGACATGTACCTGCTGCCTCCAGAAAGTCATACAGACGTCGCACTCATGCACGACTGTCAAAAACGGATCTATATGAAAGAGTTCCGTAACCTGGTGGACGTCGCCCTGATCCCTCCCACCCACGACTGTTTTAGAGCCGGCGTCGAGCAGCTGAGAAATCTGTGTACTCAGTTGCTGCAAGTGGAGATAGAGGTGACAGGCAAAGAGCCCAAGGTCATCACCGGCGGTAAGAAGCCCAGCAAGGACAAATACAGCAGAGATGACCTTTTCGCAGCATTTTTTATTGCCACAGAGCTCGCGTCGCGCAATGCCGCGCTGTGCGGCTAAGCCGCAGATCGCACAAATCTTACACTACCAAGACCAGCAGGAGGCCAGCGAACATTTTAACCTCAACGTAAAACACACACACTTTGGAATGGTTCAAGCTGTACATTTATTGGAGAAAAGCGTCATGGTGGAAAGTATCACGTGGCTGGACAAAATGACGGAGCCCGTCGAACCCCGCAGGATGTGCCGTGACATTTGCTCCGCGTTGCACTACCTTCAGACTTTTTGGGTAAAAGTGCACGGCTCCATCGACCCCTCTTGCATCGGCTACAGCGAATGCACGCGGACTTACAAGCTCTTCGACCGCAGCCTGCAGGTACTGGAACTCAACTCCTTTCGAGCGCCGGAGCAGCTGATGCCAAAGCGTCACATTCACGCCTCCACCGATCTTTGGTCCCTGGCCGTGGTGACGGCCCTGTATGTGCTCGACGCTCCTTTGTTCCCCAAGCCCGCCAGTCCCATGGAACTTTACTCCAATCAAATTATACTGTGCGGCCTGCCGCAGCCCAAACGCTCCGAGACGCCCATATTGGTGGACGTTCCCAACACCGTACTCAAAAGATTTGAGCACCACGTGCCGTGGCAGCACTTTTTTTTCTCGTGTCTGGTGATAGACCCAGAATGTCGTCCAAAAGTGGGCTCGGTGGCGCAGGCGATTCCGCCTGACGGCCCAGTAAAATGTCCGCCGCCTCAGAGCTCGTAGTCTTCACCGGCCGCCTCACGGCCCGCGCATCTTCCGCCACCGGTCTGACGTGTCCGCTCATGAGAAGGTCCGGCTTGAGGTTAAAGTCGTAGACGGCGCACAACCGCAGCAAGCTTTGGGCCCTCTCCACCGCCGACTCAGACATGTCTGAAGAATGAGACACCACTGTGTTGTGCTTTGTATAAATGAGTGTGTTTTTATTTTGTAGAAAATAAAAAAAAGTACATTTCAAATGTGAATGCCGTGCTGTTGCAGACCTTTTATTACCGCGTCGCTGTAGTCCTCAAACCCAAGGTCGGAGAGCGACTTTAGAACTTGGTTGATAGTGTCTTTGTAGCGCATCACGTATCTCCTGGCGGTGTGCGGCTCGTGCAGATTCATATTCTGCCCGTCTGCCGACAATGCGCCTCCCATGGCCATCACAATTTTGTGCAGTCCGCAGGCCACGTTCACCCTCACCGTCTCGTTGCATATAATGCAGATACGCTCGTGCGGCAGCAGGTCGTACACCCTGGGAAACAGCGCGGTGCTGTACTTTTCGAAGTCGAGGTTGAACTCGGCGTCAGAAATCTCAATCAGGTCCTCGTAGGTGAGGTCGTCTGCGTTCTTGTAGAAGCCCAGGAAAAAGTGGTAGTAGTTGTAGGTGACGCAGGCCAGGGGGTTGAGATGAAAAACGTAGAGCTCGTCTTTACTGCTCATTTTCCACGGTCTCGTGTCTGATGCTCATGTAGTCGAGCGGAAGGATGGAGGTAAGCTGTATGCGAGGCGTGGAGCGACGCAGTATGGATTTCATGTAGGAATAGGCGAAGGTTAGAGCGCAGACAATGTAGCAAAGGTTGACAAATACCACCAGTTCCACCAAGAGAATGTCCGAGGGCCAACTCTGCCCCATTGTTTTATTTTCATAACTAATAGCGTACATATTAACCCACCACTTTAGTGCCGGCCGTCCCCGGGGTGTCTTTAGGAGCACCACGCTATGCTTTTGAAAGGCGTGCGCAGCAGCTCGCCGCAGTCTGTCGAAGTGTTAGCTTGGTTCTTGTACAGCGGCTCCGCCACCGAATAGGTCTGGTGGAAGACTTGCAGCACTCCCTTAAGACACATGAGCACCGTTCTAAGGGCGCAAATTTTGTTCTCCAGTGCATTCTGTAAATAGGGCACAGTTTTAATGCGCTCTATGTACCGCTCTAACTTGAACTCCAGCTGTTGTGTCTCCTCCAGGGTACGTTTCCTAAAGTGAGCTTCGTTCTGAGTCTTTACTACGGTGAGGTGGTGCACGACCGAATTCACAAGCCCCACGCCCTCCTCGTACAAAATGTGTATGGGGAATTGTGACAGGTAGGCACAGCTCTCCCTCAGTATTTCCTTTGCTTCCGAGAAGCAGAACAGCGTGCGTCTACGAAACGCCCTCAACAAATCCCTGCGAATTTTTACCTCTCTCTGATACCATTCCTCTTTAGAAGTTTCCACTTCGTCTAGCACTTCCTCCATGCAATCGCATATTTGCTCAATAATGCGTACGTGTGCTTCGTGATCCCTATACAGCTCCAAAGCGCACGCCGCAAACTGACACAGGTTGTCCTCTGCGGTTTCTACCGTAGCCCCTGTCATTATGCAATTTCGTATGAAGCTATTATTCGTGGCGCTGCGCACTACGCCGTGCTCGAAGCTGTTGGCGTGTGCCACCGCACGCATAAACATGTTTTCGAACACGGTCAGCGCATTCTCTGCGTCTTTATCTTTTACCTTTTGAGAGTCGTTTGTAAGGTTCGGCTCGGAGAGATAGTACTTTAGGAATTGACGCAAAAGTTTTGGGTATTCAGCGCAATAAATAGGTGCATAGGTCCACACCACCAAAATGGGCACATACGTTTCGCCTTCGTACGCCACGGCGCGCGCAGGCAGCGGCGTAACCTCCACGTTCAGCTCTGTCACGCACAGGGAAATCGGACTTTCTTCGTCTGTGGTTTTAAAAAACTGCACGCTATCTCCAGGCGCAAAAACGTTATGTCGCACCTCTACCGTCAGAGTGATGAGGCCCGCGTTTGGGATCACCAGACTTAATGGTATGTAACATCTTCCCGGCACCAACGAACTCATCTTGGCGTTGTCCAAGCATATAGCCACCAATACATTTTTCTCCTTTTGTTTCACTACCGTGTGTCCTACTGCTTTTGATTCGTCCACCTTGATAGCGTCCACAAACCTCTGCAAAATGTATTGATCGGTTTCCTCACCATTCTCTGGCAGCAAAAGCTCCTGCGTCAATGGAATGTCGGCGGAGTTCCAGCCGCACCCTTCGTTGTATACGCCCATTTCAATCTCAAACCTGCGCAGCTCTGGGGTTTTGTAAAAGTTTGAGTGCCGCACGTCACGCCACAGCGCCTCCAGCGGCTCCAACCTCATTTGTGAAAGTACGTCCAGAAGCCTCAGCGGTCCTTCACACTCCTTTTCTACCACTTTGTTGTTATGTTTCCCATAAGTCACCAGTTTACCGCGCCGCGAGCGTTCTACGAATAATTCCATAATGTCGCCTACGTAGACGGGTGAGGCATGTACTACTTGGTGGCTTAAAAAATGAGACACCTTCCTAAACATTTCATCGGCGCGCAATGCCCGCGTCACTCTGTACCTATATGTCAGGTCGTTTTCCAATCTTAGAAAGAGCTCCTTCAGCTCCTCAAAAATGTCCTGGTCTGCGAGGTAAAACTGAGCCACAGATTGGCATTCCTTTCTAAATAATTCTATGTTCTCCTTATATGCGTATTGCGTCATGTACGCAAGCTTCACCGCCTGCTTGTACGGGATATGCTGGTATGCGTGCATACACGTAATGGTCATTTTGTCGAGGCTGCACTCTACGTTGTCGTGAAAAAAGTCTAACAATTTTTTTAAATTCTGAAATGCCGTCTCCTTTTCTATCTTCTCCTCCACCAACCTTGTGTTTCTTTCGGCGTCCTCCTCTTCCGTCGTCATCTCTCTTGCCCATCGTAATCTTTCCTTGAGTCTGCCGGCCTCGTACCGCAAGGCTGCCTCCTCTGGAACCCTGTTCTCCTTTTCAAAAGTCAGAAGAAACTTGCACACCTCGTCTGCGGTGTATTTCCTCTCACTACTCCAGTTTCCGGACGTTTCGAGCGCCTGTGCCAAATTCAAGTTGAATTTCGGATCTAAGTTGCCGTCGTGCCTGGACTCTGCCAACTGACGGTTCAAACTTTTGTATTCGTCGAACACGCTTTTGTTTGCATACGAGAGGGCGGCACGAAAACATTCGTCCCAAGCCTTTTTTTCCTTGGGGTCTGCTGGGGAAGGAGGACGTCGTTCCTCGGGTCGTGTCACCTTCTGCCAAAGACTACGCTCCTTTTCTTGCTGCTCCGCGTACTGTTCCTGCAGTCTGTCTTCCTCTGCCTTCACTTCCTGCAGTAGAGTTTTTACGCCGTCGGCCAGATCAATCTTGGCCGGCCACTCGGAGTTCCTTTCCTTGTACTTCTCTGCCGCATCGGCCAGTTTGCTCACATCACTCAGCAACTTAGTTTTTTTCTCTTCCATACACTGCTCCAGTTCCTTCATCACCTCGTCGTAGGTGGGCTGGTAGTCCGACGAGACGGAACAAGGACAAAACAATACCATCAGCGGCATGAGTCTTTCTTGGGTCATATACCGCATCAGATAGACCAACTTAAACCGTACGCTTTCAACGTACTGCTTAGCCACCACGCTCCATCTCGTCGCGTCACCTTTGCCCAGCAGCACGCTGACTATAGACACAGTCTTGTACCTCTCGGGTATCAACAAGTCGACCTGTTGCGCCAACCCTTTCCTACTGTGCGCGCGGGTTCTGGTTTTGACCTCCGCTATCAAATCCATAACTTTTGAAAAGTCGGCAAACTCTAATTTGATGGTTTCAAAAGAGTAGGCCTCCTGTTTATCAATGGGTTTGTCTCTCAAGTGTTGGCTCAAACTCTGATCTAGGACAGACTCGTAAGAATCCTCATCCAAGACTACGAAAGACGGCTCCGAGTCGTACTCCTCGTAGGAGGCCTGTGCGTAGCACATATTCTCGGTCGCATCCTCGGAGTACTCCTTTACTATGTATTCCACGCCGTTCTCGGACTCGTCCACCACCTCTCCATTCCAATCGTGCTTGCTAACGTCCTCGTACAGCTCCATAGTCTTAGCACATTCGTCATTATAATCGCCCGCAATGGCAGTCACATAAGCTCCCACGCAAATGCTGACGTCCTTCACACTGCCGCCAAGCTCAATGTCGTTTTCAAGTTCCTCTTGTGCCGTCTTCACAGTCCGCATTTTATTACTGTGCTTTGCTTCCACAGCCTCGTACAATTTGACTGTTCTGTCTGTCAAATGCTGCCACGTAACCTCAGCGTTTTGATCGCCACGTGTGCCAGTGGAGTTGCCGCGCGACACGGCACCTTGCGGTGACGAAGCGCCGGTTCCCCCCGACGGCGGGGCGACATGTGCAGGCGTCGATGGCTGCGGAACGTTTGGCGGCGGAGCGTTTGGCGGCGGTGCGTTTTGCAGCGGTGCGCGTGGTGGCGGCGGTGGGCCCGGCGGCGGACTGGGGCGCTGCGCGTTCGCATTTGGAACGGCAAAGGCGGGCGGAGTTTGATTCGCCAAGTCGGCCAGCACGGCGGCGCTGTCGGGCGGGCTGCCGTCTAGGGGAGACGGAGAGCCACTCATTGTGTGATATTATACACTCTAATCCGCACCACCAGGGTTCGTATATAGAACGAAATATGTTTATTTATTATCTGATGGTGGCCGGCTTAACTCACATGCAAATTTTCGAGGGCACCCTCTACGGCATGTACGAACTCACCTGTAACAGAAATTCCTACCTGGTACAAAAGCTTGAACGCCTCTCCCTCACCGACACCCTGCAAACGGGCTTTAAGCCCGACATAACCTGCAAACCCCCCCTCCCTAAACCCCTCTTGCTGTGCAATGCCATCTTCGACAGCTACGTCAATTCGGAGCTCAGCTGCATGCCCTCTTACATATTTCGTCTTATGGCCGGCATGTGCGACCCCGAGGTGCTGGCCGCCAAGCTGGCCAAGATTTCCCCCACCGTTGAAGTTGACAAGCTTCTCAAGCTCCTGGAGACCGAACCTCCCTACATCATAAGCCAAGCCTTGCTGCAGGCCAGCGTCTGCAAGCGCGTCGACGGCATCGCCGACGAAATAGCACGCTGCCGAAAGGACGTCACCACCGACTACTGCCTCAACCCCATGGCCCTGCAGGCCTACCTGGTGGAGGAGAACCTGTGCCACGTGCACCTCGAGCACATCCTCAGCTACTTCAACGTGCTCATCAGCGCACGCAACCTCCACGACCTTATGATGAGAGACGAGTCCATTTTTAAATACATCACCGCCTACACCTACTGCGACGAGGTGCCGCAGGAGGCCACGCAGGCCGGCGACCCCCTCTTGGAGCAGAGGGGCACCGCCGTCATCTACGATCCCGTACTGCTCCACGTCAGCAAAGACGAACCCGAGGCGCCGAAAGAGGAAGTTTGCGTCCCCTACTATCGGTACAATGAATTATAAAGCGCTCCTTTTTAACTCACTCTCGCAGTACAGCTAGCACCATGGAGCAGAGCATTCCACCCGCCCGTTCCATCTATCACATCACCTCTCTCAAGTCCACGCTTGCCGTCTTGGTCAACCTGAGAAGCGTTGACGACAAGCTCAAGCTGCTCAGTAGCACAGAGTTTTATCTGTGCGAATCCGCCAACTGCGACTGCATGTTCCGCTTTTTGGAGCCCGAGTCCGAGTTCCACAAGATAGACTACGGAGACATATTTTCGTACCTGCCCGGCACCCTCACCGCCGTCGCCGTCTTATTCGAAGATACCGACAAGCTGGTCATGCTGGACGGCAGACATAGGGTTTACACCTGCGAGATCGCAGAGCTGGACGAGCACATCCGGCAGGGCAGGCGCGTTCCCCCCAAGCGCCGTCTGCGCGCCCAAAACCTGTACTGCTTTCTAACCAAGCTAGGATTGGTGGAAAGGCACCGCAAGATACTGAAGGGCGTCCTGCAGCCGTGCAGCAGCGCAGACTGCTCTCCGAAACTCAGCCGCCGACATTCCATCGCATAAAAGCCCCCCAGCCATTCAGTAGTATTATACACCTTCCTAAATTGTAACCTCAGCATTGCAACTCAGAGATGGAAGCCGCTTGCACCTCACGCTACGGCTTTCTCTACCTTGGAAAATGTCAGCTTCAGCAGAACAACGCCTTCTCCACCCGTCGGTCCCTGGGCTCCAGCTTTCCGCCCCTCACCATCAACAAACGACCCATGGGCAAGGCCGCACTGCACGCCGAGTTCACCCTGGGGGCCGGCCGCATCCTAATGCGTAGCTCCTGCAACCAGGCCGAAGGCTCTAACCTCGGCTACGCGTGCCGATACTACATGGACACCGACGTGCCCGCCCTCATGGCTAAGCTGCTGGCCCAGGCGCTGCGGGAGCCGCTGACCGACGTCTACAACACGCCACGCCTGGGCATCGTCGACGTCATGAGCATGACCGGGTTAGACCCTGTGCCCTTCATGGCTCCGATCTCGCACCTGGCCGCGGAGCTGTGGTACACGAAGCCCGCGCCTCCCCCCTGGATAGGACGGCCCGCGCTCTCCCCTCTGCTCTCCGGCTGCATAGGCGACGACGAACACATACTCTGCTCCTTCATCCACCTCTACTGCTACATGAAGACCGTCTTTCACACCATGCTTCTGGAGCTGCCCGCCAACTCGCACGTCTTGGGGCTCTACCACATGATCGCCAACTACATCGACGTGGCGCTCCTTACCCAGGAGATCTACACGCCGGAGAAGCAGAGAATGCTGTACGCCGTCCTCCTGTACGTTCAAGAGTGCCATTATTTTGCGGAGGTGCCCAGGGAGCGGCCCGTCTCACACCCCTATCGCAAAGCATACCCCTGGCTGGACTTTCAATCCGCCCTCAACGGCGGCCCCCTCGGCATCTCCTACATCACCGAGGGACAAGTCTCTCCTGCGCCCCAGCTCTGTCCCAACCTCTGTTCTGCACCCCACCGCTCCGTCTTCCTCTCCGTCACCGGCCGTAGGTACGACCAGTTCTACACCTTCCAAGACACCGGTATGTACCACTGCGCCACTTCGCCCGAATGGAGGAAGGTTTTGGACAACTGCGCCGTCTGCGACTACGTGGTGTACCGCAAACACGTCGACGGCAGAGAGTGGACCCCCGGGGAGCTGCGCGTCATACCCGCCGCCCTGCAGGAGCTGGAGCTTTTTTTCACCCTGGTCTCGGTCCCTCTGGTGCCGAGAGTCTTGCAAACCTTTATCAAAGAAAGCTTTCTGTGGAACGTGCGCCCCCTCCTTCCCGACGACGTGCTCAGACTTCCTTTGTACCCCAACGGTCCGCTGCAGCCCTCGTGCGTCATTCCTTTCCGCACAGACAGAGAATTTGAGAACCGCTGCGTCAACGAAATGGCCGCCCTGCTGCGCGACACTCACCTGCACCACTACTGCAGGAAGTCTCTAAACCGGCCAGCCTACGTGGCCTGCGTCATCACCCACTGCCTGGACGCGGTCACCAGAATCCGCTATCAAAACACCGTCGACTTTGCCATGGTGGACGCCGCATTGTCGCACACCTCCTACGTGTCAGAAAAGCAGGAGATGTTGACCCGCATCTTGACCATGGCCTTCACCCCCGGCCTGGGCACCGGCATGTACAACCTGGCCTGCATGAAGAACTTTGCACCGCAAGACTTCTTTGGTGACCACGCTCACTTTTTGGAAATCTTTCCCGAAGAGCCCGCCGACATCGCCTCCATACACGCCGACCTGCTCCAGCTCTACCCCGACTTTGTGCAGGAGCCCGACGAGTCGCTCCTCCAAGGCGAGGAAGAATACGTTCCCTTCGTCACCCCCGAAATGAAGCACCTGTGGCAATGCCGCGTGCACATCACCCACTGGCGCAACGACTTGGTGCTGCACTGCGCCCTGAAAGAGTACGTGCTGCCCCTGCTGATGGGCTCCCTGATTGAAGACTACTTTGCCGTCTGCTCCTACCAAAACGCCTACATGTACCTCTACAAGGTGCACCAGGTCTACAGAAACTACGCTCAGGAGGAACGCATGCGTCCCATCCTGGAGTACTGCGTGCGCCTCATGGTCCTGGTGCACTCCAGAGTGGTGTTTAAGAGGCACGTCTACACCCTGCCCCGGGCCAGGATTATGTACGAAGCTCTGCTGCGCTTCAACACCCTGATACTGAAACGCGGCGGCTCTCTCTTCCAGACCGTTTCGGCCTTCCCCTGGCAGAGGTCCTCCAACAGCCCCGAGCACATCGCCTTGGGACCCTTTGTGGGCAGCCGCACCACCCTACTGACGCTGGAACAAAGGCAGCTGTGGGCGAGAAACCGCAAGAGTAACGTGGGGGTGAACGTTATGGTGAACCTGTGCGCCGAACGCCTGGTAGCCAACTGCAGCATCTACAGGGCCGCAGAACAGCACGACTATGCCACCTTCTGCCGCCTCACCAGACGCGATCCCGGCGACATCACCGCCATCTCCAGTCACCGGGCGGCCGTCGAGGATCTGATGAACCCCCTCAGCCCCAAGGCCGGGTGCTACAGCCCCTCGTACAGGCTCAGCGCCGCCGGCAAGCAAGAGTTTATGGGGAGAATGCGTGACGAATTGATGGACCCCTCCATTCACGCCTGGCTGTACACTCGGGACCTGCTCTCTGTCTACAGGGGAGACGACATCCTCGTTCCCAAGTACGCCGAAAAGTACGAGACGGTGCGCACAATGGTCGACCTCCAGCGAGTTTTGCGCACCAGCTCCGACTGCGGAGACGGCATCACCGCCGTACACTCGGCCGTCAACTTTAACACCGACAGGCACGAAGACTTTGGAAACTACATCACGGTTCCCATGGGACCCGTTTACCACTAAAAAAAGTCTTTATAAGGGTCAGCATCTCACAGAAAACTCAGACCCCAGCTACACAAACTTAAACCATGGACGCAGCCCCCCAAGACCTTGCTCCCCCCGCCACTTCTCAAAAACCAAAACCAAGACGGCCACGACATGTCTCCTTCCTTCTTTTCAAATTACGCGACGAAGTGATACCGGCCGACGTGCTGCTGCGCTACGAACGCGACCGTCACTACCTGTTAAACCTTCTGGAGCACGCACGAAAAAAAGTCTACAGAGGTCTCATCACGGCCCTCGAAGATTACACGCAGCACGAAACATTCGAGTACGTGGCAGCACAGGACGAATACAGCAAAAGCATATTTGTGGACTTTGTCTTCTCGGCCCTGCCCGACCTGGCTCTGAAATACTCACCCCCCGTAATCTGGAGACCGCACGAAGTGCAGCCGAACGCCCTGACCGCCTTCCTTTCTCAAGAGATTGAACTCGACGACCACACCTCCGAGGTCTCCCTGCTACCCACCCTCGTGTTACGCCTCCACGAATTTTTCCCCAAACAGCCCGACTGCCTCCTTGCCCTGCTGTACAACGAAGTGCTTTTGTTCCGTGTACAAATCCCTCAGTTCCAACAACTCGCCCAGGCCATGAAGCAGCACTGCCTTCAAAAAAAAATCGCCATGCCCACGCTGAAGCACGTCTTCGCCACGTACATACACCTGCACTACAGAGCAGCTCAAGAATGCTGCGCCAGATACTTCATCAAAAATCACATGCTAAACGCCTGCCTGCGGCTGCGGGACAAAATGGACATGAACGCCTTTCTCTATTACCTGCTCGCAGGCTACAGCCTCAACGCAAACATTAAGCCCAACTTGGAGGTGTACCAGAATACCAAGAACACGTTTCAAGAAAGTCTGCGTAAAACCTACGGCACAGCATGCGGTTTCAGCACAGAAAGGTTTAGTTTTTACTTGTAAATGTCTTGCAGGCAATAAAATATGTTTTAACTCCGAATTTTATTCTCTTTGTCATGTATACACATATCACATCACACATTCTAAGCATTTCCATTTTCAGGGGTGACAATGGAGGCTGAAACAGCCTATCCATGCGGCCGGTCTGGCGGCCACGTAGACGCACTTTTCCTCATGCTACGAGACCGGTTAAAGAAAAACAAGCTGCTCCTCTACGAAGAGCAGACCGGCTACTTTACCAGGGAGTTGCGCAAAGCCGTCTCGCGGCTGCCCCGTGACAAGTTTGAATCCATGATGCAGGAGAAGCACGTGGAAGAAATCTACCTGCTGATGGCCGACACGTCTTCTCCTTCCTTGCAGACCTTTACGGACGTGTACTTTAGCACGCACCCCCACGACCTGTCGGCCGCACAAAAGAAAAAGTGGCTTTACGATCTATACCACGCAGTGCAGAGCACGGAGGTGAACTACAAGGAGGTGTTTTTAAAATTTTGTCTGCTGGCTCAGAAGAAGTTGGGCACGCAGCTGCTGAAAGAGTGCGGCGACAACTACGCCATGAAACGCTACCTGCTTCTCTTTTGCCCCGGCCTGGGCGACGTGGAGGAGCTCAACTCTCCCCTCCTAGAAGTGCTGCTCGGCTTTCAGCAAATGCATCCTCTACGACCCAACGTACTGACCGTGCTGCTACACCTGGAGGTCGTGCAGGGCAGGATACGTCCGTCGCTCTACAGACGTCTAAAGTTGGAATTTCCCCAAAGCACCGTGCCCACACTACTCTGCCGCTACATTCGCAGGTACTACACCCCTCGGGAAGAAGAAGAGCTGGCCTCTAACCTCTCCTCCAAACTGCCCTTCTTCTACGACCAATGCTGCGACAACCCCACGCTGCTCAAACACTACTACGCCCAAAAATACTACTCTACATGGTACTGTGAAGGAAAGCCCGAGTTTCATTTTATGCTAGACCACTCGGAGAACGCAGCCGACACCAAACAGATCTGTTCTTTACTACGAGAGGAAGGCGAATCGGAAAATGTTTTAAAGATACCCTTGTATGATTTTTAGTCACTGTACGAATCTGAAAAAATAAATTATAATTTTTTTACTTTATCACTTTGCCTCTGTGTTTATTGTTTTGATTGAACGCTTTAACCTCTCCACTCATTACCGTTGGAGTTTATTACATGTGTACCCTCTCCACTCATTACCGTTGGAGTTTTTATTAAATGTGTCAGCTCTCCCCGTTGAAGTTACCTTAGAGTTTTTGATCAGATGTGTACCTTCTCCACTCATTACCGTTTGAGTAATTTTAGCAAAATTTTTGCGTAGAGTAAACACACGGTAGACATATTAATAATTTAAACGGTCTGGTTTATTTAACATCAAAGTAGAACGAGTAATAAGGTTACGATTTTGTTTCACAGTGCAGCGGCTCAAGAAAGAGTGATAAGGAATGCGGACGCTACTGAGTTCGTACACGCCCTTCAACAAGTCTTTGAGCGACAGGTCGCACGTCAGCCAGCAGTCTGGACAGGTGGGGCAGCTGCTGCGCACGAAGCTCTCTCCGTTGTTGCGCCGGATGTGGCGAATGGCGAACATGGTGTTTCGGAGCGTGAAGGAGGTCGACTTGAGGTAGGTGTGTATAGGTTTCACCAGATAAGTAATTGCTTTCCCCAACAGTTCCATTCTGTCGTAGCTTAGGTAGACTTTCATGTAGTGAGAGAGGTAAATGGGCGTAGTCCACGCATTGCTCGCGGGGTTTTTCCTGTTCATCTCTCGCACGAGGCGCGTGTATCGTGTAGGACACACTATGCCGGTACACAGACAATAGTACAGGAGGCAGAGGGCCGAGTGGGATATGTTGAGCTCGGCATCGAGGTTAAGTATAATACCCGACAGGGGGTTGCAAAGTTCGTGCACGTTGTGCTGCATGGGAGACACGCTGAATATAAAGTGCGCCACCTGATAAATGTTGTCGGGCCTGTCATCCCTCAGCTGTTTGAGTACGAGATAGCAGAGGACCTCTTGGCATTTAAAGCAGTCTTTTATCAGCTGGCCCGCAGTCCGATCGTAGCAGCACTTGGCGAACAGCAAAACCATCGTCTTGTAAGAGTCGCTGCAGTCGTCCACCATCTCTGCGTAGGTGGGGAATTTTTCCAGCAGCGTTTCCACGTTGAGGTGCTTGGCGATTATGCCCAGGCAGTATTTTTGAACTTCGACCACCTTGAAGTTTTTTTCATTGCATCCGGGATACCAGTTAGAAGTCATCCTGGGATTCCGTGTGTGTTGCGCAATTGAGGTAGAGATGTTGAGCGTGAGGAATGATTTTAGGAATGAGAGCATTTCTAGCCTTTTATACTAAAAAGGGAAGTGCTTTTCGGCCGCCCTGTAATTAGGGTACCACTTATCGATTTCTTTCATAATACTATTGTGCAATTCGGGCAGCGGCTGCGAGTCGTCGTCGTTAGTCAGCAGTTTTCGGCCGCTCCTCAAACGATTTATCGCGTAGGAGGCGCGGCGAAGCGTAAAGCCGCACCTACACAGATATTCGTATGCAGGCTTTAGATGGTAGTGCATAATACCGCCCATCTCTTTCATGTCGTCTATGTCGTAATTGTACACTGCGTACATCCAAAAGTCCCTCTCGATGCAGTCCAGGGGCGCCCTGCACTTGCGCGTCTCTTTGTACTCTTTCCACTTTGCCACGTTTATTCTCCCCAACGCAATTTCAATGTACAGGAGCGCCAGGCAGGGGTTGGGATGCCACCTGCCGTTCTCCTTCAGCGTGTACACCTTTTCTTTGAGGGGGTTAGTAATGCGGCCCCAGTGCGGCACCTCTCCGGGCAAAAAGGTCAGCATCGTGCAGTAGATTTCGTAGAGGTTGGGGGGCTGAAGTGCTACCATCTCCCCCAAGAGAGATTGGAACAATTTAGTGTCGTGAACGAAATAGGCGTTGAAGATCAAAAGTTTGCACGACGCGTTACAATCTCTCACCTGCGAGTAGATGTACATGAAACGTTGTTTGGCCGACTTCCTCACGTGTTTGTCGTAGATCTCTTGCAGACCCAGCTGGTAAAACCGAGTCCTGGCCGAGTTTAGGTGGTGGTTGTTGACTTTGTCTACCATGAGACGATAGATGTACTCGTGGCGCTCCACCAACTGCAGCTTCCTACAGTCGGCCTCGCACAGGCCGGGAAACCACTCGGGGAGCGCAGGGTTAGACATGCTTGAATAAAGATACACACACAAGTGTCTGAGGCTAAATAGAAAATCTTTTATTTTATGTAAAAAAAACATGCTACACATTTGGAGGGCGGTTACACAAATAAATACGGGGGAGTTGTTCGGCGGCCGTCAAAGTGTCGTAGTGTATAGGCACGGCCTGCGAACGTAGTAATACTGTCGCGGCGTAGTTGTGCTATTCTCTTCACAGCTTAAACCTCTCCACGTCCTCGGCTCCCCACTGGTAGTAGCGGGCCAACACCAGACGCTTGCCGACGCTCATGTGGTGCTTGCAACCGAATCCTTTGCAGCCGCTCCAAACGTGCTTATCCTGGTACAAAGAGGCGTGCTTTCTTGCGTAGTAGACCTTGTTCAGGGTGGGGGGGTTGTGCTTGAAGTAGGCGTACTGTGCGTTGAGATCGTAGCATATGATTCTTCCGGCCTTGAAAAGTTCGTCCAAGGTGAAATGATCTTTCATGTACTGCACGACGGCCTCCATGGCCGACCTCACGTTCTTTCGTCTTAGGTCTGCGAAGAGCGGAATTTTAATCAGTTTGGCGCATATCAGATTGTAAAGTAGCACGTCCTCTACGTCGTCGAAATAGCGGTACAGCCTGCCGATGTTCAACACCACTTCGTAGAGCGGGCAGTCTGTGATGTACCGCACCCCCTTGAAGGTGTAGAGGTAGGCCAGCAGCTCGAATTTGTTCTTCCTCCAACTCTCTACGTCGGCGATTGCTCTGTCGACCAGCTCGGGATGGAGCTTGAAGACGCATTCGACGAAACACAGCCTGTGCGACCTGTGCTCGCTGGACATGATGTGGGGGAACAGGTGTCCCATGGCCATGTCTTCTTTCACCCGATAAGTTGGGTGCACTTTTGCGTTGTAGAGTTGGATCAGAGGCGGCATGTCTGGCGTATCCAGGTATAAGTGCACGCGTTGGAGCGCGAAGACTTCGGCCCTGATGCTATTCATTTCTCCCTGGTCATTGCAGCCGGGATACCATTCGGGATAGTAGAACGGCTTGTCGATTGCGTCCGTCATGTTGCCCCCCTTAGCAGAATAAGCAGAAGTGCTTGAGGCAGAATAAGCAGAAGTGCCTGAGGCAATGCCTTTTATATGTTGTAATAGGGGATGTTCTCGACCGCCACCCCCTTGTTAAGCGCCACCAGGGGATCCCTCAGCCTCCGGGGAATGTAAAAAAGTCTATTTTTGCGCGGGCAGTCACACTCTTCGTTGACGCAGTCGTTTTTGGAGTAGTGCCACGCGTTCTGCAGAGTGAAACCCTCCTTCTCCAGCTTGTCGTAGTGACAAGGCACGTCGTAGGACAGTACCCGGCCCAAGTGGTCCCTCTGCGTCTGGCTGTAATAACGCCTCACGTACTCCATCATCACGTACCTCATTTTCGGCACCTTGCCCTTGCCCTCGGCCGTCATCTTTTCCCTCAGCACTCTAAACGATAGAAGGCAAATGCGGTCGTGCAACAGCTCCACGTACAAAACCAGCCGCAGGGCGTCGGGCTGCGCGGGGTACAACACCTTTATGTGCTCCAGCATGTCGAGCACGTCGCACCGCTTGCGGCTGCTTGCCTGAACTCCCATTCTTACCAGGTACTCTTCGATGCAGCACCGGCCGGCCGGATCTCTGAGCTCTAACTCACGCAACAGGTATTCCCTCAGGTCGGGCTGCGCCTTCAACGTGTAGAGCAGGAAGTTCTCCTGCAAATCTACCGACATGTAATACACCTTGACGTACAGAGCACACATTCTTGTACTGTAATACTGTATAGGTCTACCCAACACTTCGAAAAACCTCTCTCGGCCGTGGCTTAACCTTTCGTACCTGAGAATGGATTCGGCCTGAAAACCGCACTCTACCAACCGCAGCAGATAGTGAAGCGGCTGCGTTCTTCTTCCACACGCCGGCTCCTCTCGGCCCAGCTTGGGCAGGTAATAGAGAAGCTGGCAGCCCATCTTTCAAAACCCCAAGGAGAAATAGGCGATAAGACAAAGAGATCAACGTTTTTAAGATTTATTTTTACACAACACAAATACAGGCCTACAATTTAAGACAGGAGATTTGATCTAACAAGTGAGGGAATTCGTCTTTGAGGTCGTTCATCACTACGTTGGGAGTCAGGTAGTGGTTTTTGCTGGGCACAATGGTGAGTTTGTCGTCCACCAGCCGCAACTTGCACATTGCGTTCCACACGTTGCCGATGGTGATGTCTTCTCGGACGTATTCGTAGACGACGGGGAGTTTTTCCACCACGTTGACGCAGACCATGGCGTGGTGGGTGTAAGTGTTGAGCTTGAGACGGATGAACTGCCTTAAGAGGTTGATGTAGCCGAAGGCGTGCACGCCTATATTACTGTCTATCGTCTTCATATCTCTGCGCAGCTGCCTCAATTCCTTGATGGGAATTTGCTCGTTCAACACGCACATGTACAGTAGCACGAGGTCTGCGTCGGGATATGTCTTGAGGTTCAATTCTAAAGTGGTGAGGATACGATAGACGGGAGTGAAGTCGTTGGCGTCGACTGCCTCCAAAAGCGTCAGTATGTGAAAGAGATTGTGGGGTTTTTTGCCGCGCGCCTTTTCTGCGATTTCTAATTTTAGCCACAGGCAGCACTGCATACACATGGAAATGAAACGCAGCCTTTTGTGATTGTCGCTGCACACGTTCATGGCGTCGCACAACTCTTCGCTTTTATGGGCCTTGAACAGCACGTACTCGTCCTTCGTCAACAATTCCTTAAACTTCTTCGTCCCCTTCTTCATCGTCTTTGCGCCGCTCTGTACGTCCTCCAGCTTTAAATACTTTTTCATTTTATTCATGATAAACCTGTCGGCCGTGGTTATGTCTTTTTCTTTTTCCTGCCACGCCGACATGCCTGGGTACCAGGGCACGGTTTGAAAGATCTCCTCCATCACGCAGACTTAATTTCAGCACTGTGCTCTCTTAACTCTATATATCTTTTAAAAAGGAAGTGGTGGCAATGCCGGGGGGGGGGGGGGTAGTAAAGTACACTCAGCAGGCAAAGGCGTGAATGAAAGGCACGTTGCATCTCGGTCGACGTGCGCATACCTTCTGAGTGACATTTTCTTGGGGTGCGCAGTAGATGTCCATGTCTCCCTCTTCGTGCTGCTGGGGCACCTGGTACTTGCCGTCTGCAGCGGTCAGCTCTCTTCCGTAGGCCACGGTTAAGTCAGAATAGAGGTGTGGAAGTCCGCTCTCAAAAGCCTGTCGCGGCGACTGCGTGGCGTCAAGATGAAAGCCTGGCAGCACTTGGTTTGCCACGTTGTAGATGGTGAGTTCTTTGCCTGCCAACTTTTTGAACAAGTTGGAAAGCTCGCCGGCCATGTAGGTACACAGGACGACGTGCGAATTGTAGCGCAGACGGTTTTTCAGGAGGTAATATCTTATTTTCTCAATCCTGTCCACCGGACCCTCACGCAGCTGTCTCTGCTCTTTCTCGAAATCGTCGCTCAGTCCCTTGTAAATGATAGGGTTGAAAACTCCTTTGACGAACAGTACGTATAACAAGACCAAATCTGCGTTGGGGTAGCACACGTACTCCTTCTTAAAGTTCGTCAGCATTTGTATGGCAGGGCTGGGCGCGCATATGGAATCCGCAAACAAGTCTGCGTATTGTTCGGGCAGTTCGGGTTTTAGCTCCTCCAGCGTTCTCTCCAAGGCAAACCGGTTCTTTGGCGTTGATGCCTTTTCCCGCCTCAGCACCACCTCGTCTTGCTTGTAGGCGACGGGGAACCGCGGAAATTCTGCGCGCACGTCCGCCAGTATAGAAAGCCAGATGTCTGGCTGTGCGGCAAAGACCGTCTCCATGAAAAAGAGCTTCGAATATGCTCTGCGGGACTTGGACAACAGGTCGAAAAAGGTGTCGCTGTCTCTTTCCTGAAAGGCCGTGTATTCAACCGTTTCGAGCACCTCGTTCAACAGCCGCTCTTCTTCTCTTTTCGGCTCTGGCTGCCATCCCAGGCCGCTGAAATTCTCCAACCCTCTCCTATTCTCCACCCTGGTGACTCTGTCGTTCTCGTATTTCACCACCGTATTGAAGTCCAAGTACTGCTGCACTTTCTGAAAGAGGTAGGAGACGTGATGTTGCACGCCAACGGCGCGTTCCTCGTCCATCCTCATGCCCGGCCACCACTCTACATCTTCGTAGAACATGGCTATCTGTTTGGCACACATGATTACAGGTTTTTTGCTTTCCTCAATTAAGTGTCTGGTGAAGTGCAAAAACACATGCAGTTTATATAGGCACACTGCCTGCTAAATTTTAACACCTCCACCCCCCCGTGGTTTTCAGGGTAGTTCCGCTTCGCAGGCTAAAATACGTAGAAGGCGGTGTTGTGTATGTCGTGCTGCCCTTCGTTGGCACAAAAGTCGGCGATGTCCTCCATCACTTCTCTGTCAATGTATAGCACGCTTTCGTTCACGTGTCCGAGCTTGTAAATGTGTCCCTTGGCGTTTGTGTGGTACCTCTGCAAAGCCGTGGCTACGTTGTTGAGCGTAATCTCTCCGACCGCTATCACGTGGTAGTAGACGTGCACGGTTTTGGTGAGGTCGTATGCCATGGCGACGTGCTCTGCGTAGTCGTAGTGCCGCTCCGCGTAGTCGGCCAGCAGCTCGTAGAGGTCGGACGCCGCGGCGTCCTCTTTGTCGGCCAGCTCCACGCTGCGCGTCCTCATCCTGGAGAAGAGCTCCGGCTCCACGTCCTGTCGTAGCACCGCCAGGTACAAGAGAATGAAATCTGCGTGCACCAGGGCCGGGTAAAAGTGCGAAAAGCTCCTCAGCATCTCCGGAACCGGGGAGGCAACGCACCTCCCGTCTCTCAGAGTCGGCTGCGCCAATATTATCGCACACTCTATACTGTACAGGTTGACGGGCGCGGCTGCGCGACTCTCGGCCAGCACATACTCGGCCAGCTCTCTGTCGCATTTTAAACACTTGTGCACAAAATCCGGCCTCAACCCGCTGCCCTTTCCGTCAATGTAGGCCAGGACGTCTTCCATCCGCCCTCTGCGGAACGACTCCGGCAGACCGGCGGGCAGCACTTCGTAGAAAGGGTGATGTTTTAATTTGTGTTTTCTTTGATACCGTGTTACGGCTCTGTGCGAGATGCGGTCGCGTATTTTAAGGTAGATGTAGTCGTAGTCCTGCACTACCCCCAGCGCCATTTCCTCCTCCCGGCTCATGGCGGGATTCCACCCCACAAACCCCTCAAAGACCTCTAACACACTGCCGTCGTGCTCCGGCTCCATCCCCCACCAAAAGAAACACTACACAGCACAGTCACGGTACAAAAGATTTTATTGAAATATATACAAAGAAAAATCAAAAGTCAAACAGCACGACGTCCCACACTTCCTCCAGGCGGTCCCCTCCCGTGTACAACTCTACGATCTGCTTCCGAATGTCGGGGTGTACGTAACATTTGTCCACCTGGGGACAGTATAATTGGTGACAGACGCCCTCGTCGCCTATCACTGAGTGTTCAAGAACCTTGGCGGTTGCGGCTAGCGTCAGGCCGCCTCCGTTTTCTAATTCGGCGTACAGGTAGGGCATTTTCAATATCACGTTACGGCACAGTTCTCTTTCCTGCAAGTAGCTGTAGTAATTCTCTGCGTAGGAGGTTAAAATCTCGCAGGTGTCGGCCTCCGACAGTTTCTCTCCGTGCTCCTCCTGGTGTCGGAGCCGCAGTCTGGCGTACAGGTCCAGGTCAATGCGTCCCTCTGCAATCTCAATATATAAAACCGTGCGGGTCGCGTGCGGCATACACGAAAATGACAGCGTGCCCTCTTTCAGCACCTTTGGCAGCGGCGACACCGCCGTCTTTTTAACTCTAAGTTCTGGCCTGGCCTCCGTAATCAGGCACTCCAAGGCGTACAGGTTCAGAGGGTTCAGTTTTTGTACCCAATCTAAGGTCTGTGCGGCCAATTCTTTGTTGTGTTTCAGCACGTCCACCACCAGACCTTTCTTGTAGCCCTCGTCGATGTCGTCCGTGCGCTTTATCGCCGGCTCTTCGTCTCCGGCGTCGAGGAGAATGCGATGCCCGTGGTCCATGGAGTCGTTGAGCAAACCCCTTTTGAGTTTGTGTTTTTGTTGGTAGCGTTTTATGTCGTCTGCGGTGATGCTGCTACGCAGCTTTCGGTATGTCACGTCTACGTGTCCCTCCACGTGCATAACTTCCTCCTGCTTTGCGCTTAAGCCGGGGTGCCAGTAGTCGCAGATGTCCTGCACCATATTGGCTCTGCTGTACCCCATTAAGAACATGGTCGAATCTGAGCTCTTTGCTGAATGACGACAGGTGCTGCAATGCCAAGTCTAAGGTGTCGCCTTTATACTAGAGAGACTCACAGCCTAAAGCCTATGACGTCCACGGCGTCTCCATAGGTGGCACGCACCGTACCGAGAAAACAATTCTCTCGCGTCACGTAGCCGTAGTCCTGACAGGTGGCCAACGAGACGCTTTTGCTTCTCGTGTCCACTCTCAGCTTCTCCGTCAGCATGAAGCAAAACCTCAACGTGAAGTGCTCCCGTAACATCACGTAGAGGTAGGGAAATAACGTGAGCAGGTCGGCTCCCAGATTCTTCTCGTGGATCCAGCTGTAGTGTTTGTCGATGTAGGTCACCAAGAGCACGGCGTACATGGCCGCCGTCAGCTCCTGCACCTCCCCGTACAGGGCCGACTTGAGGCACCGCAGTTTAGCTGGGTTTATTCGGAAGGCGCACACCTCCATGTACAGGAGGGCAAAGTGCAGGTCCTCGCCGGCTTGGTACACAACGCTACGCAGGTTCAAAATCAGGTCTAAAAGAGGAGAGCGTAGGGGGTTCGGCCAGACCACGTCGCGCGTGGTGTGCTCTAAAATGTAGCGCTCCATCTGGTAGGCGTTTTTCGGCCCCAGGCGTCTAACCTCTGCCAGCAGATGCTCCGCCAGCCCCTGGTGCGCGGCCAGGCAAAAGCCCAAGAAGCACTTGCGACGGTAGTCTTCCATTCGCATCAACGAGTAATAAAAAGACGACCAGTCCACGTTTGACCAGTCTACCAGCTTGTCCTCCCTGCTGGCGGTGGGGTTGTTGGTCCACATGTGCCGCATGTAGCCGCACTTTTTGTGAAACCTGTCCAGTATTCTCGGGCTTATCTGCCCCTCCAGCAGAGGGTACAAAAACTCCATCGGCGTCTGTGCGTCCCCGTCTTTCTTGCCGGGATACCAGGCGGGTACACGGTACTGCACTATCTTCTCCATTTCTATCCACTGCCTGGTGTGCTCTTTGATTATAAAGAAAAAGGTTTGAGGGGTGTAACGTCAGTAACAGGTTAAAAACCCCGGGAGCTCACTTCTGCCACAATCATGGCACTGATGCAGCCTATGTCCATCAGCAGCATGGACCAGCGGCCCGCCACACCGCTCTACGATTCACACTACGTAGAAGACACGGTGACCGTGGCCATGCAGCTCGGCTCGTACTACACACCTCTCCAGAGCGACCTCTACGGTCGCGAGCTGACGCATGAGCCCCTATGGAAAATGCTGCTTCCCGGGGCACGCATGCGAAACGTGGCCGCCATCGTCGGCTACTCCGGTCTAGAGGCCAAACACTTTCCCTTCAACGCGCCGGAACAGACCGCTCCCAGGCCCGTCTACTCGGTGCCGGCTTCCCACATCGACCAAAACCCGCCCGACATTGAGGAGTTGGAAAACAGCGTAGCCTGCTGGTTGGGCATACCCGAGGGCGAGATAAGGAGGCCGCCCACCGCAAAAGCCAACTCCTATTGGAAATTGTGTTTCGGGCCGCAAAGGGAGAGCAAGTACACGCAAAGGACCCAAATACCCATGTTTCCAGCCACCGAATTCATGGTGTTGACGGGCTATTTTTTTTTCGACGTCACCTGCCTGGCCAGCAAAGCTCACATGATATGCTACATGCTGTCGCTCGAAGCACTGCTGGACGACATGTCGGCTCTCAACATCGACACCCTCACCGCCCGATCCATGCTCTCCCTGGCCCACCAAATCGTTCACGCGTTGTGGCACATCATCCACACGAAGCAGTACACGTGCCTCCTGACCCGGCAGATGTACCTCTACTTTCTCCATTTTCAGCAAAACGTGCTTGCCTACCTCATCGCCTCGTCCCCGCGCTACATCGAGCTCTTTGGAAAGCGCAGAGTGCTGTACGGAGTTCCGGGCAACGCCGTCCCGGAAGAGGCGCTGCCTAATGTTTTCAGGCTGCTGCCTAGGTTGCCAAAACACTGGCTGGCCCTGCGCTCTATCTACTACGATCAGGTGTTTCCCTGCAGGCCCCTGTCCGTCGAAGTACTGCTCTGCGACGCAGACACCTGCCGGTATCACCCCGAGGAATTCGCCCTCGTGCAAAGACATTGCCTGGGGTACGACTGGAGCTACTTCCTCATATTCAGCGGAGAACACCTGCTTACAAACAGCCTCGACTGTCTGGACGACTTGGAAGACTACATGGACATACTGCCCGTCGACTATTGCGTGACACTCACCTATAGCGTTCGACAAAGACTTTTCAGTTTCGGCACCTGTTACGAGCGGCGTTTAGACATGAGACCCGACGAGGGGGAGGTGAAGGAGACACACATGCAAGCGCCCCTCTTTTCCTCCGCCGTGCAGACCTACGTGCCCCTGGGCCAGCCACAGGCGGACGCAATGCCGCTGGGGAAAGTGTTAAAGCTCAACCACAGCCAGCCGCACGTGCAGGAGTTACGTGCCTATTTCCCCGTCTCCTACAACAAGGATCAGAACCTGCTGTCGGGGGAAAACGTTTACAAACAAAACACCTACTGCTACATGCTGCCGCGGCCGTTCGTCAATTCCTACAGGAGCACCATTAAAGCCGCCTACGAGCTCTACGCCCTGGCCTTCACGCCGTGCATCTCCAGCGGACTGTGGCATTACGCAGACAACTTTGTCTGCCAGCACAGACTAAAGGCGCGGGAGGCCACCAGAACCGGATCTGTCAACGTGGTGCACAACGTGAGTAGACGCCACGCCAAGCTCACCCTAGACATTACCTACGACAGCGCCAAAAAGCTGTACGTCTACAGCGTGGGCAGGGACGGCGGGAGAGGTCCCATCACCATTTCTGTGAAAAAGCCTTCGGCGGAGGCCTTGTACATGTGGAAAATCAAGCCCCCCAATTTTTACTACCCTAAATGCTACGCTCAGCTGACAGGCGTGCCCTACGACGACCTGCGCATCATTCAATCCTACGGAGACGCCTGGATCTATCTGTACGCCAAGCTGTCGGAAAAGATCTTAAAACGCAAGACCTCCAAGAAGTCCGTCAAGCTCAAAGAGCTGAAGGAGCACGGAGAAATTATGTTTCTCTTTCACGAGCTGGCCGAGAAGCAACATTATCAGTACAAGTCAGAGCTGTGCGACGTCGTCTTCACCTACAAGATGCTGCTCTGGCTTCACGCGCGGCATTCTGCGGACGCACCCACCCCCTTTCCTTACGCCCCCATCCCCATCAGAAGCCTAATCGGCATTTTAAACAAAACAGGCAACGAGAGGGTTCAGGCGATGGCGGCCGCAGACGTGCTAAGCATCCACTCCGCCGTCTGCTACAAAGCCGTGGACTGCGCCAGCCAATGGGACTTTAACGCCTACCGCGCCCTAGTGCTCACCATGACGGAAGGACAAGAGCACCACGGAGACGCACCCGACTTTGACAACATGCCCCGCAACTTTAACGCCATGAGGGCGGCCGCAGATTTGCACAATTACATCTCCGCCGCCGGGAGCCTGCAAGCCTGCTATCCGCACATCGACATGGACTTTGCCGTCAACTTTTACAAAAACAGAGTCTGCCAAAAAAAGAAAAAGCCCACCGATATAGCGCTGGTGCGCCCCTACCGCAGCAGGTTCACCTCTGCCCTCGCCATTCCCACCACCAAAGAACTCAAACATCTCGTTATGTGGAACCCAGCCGACACCATGCGAGATATCGTGGCCGACAGACGCATGGGCTTCTACTGACTGTGTGCTAATTATCTCTGAAAAAAAAGCTTGTGATGTTAACAATCGCCGCTGTCTACCTGTATCCCACACTGAACCTACTCGTGGTACTTTGGCCTCTGAAAGCCCTATCATGAACCACACCTACGAAGAGTTGCTGGAAGGAAGCACGCGTGACATTTTGGTCAACGTGCTGCTGGTGCAGACCAACCTGCTGTTGACCGGCTTCGCCATATATCAACTCTTCAAGTGTTTGAAGTGCTGCTGCGCACGCTACAAAGAATAATGACGAGAAAGAATGAATTGTGCACGACCTTTACTATGTAGTGAATAAAAGTCGTTTATTTAAAACTTAAATCACTCTAGTGTTTCAAAATCTTTTTTGTTCCCTTGGCTCAAGGTAGTTAAATATTTGGTTCGTTCGCTCTAGTGCATTCTTTGTTCGGGGGGGGGGAGCGCTCTGGTGCCTTAATGGTGATCCTTCGGCACCATCACTAACATTCTACCCAAGGACACCTCTGCTGTACGTCCCGTTTCAAAAACTATGGTGTAGATTGCTTGGTACGTAGCGAGTTTTAGATATCTAGAAACGACAGGCTCTGCCACCTCCACGTTTAACCTTGCGCTCCTCAACGTACGCCGCAACGGCATTTGTAATATGTGATGAAAAGCAAACCCAACGGTAAAATTAAAGGCGGACTCAAGCCTGTGCATTTCGGTGCCCGCCGCAAAAAAATTCTTCTTTGCGTAAAAGCCTGCCGGGAACGATCGCTCGGGGGGTACGCTTTTGATCTCTGTATTGTTACACGCGCCCTTGTGATGCAGACCCACGCAGAGGGAATAAAGATAGGATTTGTGCATGCCCGGGTAAACTAGCAGAGGCCACCCTTCTCTGACTGGAAGCTGGCTGATGTAAGCCGCCTCCAGGCTTAGGTTTCTGTCGGCCACACAAAACGCTACGAGGCAAAGGCAGCAGAGCGCCCAAGCCGGGTATTTGCAATTCATGATTACATAAGACTGTCTGGGGAGCTAAATCTGTACCTTTTTTTACACGCACCACTAAAACTCACAGTCTCATCGTACTGTGGTGAGCTCTAAAAACGCCCTCCTCTCATTTAAACTTACCTTACTAAACTCCACGGTCTCATCGTACCGCAGTGTGTGTGTGTGTTTGGTGCACGTACATACAAATTCGTTCGTTCAATTAAACTGCGGACAACTGCTGTGTTTTTCAAAAATTGTATTGCACGAAAGGTAAAATATATACAGACATTTTCAGTGCGGCATAGATAAATATATACAGGGGGGACATAAAAAAAGTTCGTTTGGGCTTAGGAGTTCAGCTACAGTCCATGGCCTCGCCGGGGGAAAACTCCCTTTCTCTCCGTTTCAATTGTGGGGCGGCCGGGGGGTTTGGGTGTCTGACGACGGCCGCGACAGTCGGGGCTTGCGGTGGTGCCGCTGCGGGCGGCCTGGGTCTTACCGCCAGCGTGCGTCCCTTGGAAAGTCTAAAGGCGTGCGCCACAGGGGCGTTGACGTTTTTCAAGTCCTGAATGGCGATTTTCGTGCACGACTCCACGAAGCTCTGCTTTGTGATTTTAATGGGTATCTTGTCGTTGACTTTTTCCAGCAGGCTGTCGACTCGGGGGTCGTACGGATTGAGAGCGCCTTTGAATGTCAGATAATTCTTCCTGTAGTTGTCGTCAATGGTGAGCTTGTGCTTTTCGCTCTCTTGCATGTCCGTCAGTACCTGCGCGTAACAGGTCACCAACGCGTCGGTGGTCATGAGATCGGCCACCGCGCACCTCACAGAGACCTCCGGCCTGAAGGGAATGGGTATCAAGTCGCGGTGTTCTTTGTTCTCTTGAACGGTAAGCCGCAGGCTTTCTGCTAAAATCTCTTTCAGGGTTTTGTCTCTGGATGGTAAATAGGCTTCAGAGTCCAGCAGCACAAAGGCCGTCAGGTAGGTGGCTATGCGCACCAGGGCCGGCTTGTAGGCGTGTAGATACAGCTCCAACGGCGTCATGCAGGGCTCTCCGTTGTGCGGGCTGAGTCCCAACTGAGAGCGGACGGCGTCACAGATCAGATCTATGCTGGCCTTGTTCTCTTTGCCTTTCAGCGCTTTCCTGGACACTATGCGCAGGCGCTCCAAACACTTGCCGTAGAGAAAGATGTTGCAGAGTTTGATGTGGACGTCTTTGTTCACGTCGTTGTATTCGTCGTCCACCATGCGGTGGAGTTCGGAGAGCACGCTGGCGACCCTGTCAGGATCTTCGTTGATGTGAGCAAACCGACTGGCTCTGTCCACTTCTCTTTTCTTTTCAATCTCCTCGCAGACCATTTTTACGCCGTCTATGCACTGCATCACCGTGCTCTTAACTTTAATCTTGCCGGCCGAGCCCGAGAGTTTTTCTTTTCTCTCGTGCCGGCTTTTCTCGTCGCGTTCGGTGAAGTGCCTCGGAGACATGTCGTCTGCAGTCTTGAAAAAGGCTATATGAGTTTCGGCCACCGCCCGAGCCCTATTATATTGCACCGTACCCTGACGCGCCCCCGACCCTAGACTTTGGTTTGGAATTTGGCCACACCCCTGAAAATTATATTTGGCACACCCCCAACTTAAAATTTTAAACCGTACCCCCCAGGGCGCACCTTGTACGTATTGATTGCCTTTCGTCCTGACGCCTAACGAGGTGCCCCTATGGATCCGTACGGTATCAACGTGGGCTGCCTGGTAGACTACGCCGTCATGCCCGACACCCCGAGGACCTTCGTGCCCTGCCTAACAAACAAGCCCATGTACTACATCTGCGCCATCCAGCTCCACTACTTCTGCGTCAAGACCATCGCAAACTTCTACTTCGTGCGAGACCACTACCAGGAGACGCCCGGCGAGCCCAGGGTCCAAAACTACAAGTCTTGGCCTCCCTTTAGCGTGCTGTCGCCCAAGATGCCGCAGAACTATAAAAACGACCTTTCCCTCTACACGGGCACGAATGGCTTCGGCTCCGTCGCCATTCAAGAGTTTACTCCCGTCCACGTGGAGGGCAAGTTCTGGCGGGCCTCCCTGCTCAACGCTACCGACTGCGTGCACCTGGAGGTTCAAAACACCAGCATACTGTTCAACACCGTCAACAACAAACAAATCAAGGTGATGCTGTGGCGCGGGCTCAGCCTTCAGCCCGGCTGCGACTCGCCTCCCCATCCTCCTACGCCTCCTCCCACCCCACCTCCTACCCCGCCGCCTACCCCTCCGCCTCGCCGGCCGGTGGTGCCGCCGGCACGTTGGAAACCCACGTGGGTCAATGACTGGGGCCCCCGCCGCCCCCGCTGGAGGTTCGAGGAGCCCTGAGGGGATCGTAGTCAAAGGTTTACCACCGACGACGACCTACGCCAGACAGTAAATTAACATGGCGTATTACGAGGGGCTGTACGCCGCTTGCCTCACGGAGTTCCCGGTGGTCGCCAGCGCCACCACCGTCCTCTACCCTTGCATCTACACCTACATGGCCGTTTTCGTCTGCACCCGCCAAGAGATCCTGAGGTGCAGCATTCTGCCCGTGAATGGTAAAATTTACCCGCTCTCCTACATCTGGGAGACGACTTTCCAAACGCCCCGCTACACAGACTACCAGAACCTCCCGCCCAGCATCACCATGGGCATATCGGCGGATCAGAGGGGGACCGCCGACCTTTTCATCTTCCTAAAAAGGGAAAACGACAACAAGATGCAGATGGAGGACATGACCGACCCCGTGGCCTTTACGGTCACCAAGTACCCGGCCTCCTTGAGGCGGCCTGACGAATGCTCTCATTTAAAGGTGCGCAACGTCACAATCACACTCAACGGAATCACCAACCAGCCTGTAAAATTTGTGTTGGCCCGGTACCTCAGCCTGGTCCCGGGATGCCAGCCCTTGCCCGCAGCCTAGCCCCCAGGCGTGCGTAGACTCCCAGCATGGAAAACGACGCCTACTTCACAGAGGGCCTGTGGGCCGCCTGCATCACCGAGTTCCCCGTCAGCCCCCACGTCGACACCGCCTTCTATCCCTGCGTGCACACCTACATGGCCATCTTCTTTTGCTTGTACCAAGTCGGCGCAAAGTGCGCCATGGTGCCGGTGAAGGGAAGGCTCTACGCCCTGTCTATCCTCTACTCTGAGAAAATGCCCGCGCCCGAGTTCCTAGACTACGTCGCCAAACCTCCCTTCCTCTCCGTGGCCCTCCCCGCGTCCTACGAGAAAAGCGGCGCTTTGAGCCTCTACCTCAAGAAAGACGAGCTGAATTACTTTATGGAGCGAGACGTCACCAGGGGCATCCCTTTCACCTTTCTCCAATACCCCTCTTCCCTGCTTAAGCCCACCAGGTGCTCGCGTCTAGTTGTGCGCAACGTCACCATCACGCTCAACGACATCACCGACACGCCCAAAGAACTGGTCCTGTGGCGATATATCAGTTTAGTTACGGGATGCTAGGGCAAACTTAGAGATAACCCTCCGCCGCTTTGCTCTGCACTCAGAACCCAACATGCTGCAGTACGGAGAAAACATGGTGGTGGAGGGGAACGCGCCCGTCGCGCCCGAGATACCCGTTCCCGACCCCTACGCACCCCTGCCTCCCTCCGTCCCAGGTGCCATACAATTTTACGCCTACCAAGATATGAATCTGCACGACCTGTACGCCATGCGAGAGTATGGACTGTACTATAGTCCCCCCTTTCCCACAATTACCCCCCAGCCGTACGTCTACAAGGACGCAGACGACTCGCAGCCAATGTTAGCTCCCCCCCACGTCATGCGCAAGTACATGGTTCAAGCGGACCGCATGGAACGTATGGAGACGCTGATACGCTGCCACATTCCAGAACACTATGTGATCGAACTGCTGAACGCGTGCCGTACCAAGTACCCCGCTGCGGTTATTCCACACTCCGGCGAACTCAGAGACCGCCTGCTGCAGTACTTTTTGCACGCCGTGCGAGAAGGACCCCTCTACGACTTTATGGAGCCTTTTTTGTTCAGGACGAACCGTCTGGCGCGCGGCGCCATCGAGATGCTGCTGCACCGCAAACAAAATCTAAAAATTCTCAGCGTTCCCATGGCGCGTCACATTGGCGCCGGCATTTATAAAAACCTGGCCGCCAACGCCCTGAAACAAAAGTGGGTTAGCCGACGCGTCATGAAAGAAGTGGTGTGCAACGTGGAGCGCACCTACGAAGAGCGGCTTCACTGCCTCGTAAAGGCAGTGCCCTCGCAATACCTGCAGCAGCTGTTTGCCTTCTATTACGCGCTGGTTCCAAAGTGCGCCGCGGACGTGTACTATTGTCTGGTGCGAGACATACCCGTCACGCCCTTGAGCGTCTCGCTCCTCCAAGACGCAGACGGCATGTATCAGACTAGAAGCAAGATAATGCTCAACGCCACCAAGCTGCTCTCAATCTCCGCCGGCATGTTCCACGAATCTTTTCACACCAGGTGGGCAAAAGACTGCAAAGACTTTAGCAATGTCTTGGAGGCCCACGCACACACCGGACGGGCGTTGCACAAGCTGGGGCGCAGCCTCAGCCTCTTTTACAAGTTCGAAGCGCGGCTGAAAGAGTGTTGGACCGTGGCCATGTGCGACCCTCCCGTCTTTGACAGCCCGTACAGCTACCTCATACTCTACTACGACAATTTCAAAGCCGCCAAATTAAGAAAGGGACTCACTACATTCCTCATGTTTCTCACCCTCTCTCGCCAACTGTCGTTGCAGCTCAAACGGGACTTGGAGAAAAGCAACGACATCGTCGAGTTTCTCACCGCCTTTTACGCCGCTCTCGCACACGTCGACATGGCAGAACTCAACGCGCTGCAGTGCATTTTCGAATGTGAGTTTTCTCTCATCATGGAGGCCGCCGTGTACGGACCCTCTCCAAGCCGCACCAAGCACTATCTCGAACAGGGAGACATGGACCGGCTTTCCCTTCAAGAGGTGAAGACCCGGCTCGCAAACAAAACCAAGTGAGACGCCCTACGCCCTCCGGCACGCCACCTCAGCCTTCCCCGCAGCCCGGGGAGCGTTTTTGAGTTTTTTGGCACCGTGCCAAAAACCCCCCACCCCCCTCCCTCGCTCCCCCTCGCCGAGGCGCACCCTCTGAGGGACGCGGCGGGCTAATCTGATTTTTTGGCACCGAGCCAATAAACCCACCAACACCTTCCCTGGGACCCCTGCGTCCATACCAACCTGCCTGTGCGATATCTGCCCAATTCCAGCACTTTGACTTTTTCGATGTTTTACCCCCCAGTGCGGGCCGCAGGAGGCCCGGGGACCCGCCAGACTTGGTGCCTCTGAAAGCCCGGGACCCACATAGCTTGTGTGCAGTAGTTGGCATGGTGCCAAAAAGGGTTCACAAACTTTTTCTTCGTCCCCCAAACCCCCCGGCTTCGTTACAGCAAGGTGCGGGGTACGCAGAGGATGGGCCAGGACCACTTTGTGAGGCTATATGTGAAACTTGAAAATGCACAGTTTTGGGGGTCGTGTCACCTTTAAATTTCTTTTTCTTCTAACTCAAAGTTCTGCAATAAAAAAACTTGGCACCTATTACTTGTTATTGTCTTTATTTAAGTCACATGCATAAACTGGTTTCACAGGTTTTAGATCCTGTTCAATTTACTTTCTCTTTCTCACACCGGCAGGCTGCAGCATTGTAACAGGTTAGTGAGCCCATCTTGTCCCCCACGTGCTTGTATTTCAAACCCGGCTTTTTTCCTACTCTGCCGTACGTATTCCCCTTGTCATTATGTCACACACTCTCTGCTCTTCTTCTTTCTCCATCCTCTCCATCTCTGCAGCCGTCTCCTCCAGAGCTGCTTGCCTGTACCTAAAGAAATCTATGTACACGTGATTTTCCCCTGCATCAGACACAAGCAGAATAGGATTTTCTATGCCTCTGGTGATGGAGAGGTGAGCGACCTTGCCTTGCTGGGTCCGCTCTGTGCTCTCCCTCACCACCGCGTGGTAAGAGGGATCGAGGGGGAACAGCTCTCCAGGGTATTTGGGATAGAGGCTAAAGAAGTCCCGCAGGTAGTCCGCCAGCATTGCGTGAGTGTGCAAAACGTCAAATCCCTCAGGCTCGGGTCCAAACCCAAAGCCTGCACGAAAGGCCAATTTCTTGAACGCGTCAAAGTCTTGCCTTGCCATCTTCTTTGCCATCCCATACACGCTACTCATGTTCAAAGCCGCAGCTTCGTGGAAAAGGTATTTAGTGAATAGGAAGGGGGTGTCACAGGAGTGTTGTAGCAGTCTGGCCACGTGCAGAACGCTGCGGGGCGGTAAGATTACGCCCGGCGACGTCTCGGCCGTCAGGTCCAGCATGCCGCACAACTTGTAGAGCTTGAGATAAATTAACTTTGTGTCCTTCAGAGTCAGAGGGTCGCACGACACACCCTTCCTGTCTTTAATGTCGTGTATCAGACGCACAAGCAGGGGGCACGGGTCGTCCGCTGTGCCGCGTCTGTGGCTGTGCAAGGCAAAGTTGTACATGTTTGCCAGCTTCGTGCACACCGCACGCCACGAGGAGACCGACGGCCAGTCCAGCACGAAGTCTCCAGTCATGACGGTGTCCACGGTTCCGTAGGGACACTTCAGGCAGCTCCAAAGGTAGCAGAGCTCGGCGGAGGGCTCGGGTATATTCTCGGTCAGCCACCAATCGGGAATCTCTACATCCGGAACCCTTCCCAAATTATAAATCTCCGCCAGTGCGGTGTCAAAGAGCAGCGTTTGGTGGCGCTCGTCTTTGAATAAAGCCTGCATCTGGCTTGCGGCTCCTGGGCAGAAGGCCAGGTTGAACAGACGATACAGGTTCTGTATCTGACCGCGAGCCTGCGGAGAGCCCACGTCGATGTAGGACGGGTTGAAGCGCAGCGTGCTTTCATTTATGGCGGTGCTGTAGGGAGTGGGGCAGGGGCTGCAGTGGTTGTGCTCCGGGAACACCTCGTGTAAAATGTCAAAGGGGTATTCTCCTTTCACTATATTCTGCGGCACCATTAGAGATTTACAGCTCTCTTCCGTGTACGGCGGTAAAAAGATAGCACGCTGTAATTCTCTGTCAGAGCCAGGCTTATAAGCTTTCAACAAGGTCAGCGTGTGGTTGTTACAGCTCAATTCGTCGTAGTCGTACTTCTCCTCTGCTGGTAGGTTTGAGAACGTCACCGGGCTGTGGTCGCCCATCAAATCGAAATACTTTGTCAGCTCCTCCATGGATGTTGCCACATTCTCTGCGCTGCCGCTGCCTCCCCTCCAGGTTACGTAATCTATAGTATTCATGGCGTCGCAGATGGCTGCGGCCACCTTGGGAAAGCGTGCCACGAACCTCACGTCGTGTCCAAACCATTCCATCCTACCCCACGGCTCCCGGCTCATGTACTGTGGAATTGCCCTCACGGGTACAAGCTCTGGGAAGCGCGGAATCAGCTCTCCCACCGACCGCGGCGACGTGACTTTCTGACAGCTATCTGGCTCACAGTAGGAGTGTAGGGCGTTCAGCATTCGGAACCACTTCATCATGTGGCCCGACTGTATGTCGCACAGCAGCGGCTTCAGGACCAGCTGCTGGAAGAGTAGCGCAATGATGTAGAACTTTCTAATCTCCATGCACTCGTGCACTGCATCGCAGTCGTCCAAAAAGTCTGCCATCACCAACAGTATGTCAAAGCCGGTGTCACACAGCGCCCTTTTTGTCAGACTCATGGTGGGGTATATCTTAAAGATGTAGGTGGTGCTCAGCGCCATGAAGTACCTTTTCATGTGTTGCATCGTGCGGACTGCGTACAGGTCGGCGTAGATGTGGCCCGTCAGCAAAGGCAGGCATTTCACGGTCAGCACGTTAACCTCGGGCACCAGCCGCCACATTTCGTTCATTGCGTCGTTGTCTGGCTTTCCCCACTCTATCTGAAATCTGTTCATAAAGTTCACCATGATAGGGTGCGTGCCGACTGGCTGCCTTCCCTCCAAATTTTCCATGTGTTCACAGCAGCTTTTAAACTGCGCCTCGGCAATGGCACACACTTCCTCCCGCGTCTTTGGGGGTCCAAAGTCTCGCGTCCTCATTTGCATCTGATGGCCCGAATCCTCGTCTGTGTCCGTCGCTCTGCGCTTGGAGCCGCTGGGCACTGCCTGCTCCCTAAAACCAAACTCCCTGCGCCCTTCCTCCCCCGACATGTAGTTCTCCTGCACGGAAACTTGCGGATCCTCGCCTGTTTCCATTGCTCTGCGCTTGGCGCCACCGCGCACTGCCTGCCCCCTAAAACGAAACTCCCTGCGCTGTTCCTCCTCCGACAAGTCGAGCTCCACCTCGGCCACGGCCTCTGTGAGAAAATCAGGGTTGAAGAGGTAATCCTCAGGCACTGCGACGGCCGGTCGCGCCATGCCTTCTCGTGGCCTCCTGGCAATAAAAAAACTCACTAGGTTTTCTAACACGGTGAACATGTGGTTTCTCATCGATATATCTACGGCGGGGGCAAAGATAGAGCTGACGGGTTTGCACTCCTTCATAACACCGGCGGACACCCCCATGTGATAGGACACTGCGCCCGGCAAAAAACACTCGTCGGGCAGCGTGACCGCACGGCTGCTTTCTTCGCTCACCCTGCATGAATTCAAAAAGCCGCTCTCTGTGACGTCTGGCGGCTGGTTGGGCTTGTAATCTAAGGCGTAGATGCTTTGCCATTTCTTGTGCGCTTTATAGTTTAGGTCTACCTCCGACCATTTAACCGCACTGTCACCTACACGCAACATGGCGAAAAGAAGAGGAGAGACAAATAATTTGGGGTCTGAAGTCTGTTTTATTGAAAGTATAATACACCAATATGTTAAAACCTTTTTTTAGCTAGGAATTATGTACTTTAAAATGTCAAAGCTCCTCGGCTTGGGAAAGTAGCTCAGCCGAAAACCAAAGGCACACTGCACGGCGTCTTCCCTGGTGCTGAGGTGCGCCACCAGGGGCGTAGGGGTTAGCAGTTCGGTGGGGTGGCTGCACGACGTCAGCGCGCGGCACTCTTCCGGGTAATAGTTTGTGGCGGCGTGGAAATCTCCCATGTACAGCGACATTTTTATAAAGGCTTGCAGGGGACAAAAGTCTGGGGGGGGGCGCTCTACCTCGCCGTACTCCAAGTCCAGCATTTGGAGCAGGGCCGCAAAGTCCAGCCGGGTGATCTGCTGACACTGCTGGTAGTATTTGAGAAAGTGCATGGAGAGTGCTTCGTTGAGAAACTTTGAGTTACGTGAATTATAATGCACGATGTTGTTGAGGTAAACTCTGGGACACAGCTTCACCACGTTCGCCCTCATCGGCCTGTGCGCAGGCTTGATGTGGGAGAGGCGCACTAGGATCAAATAAATGTGCCTGGCAGTCTTTAAATTTACTTTGGTCACCGGCCCCCCCTTGTTGATTTGAGCAATAAAGTAGTCTCTGACTTTTCGCAGCTCCTCCAGGTAGGTGTCCGCCTTGCCGTGGAACACAATCTCGTCCTCTACCAAAAGGTTTCTCACGTAAGAGTAAGCGTGATGCCAACTTGCGTAGCACTGGCTGTCGTGGTGCGCGCTGCCCGTCAGGGTGTGTTTTCTGGGCATGAGAGGGCAGGGTAACAGACGCCACAGATACTCCGCGTCCTCGGGTACGGAGCTCTGCTCCTCGCCGGGTACGGTCGGCAGTGCCTGGTAGTGGAGCGTAGCCTCCGCGCTCTGCACGCTGTAGCTCACCTTCTCGAACGTGGCGTCGCTGCTGCAGGGTAAAAAGGCTTGCACGAAGCACTCTCTCAGCTTGTGCATGTAGTTTGCCTGGTATTGATTTAGCAGGTTGTGAGTGTTGAACATCAGCACGTTGTCTCTCGCAATTATCACGGAGTAGTCTGCGCAGGGCACGTTGGACACGGCCAACGGAAAGATCTCCCTCATCTGGCTGCGTGCCGTCATGGGTTTGTCCACCGTCAGACTAAAGTGAACGGGTAGGGGGAAGAAGGGGGAGCCGGGCGCCCTCACCGGCAAATCCTCCAACGTTAGGGAGCGCTGCTCCACCTGTTGTGCCGTCTCGGGATTCACCGTCACGCGACGGGCCACCATCTCGCTGATCGGCACCCTGCGGGGCGGCCGCGTGTCCACAATGTTTGTCACCAGGGCGCAGTGGGAGGGGGTCAGAGAAAATAGTTTTTCCAGGGCATCGTAGCAGCGGCGTATGTTCTTGGGCATGCCGTGCGTCTTCTTTCCCGTCTTCTCGCAGTACTTGAGGTACAGATGCTGTGTGCTGCCGCAGTCCATCAGATCCCAGTCCGGATCTCTGGCGCAGTCTAAGGCGTCGTCTATGTAAGTGTGCGGGGAGAAGTTTCTCTTCTCGTGCAGCGTTAGGTAGAGCGAGACGAAGGCGACCGAGGGGTGTTTGAGAGCCAGGGCGGGTATTGTTTTCCAGGGCGCATCCAGAAGCACGCAGTTTTCCCTCATGTGATAAGGCCACAGGCTGACGGTGTTGGTGTGTAGCGTGATGTAGTCTCGCACCGCCTCCTCGCTCAGAGTCTGGAGCTTCAAGAGCAGTGTTATGTGCCTGGTGAAGAAAACGCGTTGGTAAAGGTGCGCGCACTGCTGCATCAGCAGGCACAACGTCAGGGGGCCGAACGCACGCTTGTCGCGCAGCAAGCTCTCCACCGTCTCCACCATTGTAAAGTAGGTCACCATGATGTTTTGTCTGGTAAACAGATCTTCGTTCTCGTAGGTGAGCTCGCTCTCCTGCTGCAGCAGATAAATATATTTCAACATGGCGGAAAGGTAGACCAGGCCGTGCGTGGGGCTTTGAAAGTAGTGATGGTCTTGAACGGCGTCCCCCGTCAGCAGTTTAAATTTGCCTTTGCAAAACTCGGCCTCCAGCCCCTTGTCGCAGGCTCCGTAACACTCTTTCACCCTGCGATCGGTGCACGCCGCCTCCACGATTCCCAGCAACATTTCTCTAAGAAAGTACTCCAGGTCCGCATGGGTGGGGGGAAGCGTGCAGCAGTTGTAGGCCAGCAGGTGGATGACTTTTGCCCGCGTGTCCCTCATATCCACGTGCGCGTCGTAGAGCTCAATGTTGGGAAGCAGAGTGAACGCGGGGTCGGAATAGAGCAGGGCCCTCACTTGTAGCGTTAAGGGATTCTGGACCTTCACGCATTGGCGCTTGTAGTGCCTCAGAAGGTGCTCGCCGTATATGTCCTCGATGGTGCTGGGGTGCGCCTCCATGTAGGGAATCAGCTGATGCTGCTGAAAAGAGAGCATGGCGGCGTAGCATCTGTAACAGGCCGTGCATAGGTTAAAGTCGAGGGGCTGCTCAGACTCGCAGGCCTTGCACACCCAGTCAATGTACAGGGCGATGCACACGGCCAGGTTGTGCATAGCACTTTGCATCAGCCTCAGATGGTGAGGCGCCGTGCGGTACAGCATGTCCAGCAAAGTGAACACGGTTTGAAAATAGGCGGCCGCGTGATGTGGGGTGGCGATGGCGCAAATGTCCAAGTACACGTCTCCCTGCAGGAAGCCGAAGTTGGCGTCGTCGTTCCAGTGCATTTTATAGTTGGGTTTGTTTCTCCACACCCAATCCACCTCCGGCGTCGCGTGCACCCCCCACACCTCCTGCAGCAGCAACATGGCCGCAATCTCGCCCTCTACGTCGGCCACCTCCGCGTGCACGCCTAGGTGAGATACGCAGCCTTCGGGCCACCCACCCCTTTTTTTCTCCAGCCGTTCCAGGTGGCAGAGCAGATTCGGGCTCTCCTGCAGGTTGAAAAGCTTAGCCTTGTCGTACCTTCCTCCCCCGAGCGTTCTGCGCACCATGTGCTGCCGACTGCCCGGCGTGAACACGTGCCGCAGCACTTGCGGACAGAAGGGTCTGTTATAGATAAGTTCATACTCTGCCGCTCTCTGCACGATATTGGAAATGGTAAGGGAGTTATGGTTGGTGCCCGACAGCAGGTTCATTGCTGCGCCGGAACGTACGAGAAATGAATGGAAACAAGACAGTGGTGCTCAGGTAGTAAACTTTTTATTTTGTAGACAAAAAACCCAACCCCCCTCATTTTTTCTGTAACAGCGGCTGGTACATCAAAGCCATGGCGTCGCACATGGCGCTTGGCATGCACTGCAGCGCGGCCATCACTATCTTCACCCAGTTGCCGCCGTCCATCCTTTCCAGGATTTTTGCCACGCGACCCCTCGTGCTGATTCCGCCGTTCTTCTGCACGCCCACCACGAAGTCTCGGCTCAAGACGCGCTGCGATGAGTACAGACGGGAGCAGAACGCCGCCAGCTCCTCTTCGCTGGGTTGAAGGAACGGCAGGAGCTCCGTCAGGATGTTGAAGCCTCTGGTGTCTACGGATGGACCGAATGGCATGTCGATCGCCAATGCAGCCATCGTCTTTTTTTTATAGAGTTCGTAGTCGTGGAGAGCAGTGGCGGATAAGCCGCCTTTCTTTTGCATGGTGGTGTTGATGCTGTCGACGACGTTCACGTATTTTACAACCATAGAAAAGGCCGTTTCTATCTTATTTCTAATCCCCTCAACTCCGGTTGTCAGGTCGCCGTAGTGGCTGGTGAGCATCTCCCTTTTTTCGATGGCTTCCTGTGCATCGTACTGTGTAGCGTCCATGTCTACCTCGTGGCGTTGACGGACCGGTTTGGCGGCCGCAGTCCTCTTTACGGCCGGCGCGCTCTTTACCGTCACAAAGTCATCGTCATCATCGCCGTCTGAGCACTCAGCCTCCTCTGCGAACAGTATTGCGGCCAAATCGGGCTGCACGGCCAGCACGATTTGAGTCAAGCCGTCCATCTCCTGCGCAATATTCTTGTTTTTCCATGTCCTTGAATATTTGGTCAGCAATTCAACCAGGCACACGAACCTCTGCCTGACGTTGCCCTTGGGTATGACGTCGAGGGTGTTCTTCTTGGCGCTGGCGGTAATTAATTGGTTGTTGAGCGCATAACCCAGCAGCGCTTCTACCGTACCCAACTGCACCGCGTCTCCGACCTTCTCGCGTCTGGTAAACAAAATAGACCTCGACATGGCGCCACAGTGTTACCTCTGGGAAGCAGGCACATAAATACGCCTAATTCTCGAGACTCACTTATGCGCAGCACGAAAACCCACGCTTGTCGGGTATTTAATGCCGCCCTCTGCCCTGCAAGGTCTCAGTGTGACAAAACCAAAAATACGAGATGTCTGCCCTGTGCAAAGAGCTTGACTTTTGCATGCCGCCCGGCACCCTGTCGGACGTGTGGTCCAAATACAAAGACAGTATGAACGAGAGCACTACCATTAGATACTCCAAGCCGGCCCCCCCTGCCTCCAACCACCCCTCGCCCCTGTTCTCAGAGGACACCCTGCTGTGCAAAGACGAGTGGTTTTGCGGCCTCTTCCAGTTTCTGTACCAGAGGGACGACATGCACCAGGACGTCTTCAAAGAGCTGACTGACATTTTCCCCGAACCCACGTATTCGTGGACGGTGGTAGGCATGGCCGCCTCCGCCCTCGACAGCCTGGTGGCACACTGCAAGCTCAAATGCCGCGGCATAGACGGCTCCCTAAACAACCTCAAACAGGCCCTGGTCGTCTGCGGCCTGTGGTTTCAAATCCTCAGACACTACCTCAGCATGCGCTACCACGGCGCAACGCAGGAGCTCTGCACAGACGCCTCTTGCACCGCTCCCTACCTCCCCTTTGCCATGATCAGGAGAGACATCTACACGCTCACCCCAAAGACCGAATGGCAAAACTGCTTCTTCTCTGCCTTCCTCTCCGACATCATGACCTACGACGTCTCCTCCAAAGACCTCTACCTCAAGGTCCTGCAGTCGCTTTGGCTGTCCTCCGTCTACTACACCCTCAAAATACTCTTCCACAACAAGCTTCACCTGGCCGAGCTACTGCGCAGCGAGGCCCTCTTTGTGATGAAACGACTCTTTGACGTGCAGGACCTGACGGAGCACGAGAACCACATACACATGATTTACAAGGATCAGCTGGAGGATATCCACATGGTGAACTCCAGGCCGGACCCGGAACTGTGGGCACCCTTCATGGGCACCGGTGCCCAGAGACGCAAGTGCAACAATAACACTCACAGGCTCTTCTATGACCTCTGCAACGTCGACGGCTACATCATCACCCCCCTCTACGATCTGCTGCCCGAAACCCTCATAGACGACTCTCTGCCCGCACGACGCGACATGCTCTACGCCTCCAAGCTCACCGTCGTTCTCAAGCGCCTGTCAGACGAAATTTACATCAGCGACGACAGCGAAGAAGACGAGGAGTACACGAAAAACATCTTCAGGATGCCCCCCGGTAAGCGGCGCAGGCTAGACAGCGACGAAGAGGTCTCCACCTCCATGGCCGTGGAAGGAGAGCAGGAGGATTGCGTGGAGGTGCAGCCCCGCAAGGCGGCGCCCGCCAAGAGCCTCATCCTAGACCTCTTTGACCACTCGGCCGAGGAGAGCGAATTCAGCGACGGCACCGACAGTTTCATCAACGACGACGAAGACGACCTGACCTGCGAAGAGAGCACGCTGGAGGAGGACGAGAACGAAATATAAACCCTTGACAATAAAGCTTATTTATTTACCATAACCCACTCTCTCTCTTGTGTGTATTTTTACCTGTTTACCCCTTGCACCCTCTTAAGCTTACACCCAGAATGGACGGCAAACCCCTGCCCGGCGCCGCATCACTCGAGATCTGGCCTTGTCACTGCGGTCGAAACTGCGCACAGGTTATAGTCGACCGACACAGGCAGCTCAAGAGTGAGTGCGCAGCAGGCTCCAAACCCTCCGAAAATAAAACTACATTAAAACGCACAGGCGGGCCACGTGTAGGCATATAATGGAGCTCGAACACTGCGAGGAGGCGCTGTGCACTTCGGTGCCCAACCCCTCCTTAGAAAACACGCGGCTGTACTGCTGGCCCTGCAACTGCAGCTCCGACTGTTGGCAAGTGCTCGTGCGCGAAGCCAAAGAAAGAAAAACCTCATGCCGGGCCCAGGCCACTGCACGCATGGCCGGCTATTGCGTCAGCCCCCCGAAGGTTATAGGTCGCTGCGACCGCCACGGGAACTCTCATCTCTTGTTGGAGGACGGCACTGTCGCCACAAAAAGTTCCCTACTCACTTACGGACTTAAATATCTTGAATGCGGGCCAGAGGCCATTAGTGCTCTAGGAGACCTAATACCTCATTTCATACCGCCTTCGTGCTACAAGGAGTACGCAGAGACCGGCAACATCCCACAGCTCGCACGCGCCATAGCCGAAAAAATGGAAGGAAAGTCTCCGCAGCTGCCCAGATGCCTGGATCTCCTTGACGCCAGCTACGACTGCCCCGACTCGCCAGAAACCTACCCCTACCAGTGCGGCCTGCCCGTTCCTCGGCCACTGCACTGTAGCACGCCTCCGATGGGCTACCTGCGGCCCGCACTCCGCACTTTCTCAGACTCCTCCGACACCGAGGAGGAAGAAGACGAAACCTGTCCCTCCATGCGCGAATTGGAGGCATTTAATCTCAGCATAAAGGACGAGGAGGAGCACGTGGAGGCCCGCGACGACATAATGGCCTGGATGCAGGACCAGGAGCGCAGCAAAGCACGAGGCGTAGCCAAGCTTCCGCTGACCAAAAAGGACGTCTGTCACCCCAAAATTCTCAAAAGCAGAGTATGCAACCTCTCCGAAGTTGACCTCTCCGCAGTAGGAGTGGGCGCACAGTACGGTGACAACGATCAAAGAATGGACAACGCAGCCTTTCTGAAGAAATACGGCGTGCCCCGTGTCACCTCCCCACACTACTCAAGCGCAACTATCCCCATCCCCCGCCGCAAAAAACATAATCAGTAGCACGGCTGTTGTGCAAATTTAGATATCACTTTATAAAAAAATAAATACACTTTCACTGAAAATACTTTGTTTCAAATGCTTTTATTTTAGGCGTACATACAAAATTAAACCGTACAGTCTTTAATTAAAGATTTGTCCTCTGCGTTCTCGCGGCTTTTCCGCTTGTGATCGCAGTACACGATGCAAATGAAGAACACAATCATTATACCGGCTCCCGTCAGAAGAAGTGCCCACACCTGCGTGCTGCGGTTCCATGACGGCAGGGTTGGCAAGTTAGGCGCCGGTGTCTCGGGTATGTAGTCGGCCCTGGTGAAGCGGGAGGCCACCCACTGCGTAAGCATGTGTCCCCAGACGGCCTGGCACACGATGGAAGAGTGGTTCTCTCTGGTCATCAGGATGATGGTGTGCGTGTAAGTGCAGTTTCCATCGTAGGTGATGGGCCACGAAAAGGTAGGGCGCACCTCCTGTCCGTCCTTCAGTATTCTCAAGATGTGAGTGGCGGGGTAGAAATGCTTTGCTACGCAAAAGTACAGCGTAGATTTGTCGGCCCATGTCATCGTCTCTGTCAAATCCAGGTTGCGCGAGGGATGCGGCAGCTCAAATTTGTAGCCGGCCGTTGCGTTGAAGATGCAGCCCGCTCTTGCACGCATGTTACTCTTCCTCTCCCTCTCGGAGGCGTAGCGCATCAGCTTCCCCCGACTGATCACGTCCGCCAGGGCAAGCACTTCGCTGCTGTTGTCTTGCTGTCCCGCTTCAAACAGGAACTCTACCACCCCATCCAGCCTGAAACCCCCTGCGTGCCGTTTCATAATTTGAAAATTCACAGTCATGCTGTCCTGCAGGTGCTGCTCGCACACGTCGGGCTCGTCTTTGAAATAATAAAGCGAAGAGGGCTCGGGCTCCGCGGTCGAGTAGTTGTATCTGTACTCTGCGATTTTGGTGCGGTTCACGTACACTACGCTGGTGTACACCCCTTCGGTTTCGTTCAGGCGGTCTACGAAAGTCATCCATGTAAAGCCGTAGGCCGCACCCGGCAGCATAAAGCTAAGCCACAGCATGGTTAGGGTATGCATGGTGAGTGAGTGAGTGAGTGTACCGAGACACACCTAAAGCCTTGTGAGAAATCTGACACCAAAACACACATGAATTTAATTTAAAAAAGATTTATTTTGAAAATGAGGAAGTTTGTACACAGGAAATAATATCACAACTCGTTCGCACTCCTATACTCTGCTTCCCCTCTGTATCGCCACCAATTGTACACGCGCCGAGCTATGTAAGACAGAATGCCGACCAACAGCACGGTACACAGCACCGACAGGAAGATGACGGCGTTCTTGTACTTGGATGCGCACGCGTCCTCATTCTCCTCTGTGTCCCTGTAGACGTGTTGAACAGATTCCACTATGTCGTGCCCTATCTCCAGCACGCATAAAATGTCAATGGTGTGGTTGCGTGGCACGTACACCACGAGTGCGCTGGTATAAGTTCCGTCTCCGTTCGGCAACACTAGTTCGTCGCCCACTTGAAACGCTATCTCCGGTATCAACCATTTTAACTGGTGGCCGTACGGGAAAAAGGCTTTAGCTACGCATTTGTACGCCTTGTTGTCCAGAAGACCATAGTCGTGCGTCACCTCTATGAGATTTTCCGGGGAGTTGTAATGTGCGCTGCCGCCGTCGTAGTCTAAGTTCTGCCTCCAGTACTCGCAGATCTTCAGCAGTTCGATCTTTCTGCTCTGTTTTGGGTAGTTTCCAAAGGTGAGGTGCCTGTCCACCACCGCGCGGTCGAAATTCTCTTTGCATTTGGTTTTGCAAGTACACTCGAACATCGTCTGCATAACTTTTGCCGACTCGCCTTCGTTCTTTTCCGCAAAACTCTTGTGAACGTCCTTGCACTGTTTTTCCAATGGCTGACCGTGATTGAAGACTTGGGACTCGCTGGCCGAGAGTGAATAACTCTCTGACGACACCCCGTGTCCGTTTCCCCTGAACTCGGCCACCCGCGTGCGGTTCACGTATATTTTTGACGAGTACAAGTTAAATTTCGGCCAGTACTCCTCAAAAATGGATATGTAGGTTTCAGAGAGTGCGGCCAGAGGGCACGCCAGGAGCACCACAAGCTTCCAGAAAAACATTGTAAAGGGGAAGTGAGGAAAGTGTTCCGGCAGGCAATATATAGTAAAATTCTCTAAGCCATCCTCCTCATCGTGTGACGAGTCCAATGGTACATGATTATCATTGTCAGGAATGCAGAAAACAGCGCCAAAACAATCGCCCAGTCCACGTACCCCGCGCACTTCCGTACCCTGCTTTGCGGCCCCAGGGCCAGGTAGTGCACCACGCTCTCCTCGTGAAGGTAGTCTGGGGAGGCGAAGGTGCAGGTGGCGTAGCCGGGGTGGGTACGGGGCACAAATAAGACCAAAGAAGTGTGGTACGTTCCGTCCCCGTTGGGGATCACGGCACCCTTGTAGCTCTCCGAGTCCGGGTGCGAGTGAATCCAACGCAGGGCGTGGCTGGCCGGAAAGAAGGAGCCCACAGTGCACGTATGCTGAGCCCTCTCCGAAAGGCTGTAGTCTTCCGTCACTTCTAAGCGGTAGTTGTGCTTTTCTTGGTCGAACTCGTCCGAGTTGAGCGTTTGGGTGCGCCAGTACTCGCAGCTAGGCAGCATCACCGCGCTTTTCTTCTCCTGATCGTAGCCCCCGTACGTCACGTGCCTATCCATAACTACGTTCGTAAACGTGGCCGTACAATTCTGCCCGGCGATGCACCTACACTCGTGCATGACGTGCACGATTTGCGGCGACACCACAGAATTCTCTGTGGTGTACTTTAGGGAGACGGCCACGACCTGCTTGTATATCTGGTAGACGAAAGTGTTACCGCTCTCCTCGTCGCCAAGTTGAAGGTAATGATTTAAAATCTGCTGTCCCTGACTGACCCGGTATTCCACCACCAAGTGTGTGTTGATGTATACCTTGGTGACGTGTAAGTCTTTTTGCGGCCAGTATTCCTCAATGTGTGAAATGTATGTACCGCACAGCGCGGTCGCCAGCAAGTGGCCGAAGATAAAGACAAACAGCATGATTGTTTTTTTGTAAACACCAAAGTTTAATTCTACAACTCGCTATACATTTATATAAATATCAAAACATGGGCGTTTCTAAAAAATCTCACACCCCCCGGTTCAGGTTACGTACACGTTCTCGTCCCCGTCCGTTAAGTCTGCCCCTTCGTTGATGTACACCGCGTTCATGTCTTTGTACCGCGACTGAGTGCGTTTGCGTTTGAGGTAGAGACGCACGGCCACAGATAAGCCGCACATCACCACGCAGATGGCCAGCAGCACGCACACTATGAGCAGCGCGTTGAGGTGCTTCCTCATGGCTGCCACGCCTCCGCTGCTTAAACCGAAGCCCTCGGTGTGAAAGTTGTAGCTCCCCACGCTGTCGTGCAGTTCGTGAAACTCGCTGATTTCGGTGTACTGCAGAGATATGAACCTGCAGCGCACCGGCAGCGCTCTACCCCTGTCGGCCAGCAGTAGGGCGGTGGTGGTGTAGGTGCCGTCTCCGTTGGGCAGCAAAGCAGACTTGTGCTGTATGTATCCTATGGTGGTGTAGGTTAACCATTTTAGCTCGTGCCCGTCTGCGGGAAAGAAAGACTTGACGGTGCAGGCGTGCGCGCTTCTGCCGGCGTAACCTTCGTAGTCGCTCAGCGTCAACTCGTACCTGCCCGCCGACACATTAGAGGGCTTGACTGTGCTCAAGCTCTTTGCCCAGAATTGGGTCACCTCGGAGGCCGCAGAGCGTCTGGTCAGGCTACCGTCCGTGGGGACCGACATGCGGCCGTTTAGTACCGCTCCGTCGTAGGTGACGGTGCAGTCCTTTCCCACGTTCGAACACTTGCTCTCAAACATCAGCTGCATGACATACACTGCGTAGGTGCAACTCTTTTTCTGGAAGTCCGTGAATACGTCCTTGGCCTGCCGATATAGTGCGGGCACTATATTCTCTGCCTTGTAGAGATGTGTGTTAGCAAGGTTGACGTTGACGTCCACCCCTTTTGCGTGGACCAGGTAGGTGTAATTGGCGACATTGGTTCTGTTGACGTAGACCTTGGCTGCGTAGGTCATGTCACCCGGCCAGTACTCTTCAAAGAGTGAAATGTACGTGTCGCCCAGAACCGACACGCACAGGAGGCCGAGCGTAAGCCCGTGTAAAAACATTTTTAGGAATGTGTGTGTTTACCCTCTGCCTCTCAACCCTTATCTCTGAATTTTTAAATGGGCGGTTTTAAACCACACTTCTGCTTTTCAGAACACCATTGCAACACGCGGGCGCTCCACCTCTTATACCCGAGGGTGCGCCGCGCACAAGTAACAACGCAAAGACACTTGAATAAAATTTAAAAGTCATTTTTATTTTGATACAAATAATATAATAGTGTTATAGACATAAATAGTACCAGCAGGCAGTCTTTTTAAATGTCTTTCTTTTCGGCTATGTTTCTGGATAGCCTGTCGATGCGGCTTCTGTAGTACACCACCACGCTGGCCAACAGCATCAAAAATGTCAGTGCGGCTGCGTAGAGAAGTGCGGTGCTGTTCTTCTCTGCGTCACGTGAGGGGGTTTCGTTGATGTACTCGATCTCATGGTGGGTGTGGGTGCAATGCCGGAGGATGGTGCGTACCGTGTTGTAGTCTGAGGCAAAGTCGCACTCCAAGACGTCCACGGCATGTTTCCTCATGTAGGTCTTTGATACCCTGGTGTAGGTGCCGGTGGTGTGGTTGAGACTGAGGCTCGTGAAGAAGGGAGTGTAGCGCCTGTCGTTCTGAGTGAACAAAATCTCGCCGTAGGCGGGATAGGTGCCGACAGCCGTGCAGGTGAATACGTTGTAAGAGTCTTGTTCCTCCATTTTCATGGAAAGGGCGGGCTTGGCGTAGCGGTAGGGCAGATCAAGTCTCTTGGCGGCCTCGGCCCAAAACTCGCACACCTGCAGCAGTTTCATACTGCGGTCTGCGTTGGTATGCAGGGCGTTGGTGTCGTCGTAAAAAGCTGTGTCCATCACCACGCTCACACTGCCGTCCTCCATCACCTTACACTCGGCCAGCAGGTCAAGTTTCTGATAGTTAGGTGCGAGGGGAGTGCTCCAGAGGTAGGTTCGATACATGGTGGTGGTCAGGTCGTGCAGGCTTTTCATCAGGGGCCCCGCCTCAGTCTCGCAGCAGAAAGAGTCCATGCCCTCGTCCACCTCTTTGTGTATTTTCTTTGTGTGGTAAGTCATTACCAGAGTTTTGTTGACGTAGACCGTTGAGGTGTATCCCAGCCCAGCCGGCCATTCCACCTCGGACACAGTCAGGTACGTGGCACCGCAGGCTGCGGTCAGCAGGCAGCACAAGAGTCCTCCGATAAGCATCCTGTAGTGTTATTTTTCTGGGGGCACAGGTGATTATGAAATCCTCAGTCCCTAGAGTAATTTGGATAATGAGATGCTGGGCTATACAGGTCTTATATACCTAATTATTGTTTATTTTAGCCCACCACAAAAAGGCCTCAGGACATTTTGTCAGGAATGGACCTGAGCCAAATTGCACAATCCATTCATTCCCGACCACAACCTGACACACCTTTCAGTCTGTATAGTGTAAGCACGCCCCCAACCTTGTTGTTCTACAACCTGTTAGGATTTGCTGGCCACTGGCCAGCAATAAAAACACAAGCTTCTTCGTTGGTGCAATCCTTTTATTTTAAAACACAAGACACTCGTGCGGAGGCTTGCCGAACAAAATACATTTACTGCTCTTGCCGCCGACCCATGTTTCCTCTGTGGCGACGGCTGGGCTGCATGAACTCGCAGTTTCCCGGTTCGGCCATGATCTTAGTGTGGCCGGGGCAGTCGCAGTTTTCAATGAGGTGCTGCGTTTGAAGGAACCCGTACGGCTTGTGATCGTAGTTGGCAGGATACATGGGCGAAGTGGTGGGGAAGAGACAGGGGAACACGGCCAGCACCCGGTCCATTTTTTTGGGCACTTGGCGATTCATGTCTCTGTCGGGCCTGTAAAAGAGACAGGTGGGAAGAGTGAGGTATATGCCAATGGAAAACAGGCGTTGCATGTTAAGCTCAATCTGCTGTGCTGTCAGGTGGTTAATCGACAATATGCAAGAGTCGACAAGCAGGCCGGGCCTGGCGTCGGCGGCGCCGATCTGTCCGACCAGCTCCACCAGCCTGTCGGGCTCCAGGCAGGGCAGCGCGTCGTCCCTCATAGAGTAGAATGCGTTAAACATGCCGGTGACGTGATAAGCGGCCGCCATAATCTCGTGCCTCTGTGTGCGTTTGAAATGCTCCACCAAAAGCAAGAGGAGGCAGGCCGTTCGGCACAGGCCTAGCATCTTCAGACAGTACAGGAAAACCTCCAGGGATGTCACGTCCATTTTGGAGAATGCCTTGAGCGGCATGGAGGTTACCAGGCTGGCTAAATTCACCTTCCCAGTGTAGATTTTGCTGACCAGGCTACATAGATACTCGCCGGAGGTCGTAATGGCCGGCACTTCGGGCTCTAAGCACCTGGTAGAGTATGTTTTGCCGTGGTGATGACGGACCGAGATGTCCAAAAGCACGATGGCAAAAAGGTGTGACATGTTTATAAGGTCCTCTGACAGGGTAGCGTCCGTCCTCTTGCCGACCGTGTTTATCATCTCGTAGATCAAACTGACTACGCTGTCCATCACCACCAAATTTGCCATGGCCGAGTAGCAAACGGCCGACGCCAGCTTCTTGGTGTGTACGTTCTGCCTAAGGTCAGATTCTGCGTACAATGCGGCAGTGTAGCCCGGCACCCATTCCTGGTCCTGTTTCATGAACATTAGGTTCTGTCTGTCTGCGGGGTAAAGGTGTTCTGCGGAGGCTAGATAAGTGGGATTTATGTACTTCACCATATAGCTGCGCTCTGCCAGCCCGCACACGGGTTTAACGCAACTCTGTTTGTAGGTTGAGCATATATACTTGGTCGGCCAGAAGATGGTATCCCCACCGTAGACGGTGGGTAAAGCCATTTCTTGCGGCCGCGCTAAGAAAGAGGCATGAATGGGAACGTGAGAGTTGGCGTCTGCCATGGCTAAAACCCCTACAATGAAGTTGTGTAAGTGGAAGCCTAAGCTTTAACTTGAAAAAAAATATGGAGAGGTAATTAAACGTTAAATGATATGTTTATTTTAAATGGAGACATACACATAATAAAAAAAGAAGCACAATGCAGGACGAATATATTCTGTTGGTCCATGGTAGTGAAGTATAGCAGCACGTTGGCCAGGAGCAGGGCCAGCAGGAAACAAAGGCTGAGAGACACAAACTGAATGATGGCCGTGTAGTCTGCGCGGCGTTGCACAACGGTGACGTCTGCTTCGGAGGGCGGTGGGGCTGGGACCACATCGTCTTCGTCTTCCGAAGACACAGGGCTGGGAGGGGAGGTGACGTCGGCTTCTGCGGTGCTGTCATCTTCCGCATCACTGGCCTTGGCGTAGGTGTCCTGGAGCGCGCCCCACCCCAGGGCCCGTCTAGGCTCCTCTTCTTCCATTTCATTAGGGTCGGGATAGGTGCGGAGCAGACCACAATGTCTCGGAGGCGGTGTGGCTTTGCGTTCTTGTTTGGGGGGGTGCACCTCGTCTACCTTCTCAGTGTCAGAAATTTGAAGTTTTTTTTCCTCAGCTCGGCGTCTCCTGAGGGTAGTGGTGTCGTCAGTGTCTGGGTTATCTTCTGCCTCGCACTCGTCCATGTAACCATAATCGGTGTAGGTAGTCTGGAGTCGGCCTCTCTGGGGTATGCAGGCCTCGTGGTTGCAGGTCTCATCGGCCTCGGCCTTGCGTCTCCTGAGGGTTGTGGTGTCGTCTGTGTCTTGTCTATCTTGTGCCTCGCACTCGTCGGTGTAACCATAGTCGGCGTAGCTAGTCTGGAGTCGGCCTCTCTGGGGTACGCAGCATTCGTGCTCGCACGTTTCGTCCGCTTCGCGTTTCATGGAGGGTTTGGTGTCGTCTGCAATTTCAAACATCTTCATGTCAAAGGGTGCTTGGTTCTGCTCGAAAGTGGACATGTCTCCGCTTAGGAAAATCTTTGCGTAGGCTTCTACGGCAGTCATGGGCATTTTTTCCGGTTTGGCAGTCCTGTCGGTGTAGATGTCCATTTCTTCCGCTCCTGGAGAAGATTCTTCCTGTTGCATATCTCTTGGAATTGAAGCCATGTCTGAGTAGGGAACCTTGGTCAGAAGTCCTTAAATAGGGAATGGGGGAGGCGTCAGAGCAGTAAGTTTCAGTTTTGACCCTTGCGGCAGGAGCATTTTCTACTTTCCTCCAATGTTTTTCTGATGCAAAACACCCTGTTGAGTTTGGGGCAGACTTTTGTGGTGACGTTGAACATGGTACAGATGGGTTTTCCGAACCTCTCGGCCCAGTAAAACTCTTTGCCGTTTTCCAAGATGCCGATCAGCTCCAGAGATTTGTCCTCATTGTAGTTGTAGAGCCTGGCCGACTCTTGTTCGCAGAAGTCCCGTGCGTATTCGAAGGTGCCCAAGTGTCCGATAAAGCTTCGTACGCATCTCTGCCCCACCGCCGTCCATTTGTCCTCGCACTGCTGGCCAGAGTACATGACGGCGACGCCGGCCGTCATTGCGGCCATGGCCATGAAGAAGCATATCACTATGGCCACGATGCACAAGACGCCGCCGAGGCTGATGCAGTGCTTGGTCTCTTTGGGTGTACCTGGGATTTTCTCTTTGGGTTTCTCTGCGGCCTCCTCATCCTTCGTTGGCGTCGGCTCCTTGCCGATGTAGTTTTCGTTGACGTAGCTGTCGGCTTCCTTCCCTAGGTCGTTCTCGTCCAGGGAAACTTCCGCCTTTTTCTCCTGCTCAACTTGTATGGCGACCATGGCGAAAGCTGTAGGGTTTGTGAGATTAGTGGCAGCCTGGGTGCGAACCGCTCAATATATGTACTTGCGAAAAATAGGCCCCCTCCCAGGAGTTAAAGGGGCACAAAACACATGGTGTAATTCAGCTGAGTGCAATTTTGGGAGGGTAGGGAGCCTTGCGAAATGCAGAGAGGGTGTGTCCCATTGCCCACCCAGAAGGGGTGCTCGGTGCGGGCCATTTTGCGTAGCTCTCCTGCCTCCACTTCGGTGACGTTGGCCAGGTGGTAGCTCTGATTGTAGCATCGTTGAAAGGCTTGCTCGGCGGCCGTCTCTCCCTCCAGAAGGCCGTAACATTTAGAGTCGTGTCCCCGCCATCCGGAGGGGCACGTGGGCAGCCTGGCGCAGAGGGTAAAGATGATGATGAGGGTGGCGAAGAGCGCCAAGCACACGAGAGCGGTGCGCGCCCTGCGTGCGTGGCATACAAAGTAGCACATGATTCGGCTGCCGGCGACGCACTTGTTCTCTCCTCTCTTGTACGCCACTTCAGCGGGTACTCCGTTGGCACAGGCAGCTACAGCTTCTAGGCACATTGTTAGGATTAAGTAGTGCTTAAAAAGTTAATTAGTGAAAGTGCATGCGTGGTATGTGGTAAGACTGCGCCCCTCTATTCTTTGCGTGCCACGGTGCAGCCGGGCGAACTGCACAGCTCCAACGCAGACAGCAGGTGGTCTATCTGCGTCAGCAGCCTGTCCTCTCCTTTCTGCACCCCTTCGGTGATGAGGGCGGCGAAGCGTATCACTCTGTCTCTGTCTTGCATCTCCAGTTCGGCTGTGACTGCGCAATGCGCGGTATAGTCGTAGACGAGGAGAAAGGCTGAAAAGCACAATACGGAAATGGCAAACAAGGCTAGGGAGGCGCAGGCGAACCGTCTGAGAACGGCCACCACGGCCAGTTCGCGCTCCAGACGCGTGCACATTTCCCTGACTTGCAGAAGCAGAGGGTCCGGGGAGAGGTCCATGGTGGTAACCTCCTCGGGAATGGTGTAGAGGGGTTTCTTGTCGCTGAGCATCTGGAACCTCATGCTGATATGCCGTGTACCTTCCTGAAACCACAACTTATGTGGGATTTAATTTGGAGTTATTCCAAACCGTTCTGCAGACCTCCTCCAAGCTAATCGTCAAGGGAGGAACCTGCGTGTTGGCCAGTATGCACGCACGCACCAGCATAAGGTTGGTGTGAAGTTCAAGTTTTCTCTTTTTCTCCAGCCGCGCTTTCTCTGCGGCCGCCTTGGCCTTGAACTTTGCGTGCTCAATTTTTCTTAGCTTGGCCGCCGGCTGCAGCGTGTACTTGGTCGAGGCAGCCATCACGGCCATGGCGTGACACACGTCTGCGTTGTTCAACACGCCGGGCGTGAGGAAAACTCGTTGGGACGTCACGGGCACGTAAACTTTTAGGTTTCCTTTTGGGATGTATATTGAATAGACTTTACCGGGGCGCGCCGAGGGCAAGGCCGACCTCGGAATGTCAACGTAGATCTCTTTATCCGTGGCTTCGAACTTCAGTATTTGGTTCATATAAACGACAATTCCCTCTGTTGTGAGACCTAAGATTTGAGACCCGCATCGCTCTCTGCTTTCCTTGGTGGCCAGCTGCCTGATCAGGTTGAGGTTCAGCGTGGTTTTTTGCATCAGGTGCATTTTGGCAGTGTGTGGGTAATCTCAGAGGACCACAAAACTTAAAGGAAAATGAGTGTAGTACGGGGCGAGTCACGTCTCCTCCCATCTGTGGATTCGTCGCACGGCTCCGGCCGTCACAGCAACGCCTTCGTTCAAAGCATCTTTGCGTTGGGCATGGCGACGGGCGCCACCCTGGCCTTGTGCCTGGTGGTTTTGGTGTATCTCAGCATGGGACCGAGCGACTGCTGTCACCCCTCCGCGCCCGACACGCCCATCGTGGAGTTTGAAATGGGAGAAGAGCTTAAGCGCATGACGCGGAAAGTTGTCGCCTCCATGACCGGTAATTTTATGGACGCCTGGTACGGGATATACGGAAATAACACCCAGCCGCCCACCAGGGCTCCACGATGACACGCATGTTAAAATAAAGTTCAGTGTTCTTGATTTTTCTCTCCGACTCTTTTCTGTGGTTACGCAGACCGATAAATGTGTAGGGGGTCCGAATAAAACATTTTGCACAAACGGTAGAACACCAACGACATTTTTTACATCAACGATAAAATAATTTGGTAGAGGCAACGCATGACAAGCACGCCCAGACATACGGTAAAAATTATTTTTCAGTTTTCAAAAAAAGTGCCCGAGCCTGTGCCAAGTTTTCCTAACCACTAATGGTAAACTTTGACATCAACGATAAAATTTAACATCAACGATAAAATTTTACATCAACGATAAATTAATTTGGTAGAGGCAACGCATGACAAGCACGCCCAGACATACGGTAAAAATTATTTTTCAGTTTTCAAAAAAAGTGCCCGAGCCTGTGCCAAGTTTTCCTAACCACTAATGGTAAACTTTGACACCAACGACAAAATTGACATCAACGATAAAATTTACATCAACGATAAAGTAATTTGGTAGAGGCTACGCACGACTAGCACGCCCAGACATACGGTAAAAAATAATTTTCAGTTTTCAAAAAAAGTGCCCGAGCCTGTGCCAAGTTTTCCTAACCACTAATGATATAATGTGACACCAACGACAAATTTGACATCAACGATAAAATTTACATCAACGATAAAGTAATTTGGTAGAGGCTACGCACGACTAGCACGCCCAGACATACGGAATAAAATAAATTTCAGTTTTCCAAAAAAGTGCCCGAGCCTGTGCCAAGTTTTCTTAGGCACTAATGATATAATGTGACACCAACGACAAATTTGACATCAACGATAAATTTTGACGTCAACGACAAAATAATTTGGTAGAGGCAACGCACGACTAGCACGCCCAGACATACGGAATAAAATAATTTTCAGTTTTCCAAAAAAGTGCCCGAGCCTGTGCCAAGTTTTCTTAGGCACTAATGATAAACTGTGACACCAACGATAAAATTTGACATCAACGATAAATTTTGACGTCAACGACAAAATAATTTGGTAGAGGCAACGCACGACTAGCACGCCCAGACATACGGAATAAAATAATTTTCAGTTTTCAAAAAAAGTGCCCGAGCCTGTGCCAAGTTTTCCTAACCACTAATGGTAAACTTTGACACCAACGACAAAATTGACATCAACGATAAAATTGACACCAACGATAAATTAATTTGGTAGAGGCAACGCATGACAAGCACGCCCAGACATACGGTAAAAAATAATTTTCAGTTTTCAAAAAAAGTGCCCGAGCCTGTGCCAAGTTTTCCTAACCACTAATGATATAATGTGACACCAACGACAAAATTGACATCAACGATAAAATTTACATCAACGATAAAGTAATTTGGTAGAGGCTACGCACGACTAGCACGCCCAGACATACGGTAAAAAATAATTTTCAGTTTTCAAAAAAAGTGCCCGAGCCTGTGCCAAGTTTTCTTAGGCACTAATGATATACCGTGACATCAACGATAAATGTGACACCAACGATAAAATTTTACATCAACGATAGAGTAATTTGGTAGAGGCTACGCACGACTAGCACGCCCAGACATACGGTAAAAAATAATTTTCAGTTTTCAAAAAAAGTGCCCGAGCCTGTGCCAAGTTTTCTTAGGCACTAATGATAAACTGTGACACCGACGATAAAATTTGACATCAACGATAAAATTTGACATCAACGATAAAATTATTTGGTAGAGGCTACGCAAGACAAGCACGCCCAGACATACGGAATAAAATAATTTTCAGTTTTCAAAAAAAGTGCCCGAGCCTGTGCCAAGGTTTCCCAAGCACTTACCGTCAAAGGCCGCCTGGCCGACAGAAGGCAGTCACGCCGCAGAAAGTAACACACGGCCTTGGCTCTCGTGGTCACATTTGTTTACACACTTTATTGGTGTGCCAAGGCCGAATAAACCGGTTATGCTAAATAAAGTGAACGGTAAAAGAAAGAGACAGGAGATAAAAATAAAATTCAAAATAGCTTTATTTTTTTAACACACAGATTCTTAGACACTGCCCTTCACCGACACCCTGAAGGTGTCCAGGTAGGGGCACTTGTGCTTGGGTCCCCAATAGCAGCGGTGGGTGGTGGTGCCCAAGACCTGTTCGTAGCTCAGCACCAGGCGTCCGTCCTCAATCCTGGCGCTCAGACAACAGTTTTCTTTCTTGGGGTCGGTGGGGGGGCTACGAAACACCAGCTTGCCCTGGTTATAGCAGGCCACCGTGGTGTGGTTGTTAAACTGGCGGTTGCGCCTCTGGCCCCTCAGCTCCACGTTCCCCCGGTACAGCGGAAAGAACTCCTCGGTCACCGTCAGGTCCGTCTGAGCCCTGCCTTGCACCTCGGTCCCCGGAGCGCGTACCACAAACTTGTACAGTATGGCGTAGTTGTTGTCCATGTCGGGCTTCACGCACATGTAATAGCCTTCGTCCTGGCTCCCCACAGAGGACACCGTGTACCGGTTGTAGATCGAGTCGGCGTGACGTATCAAGCGGCCGCTGAAGTGCGAGTCGTCATCCACAGTCACGTTCCTGGGGGTGCCCAACTCCATCACATAGTGCAGCTGCGTGGGGATGGGGCAGCGGAAGGATGCGTCGGCGTTCTCGTCGACCACCACCACGTCGTCCACGGCGTAGATGAAAACCTCCCAGTGGCTGACCCGGGTTTGGTTGCCCGACTTCCATTTGCAGGTGATGACGCTTCTGTCGTCCTCTATCTGCGGGGAACTGAACGTCAGGTCGAAGCGTATCTTGGAAGTCTTGAGGTTGCGGGTCAGAGCCCGACCGTTGGCGTAGAAGTCAAAGCGTCTGTCGTTCCTCAGCTTGGTTCTGTCGGTGAGTTTGATCACCTCGTAGGCGTTCAAGTAGCAGACGGGGTTCAGCACGTCCGTGTCGGGGAAGGGAATGTGAGTGGTGGCTTCCCGTACCGCGTTTATCCTGGGAATAGCTTCCTTGACGTTGTAGAGATAGGGGAGCTCGGCGCCCACCCCGCTGTTCCAGGTGTCGTACACTTCCTCCGGCTCCTCGGTCAGAGCCCCGCCGGAGGCCAGGAGAAGAAAGCAAAAGAAGAGACGCTGCATGGTGCAATAGAGATATAAGACTAAATGTAGAAGACTCAATCTTCTTTTTATACCCTCTAAGAGCTTTCGCTTTCTATAGAAACCGAAAATACCCTATTACTCTAAATCCATTCCTTCAGTAGTTTAAAATTTATACAAAAAACCCTAGGTTACACAATACCCTCCCCTAAGCCCGGAGAGGGAGAAAGAGATTAAGTGAATCACATACCCTACGCATAATTAATACACACCAGAGTTTTTTTTTTAGTTCAAAGCAAGCGTTTTTATTTTATACAAGAGAAGGAGCTTAAGAGTTCTCGCGCAGGTAGGGGAAGCTGTCCACGGTCTTTGGCTGTTCTCTCCACTTTTTGATCCTGTCCAACACGGTCCTGGTAATGATAAAGTCTGGGTTGGCGCTTCTGCGGACCTGTATCTCCCCGCGTCCATCGTCTCTGTACTGGGTGGCGTAGTAGTAGTCGTTGACCGTCTTGAGGGTGCATCCGTGTTCAGTCAGGTAGCCGGTAAAGTCTCCGCTGCAGTTGTCCAGGAATCGGTTGAGGTTGTAGGTGCAGTTAAAGTCGTAGTGGTCGCGCACCACCTCCGCCAGCACTTCCACCAGGCACCACTGCCGTACCAAAGCGCCACGCACGCGCAGAAACTTGGCCGTCCGCTCGTAGTAAACGTCGTAGACAGGCAGGTCTAGTCTGTGCGCCACCACTTCGTGGTACACGACTCCCAGGGCAAAGTCGGCGCAGTCTTTGTAGGTCTCATACATGAATTTAAGGTTCTTCAGGCACTCGAACTGCACGGCGTAAAAATTTCTCTCCATCTCTCCTCTCTGTCTATTGGTGGTGCTCTCATCTGGATGCTTTGCTTTTATATGCCGAGGAGCTCTACACTCGGCCCGTCGTCCAGTCCAAAATCGAAACTGTCTCGGGTTTTACGCGCGCCGCGCCAAGCCTCTATCTCGTACTGCATCTCCGCCGGCAGCCGGTTGGGGATTTTGTCTGCGTAGCAGATCGACACGGTGCCGTTCAGGTAGGAGGGATTGTGGTAGCGGTACTTTACAGTGTTTTCAAAAACGTGACACCGCAACACGGTGAACTCGCCGAGGTAACGTCTGTACGCCTGCACGCCGTGTTTCAAGAATTCGTTCAGCACGCACACCCCTCGTGTGGTGTATTTGGTGTACACGTATTCCTTGAAGGCGAGGAAGGCGGTTTTTGCCGTCGCCTCAAGGCCGGCCTTGCGTCGTGCCCCCGCGTACTGCTGGTAGAGAAGGTTAAACTCTCCGAGCTTCAGCCTGCCGGCGGAGAACTCGTGCAGTACCACCGCACGCATAAAGTCGGACCAGTCTCTGTGCTTTTCAAAGTCAAATTTAATCACAGTCTGAAACTCTGGATAGACGCGCCACAAGTCGTCCCGCTGTGTGTTGGCCATTTCTAATTGCAGTTTTACTCTCTATCTCTATACTGTTTTTATACCACAGAAGGGCAAGGCGCGTCCGCCTCACTTATTCCAAAGTCAAAGCTGTTTTCGTTTTTCTTCGTGCCCTTCCATTCCTCTAAAGCCACCTTCATCCATTCGGGCAGTTCCGAGTGGCGGTTTGAAATGTAGCTGAGGTAACAAGTTTCTTCCGTCGTCCCGACACGACGGAAGGAGTAATGTACGCATATGTAAAAATCAAAGATGTTCCACAAGACAATCGGCCGAGCGTGGCGTGCGAAGTCTTTCATCCCATATTTTAAAAATTCATAGAGGTGGTACACGTTTATCTTACAATAATGCTTGTACACGTAGATGACAAACGCTTGCAGCGCCACTTCGTCCGTCACCCTCAACTCCGCCTTGCGGCGGTCCGCGGAAAGCGCTTCGTAGACCCTGTTAAACTCGACGAGCTTTAATCTAGAGGCTGCAAATTCGTGCAATACCACCGCACGCATGAAGTCGGGCCAGTCTTTTTGTTTCTGAAATTCAGCTTTGATCGCCGAGTCAAATTCACGGTACACGTAGTAGGCCGTTTTGCTTCCAAAATCGCGGACCGTGGTGCCGTAGAGTTTCGAATCCATTCTGAGTGCTTTTTTATTCTGCCTTTCCAAACTGCAAAGGGGAACTCTTTTTATAGCGGGGTGTGCGTGGTGGCGCCTGCTACTCCCACAGGCTCGTCTTCAGGTTGCCAAAGTAAAAGCTGTCTTGGTGTCTCTGCCTCCGCTTCCACCCTTCTATCTCAGACCTGATATGCTGGGGGATCGGGCGGTCCGCGACGCACACCAGAGACGCGTCGCATGAGTCTTCCCTGCCGCTGAAGTCCCTGTAGTGGTAGACGGTGTAATGGCTGAAGCGGTAGGCAAACAGAACCAAGGGCTCCGCGCTGTAAAACCTGTACAACTCCATGCCGTACTTTAACAGCTCGTTGAGAAAGTATACATCGCCGTGGCTGTAATGCTTCACGACGTAGCCGATAAAGGCCTCCAACGACACTTCGTCCGTCACCTCCAGTCCCTTTTCACGGCACCGGGCGACGTGCCCGCGGTATTCCCAATCGAACTCTCCGAGCCTCAGCCTCCTGCGTGTAAATTCGTGCAATATAACTGCGCGCATGAAATTCGGCCAGTCCCTGTATTTGTCGAATTGTGTTTTAATCGCGTTCTTGAATTCGGAAAAGACGCGAAGCTTCGTGTCGTTGCCGACAAACATAAAGGGCTCCTCCACGTGCGCCATGTCTCCTACTCCCTGTCTCCTCTTCTCTTTGCGTTGAATGCGTCCAAGTGGTGTTCGTAATATGCCTTTTTCCAGTCGGTGTGCCAATCGTTTTGCTGCTTTCGCAGAGCTTGCGGAATGAGCAGCGCTCGTTTGCACTCCTTAATCTGTATCTGCCCGTCCACGAATACGTCCTCGTGCAGCTTGTCGTAGACGTAGCCCGTCAGAGGGGAGACGCCGTGAGTCTCTGTGAATTTTCTGTAGTTTGGAATGTGATATTTCAGAAAGTAGACAAAGTTATAAAGCTCTACTCTTGGAGATTTGTAGCCCGGTTCTAACATGTCGTACTTATATTCTGCGTATTGGCGCAGCTCATCCAACAACTCTTTCGTTCCCATCGGCAGGCCGCAGAACTTCATGTATCCAGCTCTGGCTGTGCAATGCCATGTGTACTCGCGTACTATAAGTCGCCCGGTGCCTACCTCGTGCCACATGAGCGCATCCACGAGATATGGCCAGTCCGAGTGTCTGAACCGTGCCCTTTCCATCGCTAAGTTGAGCTCAGACTTCAAGTCTGAGACATCAATGCCGCACACCACTGAACTCGCCATAGTGGTTTTATAATTTTAAACAAACCCTCTGTTTTGTTTTATACTCAACTACAAAAAAGGGGGAGGTAAGAAGTCAGAACAAGACGAGAAATATAAATTAAAAAAGCTTTATTCAAGTTATACATAATGCTGCGCACACACACATCTCCTATGCTTCCTCGCCTCTGGTTTTTGCGTTGAACGCCTCCAAGTCGAAAGAGGTGTTGAGTACCAAGTCAAATTCGTTCTTTGTGCTATTCTTCCACTCCTCCAGCGGCTCTCGCAAACCTCGCGGAAAGCGCAGCTCTCGTTTGCGCTCCTTAATCTTTATCTGCCCGTTCACGAATTCGTCCTGGTGCAGCTCGTCGTAGGCGTAGCCCGTCAGAGGGGAGACGCCGTGCCTCTCTACGAATTTTCTGTAGTTTGGGATGTGGTATTTTAGAAAGTAGACAAAGTTGTACAGCTCTACTCTCTGCTCTTTGCGCCGCGATCCCACCAAGTCGTACTTTTTTACTGCGTACTCGTGCAGCTCCCTCAACTGCTCTTGCTGGCCCATCGTCTTGCCGAAAAAACTCATCTGTTCGGCTACGGCTTTGCAATACCAGACGAACTCCATCAGCTTAACTCGGTGGTTCATCACCTCGTGCCACATGAGGGCCTGCACGAGGTCCGGCCAGTCGAGGTGTTCTTCCCGTACCTTGTCCATCGCTACGGAGAGCTCATGCTCCAAATCTGAGAGGCTTACACCGCACACCACTGAGCTCGCCATATCTGCCTTAGAATTTGCAAAACCCTCTGCTTCATTTTATACCCAATGAAGTTAAAAAAAGGAAGGGGGGGGGGGGGGTGCAGGAAGTAAGAACACGACAAGAAAAATAAGTTTAAAAAGCTTTAATCAAGTGATACATAATGCTGCGTAGACGCAATTAGACACGCATGCGGTTCAGTTTCTCGGCTGCGCACAAAGCCGCAAAGTCATCGTTGAACTCTTTGAGGGAAGTCTGCATCTTCAACGGCAGGTCGTACTCTGTTTTCGGCATCTTCTTCCACCCCTCGATCATTTTGTGAATGTGCCACAAGTCGATGGCGCCGTCCTCGCGCTTGCCAAAGGCGTAGATGTGCTGGTAGACAAAGGCGCTCATGATGGAAACGCCGTGTCGCTCCACGAACTTGCGGTATTGGCAAAAGTAACGTAGTAAAAAGTAAATGAGCTGCACCACTTTTGTTCTGCATTTTCTGAACTCGCCCAAGTTCAGGTCCTCCTGCTCCTCCGTTCCCGGACGCTCCATTTGCAGGTGCTCTTGGTTTTCTACCTCCTCCTGCGTCACCATGTCGTAACAGCATTCTACGTAGAGGAGCAAAAGGTCCAAAGTGTCGCCCATGTCAAAGCTCTGCCCTGTTGAGCTGTAGCTGCGGCGCACGGCTGCGTAACGTTCGTTGTAAGCCACCAGGTCGACGCGGCCGATCGCAACTTCGTGCAGCAGGAGAGCCATGACAAAGTCGGGCCAGTCGGCATGTTGCTTGGCGCAGGTTTCTACGGCGCGATGCAGTTCGGCGTACAGCTCTTTGGTCTCTGTACCGTGCTCGAACACGGGTCTTGGGGAGGTGGATGTGGTTGCCATATTATCTTTTAATTTGATCTGTGGTAAAGGGGGAAGCGGGTCTCTTTATACAAGCTGGAAGGGCCGGTGGTGCAACAGATCTATTGCTCCATCGCGTCCTCCTGGCAAAGCGGCGTCCACTCGTACCCGGTGCGTAGGGATTCCTTCCGCAACGAAGCGTCTAGTTCGTCGTAGGGGTAGCTCATGTCCAGCTCCACAGTGTAGCGATTTTTTGGCGTCAGGCCCCATTGCTCTAAGATTTTGGCAAGGAAGGGCGATCTGTAAACGCTTGTGATGGTGCGCTGCCGTTGCAGGCCCCATTCCCCTGCCTCGTTCTGAGAATAGACGTACATACGCTGGTAGGTGTAGGCCGCCAGAATAGAGAGGCCGTGCAGCCGTACAAAGTTTTTGTAATTGGGAAAGTGATGTTGTAGGTGTTGAATGCACTTGAATAGGTTTGCTCTCCTGTCCGTGTATTCGCCTGCCACCAATACTTTGTACTTGGCCTCCTCCTCCTCGTCGTAGTCATCTCTCTGCTTCCTTGCCCTGATGGTCTCCTCGGTGTCACAATCCTCCTCGAGGATCAAGTCGTAGTTTGTTTTAATGTAATCGCACACCAGCTTCAATGTCTCTGCCCGGCCAAACTCCTCCACCTCTGCCTCGCAACGTCTCCTTTCCTCTTCGTACGCCCTGTTGAAGGCTTTGAGGTCCAGGCGAAAGCCGGCCGTTTCGTAGAGGAGAAAGGCCTGCACAAACTCTGGCCATTCCTCATTCTCTGCTGCGCGGCGGTATAACCACACGTCCAGCTCTCTTTCCAACTCCTCGGAACTGTACTCCATGACTGATACCTTTTTTGGGTCTGCAGCTACCTAGGCATGGCAGCTGCCCTTTTTATACTGCTTATAAACAGGCGTATCTTTAGAACCCCTCTCCGGCTTTCATTTTTTCAATGTTTTCTATCACCCTGGAGGCTACCTTTCTTATCTCGTAGAGAAAGCTTTGCTCCCTGCGGTCCACCTGCCGCATACGTGCTTCAATGCCGGAGGGCAGGTATACAGCCTCTTGGCTCTCGGGCAGCGTGTCCTCCCTCCAGTCGTCGACCAGCATCCCCAGGACTGGCGGAAGCCACAAGCCCGAAGCCCCAAAGATTTTATTGTACTGGTAGGCCGCGCAGACGGACTCGCCGTAGTGCGTCATGTAACGTCTGTAGGAAGGAAGCTGGTGTTCTAAAAAATGCGTCAGCCCCCTCAGCTCGTGGCCCGCTGCCCCCTCTATACCGTAGGCCTCCGACCTAGCGTCTGCTAGCTTTCTCAGCATTTTATAGGGCACCGTATCCTCTCTGCTTCTAAATCTTTGCTTGTAGCATATGCGAGCGTCGTAGGTGTATAGAGCATAGCCGACAAAAAACTCCATCTGGCTTTCCTGGCTCAGCATGGTTACAGAGCCGCACCACAGCTTCAACGACTCGATGTACATTCCTAAATGCAGCCTGTAGTTGACACACTCGTTCCATAGCACCGCGTGCATCAGATGGGGCCAGTCGCCGTGTGAAAGCAATGCGGCTTTGCTGGCGTTTATTACTCTGTCGCCCAGTGTCAGTTGCGTGTTGTCGGCCATCTTTACACTGAACTGGCATTTACTGATCTAAACCCTCTATCGCCAAAGCTTAAAACCTTATCTAAAAAATATTCGGTAAACATAAGTGCATTGTAAATTTTTTTTTATTTTCAGAATATATACAATCTTAAAAAACAGTAGGGCTTCAATTGTCTACGATTCCAGGTGACTTTCTGAGTCGCAGCCGCATCTTTTCGTAGTGGGAGCAGGTTTCTTCGTTGAATAGATCTGTGTCGTAAGATAGCTCCAAGGGCAACGAAAAGCCACCCTTCCACACGTTCCATGCGTCTATTTCTGCCGACAGGTCTAAGGGAAGCGGCACCTTCTCCACCCCCACCGTGATGGTGAAGGACCTGCGGGTGACGTCGTGTCTTTCGGCCAGCCGGGTGTAAGCGAAGGCGGTTGCCCAAGAGCAGCCGTTCTGTTGCACGAACTGCATGTAGGCGTCCAGGTGGCATTTTAGAAAGGAGAGCATGTCGGCCAGGTGATCGACTTGTGCGTCTCGCCGGTAGTATCTGATGGCGTAGAGTATTAAAATCTGCATCTCCATAGTGTGCTTCAACGGATACTCTTCAGTTCCGAATTTGCTGGCCACTAAGCTGTACATGCGGTCGTACTTCTCAAGTTGCAGCCGGCCAGTTACAAGTTCCATCCACATCAACGCCCTAGTTACGTTGTCCTCGCCCCAGTAAGTCATCAACGCAAACGTTGCGTGTAATTCAAGTTCCTCCTCTATACGGTCCAGGCCAGATACCAAGTGAGAGGCGCGGGGCATCAGATCCTTCCAGTCTTGGTTTGCCATCTTGAGAATGAGTTTAAACACAGATTTTTGGATGCACTTATATACCTTAATGCCCCCTCCTTTGAAAATAAAAAAAAATAAACATTGACCAAGTTATAAAACCTTTCTTTCATTTTGCAAATACGTATTTGTTCGTTGACGTCAAAAGTATTTTGGCAGAGGCTACGCAAGACCAGCACGCCCAGACATACGGTAAAAAATAATTTCTCAGTTTTCAAAAAAGTGCCCGAGCCTGTGCCAAGTTTTACTAACCACTAATGGTAAAATATGACATCAACGATAACTTTTACATCAACGATAAGTAAGTTGGTAGAGGCAACGCACGACTAGCACGCCCAGACATACGGTAAAAAATAATTTTCAGTTTTCAAAAAAGTGCCCGAGCCTGTGCCAAGTTTTCCTAAACACTAATGATATGCCGTAACATCAACGATAAAATTGACATCAACGACAAATTAATTTGGTAGCGGCAACGCAAGACCAGCACGCCCAGACATACGGAATAAAAATATTTTTCATTTTCCAAAAAAGTGCCCGAGCCTGTGCCAAGTTTTCCTAAGCACTTATTACAAAATGTAACATCAACGATAAAATTGACATCAACGATAAATTAATTTGGTAGCGGCAACGCAAGACCAGCACGCCCAGACATACGGAATAAAAATATTTTTCAGTTTTCAAAAAAAGTGCCCGAGCCTGTGCCAAGTTTTCCTAAACACTAATGATAGACAGTCACACCAACGACAAATTAGACGTCAACGATAAAATTTGACATCAACGATAGAGTAACTTGGTAGAGGCTACGCACGACTAGCACGCCCAGACATACGGTAAAAAATAATTTTCAGTTTTCAAAAAAAGTGCCCGAGCCTGTGCCAAGTTTTCCTAAACACTAATGATAGACAGTCACACCAACGACAAATTAGACGTCAACGATAAAATTTGACATCAACGATAAATTAATTTGGTAGAGGCTACGCACGACTAGCACGCCCAGACATACGGTAAAAAATAATTTTCAGTTTTCAAAAAAAGTGCCCGAGCCTGTGCCAAGTTTTCCTAAACACTAATGATAGACAGTCACACCAACGACAAATTAGACGTCAACGATAAAATTTTACGTCAACGATAAATTAATTTGGTAGAGGCTACGCACGACTAGCACGCCCAGACATACGGTAAAAAATAATTTTCAGTTTTCAAAAAAAGTGCCCGAGCCTGTGCCAAGTTTTCCTAAACACTAATGATAGACAGTCACACCAACGACAAATTAGACGTCAACGATAAAATTTGACATCAACGATAAATTAATTTGGTAGAGGCTACGCACGACTAGCACGCCCAGACATACGGTAAAAAATAATTTTCAGTTTTCAAAAAAAGTGCCCGAGCCTGTGCCAAGTTTTCCTAAACACTAATGATAGACAGTCACACCAACGACAAATTAGACGTCAACGATAAAATTTGACATCAACGATAAATTAATTTGGTAGAGGCTACGCACGACTAGCACGCCCAGACATACGGTAAAAAATAATTTTCAGTTTTCAAAAAAAGTGCCCGAGCCTGTGCCAAGTTTTCCTAAACACTAATGATAGACAGTCACACCAACGACAAATTTAACATCAACGATAAAATTTGACATCAACGATAAATTAATTTGGTAGAGGCTACGCACGACTAGCACGCCCAGACATACGGTAAAAAATAATTTTCAGTTTTCAAAAAAAGTGCCCGAGCCTGTGCCAAGTTTTCCTAAACACTAATGATAGACAGTCACACCAACGACAAATTTAACATCAACGATAAAATTTGACATCAACGATAAATTAATTTGGTAGAGGCTACGCACGACTAGCACGCCCAGACATACGGTAAAAAATAATTTTCAGTTTTCAAAAAAGTGCCCGAGCCTGTGCCAAGTTTTCCTAACCACTAATGATAGACAGTCACACCAACGACAAATTAGACGTCAACGATAAAATTTGACATCAACGATAAAATAAATTGGTAGAGGCTACGCACGACTAGCACGCCCAGACATACGGTAAAAAATAATTTTCAGTTTTCAAAAAAAGTGCCCGAGCCTGTGCCAAGTTTTCCTAACCACTAATGATATACCGTGACATCAACGACAAATTTAACATCAACGACCATGTCTGTGCGTGCTGGTCCTGCGTAGCCTCTTCCAAATTACTTTATCGTCCATGTCAAAATTTGTCGTTGAGGTAAAAATTGTCGTTGGTGTCACCGTCTGTAATTAGAGTTTTAAACCTAACCTAAAAAAAATATTCGGTAGACATAAGTGTATTGTTAAAATTTTTTTATTTTCAAAAAATATGTACAATCTTAAAAAACAGTAGGGTTTTATTTTTATCCGTATCTCTGGGCGTGCTGGTCCTGCGTAGCCTTTCTAAAGTTACTCTGTCGGCTGGTTGGCTTTTTTATCCACAAGCGCTCTCCTTTTCTCGTCGAATGCTTCGTAGTCGTAGTGAGGGTGAAGCGACAGGGATTTCGGGCCCGTAAACATCTTCCAATCTTTTATCCACGTGTACAGGTGCTCCGGAGGCTGCACGTCCATGTCCTTGAAGGTGACTTTGAATACCCCGTTCTCCAGCTTGCCCTCCGCAAGTTGCGTGTAGGCGTAGGCGTTGAACCACGACAGCTCAAAGTGCTCGAGAAATTTTCTGTAGGTGGGTAAGTGGTGCGTCAGGAAAAAGAGAAAATCCTCCAGTTCGTCCACTACGCCTTCGGGAGTGTGTAAGCTCCTCAAGTACGAGTGCTTGACGAACGATAGGAAAAGACGGAGCTCGTCGTCCCGCGACAACGGAATGTCATTGCAGGACATGTCTTCCGTCATTGTTTCGTAGGCCTCGTTGTAATAGTCTATGTCCAGGCGTCCGCTCCCAAACTCGTGCCAGACCAGGGCACGCATGAAACGCGGCCAGTCACTGTACCGTGTGTTTTGATATTGGGCCATTGCCTCCACCGCCCTCTCCAAGTCGTCCCTGTCTTTCCACTCCAGCAGCTCATCGGCCGTACCTCTGAATCTTTTTTGTAATATATGCATGGCTGAAACGGTTTGGAGTTTTTGAGCTCTCCTCTGTGTTTATATACCCAATGACCCCCACCAAAAAAAGTACAGAAACTGAAAGAATACAATTTAAGGGTTTTATTTTTACAAAGCGACATATGTGTCTGTTACAACGCAGTGGTTTATAATAATAAGGCCATGTAGTTTTTCTTTCGGTGACTTTCTCTCCTCAGCAGCGCTTCTCGTCTGTCCCAAAATCTCGTAGAGTTATAGCTGATGTCGAGCGGCAGGGATCTTTTGTCGGGCCACCTCTGCCACTCTGTCAACGAGTCGTAGAGAACCAGCGGGAAATAGACGTGTTCGTCCTTTATCCTCTCCCTCAGCACGCCTTCCACCAACGTGGCCTCGGCCAGTGTAAAGTATGCGTAGGCGGTATACCACGTGCAGCCGTACTGGGATAAAAATTGTTTGTAGCCGGGAATCTGATGAGTTAAGAAAAAGAGCAGCTGTTCCAGTTCGTCTACATCGGAGCAGCACTTTTTTCTCCTGTACGAGTGCTTGACAAACGACATTAGGATTCTCAGCTCTAAAAGAGCGGGAAGCGGCATGCACGAAACGGTGTAGTGTTGCGTAACTTTTCTGTAGGCCTCGTTGTAGTACTCGAGATGCAACCTTCTGGCCGCAAACTCGTGCCACATGATTGCCCTCACCAAGTAGGGCCAATCTTTGTGCCGCTCCTCGAGGGACGTAATTATTCTTTCCACCGCTCTCTCCGTTAGGTTCTTGTCCGCCCGGTATAGAAGGCCGTTTGCATCACCTGTGTACCTTTTTGTATTTGTCGACATCCTGAAATTTGTGGTTTATCCCTACCTCCCTGACCACAGTTTTATACAGAATCCAAGCACACCTCCCTACTCAAAATTGGCTGAGAAACCCACACTTCTTCAGGGTGCGTGTCGAACACGTGGAGTTCGAAACTTGTGTCTAGCGGCAACAAATAGGGCGGTCGGTCTCGTGCCCAGCGTTTTAAATCTTCTGTCATATGCGGCGAAGCATACGCAGCTCCGCGTCGCTGCGTGATATGGAAGATGCCGTCTTTGCACGTTACGTCGGTTAAACGGTGGTATGCATAGGCGGTGTACCACGTGAGCCCGTAGTGCTGTATAAACCTTTTGTAGCTGGGGATCTGATGGGTCAAAAAAAAGAGCAGTTCTTCCAATTCATTTTTCGTGCCGTGACTCTCTTCTCCCCCCGCATTTTTCCAGTAGTTTTTTAAAGCGTAGGGTATTAAAACGTTTGGCCGGGCACTCAATGTGCCCATTTCATGCTCATATCTGACAATGTCTATTCTCCCTGCTGCATATTCGTGCCACATCAAGGCCTGTAAAAAATCTGGCCAGTCTTTATTAATTTTTTGCTGCCGACAGGCCATGCCACGTACGAGCTTCCCCAGCAGGCACCACTCTTCGTCGCTCTGCATTTTGAGCTTTAATCTAAAGAGTACGTTGACAAACCCGGGCACAAGTTCTCAACCCTCCCTACCACACGTGTGTAAAAATATAAGACAAAGTAGATAGAATAAAGTCTACGGTTTTTATTATACAGTTACAATTATTATGACATAGTTTCCTCTTCGTGCACCTCCTCATGTTTCCTTTTGCGACACTCTTCTTTTTTTGTCTTTTTATCTCTCTGTGACACCCCTGCTCTTTTCGACCTTCTGGCTCCTCTCTTAATTTGCAGGATTTTCATGACTTTAGCCGTGTACAAAGTCGTGCCCATCTGCAGGGAAAATTGGTTTTTCGGCACCTGCTCCCACGCGTTCACAATCTCTGATATGTTAGGGTGAGCGACAAATTTTTTGAAGGGCAACACGTTGCCGTATTCGTCTTTCGTCCCTGCCTTTCTGGGCTTCTCTGTCACGACCAGTTTTCCGTCTATTATTTCGTGTTTGACACGGTGCAGGTAAGCAAAGGCCGACCAAGGGGAGACGCCAAACTCTTCTGTAAATTTTCTGTAGTTTGGAAGGTGGTAGGTTAGGAATTCAACCAAGTGGTAGAGGTTAATTTTGTACTTGTTTTTTCTCATTTTCTTTACCTCCTCCTCTCCCTCTAGTTGAATTTCGGCCAACATATCAATCTCGTCCTCGTCGTCCTTGTACAATTCCCCTTCTTGGTACACATACCAGTCGTAGTACTTTAGGGCGTACTCTACCAAACAGTCCATCTGCTTCTGCACCGTCATCTCCTCTCCCTTCTCAAAAGTCTGCCGGGCCACTCTCTCGTAGAATGCGTTATACTTGACCAAGTCAAGAGTGTGATGCATCGCTTCGTGCCATATCACGGCCTTCATGAGTTTGGGCCAGTATTCGTAGTCCTTCACCGCCTTGGCCGCTACTTTGGGCAAAGTCTCCTCCAGCGTAAGCAGGTTTACCATGCAGAGGGGTGCCGGTTCTCCCACTTGCTTGTAGAAAGCCTCGATGTCGTAGCTGACGTCCAAAGGCAGGCTCTTTTCGCTTTTAGCTTTGTAGAACCAGTTGAACAAGTCTAGAGCCAGCGCCCTGTCCAGGTCGAGTTGTATGTTTTCTTCGGTCACGGTTACGGCTTCGTCCTCCACTTTGTAGACCACACGCTTTGAATGTACGAATGCGGTATAGGGGGAAAGTCCGTGCAGCTCTATGTATTTTCTGTAATGGGGAATGTGATATTTCAGAAAATTACTAAGTCGGAAATAGAGCAGGAACACGTCCTCCTGCTTGTTGCGCGGGCAGTACTTTGTCAGCATGTAGTTGAGTAAAAGCTCCATCTCCATTTTTGGTGTAATCTCTTCTCCCTTATCGTGGCATTCGCTCCACAAGGCTTCGTACTCTTGGTTGTAGTCTTTGAGTTTTAGGCGATGCTGCGCAAACTCGCTCCACATCAGGGCGCGTACGTAGTCGGGCCAGTCGTTGTTTTCCTCGAAGCGTGTGCGCATTAATTGTCTGATCTCGGTTTTAACTTCGGTCAGGGAAACGACTTCGCACGGACCCTCAGACGTCACGTCCATGCTAGTATCCTCGGCGGCTCCCGAGGTTGGCACCTCTGCGACTTGCATCGACTCGGTATCCTCGTTCGCCTCTGAGGCGGCTGCCTCTGGCACTTCGGCGACGTCTGCCTCCTCGTCCGGTGTGGAGGTGGCCTGGAATATCTGAGGCGCCGGAATGATATCTACCTCCTGGTCTATCGTGGAGGTGGCCTGGATTGTTTGAGGCGCCGGAATGATATCTACCTCCTGGTCTATCATGGAGGTGGACTGGCCGGCGGTCTGCACTTCCGCCTCGTCTTCCTGGCAGTCTAGCCTGGCACCCAGTTCGTCGTAGATGTAGATTGTGTCCATTGTTGATTTAATGTTGTAGAGGGGTAATGAATGTCTATGAGTGTGGCTTCAATTTATATTAAATTGTGGAACCTCTGTGTTCCTGTCCTTACCACAAACCTTAGTTTTTTTTTCTTATTCTTGTATACTGTTATGTATTTGACCTACTTTCATGGCCGCTGTATTAATTCTTGAACAAATAAAAGTTATCGTTGATGTCATTTTTTGTCGTTGGTGTTCAGTTTACCATTAGTGCCTAAGAAAACTTGGCACAGGCTCGGGCACTTTTTTTGAAAACTGAAATTTATTTTTTACCGTATGTCTGGGCGTGCTAGTCGTGCGTTGCCTCTACCAAATTACTTCATCGTTGATGTCAAATTTTATCGTTGATGTCAATTTTGTCGTTGATGTCAAGGTATATCATTAGTGGTTAGGAAAACTTGGCACAGGCTCGGGCACTTTTTTGAAAAGTGAGAAATATTTTTATTCCGTATGTCTGGGCGTGCTAGTCGTGCGTAGCCTCTACCAAATTAATTTATCGTTGATGTCAAATTTTATCGTTGATGTCTAATTTGTCGTTGATGTCACATTATATCATTAGTGCCTAAGAAAACTTGGCACAGGCTCGGGCACTTTTTTTGAAAACTGAAATTTATTTTTTACCGTATGTCTGGGCGTGCTAGTCGTGCGTTGCCTCTACCAAATTACTTTATCGTTGATGTCAAATTTAATCGTTGATGTCTAATTTGTCGTTGATGTCACGGTATATCATTAGTGGTTAGGAAAACTTGGCACAGGCTCGGGCACTTTTTTTGAAAACTGAAATTTATTTTTTACCGTATGTCTGGGCGTGCTAGTCGTGCGTTGCCTCTACCAAATTACTCTATCGTTGATGTCAAATTTTATCGTTGATGTCTAATTTGTCGTTGATGTCACATTATATCATTAGTGCCTAAGAAAACTTGGCACAGGCTCGGGCACTTTTTTGAAAAGTGAGAAATATTTTTATTCCGTATGTCTGGGCGTGCTAGTCGTGCGTAGCCTCTACCAAATTAATTTATCGTTGATGTCAAATTTTATCGTTGATGTCTAATTTGTCGTTGATGTCACATTATATCATTAGTGGTTAGGAAAACTTGGCACAGGCTCGGGCACTTTTTTTGAAAACTGAAATTTATTTTTTACCGTATGTCTGGGCGTGCTAGTCGTGCGTTGCCTCTACCAAGTTACTCTATCGTTGATGTCAAATTTTATCGTTGATGTCAATTTTGTCGTTGATGTCACAGTTTATCATTAGTGGTTAGGAAAACTTGGCACAGGCTCGGGCACTTTTTTGAAAACTGAAATTTATTTTTTACCGTATGTCTGGGCGTGCTAGTCGTGCGTTGCCTCTACCAAATTACTCTATCGTTGATGTCAAATTTTATCGTTGATGTCAAATTTGTCGTTGATGTCACGGTATATCATTAGTGGTTAGGAAAACTTGGCACAGGCTCGGGCACTTTTTTTGAAAACTGAAATTTATTTTATTCCGTATGTCTGGGCGTGCTAGTCGTGCGTTGCCTCTACCAAGTTACTCTATCGTTGATGTCAAATTTTATCGTTGGTGTTAAATTTATCGTTGGTGTCACGGTTTATCATTAGTGGTTAGGAAAACTTGGCACAGGCTCGGGCACTTTTTTTGAAAACTGAAATTTATTTTTTACCGTATGTCTGGGCGTGCTAGTCGTGCGTAGCCTCTACCAAATTAATTTATCGTTGATGTCAAATTTTATCGTTGGTGTCAAATTTATCGTTGATGTCACAGTTTATCATTAGTGGTTAGGAAAACTTGGCACAGGCTCGGGCACTTTTTTTGAAAACTGAAATTTATTTTTTACCGTATGTCTGGGCGTGCTAGTCGTGCGTAGCCTCTACCAAATTAATTTATCGTTGATGTCAAATTTTATCGTTGGTGTTAAATTTATCGTTGGTGTCACGGTTTATCATTAGTGGTTAGGAAAACTTGGCACAGGCTCGGGCACTTTTTTTGAAAACTGAAAATTATTTTTTACCGTATGTCTGGGCGTGCTAGTCGTGCGTAGCCTCTACCAAATTAATTTATCGTTGATGTCAAATTTTATCGTTGGTGTCAAATTTATCGTTGATGTCACAGTTTATCATTAGTGGTTAGGAAAACTTGGCACAGGCTCGGGCACTTTTTTTGAAAACTGAAATTTATTTTTTACCGTATGTCTGGGCGTGCTAGTCGTGCGTAGCCTCTACCAAATTAATTTATCGTTGATGTCAAATTTTATCGTTGGTGTTAAATTTATCGTTGGTGTCACGGTTTATCATTAGTGGTTAGGAAAACTTGGCACAGGCTCGGGCACTTTTTTTGAAAACTGAAAATTAGTTTTTACCGTATGTCTGGGCGTGCTAGTCGTGCGTAGCCTCTACCAAATTAATTTATCGTTGATGTCAAATTTTATCGTTGGTGTCAAATTTATCGTTGATGTCACAGTTTATCATTAGTGGTTAGGAAAACTTGGCACAGGCTCGGGCACTTTTTTTGAAAACTGAAATTTATTTTTTACCGTATGTCTGGGCGTGCTAGTCGTGCGTTGCCTCTACCAAATTAATTTATCGTTGATGTCAAATTTTATCGTTGGTGTCAAATTTATCGTTGATGTCACAGTTTATCATTAGTGGTTAGGAAAACTTGGCACAGGCTCGGGCACTTTTTTTGAAAACTGAAAATTAGTTTTTACCGTATGTCTGGGCGTGCTAGTCGTGCGTTGCCTCTACCAAATTAATTTATCGTTGATGTCAAATTTTATCGTTGGTGTCAAATTTATCGTTGATGTCACAGTTTATCATTAGTGGTTAGGAAAACTTGGCACAGGCTCGGGCACTTTTTTTGAAAACTGAAAATTAGTTTTTACCGTATGTCTGGGCGTGCTAGTCGTGCGTAGCCTCTACCAAATTAATTTATCGTTGATGTCAAATTTTATCGTTGGTGTCAAATTTATCGTTGATGTCACAGTTTATCATTAGTGGTTAGGAAAACTTGGCACAGGCTCGGGCACTTTTTTTGAAAACTGAAAATTAGTTTTTACCGTATGTCTGGGCGTGCTAGTCGTGCGTTGCCTCTACCAAATTAATTTATCGTTGATGTCAAATTTTATCGTTGGTGTCAAATTTATCGTTGATGTCACAGTTTATCATTAGTGGTTAGGAAAACTTGGCACAGGCTCGGGCACTTTTTTTGAAAACTGAAAATTAGTTTTTACCGTATGTCTGGGCGTGCTAGTCGTGCGTAGCCTCTACCAAATTAATTTATCGTTGATGTCAAATTTTATCGTTGGTGTCAAATTTATCGTTGATGTCACAGTTTATCATTAGTGGTTAGGAAAACTTGGCACAGGCTCGGGCACTTTTTTGGAAAACTGAAAATTAGTTTTTACCGTATGTCTGGGCGTGCTAGTCGTGCGTAGCCTCTACCAAATTAATTTATCGTTGATGTCAAATTTTATCGTTGGTGTCAAATTTATCGTTGATGTCACAGTTTATCATTAGTGGTTAGGAAAACTTGGCACAGGCTCGGGCACTTTTTTGGAAAACTGAAAATTATTTTTTATCGTATGTCTGGGCGTGCTAGTCGTGCGTAGCCTCTACCAAGTTACTCTATCGTTGATGCTAACTTTATCATATAGACAAAAAACCACACACCACCGCAGGTTAAAGTAATACAGAGTGAGAAACTTTTATTTTTTACAACAGAAATACAGTCGGGAGCGTGCCTGCTTAGAAATTTATGTCCATCAGTATGTGGTCCGGGGGTGCGCAGTTGTCAAAGAACCAGTAGGATTCGTTGGACTCCATGCAGGGTTTGACGAGCGGCTTGGTGAGCATCTGCAGGGGGTGGCGCAGCGAGTCCAACCACACCACGGCCTGCCGCACGTCGCTGGGCTCCAGCTGATACTTGATCTGAAATCTGCACGTCGGCACCAGGGCCAGCGCGATCGTCTGTCCGCAGGCGCACAAGTCGTCGTAGCTGTAGGTCTGGCACATGAGCGTCACCAGGTTGTTGATGGTGCGTTCAGACAGCTGCAAGAAGGTGTACGAGGGTTTGGTGGTGCCGTTTTCGTCCACCGCGCACAAGGCCGCGTCGGCCGCCTTCATGCCCAGCAGGTTCCTGACTTGGAGCTCCTTCAGTCGTCCGTAGTGCATTTCCAAGTGCAAGAGCGTTTCCAGCATGCCCGGCAGGCCCGGGAATTCGCGCATCAGCTTCTTGAGGTACGTGTGGAAGGGGGTGCATTTGGGCGAGACGGGCGTCCCCAGCACAGTGCTGAGCTGGTGCTTGAGTTGGAAGGCGTTGACGGGCTTTAGCTTCTTTATAGTGTCCCTCACGTCCTTGATCAGGTTCGAGTGACGCTCGAAACAGGTCTCCATGAAGTGCGTTATTTTATCGTACGACTCGTGCTCCAGGCTGGTGAGTTGCTGAACGCAGGTCTGCATATCCGCAAACTTGGGCCTGCTGCGGTTGTAATAGATCAACGCCCTGAGCTCGCGGGGTTTGAACGCCTGAGCCGCAATCGGCTTCAGCACGTCGAACACGCTGCAGTACTCGAGGCGGAACAGGTGGTTCAGGCCCGGCAGCCAGCTCTCCTCTTCTTTGACCGAACGCAGCATCAGCCGTATGTCTTCGTACGTGGCCTTTCCCACTCCGTTCAGCGCCACCGACAGCAGCCTGCCCAGGCGTTCCTGCTGCTTGTAGCTGTAGAGGTGGTTCACCACGCTGGCCAGCGCCTGTATGGAGTTTTTCACCCCGTAGTAGTTCTTCAGCAGGTTGTACGGCCCGGTGGGAAAGTCGCGCCGTTCCGTTTCCCTCTCTACCACCGCCTGCTCCAGCCGCTCCACGTACGGGTACTTCTCCTGCAGCCCTAGAAGGTAGCCGTACAGGGGGCTGACGATTTGCCTCTTGCGCATCGGAAAGCTGTCCAAGGACAGGGCACGATAGAGCAGATAGTATTGGTTCCGGAAGCCGCCCGTCACCAGCCTCTGCAGTATGTACTTCTGAAACGGGGGGTAGGTGGCGATCGTCCACTCTAGGAATTTCACCTGTTCCTCTTCCGTTTGTTTCGTCGCAATCTCCACCGCGTAGCTGGCCGGGCACGTCATGTACTGCGTGGGGTCTTCCAACGAAGGCACCACCGTGTCGGGCATGGCGCACAGCACCGGCTCCAGTATTTTGAAGGCCTCCGAAAAGGTCACGTTGTAAGGCTCCAGCATGCCCGGCAGCCAGCCTTTGGCGTAGGCGGCGTACAGGTCGTTGACGCCTGTGGTCAGGGGCTCGCATTCCTCTGCGGTCAGGTCGCTTACCAGCCGTAGAATAAGAGGAGACTCCATGGTGGTGAAAAAAAGAATCTATGCAATCTGGTCTCAGGGGTTTGACAGGCTTTATTGAAAATGGAATGGTCACACGTTATGCATTGGGTAACAGGGAAGAAGGAGGGCGTTTTTTAAAGTATTTGTCAATTGTACAATTTCGGGCATGCTGTCTAAGCCGAGTTTATTTTTCTTTAGGTAGAAACACACAGGCATGACCGAATTCTCCACCAAGAGGCCCAGTCGTTGCAGGTCTCTCCATTCGGTCATGCGTGAAATGCAGTGGTGACAGTCTTGCGTCTGCCAGCCCTCGTCCGGCTCGAAGTTCGGCAGGGCGCCCGCGCACACCATGTGTCTTAGTACCTCGGCCGGGTTGTGCGTCCTGGTGTCCAGGGCGGACAGAAAGTCCAAGGCCGTCAGCAGGGGGTTTGTCAGCGTCTTGGTGTCTCGGTCGATGCTTTGGTAATACTCGAAGAGTAGTTGAAATTCGTTGGGCGCCTTGGCGTCTCTGATCATCTCTTCGGCCAGGTCGCACAAGTCGGGGTAGGTTTTGAAGGTCAGGGTGAGGAACTGTCGGTGGGTGGGGATGTCGGCCGCCTGCACGCGTAGCAGACTGTGGTATTTCTGCACCGGGTCCAGCTTAACTGTATTTTCTCCCAGCACCTGCACCGCCGTTAGGTACACGAAAGCCGACGACAGTTTCACCATCAGCAGCGAGTCCACGAGCAGAGAGAACAGGCAGTCGACTTTGACGTCGAAACGGGACTCCAGGCCGGGCACCCAAAACGGCAGCCTGAGGTGGCCGCGTAGTACCTTTATAAAGGTTTTGGCGTTCATGCACAGCTCCTCCGCCTCTTTCAGGCAGTCGATCAGCAGGGCGCTCAAATCCTCTTGTTGGTTGTAAGAGTAAAAAAGGTTGACGGTGCTGCAGAGCACTTCGTCCACCCTCTCCCGGGGTAAGAGCTTTGTCAGCATGCCGGCCTCTACTTCGGGGAAATTCTGTCTGTATTTTTGTTCGTAGTAAAGGATGGACGCGTGTATGTTTGTGATGCACGGGTACTTTACTTGCAGGCCGGAGATGTAGTGTGCCAGGGGAGATCTGATTTTGGTCCGAAAGTTCAGCCTGTGTTGCAGGTCCATGAGCTGGTAGGTTAGGGCGTAGTGTTGGCGTTTGGGGCGCGCGAGGATCAAATCCAAGAGTTGTCGCCGTAGCTCTGGCTTCAGGCAGCAGCACAGCTGAATGTAGCAGTGTTGAGCCCGTTGGTCGTTGGAATGCAGCACCGCCTGCGTCATGGCCTCTGTCGTCAGCGTGCCCAGGGTTGCTATGTAGAGGTGGGTGCAGGTGGAGGTCAGGTTGTAGAGACGGCGTTTCAAAAGTTTGTACGGCGTGCTGTTCAATATGGGTGCGTAGAGCGCAAAAAGTTCGTTGGGGTCCACAAAGGGCGGCTCGCCGGGCAGGGCGCTCGACTGCTCCATGTCTGAGCAGTCGGGCAGGGCGTCGAGTTCCGGGGTAGTGGTGAGCAGCCTGTCTAACGTCATGAGGGTGTGCATGGCGTCAGCGCTCAGAAAGAGCTCTTTTGGGGGGGGTAGGCGCTCTTCGCTAGGATAATGAAAGGGTTTTTGTACCGCAGGGCGAATTCGTAGGCCTTCGGCCACTCCTCTTTGCCAAGCTTCTTGTGCTTTATGTAGGCGTACAGGGCGGGCAAGAAATAAGTGATGAATTCCCCAAACTGTTCCTGGTGTCCGTAGGGATACAGCTTGACTGCCTGCCACATTAACTCTGGGCTCATCTCAACTCCCAGCTCGGTTTTTCTACCTTCGTACACCTCTATGCACTCCACCACCTCCAAAACCGGGGGGGATCCCGGGTGTTTGGTGGGCAGCTCTGCTATGGTTTCTTTCATGGGCGCGAACCTGCTTAGACAGGGTTCGTCCGTTAGGGCCAGCAGGCACAGGTCCAGCTGTTGGAGGTTGGGCGGCTTCCTGGACTGAATGTAGCATCTGGTGTTGTTGGCCAGCTCTGGATACCGCATCATCACCCTCTGGAAAAATGCCCTCTGTTTCTCGTAAGGTTGCATCCCCATTACTCTGAAGGCGGTGAAGACGTAGGTGCGCTGCGTCCCCTTTTCCGTCTGTTCCTCCTTTGGCATATCGATCTTCATGCTGTTTATGATGGCGGAGATGTAACGGGCGGCCAGCGTTTTAGAGTAGTGTTCGGCGCAGTAGGCCAACAGGGAGGGCATGACGCCGAATTCCGTGGTCAGTCCGGGGATCCAACGGGGAGGCAGTCCGGGGTTTGCTCTCATCATAAGCAGAGCCTCTTCCTCCGTCACCGGTATGTCTCCTATGCACTCGAAGGTGGTGCAGAGCACGTAGGACAGCAACGACTGTTCGGCGTAGTTCATCATGTTGCCGGCTACGAAGGCGGTAGCCTCCACTTTGCCCGAGGTGCGTGCTTTCAGTTCGTACTGCACGTTTCTCACAAATTTTGCAGGCATGTACCTTCTGATGGCTCCGCAGAGGTTCTCCACGCGGGGCAGCTTTTCTGCCATTTCCAGCACCTTGTTGTAGAGGGGGGAAATCAGGCCGCGAAACTCCACGCCCGACAGGTTCTTAAACTTGTACTGTAATTCGTAGGCGTTGAGGAGCCCCGTCACCTCTAAATGCGCGTGCAGTTTCCTTCTAAAGTCTTCGTTCCCCGTGTAGAGGGAGCGTAGGAAGTTTATCTGCTGGGTGGGTGTGCACTTTAACATTTTCTCCAACATCGTGGTCAACGTCATGCAGCTGTTGACCTCGCAGTTTGCGAGGAAGGCGGCGGTGGCAATGTCGTACTTATCTAGGCAGCAAAGCACGTCGTAGGCCGCCTTCATTAAGTCCGCTGGGTCCTCAAGGCCGAAGGCCCTGTTGAGGCCGGGCAGCCACTTACTTTTGTCTATGAACTCCATCCTGTGTTTGCTTTGTGTTCTCAAATTAAACAGTGAATATATGTGTGTGAGTGGCAGCTACACCCCTGTGACTAATCTATGTACGGCCCGATCTCTAAAGTTCCCGTTTTCAACTGTACCAGAATAAGTCCCAGGAAACACGCCAGCGTTATAGTAAAGCAGCCAAAAACGATGAATAGAGATAAGGAGCAGCTACGCATGGGTGGGTCGTTGTGCTCCACAGACACGGCTTCGTCTGCGGGCACCGCACGCCGCACACCCATCTCCTCCATTTCTATCTCTATCGTTGGCGCCGACATGACAAGTGCTAAGTTAAAAGTAAAACACTGAGACAAAAATTTGGTTACAAGTTTTTTATTATTGAAAAGGTTACGACATGGTTAAGCGAGAAACTGATACATTTCTATTTGGGGGGTTTGTTTTCGTTGAATTTCTTTACGTCCAAGAAATTTTCCATGGTTATGCCGAAGGGCACGGGGGGAAACTTTTTCATGATGCCCTCCTTAAGTATGCTCTTGCCGGTGTGAACGAGGTAGCCTTCGTAAAATGCCTGTGCTTCTTGCACTCCAAGTCTGGCCACTTTGGTCCTCTCGAGTATGTACCACAGCACGTTCTTCAGCATGTCGTAGCACTCTGCCAGCTTTTGCGTCGAGTCGACCGACGCGTGAATGCGGCAGCACACGTCCTCCACGCTGTTGCGCTCGTACTCGCACAGGCAACACATGTATTTACCTGCGTCTATTTTCTGCGTTGCCGTCAGCAGCAATACGTAAGCCACGAGCGCTTCTGTGTCGGTGGCGTACTTGCGTAGCATGATGTGAAAAAGATTTTTCAAGTAAAGAGGGCGGTTGTCTTTTGTCTGCAGCCGCACCAAAAAGTTGACGCAAAATTCTTCCTTGCCTTCCTCGTTGAATGCGCTGCACAAGGCTCCGCACAATTCTTCGTCGAGTTGCACCAGGCGGGCCAGAAATGCGTACTGTGTGTACTTGGGTTGCAGGACCGCGTGCAGTAAAATTTCGTACACTGTAGCTGCCTCTACGGGCATGTGTAAGCTCTCGCCGGCTTTTAGGATAGTTTCCGGTTCTGCGTGCGCAAGGATGGTGGGCACGTAGGGTAAGATGGTGGGGCTGTAGGATTCTGACTGTGCGATGTAGCACAGCAGGCTTGTGGTTGCCACGTCGTTGATTCGGTTCTCCATGGTAGCTGAAATGTTTGAGGTGAAGGTGGTGGTGGAATGCCTCGAGACTGCCTGTGCTCTCCTTTTATATCAACTGGTACACAAAACGTTTCATAAACTTGGTTTGCGCTGACCACAACTCGTCGTCTATCTTTTTGTAATAGTAGTTTTCGACGGGGTGCTGTTTGGTTTGAACAAAGAATAAAGCTCGGGTGGCGTCCGCGCACCCAAAGCCGTACTGCACCATGTAGTTTACGCACTCCGGTAAAATGGTATGAAGCAGGTTGTAATACTGCGGGATGTGGTTGAGGTGTGGCTCCGTGTGTAGTATTTCGGCCAGCTCTATATCTATGCGTTCGGCGGCAGTCAGCCGCTGCAAAAAGTCTATGTTGTACCAGAACCTGACCGCCATGACCAGGAAGACGTAGGCCGGCAGATAGTAGGGCTGGGCGAGCGGCGAACTCGCGTCCGTTATGTCTTTGTAAAGAAAGGTTTGCGTGTGAGGCAATTCGGGGCAGCTGCTGTGCGCCAGATAAAACTGTAGGTAGAGCCGACACCGCAGCGTTGATGTGCGCAGCTGCTCGAAAATGTCTTCGGCTACGGCCGGAACGTCCTCTATCAGCGAGCATAGGAAGGGCGGCACCTGTTTACTCGCTAGGTCGCACAGCCTGGCGTACATGGAGGCCACCGCTTGTGTTTTATCCTTAATCTTTTTTCCAAAGTTTGTGATTGCCGCGTGTTTTTTTTCCGTGACGTGCCCGCACAGTAACATTACGAATTGTTCGTCGTCGCAGTGCTTCATGACAGAGGGGTATAGAAATTTTAGGTTGACGTGGGTGATTTTTGCAAGGTGGCGCTCCAGCATATCGCGGGAAATGGTCGGCGCGTAGTAGGCCATTATAAGAGCGCGTCCGTTTCGTCTTCTGAATAGTCTGAGTCGTGCTCGGAGGAATCTTGCTCCTCCTCCGGTGTAATCAGCTTTGCGTTGATAAATAGCTCCAGCTTTTTAAGCGGCTCTGTCTGCGGTGAGACGAAATACCCCACTTCCTGGTTCATTAGATACTCATAGGTGTGTATGAAGGCAAATCCCCTGGTGTCTAAATATTTAACTAGGTCTGTCAGATAGTGGTTGAGGCAACTGTAGAGGTTGTAAATACGTCTAAAGTCTTTATCGGCCCCCTTGTGCACGTACTCGGCCAGTGCTTTGCAAACGCAGGTGTGCTCCGTCAGCGCCTTAGAGTACTCGACTACGTTGTAGCCCATCAGGCATTGCGTTATGTAGACGGCGGCGGCCGGCGAGTTATTTTTCTGTCGGCGCAGCGACGCTATTTTTCTGTACAGAGGCGAGACGCCTATCCACGGCCTCTCCTCTTTAATGTGCCGCAGGGCGTACTCCACGTAGAATCGGCCGGGCATATTTTCCTTTTCCATGCCCTTGACTAGAGACTCCACGATGTGGTTACGGCAGGCGGCCACGTAGATGAGAAATTCGTATCTCTTCTTGCTCTTGTTGGCCAGGTTTAAAATCACGGGAATGCCCGACACGTTCTTGTTGAAGTTGAGTTTGCGTTGGAGCTCCATCTCCTCATCTTTGTTTATGATTTCGGTCACGCACTTTATGGCCACGTGGTCTTCTATCATCTTGAGGTAGGGCATGAAGGTGGCGAGGTTGGGAGGGCAGGTTTCGTTGATGACGGAAATCAAAACCCTACGAGAAATGTGACAGTCTGAGGTGAAGGCATTTGGTTTCCCGTCTTCTTGCGTGCCTATTCTCCGATATTCGGATTTGCTATAACTGGAGGAAGGCGCAGCCGTAGCGTGCGACATGGTCGTGCGTGTTGGTCTTGCAAGAGGGAATGGCCCAGTCCCACACGGTGATATTGTCGCTGTCGTAGGTTGGTAGTATAACTTTTACGTCTCTCGGCTTCTTAAGTCTTTGCTGTAGCTGTGCACAGTGAGTTTTGGCTTTTATGCAGGTTATATTCTCATAAACCCTCTCCACAAAACACATGTTTCCTTTTTGCACCCACTCCTCTGGGCACCTGGCCGACATGCACTGTGACTGCTGCACCGTCACTAGCACGGTCCCGATAAAGAAGAGTGCGGCCATTGCCCAGCCCCAGGTCAGGCCGATCATGAAGCAGGGGTGGGTCTCTTTGATCTTCTTGTACACCACACGATCAGACTCTTCTTCCTCGTCCTTCACTTCTATGATTTCGACGTGCTCCTCTTCGTCGTGAACGAAATTGCCATTTTTATACACAGACATTTCTGTTTCGCGGAGGGGCGGTGGAGTAGCTTTGTTCATCTTTGCTTTCTGGTGTATGTGTGTATGTTTAGTCTCTTAGAGGAACCCCTTTTATATTTTATCTAACCTGCTCCTGATCTCCTGTATTTTCTCCTGGGAGCAGCTCATCACGTTGCTGAGCAGCTTGGCAAAGACGTTTTGTGCGTCCAGCTGGCTTTTGCCGTACCTCTCTATCATGTCTTTCGTCTCCTGCCTTTTCTTTAGCCTCTCAACGCACGTCACTTCCATTTCGTTGAGTTCCATCCACCGGTTGAATACCTTAATCAGCTTGTGATGTTTGGAGGCGTAGGTGGCCCGCGACTCCATCACCCAGACGTGCATAACGTTGACGTCCTTTTTAATTTTAGTCAAAACCTTTTCGTCTGCCCTCAGCTGCCTGAGGAATGCGGCTTTGATTTTGGCCGCCTTCTTCTTATCGTTCTGCAGCTTAGAGTAAGACATACCTGGCGGTGGTTTTTAAAGTGTGAAAGGTGAGGATAAAAGGCTACATTTATATACCTCCCTATCCCCCCGGCCGCGCTTGCGCGCTCATAGGCCTCCCCACCAGACACTCAGAGTAAAAACACAAGAGAGGTATGTAAGGTGAACTCAAAGAACCAAGTTTATTGAAACATTTCCGAGTCATGACGCCAAGGGCGAGATTGCTACAGACCCGAAAGTGCACTTACATGATACCAATGGCCGGCTTCCATTCAGACCGAATACAAGAACGCAAAAGCAATAATAAATGTACAATGTGTGACGTTGAAAGATTTAAAGTGAGAAAACAGTTTCTGCCCTGTAAGTCGACCGGTCGGAAAGCGGTGGTTCCAATGCTGGGTAAAGGGAAGACCGCCCTCCGCACGTTCTAAATAATAAAAAAGACCGCGCTCGCGTCCTTACCCCGGCGCCGCAAAATCGCAGCCGCCTCGGGCTAAAGGCGCGAGCGCAAAAAAAACCTACTTCGCCCCCTCAAGCCCTCCTTACGTGCCTAGAGACTCGGAGGTAATCACCTCCGCTCCTCTAGGCACGCACGAAGAGCGAGAGCTGACGAGGCAGGGAAAAGTTCGGAGAGCCGAGGTCAAAGAGTCTGTGGGTTTTAGAAGTGAGCGGATGGGTCGGGTGATAAGCTTTTCTGTTGCTCGGTGGTGCTTCAAAAACCCTCTTCATCTCGTACCACTTCTCTCCTTTGCAGGCGAACGACTTCAAGCCGACACGGCCCCGCTACTTGCCGTCCCGAAATGATGCCCAACGCCCAGTCTGCGTGCAGTGTGAGTCCTCGGAGGCCGGAGCTTGAGCTGAGCTTGTTGCTGTGTTACGTATGCCCGATGGTGGCTCGAACCCGCAGGCTTTCGGAACCCTCTTTCGCCGAAACGCAGGCCGAAGATCCGGGGGCTCCCGAATGAGACGGCATGCGTATCGTCCGCAGGTGAGTTTCGTTCATTTTCTGCTTTACATGAATGTGTCCTAGGTCAAAAAACATGATTGTTCGTGCATATGCTTTACATGAGTAGATTTCCTTGGGGTGGCATGTTACTTGACGACGTCCCGTCATTCGTAGAGCGTGAGTTTTCGTCGGTGGTATCGTCGGTCCGCGTCTGGGGCGGCTGGCGCAAGGGCCAACTCCACGCCGCCGTTCCCAAGCGCGGACGCGCCGACGCGGCTTCGTCGTCCGCCTCGCGGTGAGCGAGTTCTGTGCACGGAATCCTCGGCCGGTCACCCTCTGCGAAGGAGAAGACGTCGTGTGGCAGATGACGTGGCAGGTGACAGATTAAGTGGGGCCGGAGTCCGATGTCGTTGGCTCTCCGGGTTCGGGGTAGCCCGGGAGCCGCGGTCTTAGGCCAGGCGCAGCCGCGGCTCCCGGTAAGAAGAGAAAGAAATGCTGAGGGGGCTCTGCTTATATTGAGCTTAACTCCTCCCAAGGGCCGGGGCTCGATTCCCGCCGCTGTAAGTCACGTGGGGCGCAAACCACTCCCATTCTGCCTTCTCTCGCTAACTCGATCCAAGATGGCCGCCACTTACTGGCTGAAAAACCACTTCCAAGATGGCCGCGGAGGCGCCGGAAGTCCCTGCGCCCCCAGTGGTGGGAGGCCGGTACTGCCCTATACTTAACATGGGAAACTGCAGTACCTTGCTCATCCGCTGGGGACAAATGCAGTACCGCGAGTATCCGCCAGGATTGCTCTAGTGTTCCGCCCCCTTTCTATGACCTTTTAGACCTGCAACCGAGTTGCCGCCTGAAAGGGAGACACGCCCACAATAACTCCCTCTGGCTCAGGGAGAGAAGGTGGAGGTCTCTTTGCGAGCCGTACGCGCGGCCCGTGTGAGTCTCGAGACCCGCACGACTTTTGGGAACCCCGGAGCGCGGTCGGGTTTATATTTTAGAGTCAAGACAAACAAGTTATTTCAGTGCATAAATCGAGTTTATTGAAAAGTAATACAGAGAGTGAGGGAAAAAAATCAGCCTATCCACACGCTGGCCCAATTGTCGTACACGGCGTTCACGTAAGCGGTGTCCTCTTCGTCGCTGACTTTACAGCTGTAGCCGTCTTCGTTGGAAACTTGGCAGTTGAGGGCGGCGGAGCAGTCAAAGACGGAGACGTCGGAACTGTCGATGTATTTCTGCACCACGCTGCGGGGGTACGTCTTAGTGTGCTTCATATGGGGGCAGGCAAACTTATTCTTCCAGTTCTTTTTTTGGAAGGAGTGGAGGACCGTCACGTTCTTGTACGTGACTTCGCAGCTGATTAAGCGCACCGCCTGCATTTCGGAGAAGAGGCGAATGGTTTTCTCGTAGCTGCCGGTTTTGTTCTCGAGGTAGGGAGTGACGGAGGTTTCCAATTGTAGGCCTTCGAAATTTTCGGGCACCCTCCAAACCATTCGAATGTCCTCGGAGCCGAAGCCCGCGGCCTTGCACGTCAGCATGTACTTGCGGTCCACGGCATCCAAAACCGAGGTGTTGACGACTGGTGTGTAAGTGACGCGTCCTGCGGTCGTGTTAATCACCAGCGTTTTGATCAGTCGCTCGCACACCTCTTCGAGGGGCAACTTTTCGCTTCCGTCTAATTCTTTGTTCAGATTGGCTCTACCGGTGGGCGTGTTGAAAAAGTTGACGTGGCTGCGCACGTGCATGGTGGGGTGTGGGGGGATGCAAGTGCTGGCCCGTACCATGTAGTCGTTCTCTCCCTCCTGGGAGAATATGAAGAGCGAGTCCTTGGCTTGTCTTCTCAAAACCTCCACCAGTTCTTTCACGGCGTCTGGGGAATACAGGGCTGCGATTTTGGCGTCGGAGAACTCGAAACTCCAGTTGGGGTCGTCGTCGTCTAAACTCTCCTTTTGCATCATGCGTTGCATGAGCTGTCCGTGGGTGTCGTAGTCTTTCCTGGCCGTCTCGCTGCGTTTCATCTCTCCCACATAGGTGTCTCCCAGGAAGAGTCGGAGGATGGGATTTCCGCAGAGTTGTACCTTTTCGTGAATGCGTACCACGCCGGCATTGTGCGCGTGTACGACGGGCAGCAGCAGCAGCAAGGTTAGTGTTGAGTACATGGCGTAATTAGGAAGTGAGGTAGTGCACCCTTCTGTCAAACTTTATAGCGGGTGCTGAGTGGGAGGAGGGTTTTAGACGGCGGAGCATTTGGTGCGTCTGCGGCTCAAGAGCAGAAGGGCCTGTCGCAGTTTGTGATATTCTATCAGGCGTCTGTGTTCTTTCGTCGTGTACTCGTCGTCTAACGCGTCGCCCTTCTTGCAGCTGTAGCCGTTCTTGTTGGCCACGCCGCAGTCGATGGTTCCGCCGCAGCCCAGGGTTTTGACGTCGGTCGTCATCATGTAGGCGTCCATCTGCGCCTCGTTGTAAGATTTCTTTGCTCCTTTGGAGACCATGCATTTGCGGTTGCCTGTCACGGGGACGTCGCGGAAATGGTGAACGGTGGTGTGGTTCGTGTGAGTGATTTGGCATGAGGTGGTATACCTGTGTTTGCCGTTGACGAATAGGTAAATGAACCTGTCGTAATAATATCCCTTTAGGTTGAAAACATGAGGAACGGAATTGGCCTCGAGCTGCAAGCCGGCGAAGGCAGGCTTGTTGTGGACCAGCCAACGCATAGAGATGTCCTGCGGATAGAAGCTAAAAGCTTTGCATATCAGTAGGTAGTAGGGGTAGACCGATGCGACGATTTCCTGCTCCACGGTGGGGGTAACGATCCAGGGAATGGGTACGGCGGGAGGGGTTGTGTTGAGGTTGCGATACACTGCTTGGCAGCTATCTTTCAGCACTTGCAGGGGGGCCCCGCACAGTTTGGAGAACCTGCGCTTCGGCCGCTCCATATCAATGTAAGTGACGTATTGGCTTTCGGGGAGGCCGTGGGGTTTGCAGACGGTGACGCGAACGAGGTACATGTGGTCGCGCGGAGCTTTTTTGACCATTTCCACAGAGCGATCCATGTGTTTGTAAAACACTTTCGTCATGTCTGCGGTTTGTTCTTGATTAGCATCTCCGTCGTTGACGCCGATAAATACGACGGTTCTATCGTCGATGTAAAGGGCGACTCGTGTGCCAAGGAAGACGGTGAGTTGATTGCGGCCGTTGCGTTTTACTAACTCAAGTATGCGTACTGGCATGTGCTGTGCGGCCAGGCACCCGGAGAGCAAGGCGGCGATTGTAAGGATGTGCAGCATGGTGAGGATTGCAGCAAGAGTGCGAAGTTTCAATTTATACACCATAGAGGGACGCCTCCCCGTGGGTGTAACGTGGCTACCGATTCGTGCCGCCGGGCGAGGCGCGCGTAGAGAGGCAGGTACCTGACCTTGGCTTGCCACAACGCGAGGCGAGAGAGTACCAGGAGGACGGGCATGTCTGGGACTGAACGCGGGTAAGGTAGGGAGGATAGTGGTGTATGAGGGTGAAGAAGGTAGAGGAGGATCGGATATATGTGTGAGGAAGGGGGTAGGATGCGTTGGTACTCTGAAGGAAGTAATAGACTTTTAATGAAACCGTCATGCACAGTAAATTTTGTAGCTCTTGTGACTTGAGAGTGTTGTAACGACGAGTTCTCTATTATACTCTAATGCGCAGAGAGGTTCGTAGGGTAGCCGCTCGACAACTTTAAATCGGCGGCGAGGTCTCGGGCCTATCAACCCAATATCCTTTGCTCTTCAATCTCCACCGAGGTGCACCCTCCAATCTCCACCGAGGTGCACTCTTCAATCTCCACCAAGGTGCAAGTACACCAATACCCACCACCACGCACATAGCCTCTTTTTACTATACCCGCAAAAACAAAAATACAATATCCAACGCCACGCACAAAGCCCCACAACTCCAATACCCACCCGCACACACGTAGCCTCATTTTTCTATACCAAGGAAAACAAAAATACAATACCCCCACCACGCACAAAGCCTCATAATACTTATTCACTTTACCCACCACCACGCACAAACCCCCACAACTCCAATACACACCACCACGCACATAGCCTCCCCTGGCCCTTGTGTTTTTGTCGGGGGGTATTTTTTAGGGGGGGTGTGTTTTAAAAAACGTGTTGTTGTGGGGGGGGGGGGGTGTGCCTACGAGAGGGTATTTGATTGGTGGTGGGGGGGGTGTGAGGCTACGAGAGGGTATTTGATTGGTGGGGAGGGGGAGAGTGTTTTTGATTGGGTCCCCTCTGTCTTGGTAAGGAAGAAGAGCACACCTCCACCCTACTCCCTTGGTAAGGAAGAAGAGCACACCTCCACCCTACTCCCTTATAAGGAAGGGTAACCTCCTAACAAGGAAGTGTGCCCAATGAGAAGAGCACACCCCCTCTCCCTTGGGTAACCATAGCAACAAGGAAGACCCCCTCCCTTGGTGCGTAAAGGGACCAATGAGGGGAGAGGAGAAGAGCACACCCCCTCTCCTTTTGAGCGTAAAGGGTTTTGGGACCAATGAGGGTTGAGAGGAGAAGAGCACACCCCCTCTCCTTTTGAGCGTAAAGGGTTTTGGGACCAATGAGGGTTGAGAGGCGAAGAGCACACCCCCTAAGAAGAAAGAAGAGCTCCTTATAAGGAAGGGTAACCGTAGCAACCCCCTAACAAGGGAAAAGAAGAGCTCCACCCCTCTCCCTTATAAGGAAGGGTAACCATAGCAACCCCTTAGAAGGAAAGTCACGTGGGAGGACCACACCTCTCCCCATAGCAAAACTACAATACCCAGAAATCCCCCACAACGGCTCCTCCTTCACCCAAACAACCCCCCTCCCTCTCATACCCATATTAGGAACCCCACGTGGTCACTACACACCAACAAAACACTACACACCATCACATAATGAACTTCCTGCAAAAATCATCTACTTCCTAAGATCCGCCCACTCAACACAACAACCAATAGGAACGCAGGGGGAAGGGAAGCC